CTTGTATTATCAGTTGCTTTACCAAAAGCACCATCACCAGCACTCACACCAGCTCCACTAGTTGATGGATTGGTTGTATTAAGTTCGATATCTAATATACCGTCTCTAATTAAATCTGCTAGCTTTGCCATTTTAATTATTTAATCACTATTTTTGATTTTCCATTTTTAATCTATATAATTACAAATTCACCATTAAAGAAGACTTGCTCATTGTTAAATGTTACTATGTCTTCTGTTGATGTCGTAGTTCCAACAATAATAGATCGTACTGTGTTACCGATGTTTATATCCATAATAATAATGTTATCGATGTTTCTTACAGCTGCTTCATTCTCTGATAATCCGGATAATGGTGTTGCAACTGCAGAATTAACAGTGTTGATAATTCTTTTATCGCTCCAATCAGCACTATTTGAACTTACAGTTGAGTTGAGATTGGTAATAGATGTGTTATTAGAATCAATTGCACCAGATAGATAGTTATCAGTTGCAGTTTGAAGATTGAAATTTGAATCAATATTAGCTGAAAGATAATTGTCGGTTGCTGTTTGAAGATTGAAATTATAATCAATTGCACCACTTAAGAATGTTATATCAGCATCTGTATTATCAATTGCACCAGATAGATAGTTATCAGTTGCAGTTTGAAGATTGAAATTAGAATCAATATTAGCTGAAAGATACGAAACGTCTAATATTAGAGTATCGATCTTAGACCCATCACTAGCAATGTCTCTACCATCAACAGTACCTGTAACATTTATATTACCATCGATAGTAACATTACCTTCTACATCAAAACCTGATAGTTCATACTGTTTAATATCAATAACATCAACAAATGAGGAAACAGCATGAATCGTTGTGGTGTGTATCGTTGTTGCTGATATTGTATTGAATGTGGTGTTACCGGATGTAACATCAGATACGAATAAAAATTGCTTCCAATCATTATTACTGCTACCAACTTTCACCCATCTCGTTCCATTAGGAGCATATCCAAAAGCACCGTTGCCTGCATAAACACCAATTCCGGACGTCGGGTCATTAGTGTCAAGAGGTATATCAAATATGCCTTGTCTAATTAAATCTTCAATTCTGGTCAACATTATACTATTATTTAATTGAATGTAATATATCTACGAAAAGAACATCGATTAAATGTTTCGGTTATAGGAACACTCTTATAATAGGGGAATAGAAGTGATAAGCACAATAAAATTAACACAAACAAATAATACAATGAGTCATAATATAACAGCAAGAGATAAACAACAAGGTGTCAAACAAGCATGGCACGGCTTGACAGAAGTTGAAGATACAATTGATGTCAATAATAATTGGCTCACAGAGTGGGATATTGATCGTCGTGGTCTTTACCTTCCAGGTGGAGAGCCTACCGAATTTGATATGATCGTCGCAACTGATGATTGTATGCCAATCGGTCGTCCGATGACTAAAACATACAAACCAGTTACCAATGCGACATTTCTTGATCTGGTTCGTTCAGCAATAGATGCTATTAAAGGCGCTGAAGTTGTGAGTGTTGGTAGTGTTTGTAATCGTGGTCGAGTGTTCGTCACGGTTAAGATCAAAGGTCATGATACGTTCCAAGCAGGTGGTCGTACATTTAATGACTTTCTGAACTTCGGTAATTCACACGATCAAAGTTCAACGATCTGGGTCAACAACACAAATGTCTGCACTGTATGTGATAACACATTTACATACAACTTCCGTACCGGCGCAGTTGCAAAAGCAGTTCACCGTGGTAATATGGATGAAAAGATTGTTGATATGAGCAAAGCTCTTGATGCATATCTTGGAACGCAGGAGCATTTCCGCAAGCAGTTCGACATTCTTCATAGTCAGAAGATCAATGAGGGTGATACTCAACGGTTGTTCACAGGGTTTGTCCTTCGTCATAAGAGCATGAAGGATCTTGAAAAGGGTGTAAGTACACGCAGCACCAATCGGATCGGTCATTTGATGGATCTCTTCCAGAACGGTGCTGGTAACCGCGGTGAAACAGTCGCAGATGCGTTCAGTGCAGTAACTGATTACTACACACATTCATCTACACGAGGTTTCGGAGCTGATAAGGCTATCCAATTCGTATCGAGTGAGTTCGGAATTGGCCGTACTGGTAAGATTCAGTTCTGGGATGTTGTAACGCAAGAAGATAAGTTTGCTGAAACGATCGAGCGAGGAGCTCGTGCGATCGAGCTAACTAAGGTAGCGTAATCGGAACCCTCTTATCATTGCTGTATGAATTCAAACGGCGATGATAAGAGGAAAACCTTTATTAAAAAGGAGGACCTTATCGAGTATTGTGAAAAAAGACGCAAGTTTCCATCAATACCATATCAAAATTGGAAGAAACCAGCAACGTTTGAATTACTTTTTCAATCAACAAAACAAAACGTACGTTACAACTAATGAGCAAATTATCATCAGATCCAACTCGTAAGAAGTTTATCAAGTTAGGTGAGTTTAATGTTTGGGAATGTAAGGACTACAAAACGTTCTACATGACGATCCGTAAGCAAGAGACTGTTATGGATGCAAGTGTTGGTCGTGATCCAAACAAGTATTGCTTAGCAACATCAGCATCTGAAATCTTCGACGAAATTGATTCTGTTGAAGAAGCAATGAAGCTTGGTTATAAGCGTTCTGATGAGCTTTGGGATATGAGACTCGATTCAACTCCATATGGTCCAAGAAAATAAACAGTGTATTTGTCATAAGTGTATCGAAGAGCATAAGCTTGTATATGATTTACATGGTTGGGTTATTCCGCTAAATCGAGCACAGATGATCTTATGCCCGAAATGTGGTAACAAGCGTTGTCCTCATGCAAGTGATCATAATTTAGATTGTACAAATAGTAACGAACCAGGACAGAAAGGTAGTGTATATGAATGAGTTAAAACTTAGAAAAAGTGATCTCAATGTTGACCACTTTACTTGTGATGATGTGATGTTTGAGCATGTTATGGGTGAAAAAGCTGCCACAAAGAGTGATATAAAACGGTTCCAAGGAGTGTTTTTGAATCATGGTTATTATGTTTTGTTTCCGCACACTTTACACCCAGGTTCAGATGTTATCTATAGAGTCAAAGACGGTGTCGAGTTTTTCAAGAATGAAGACGGTACATACTCTATGAAACCATTTGTAGAAGGTAGTCTTGTAACCAAATATGATTTTGAGATATTAAACGATCCATATTACTTCACAACAAACAAACCAAAATAGTATATGAGCGAAGTAGAAGAACTTAAACAAAAACTTGAACAGGCTGAAAGCATGCGTGATGAGTTATCACGACGGTTAACCAAAGTACGAAAGTATGGAGGTATGTTAAATGAAGAAGAACAATTTGGGATGAGATTTGAACGTCTCAACGGCTCAGATGTGTGTAAACGACTATCTAGAATCTGTTATGGGTACTAAAATGTATAAAACGAAAACAACAGTGCATAAAGAATATGAGTGAAGAAAAATTCAAAAAACAACATGAACGTATTCATGAACTACGCGATCAGTTGTCTGATATCCGTCATGAGTTTCGGATGATGGCGAAGACTAACTATCTACATAAAGATTTTCTCGAACCTGTTGCTGGTGGAATCGAATGTGCTATCGTTACTGCCTATTCAGCAGCAGAAGAAATGGAACAACATTATAATAAGTGGCCAGAATCATACGAACAAGAACAAACAAATGAGTGTAAAATATCTTAAAGATCATAAAGGAATAAAAATGTATGTAGGAGATACTGTTGTATGTATGACATCTCCTACACAGTACGGTAGTGTATTTCCACAAGAAGGTAAAATCATATCAATGACAGATAAATCTGTTCGAGTTGAAATTAATGATTTCGAAAAGGTTACACGACAAGCGCATAGAGTAGCTGTCATGAACAAGCCGGAAAAAAATGAATTCAACATCAATCATGATGTGCGAGTGAAACTCACAGAGTATGGTATTGGAAAATACATACAGCATCATTCAAAATATCTACGAGTTAGTGAAATCAGTACACCAAAAGTGGATGAAGATGGATGGTCGAAGTTTCAATTATGGTATCTTATGAGCATATTCGGTGAATATATTTCAATGGGTTCACCATTGTGCTTTAATTCAAACATCGAACTAATTCCAGATTACTACGAATGAGAACATATACAAAAACATACAATTTGAAGACACAAAACCTTCCTGACGATATTAAGATGTTTTGTAAGCGTAATAATTTCAACAGCGGTCGTGTTGCTGACAATACAGTGAGAGGTGATGGGTTGATGGCCGATACTCTTGAAGATAAGATCATTGAAAGAAACGGGTTTGTGATTGTTGCGCATAATGGTACAAATCTAGTCGGATGGGCGATTGTTTATACAGATTTCAATACAGAATATCAATGCTATACACTAGTACGTTATCGTCGAAAAGGTGTTGCAACAGCAATGCTTAAAAAAGCATTCATTGTGTCAAAGAAGAAACGACTTAGTGTTTTTGAACACAGTGGTAATCAGTCATTTTTCAACAAAGCAGGTGTTACCCGTAATGGAAATGTAACTGATAAAATTCTTAAGAAGAAACGTAAGGCAATGTAATGGGTAAGATTTGGGATAAGTTTACTAATTGGTGTACATATAATCTTCAAGAAGAAGAGGAAAGAAACCTTGTTAAAGTTGGTCAAACACGGTTAGTAAAAAACTATCATTACAACCCGTTCGAACACGATCCAAGCGAGAAATGCTTCTTTTATATAGTGCGAGATATCAAAGAAAATTGGTGTCTGCTCACTGAACTAGACGCTAACCGTAAAATAGTCAAAGAGCATTCAATGCGTATATCAGAATTCAAAAAATTGGAATGGTACTCAGATGAACCAGTTGATTAAATAAAAACGTATACTAAAATAGAAGAAATTAACTTATGGCAAAACGAACCCTAAAAGGAAGAACAAAAGTGATGAATGCTGGTAAAACAATGGGGAGGTCTTATGGACCGCTTGTGTTTAATGAGCATGTCGGAGTTAAAGTTACGCAAAAAATTGATAAAGATATCAATTCAAACCGTAGTAAATAATAACAAAAATAACATAACATATGGAAAATACAAAATTTGACATTGTGATGAACGGGAATGAATATTCGTATCAGTGTGCGGATGAACACCCAAAAATCATTGTTAAAAATAATGATGAGATTGTATACGAACAAAGCATCGTATGCAAATCACGTAAAGATTTTGAGATTGAATGCTGTTACATCAGCGAATATCTCAAGTCAGTTTAATACAGCAGTTCAAAACTATTATGGTGAGTGGATTAAATACTGTTACTATGTCTGATAACATCCAAGAATTTGTTAACGCTCAAATGATCATAACTTTACAAAAAGGTATTGATGATTTGAAGAGCGGTGATACAGAACAGTGTAAACAAACACTCGACCGCCTATTAGAAAATATGACGAAACTGTTTGAACAGAAATGACAAAGCAAATCGATCCAATACTGAAAAACATTATAAATCAATATTTCAGTGAAAAATACGCGCAAAGTGGATACTATTGTAGATGTGATAATTTGAGTATTACTCAAGCAGCTGATCATCTTTTTTATGTAGCGAGTGATCGTAGCAATGTCATTTGTTTGATAAACTTAGAAATGCTAGATGATGGAATCATGTGAGTACGATTACGATGTTTGTGCGCTGCAGTATGAATATGAAGATCAATTACCAGAGGATATTTCAGATGAGGACTTTAAATGCATGTTTAAAAAGAGTGAAGTTATCCATGGTGTGAGAATGTATCCATACATTGGTGTATGGGATGAATGTTCAGCTGAACAAACAAGATACTATTTAGGAGCATGATATTAAAAGAACAATTACTTGACTATTCCAAAGCATGGTCGAAACCCGATGTTTATATGTTTACAGGCAACAACACGCTTAAATCAGGTGATGTGTTGGTCATGGGTCGCGGAGCGGCTAAGCAGGTGAGAGATGCATTCCCTGGTGTCGATGCACAGATTGGTGAGTATATCAAACAATGTATGATAAAGTTCAGACAAGGTGATTATGGTATCATATTTGCAAATATTTCTCCCGATCAGATTGTAGGAGCCTTCCAAGTGAAACGCTATTATAGCGATGATGCAGATTTGGATATTATTCGTAAGAGTATGAAAATGCTGTCATTTTTAGCACTTTTAAGCGACTATACATTCCATTTAAATTTTCCAGGCATTGGTGCTGGTAGGTTACAATATGATGATGTGCTTCCGATCATCGAGAATCTACCTGATAATGTAATTGTTTATCGGTAATGTTCTCTATCGAGAAAATCTTGCTGAATTGCAGCTTCAATAGTCTCACGATCCTCAGGTGATAATGTTTGTAAATCGATTGGTACAAAATCATCTTGTACATCATTTAACACACCAACATAGCTCAACTCAACGCTATGAACATCAATGAAACCTTCTCCTGTATCATCGTTGCTTGATAGCTCATAATTAACAGATGCTTTCACCCAAAGTGACTTACCACCAATTTCAAGATCGTCATTTTCATACTGATAATATTCATCAGGTGTTTCAGTTTCATCTCATTCTCGGCTATTGTCGTCATTAAGAGAGAAACTTTCTACTAATTTATCAAAACGTTGTGTCATATTTATATTTATGTCCTGAAAGGAACAATACTATAATATCCTTATGAAAGTCATACATAACAAGGAAGAATTTGAAAAAACATATGATTACAAACATAAACCGCACAGCTACCCTAAGAAGTATCCATGTGTTATGCTGCTTGAAACGAACCCGTTTTCAATTGAAGGTGTGATTGATCATAAAGTTGCTTACCCACCTGAAGGTGTAGATGCTATCACGTTTATCAAATGTATTAACAGTCAATGGGAAACACTATGAAAAAACTAGAAGAAATGTCACGAGATGAACGCAGCCTTTTGCTGTACCTTGAAACACGAGCAGTAGACTATAGCGGTAAAGTAGATAGTGCACATATGAACGATGGTGATCGTGAAATTGCAAAGCAATGGAATGATGATGGGTTTATTCGGTATGAACGAATTTGTAGCAGAGATGCTGCACTTAGAGCCACAACATGTGTTATGTTGAGTGATGATGCATTTAATCTTGCTCATCAACAACGTAAACTTAGGGCACAAACGTTATGGAACGGTCGCAAGTATATGACCACTGAAGAATATCGAAAAGCGGGGTGAATGAAATATCTCATTTCAAACATCCTCTTTTATACCGGTGATCTGATTGCAAGAACATTTTTACGGTTTGATTGCACTGCACGGTTTTTATATCCGGTCTATCATAAAATTATGACATTGTCAAACGATATTCATACATGGGGTGATGATATTGATAATGACTCAAGCACAATATAATGAAAATAGACGAGCAAATGTTAGACATTATTGAAAAAGCTACTGCTCGTGTTTGGCTGTTAGACATTACTGATGATTTTGGAAACCCAAAAAATTACAGCAAAGAATGTGTAGGTCAAATGGTTCGTAATGAAGTACAAAATATAGTCGAAGAAATATCAAACAATGGATACAACAAACATAACTGATCTGACAGAGTCGGAGTTTAACAAGCTTGTATTTGGTGATACCGGTACTGTTAAACCAGTTGCTCTTGATACAATTTTCAATAAAGATGAGCTTCAGCATATCTATGATACAAGCCCTTCACTGACTAGATTGTCCAAGGATTGGATTATGAGTTACCTTAATGTGATGTAACGAGGAACTACCGTATAATAAAAACATATGAAACATTTAGGCCGTATTATAGCACGTAAAGAAGTCGCAGGTATATTCATACCAATGTCTAACAAAACGATGTCAGGTATTTATGATGTTATTGAAATTGATGGTGAGTTTATTCTCAAACCACTCGGTAAATCATGCTTACAAGAAGAACATGAAGCTCGTTTCAATGCATTGGATGCAGATGGATTAATGAATGAACGTCCATATTCAATGATGACAACGAAAGAGCTCAAAGCAACAGGACAATATTAATTTATGAAAAAACTAACTACAATACTAATTACACTTGCATATATTGCATTTCTATATGCATGGAGCACTTTTGGAAGCGCAACAGAAGCATCAATTGCAGTTCGACAGGTTGAAGATTCAATCGTTGTCTATAGTGCAGCTGAAAAATTCTCTCAAGGTAGTATCCCGTTCTTAGGAACAGTTGCATACTTGGCAATGATTCTAACAATTTGGTTTAACACAATTAAAACCAAGCTAACAAAAACACAATAATAATAAAAATGAAAAAACTAGTACTAATCCTCGGTTTCGTTTCAACTGTATTCTTTACAGGTTGTTTCGGACCAGCACCGGTTGAACCGATCGATGAGATCGATACAAATGAAACAGCATTTGTTATCCCTCTCGAAGGTAAGACAAGTAACCAGCAGCAATTTGAGAGTATCCAATTCTTGGAATCTCAGAAAGTCGCTACGAAGCGTATTACAATTCCGATCAAGAAGCGAAGCTTGGGTCGTATGTGGTACGATTATGAATGGATTCCTACAATTCGTGTTGTAACAGTTGACCGATCTCCAGTAACACGTGAGTGGACAAGTGATACAGAACAAAGTCGAGGCGGAGCTGAAACAGCTGCAATTGAAGTTGAATCATTGGATAGCCTCGGATTTAAAGTTGGGACAAATATCTCAGCATATGTAGATGAATCTGATACAGCAACGTTTCTATATTACTATCGATCACAACCACTTAGTAAGATTATCGACAGCAATGTACGTGGTGTAATTCAAACTCAACTATCAGAAGGCTTTGGAGCATATAATCTACAAGAGTGCAAGCTTAAGAAGAATGAGATCTTTGAAAAGGTACGACAACATATCGTATCGCACTTTAAAGAATACGGTATTACAATTACATCGTTTGGTCTTGCAGAAGGTTTGACATATGTTGATGACGAAATTCAGGAAGCTATCAACTTTGCATATACTGCTGAAATGGATATTAAGCGTAAGGAACAGCAAAAGATTGCTCAAGAGCAAGAGAATTTGCGTTTGCTAAGTATTGCGGTTAATGAACGTAAGCAAGCAGAAGAGTTCGCTAAAGCAGCTGAAGCACGTAAGAAGCAAGTTGAAGTTGATGTACAGCGTATGAAAGCTGAAGCATTGCTTAACTTCTCTGAAAAATGGAATGGTGAAGTACCAAAGTTTGTCACTGTTGGTGGCGGATCGCAGAACCCATTCTTGTTTCAACTAGATTCAAAGTCAACTCAGTAATCTGATCAGAATAATTTTTCAAGCCTGCTACTTTAATCGGTAGCAGGCTTTTCTGGTGAAGGAACCTCGATATAATCATAGTATGAAAAACATCACCAGAGAAGAAGCAATGTATTTAGTATCGATGGCACACATCATTAAAACATCGACAGATGAAGGTGCCGAAACATATGCCAATCTTTTAGCAAAACCGCATTGTGAGGGGTTAGGTTTAACACTTGCTGTTAAGGGTAAGACGCGCAAAGAAATCGTCAAGCAGCTTAAAGAATTTGCTAAGAAGCATTACAAGTCAACAATGACATTAGTCGATGGTAAGCTTTCAGCACCATCGTTTAAACGTAAATTGAAGCCAGGTGAAGTCTATGAAGAAGATGTACAGCAATCAAAATCGCTCACCATCGAATGGCAGAAGCATAACACGCGAGAGTATGAGCTGTTCCGAGGCGGAAAGCAAGTTGGTGTTGTGAACGTACTCAAAGTTGATGACAAAAAAGTCGTTGATGGTAAGCGGTATGAATGGGCTGCTTATGGTACTGAAAAGCATGGCTTCGAAAAATATCTTTACAAGGCTCAGAAAAATGTTGAGCTTGCAACACAGAACTAATTTATGAATACAATACACAAAGACTTTACAACACTATCTGATAAGCATGAAGAGCTTCATGCAAAGAAGTATGATTTGTCAAGTTTTGGATTTACACAGAATGTAACACCAGAGCTTACTGAGAATGAGCAGCGATTTGCTGACTCATATCGGCGTATTGGCTTGTCGTTCCTTACCGAAGAGCAGGTAGAGTTTCTGTGCTTCAAACATGATCTGTTCTGGAGTGGGGTTGAAAACTTTACCGGTATTGTACCGCAAGAGAATGCTGGTGATATTATCAAGTTCATGAACGAAACTGTTGGACAAAACAAAATTGTTCTTATTGAAGATGATACAACTACATCAATTGAAGATAAAAAATCACCTGAACGATACTGGAGATCAAAAGATGGTGTGTATCATCTCATTGCTACAATGGAGGATACTCACGTCCAGAACATCATTAACAAAGTTGGTGGTAAGTTCCTGAAAGGTGATACTGCAAGGTCATTTGAATCAGTTCATGCAGAAGCAGCACTCAGAGGTTTGATACCTGGCTCAATTTATCTTGATGATTATCTTGAACAAGAAGTTGATGAACCGAAACGGTCATTACTTGTAGCAGGTACACGAGAGCTTTTCAAGCAAGATCTGTCTCATGCTAGAGGTAGCAGAAAACTTACATATAGTGCTTGGCTGAATCAAGAAGCTGAACGACAATCACTGCGACGAGATGATCCTATAGTGCTTGCTAAGGTACGTGAAGGTTACCTGGTCGTGACATATTGGGACTTGGATTTGTAAATTATGAAAAAACAAAAACTTAACAAAACAAGAAATCATCCTATGGCATGGGCTACAGTTGAACCAAATGGTTTAGTTATTGAGTGGGGTGATTATCGATATACTGTTTCAACAAAGAAGAATACAATGAACTTTTTGTTGATAGTGATGAACTAAAAGATGTTGACAGTTTTTTATGTTCATCTAATGTTGATTTTCCAAAAGAAGAAACTGATGATCCAGAAATTCTTGCAATTGTTAAACATTTTAGAGCAGGGTAAAATATGAACAAAAAAGCTAGTGACTATACTGTTGGTGATCCGGTGACCTATATCCCAAATCATGCAAATGGTGATGCAAGTCATCCAGATTGTGAAGTTGGGCATGTTTCGACGATCAAAGAAGGAATCGAAGATAAGATATGGGTACGATTTAAATCAGCTTGTGGAGCATGCTGTGATATTTCAAATATTAGATAAATTATGAATACTAAACAACCAATGCAACCAATCGTCAAGACTGAATCAGGTACTGTACGGTTTAAAACGAACGAAATAGTTGACTACATTCTTACAAATGGTGGTATAGATATGAACGACATTGCATACAAATCTTTCACACAAGAAGATCGTATGCAATTTGCCCAGCTCATTGGCTATTCAGTAAGCGGCTTCGGAGATCTTTCATATGCTGATCCGGGTGTTGTCGCTATTGCTGAAAGGATCGCACAAGATGTATACAATGATGTTAAAGTTGAAGAAACATCTACTGAAATCGAACTTGAATATTACAAAACAGCATATAATGAGCTGAAAGATGCACTCAGAGCCCCAATGTCAGAGCTGTTCGGTATTCATCCTGATGACTTACATTAAAATGAAAGACGTCTACGAATATCATAAGCTGTATAGAGAGATCGAACAGGATGTACCCGATCGTATCCTGTTCACACGCAAGTTTGAATCGTCAATTGTATCAGGTGAATGGGTTGCATATACAGGTCATAGTGTTAAATACACACCATCTTTCAAATATAGATGTAATTTTATCCTTGGAACAAAAGAAGATGTGTTTAGTGGTGAAATATTTGTAGATGATATACCACATGCAGCTAGAGAAACAGAAGCAACAGTCATGGAATATATGGGTAAGTGTATTCGTGAGCAGCTTAGTAAAATCGTTACTCAAGAATTGCAGAAACAACTGCGGTATTCCGACAGTATTAGTAAAGCAACAAAAGCGTTTTTAGACCAGGTTACAACATGGGGTGATAATGGAACTTTTATAAACTAACAACTATGAATTTAATATTAACAACAGCTGATTTGTTACCTGAACGTAAACAAAAAGATATTAAAGATATCGTATTAAAAGATTTCCATCTTTATGTATCACACCAAGTAATTGTTAGCTGTACCTGTGTTGAGTACCATGATGGTAAAGGGATGCGAAAAGTGTTCAAAGACCGTTATGGAGAAGAACGCATTGAACCAATACCAGATGTAATTGTAACAGATAAAGAGCATCTAAAGAATCTTTTAGTTGCTGCTGTTGCTAGTAATGGTCACACTCTGCATATATATGATTGGGAACTCATGAGAGCTGATGATTATGATCTGGTATATAGTATGCCTAATGATGAAGATTGTAAATATCTGACTATCAAACGAAAGTAAAATTATGGAAATAAAAGATGGTAAATTAATTTGTAAAGCACTTGTTGATTCAGTAACGAAGAAACCGATCGAGATCGATGTGTCGCAGTATAGTGATACTGAGATCGATGCACTACAAGAAATTGCTCTTGCAGCAGAAGAATGTGGTAAAGCTCAACGAGCTAAATTCGATGCACAAGAATACATTAAGAAGCATCAATTCTCATTTGAATCACTTGCGGATATTGAAGATTTACTGAATGCTGTAATTAATGAAGATGTGTCAACTAAAACAGGTGCTATTATACTGTTTGAAAAGGCTGATGATTATTGGTTTAGTGGTGTTCAGACTGGACGAAAAGATCGAACAGTTGCTCGAATCAAGCTTAGAGAACTTGAGGATAATGAAAAATATCGTAAGTTCATTGACGAAATTGCTAATTGTAATACAGATACTGCTAGTTTAACTGCAATCCAATATCAAGCTGGTTTACTTTTATCATAACAATATAAGTAATACTAGGTTCAAATAGATGTGGTGAATGTTGAAGATGTGAAATCAGGTGAAGAATATTCAGTGTAGGAACAATATTATAATAAGTGTAATGACAGATAGTGAAATGATTAAATGGGTAGCTGAGAATCTTGAAACATGGCGGATTGATATACATAAATGTGGTCATCTCAGTTGGGTAAATGAAGAAGGTTATATTCAACGTACAATAAGTTATCCACCACTCGATAGTACTGAAGTTAGTGATGAATGGGTGTTTAGACAAGCTATTCGCCAAGCAGTGGAACAATGATATAATCACTATATGAAAAATGAAACAAATAGTTATGATGGGTGTCGTCATCAAGGTAAAGGTGAAGGGTCTGATTACTGCTATATGTTTCGCAAAGCACCAGATGAACTACCTTGCGGTCAGCATGATAAGTTTGCGGTAGAACGTAAAGTAATAGGATCTCTCGTAACAAAACGACCAGAGATTCTTGCAATGATTATTAGAAGTATTTCAAACTAAATGATTATCAATTCAAAATTTAAAGATTATTATGACTACTTTGCTCATCAGTACAGAGATGAGAAGGTTGTGTATAATCGTAAAAGACAAGTTCTTGATATTAGCTGTGATCCTAATAGATATAGCGACCTACTTAAGTTTCATAAACTATATACATGGGGACCTTTGACATGGGAATGGAATAGTAAAACCAAATCTAATTATGAAGGTGAATGTAATATACTTCTAATTGGAGGTAAAGCTTACCCATTCACAAATGTGGCTGGTGAACCGTTTGTGTATGACTTTAAAACACCATATGATTATTTTGACAAAGCCGTTAAGGAACAAAAGTACCTAGCTAGACATTATAGTAAGCTTGTAAGTGGGGAACGTAACGAGAATGCAGTCGCACTATGTCAGAAGTATGCTCCTATAATGATCTTCTGGGGTAGGGAACGACAATATAAAGCACGTAATGTTGAATTTAACCCACAGCTTAAAGACCTTGGTTGCCCTGCATCCACATGGGAAATCTTTCAAGATATCGGATCAGTTCTAGGTGCAAATGAACCACACATTCCTGAGATGACTAATAAAGATAAGATCGAAAGTGCTGGTTTTGATCTCAAAGAGTCATTCCGTAATAGAAAATGAAAACAATCATTGCAGGTGGTAGAGATTATCAACTTAATCATGACGATGTTAAATTCCTATCTAGTCTCCTGATAACTGAAGTTGTGAGTGGTGGTGCAACAGGAGCAGATCGTGGTGGTGAAGCATTCGCTCAGGCTAAGGGTATACCTATTAAAGTATTCAAAGCTGATTGGGATAAGCATGGGCGTGCTGCAGGTCCTATTCGTAATAGAGAAATGGCACAATATGCTGATGCTGTTGTTTTATTTCCTGGAGGCAAGGGTACTGCTTCAATGATGAAAGAAGCTACAAGAGCAGGTATTATCATTTATGAACGCCGCGATCATACAGGAACCTTAATATAATGTTGTTATGATGTTATTTCTTTTTATTTTTAGTATGATATTCTTTGTTATCTTAGCATGTGCTGGTGCAGAAAGCACACAGATGGGATCGCTTCCGATTATGGTTATTGCTGTTATAATGTATACAGTAGCAATGGATGAATATATCCGTAATGAAATTAAAAACGAACATTTCGAGCAAGGTTTAGGTGATTGGATATTAATAATTGATGAGGATACCAATAAACCAATAACAGAATTTGTATATTTTACACAAGATGAAAAATAGAGAAGATGAATATTCATATCATTTCACGGTCGAGTATGATGATGGGACAGAAATGAGTGTCTCAATAGAGGCTCAATACAAAAATGGTGATGAAGAACACTATGCATACAATCAAGTAGAGCATGAAAACCAAGATTGTAACAATATAATCTTTAATGGTTGTGAAAGGAATTATTAATTATGAAAGATGAAATGAAAGTACTATTAGAACAGCTAGGTGAACTTACAAAAGAGTCTGCTCGTCAGACTGAACGTATTGCTTCAGTTAAAGCTCAAATTAACAGGATTATTAAAGAAACACCTGATCCGGTCACACCATGGGATCCGAAAGGTGGTATGTATACAGTTACCTATAATGGTTGGATCTGTCACAGTGCTGGCGACCGCCCTCATCACCCAAGAGCTGGTAGAACCTTCCCAACCCGAAATGCTGCCGAACAAGCTTCCAAGTTCTTCACCTTCTACCAGCGATACTACTCGCTGGCTATGGAGATGAATGCGAAGCATGAAGCAACTTACTCTCGGTATTCCATCTGGTTCGATTCCCGCCACCGCCTCCGGTGTGCTGGTCCCCATATTCTTTCACAAGATCTTACATCATTATTCACCTCACAAGCCGGTGCCAAAGAAGCCGCCGACATCATGAACGAGGATGGATGGGAGCTCCCAACACTATGAACGAAATTGTAGCATATATATTATATGTAGAGATTCAGAAAAGTAGTACCAGCAAGTGAATGTAAGAAGGAACAACCTTATAATAAGTGATGGATATAATCAATTTTATACCCCTTCTGATTTGGGCACTAACATTTCATGTTACAATCTCATTATCATCATTGCTTGATAAAAAACCACTGAGCGATGCAGATGATAGCGCTGCTGGGACAGTGTATATGTTAGGTATTATCGGATGGTTCCTTATCGGGTTAAGTTGTACGTTAGGTTAATTATGAAAACTAATATTCTTTATACACTTGCTGTAATGGTATTGTTATGTTATTCAAAACCTGACTTCATCTCAGATGATCCTACTATTAATTTAGTAGAAGGTTGGATATATATTATTATTTGGTTTTATGTGTGTATCATGTGTATCATCGATATTTTGCTATGGGTTGATGAATAATAGCTGTTCCCACCAGGGGTTCCATGAGAGAGTATAGTAGAACAAGAGAATTAGACAGAGGAGCTTCCGCGAAGTAATGAAGATACATGGTAGAAATACTGGAAAATAATAGTAAGCACATAAGAGTTAATGGTTAAGACAAATAGGTGATGATCTGTGGATAGTGAAGAAGCATATTGAGGAAAAAGGAACAGAGGTATAATACAATTATGAATATAAGAGAACTGATAAAGAAACATTTTGAATTAGAAAATGAAGTGTGTAGTGATGAGGGTCTAGCATCTATGCTGATGTTTGAAACTGAATCAGTGACTAATGGTGAGACAGATAATCATAGATGGTATTCAATCACACCAAAGGTTGCTAAGTTATGTGATGTGTTCGTGAGCTTTTACCAGGTACATGCAGATGGTGATAATGATTGGTATGATTGTGTTATGCCGTGCGAAATATTGGATGGTGCCAAGGTGGTAGAGCAGCGCACCCGCACAGTAGTTGAAACATATTATGTTCCGGTGGATGAATAAGATCAAACAATTTTTTAAACACAGGTTCTATGAAGTTCAGCGTAAAGATGTACACAAGCTGACTGTAAAGATTAAGATTATTGGTCAAGACCACTGGATACAAACACAAAATGTATTCATAGGTAACTTGCGTCACTGGGGGTTATGTAATCCAAAATCAGAGCATGTGGTGGAATACACAGATGAATACCATTATAGAGATGATAACAAGAGACTAATTATTGTACCAAAGCATGCAATTGCTGAATTTGATTTCACACAGACTAAGTGTGGATCATATAGAGTGTATAATAGTGTGAGATTTGGTATTGTTGTAACACACCGGTTCATGGTTTATAGAGATACAAATGGTTTAATTAAAACAAAAAGATTATCTGGGTAATATAATGAAGATTGATGATATTAAAAGCATTTTAAATATGTGTGAACAAGCATGTAAAAAGGAATATGTTTGTGACTTGACTGAGGATGAAGTATGTGCAATACTTATTGTAGCTGGCGTACCATATGAAATTGTGAATGGTAAGATGTTGTTTGAATGTGTTTCATTGAGTAAAAGAGATGGTGTGTGGATGGTGTATACAAAAAGGAACTGAAGTATAATTATGGTATTGATATGGTGTAGAAAAGAGAAAGATGTGTGGAAGTATTTTTGGAACTGGAATGGCATTAGTATACAGCCCGATATCTCACCAGTGAAGGAAATGAGCCCACCCGCAGGGTATTAATAACAACAATACTAATAACAATAGAAAGAGTAATATTAGAAATAGTAACATCAATAACAATACTAATAGAAAGAGTAATAAAATGGTAGATGATAATTTTAAAAGCGGTATAAAAGAGAGGGTAAAGAGCATGATGAAAAATCATGGTGTGGAGATAGAGGATGAACATATAAGTGTGAATGTAATATCTACTAATGATGGATGCAGGGTTGTTGTTGATGTGAGCAATAGCCTAGAGGAGAGGCTAAGCAAGGTATGAAAAGTCAAGAGGGTTATGTGAGGAGAGGTATATGAGGGCACGGAAATGATAGAATCTAAGCGGGTATTTGGTTAGGTCTCCCGCTCAAATTTTCTCCCTCCCACCCGCGCTCGCTCTCTTATCGCACTGCGCGCTATCTCTCCCGCACTTTCTCTCGCGATCTCCCGCGCAGGTGTTCCTTTCTAGCTATACGCACAAGTTGAGCCCGCTTGCAATAGCAGATTCGTCCTGGCTATCCCGGGCATTTATTATTACCCCACGTATATATCCTTACGTGGCTCTCGGAGAGCCCTAAGCGCTTCATATATAGCGCTTCATATGCACGTCTACGTATATTATTATGTGTATCTATTACATGGCTGCTATCTCACTGTTAAATTAAAACACTAGTATATCATGGTTCCAGAACTACGTGCCAGGATCGGCTGTAAACTCATACCCTCTCAACGAGTTACAGAGCGGCAAAACGGGCGTAAATTCACCCGGGCGAGAATCCGGACGGGCGACCCTGAAGTTAGAATCTTCTAACTCCCTATGCACCTGGCGCATTACCAGCATTTTTAGCTGGATTTCTATAGAGAAGCATAGCTGGACCGTTTGGATCCGCCTAGGCGTGGGGGCCTATAAACTCTTCATTAGCAACCCATCCGGTCTTTTCCGCTCTAGGGTGAGTAGTTTGCTCTCTAGCTCTAGATCTCTGCTCCTTCCATCCCGGCAATCCTTGTTAGGCAGGTAGGTGGAGCACATCAATTATATCACAGTTCCTTTTTTCCGAGATGGAGCAGGTCCATATCTCAAGGGAGTTCTCGCCAACCCCTCGGGCTCTGCATTTCGCTCACGACACGATCTGGCTGTACACATATTATATCACTGTTCCGTTCTGAGCTGGATTGGAACCTCTCTATACTAGAGGCATGAAAACAATCACATACGAACAAGCAATCGAATCACTCGCTGAAGCACGCGGCCGGAACATACCAGGTGTATATGATCATGGGTGTTTAACATTCATTCGCTTCGCATTCAATGTTGGTCGTGAGCAGGTCATCACTGATCTAGTTCGTGCTTGTGATCAATGGGACAATGACAACTTATTCGGTGATGATTAATCTTGGAACCCTCTTAACATAGCGACATGAAATCAAACATTAAAGCATACAAAGATGGTCGCCTGACCGGTCTTAAGTTTGATGGTTCTGAGAACTGGGATTACACACCAGGTGGACCATTTCGTTTAGGTCATAGAAGACATGATACACCAGAGATGACTAAGAAGGTCGAACAAAATGAGCTCGAAAATGCTGCATGGTTTGAAGGCTTTAATGAGACATGTCATCCATCTCTTCGTAAAGAGCCATAATGGAACCCTCTTAACATACCACTTATGAAAACAACCATCACACAGAAAGAATTTAACAAGCTTGTGACCGAACGTGCACGTGAAGAATATGCACTATGCAAAGTTCCGGGCATCACTCTTAAGTCGGTCAAGATGTCATTAGCAGATAGCATGCGCGACGAATATAAGATCGTAGGCTAATATGGATAGCCTTAAACAATTTACATCTGAGCAGCTAGCTCAGGAACTTAAACGCCGAGATAGTGCTGTCGAACGACAGCGTGATATCTGGAACAAAATGCAAGACACTGTCGGTCCTCCAGAAGGTATATGGAAGGTTACAACAGAAGGTGACTGTGAAGGTCGCACTACTAAGCAGCTTGGAACATTTAAAGGTCATGTTGCTGACATCGCAATTGCTCTTGCTTCGCAATCATGCTATGGTCTTCGCTTTGAACAAGGTAAGGAAATAGAACTACCTAAGCCTAATCGCGAAATTAGAAGCGTGAACATCAGCTTTGATATCAATACAGGTACATGGGATGATCCAAATGAAGATTTAGTTCCAGCATTACAGCAATGGATGGAACTTTCCGAGCCAGTTAATGTACATAGCGTACAGGTCATGCCTTGTAACTATCATGCAAGTGTTACATTAGCAGTCAAGCACAGGTAGGAACCTTCTTATAATCTGAGTATGAGACCACTAGAAATAATGACCAAAGTAGCTGATCGCGCTGAAGATGAATTCACCGAGATGGGCATCAAAATTGACCGCATGACACTTGTCATGGATCTGCTCAATGCAGATGATATGGGAATGAATTGGGAGCGTTTACATGAAGCTCCACGAGTTGAATTTATGCATGACATTTGTGGTATTGTCACAAACATGAACCGCCGAACTGGAGTGGTTGAGAACTGCTTTGTTCCTCGCTTCGCAACTAATCGATAATATTATGGATGCATATTTAATCGGTTGTTCACATTAAATATGTGCATGGAACCACAATATAATAACCGTATGAAAATTAGAGACGCCAGCCTACAGACAATTGAACAAGTTGCACGCAATGACTTTGCTGTTGTGCTAACACTAACACAGATGAACAAAGCGCAGCAGATTGCTCTTAACCATATGCGTAATGGTGTTAAGGTCAGTGAAGCAGTTGATCATGGCATTGAAGCAGTTGTTGAATAGGAACACTGATACAATAATTTATCGCAAGGTCGAACCCATCACAGACCCTAAACGCGGATGGAGACGCAATCGAACCAGCTCGTCTTTAAATTAAAGCTGATGATAGGTGACTGCATCGACCTACTGATACTGAGGGGTTAAAACCCGAGCTTAGCGGCTCGCCTCTATAGAGATTTGCGATGATCTTAAATGGTTTTGCCTTTTTGGAACCCAGATATAATCGTAGTATGATGATGACACCACTAACAACGTACAGAAAGTTAATTGAGCAGCACGGCCTCGACAAACATGGATGGCGCCCGCGGTTGCTAAAGAAGAGTGCTTATCGTACATACGGTCAATGCCGCTACCGCGATCGCACTCTCGCAATCAATCAAACATTGTGCCGTGTTGGTAAAGAGGAAGAGGTTCTCGATACGATGCTGCATGAGATCGCTCACGCACTTGCTTATCATCGTCATGGTGAATGCTGCAGGCATGACTATCGTTGGAAGCGCATCTGTAGAGAAATTGGAGCATCTCCTACACGTCTTGCAAATGGCAAAACAGATATTACAGAACATGTTGTTGCTCGCAGTCGTAAAAAGCTCTTATATGCTATCATGAATGTTGAAACAGGAGTCATCTATGCGAAAAAAGCTCGCATACCAAAAGGGTTCCAGCTCAACAAGATCAACAGAGATCGGTACATGATCGGAAAGAAGCATGAAACTCTCGGCAAGCTGATTGTTAGAGAGCTGATTGCAGCGTAATGGAACCCTTTTATAATATCGATATGAAAAACATCACATATAAAGAAGTTCGCAATGCAATTGAGAAACATGGAGTCGATTTGACTTGTGTTACTCATTATAATGATCGTCATCAAGATGGTCGGTATCGTATTAAGATCGAGAAGGTTGTTCCGTTATCGATCCTCGAGAAGGTAGTAGAGGAACTATCACGATTGAATGTCAGTGCAGTTGTTACAGCTGGCCACACATTGGCAATCTCTCAATACCTGCGAGGGTTTGGCATCAGTTCCTTGAAAGATGACCCGAAGTATAATGTGAGTGATATTATGCGGAACACACAAGTGACAGTGTTCCATATTTTCGATCCACAACGAGTGTAGGAACTGGAACTGGAACGTTTAGTGGAACAGGAACAGATAGAACAAGTGGCGGCGGCAGTAAGGGTAATAGCCGCCGCCACGGAACTGGAACAGGAACGTTCCTGTATTGAACAAATGATTATAGATCCTTTAATCAGTCACTGCATCGATGAAGAGGAAGCAGGAACAATTAAACATTATCTAGAACACGGAACACATTATGAATATTAATCCAAACGCTCTCGCATTTGTCGCCTTTTTAACTTGCATAGGTGCCTTGCTAGGTAGCTGGCTAATCGGCCTCGCAATCGGTTTAGGTATCGTGCTACTTGCATCAATTTAGGGGTTAGCCAGAACGGAACCCTTTTATAATATAGTTGCAATTAAGCAATAACAACCGCACACATTATGAATATATTGACATTACCAAAACGGCTCAAAGCTCTTTTCGAACATGAGATTCTCGGGCAGCTCTCCGATGGGGCATGGGAGAATACTTACCCATACGATCATTGGAAGTTCTGGAACAATTTGGAAGTTGAAGAAGGAGCATTTAAATATGTAAAAGATGGTCCTTGGCCAACAAAACGTTCCGGTTACAACCTTGCTAAGGAACTTGTTACCGGTGATTGCGATCTGAGTCATCGCATGCGAATTTACACCGTTTGTGAAGTACTTGGTTATGACAAAGAGGTCTGTAATTACATGGAGTATGCTATCAACGAGAGAGACGGAACAGTCAAAGCTGATGGTGACTACTACGATTTTATCAAAGACAAACCTACGCTAGTAAGCAAGCTTGATTCGTACAAGCATGATGTAGTGAAGGTATTGGAACTTTACTCACGAGATGCGCTGATTGCTGACTTGAAGGAACTTCGAGTATGCATGAACAAAGTATTGACAGCGCATTTCGGTTAGTGAATGGAGGGCGGAAACGACTTGGGCTGTCAGTTCGAAAGAGCTGGCAGCTTTCCATTCTTGGAACCTTCTTATAATAATAGTATGATTACAGCACCAACCATTAGAGACATTCGAGTATTAATCGCGTCAACACGCACTGTTACACCAGGAAATTATTTCCGAGATGTACGCAAAGACGGAACAGTTCGCATCAAAACGAATTGTAACTACGATGATGCAGCAAAGCGCATGATCAAAGACATGCTCACCAAAGCATTCGAGCTTTATACATTCGAGGTATATGATCATGAGATCAATCGTTCCGCTCGATGGATGCGCGGCCAAACAGTCACATGCATCAGCTTTAAGAAGGAGTTCTAATTTCGGAACCCTGATATAATCGTAGTATGAATCAAGCACAGAAAATTAAATACACTACAAAGTACAAACAAATGTCAACTGATGAGCGTCAGATGCATATGACATATATGTTTGAAGCTCTCGAGGAACAACTCAACAGTTTCGAACGCGAAGCGAATCTCGATAACAATATGGATCTCGCTCGATTAGCGCAAATTGAATTCCTTTATGACTATCTCGATAAAGTATCTGATCGAGTTGGTACTGGACCGAACAACGTTTAGGTGACGGAACCCTGATAAAATAATATATGTTTGAAATAGATTACAACAAGTGTCCGAAACGGTTTGCTCAGACGATGATGGACTATATCGAGAATGGTTATGAGCCAGGAGGGTTTATCAATGCAGTACTTGCAAATGATCTCTTCGGTGCTTACGGACGATATGATAATTGTCCTCAAGAGAGTGATGAGCTCAGAAAGCTCATTGTATTCATCTACAATCATGTGCCATCAAGTTGCTGGGGTTCATACAAGAGGGTTGAAGATCATATTCTTGCAAAATATAACGAGCGTCTTGCTGAAACGGAACAGTAATATAATAACATTATGAAGATCACAAAAACCAATCCACTGACAGGCAAAACAAATGAGATGCATCTCAATATTAGCTCGCAAGAGTTTCTCGAGTGCAACAAAAAATGGAAAGACGGCATGATGATTCAGGAAGCCTTTCCGATGCTCAATGCAACTGAGCGAGAATTTCTTATGACTGGTCTTTTGCCAGGAGAGCAAGACGAAATTTTTAAGGAACCGGAAGAATAATTTTCATGTGCCGTGGTTGGCAAAAGGTGGTTGACCCAAGGGGGTCGGGACTCGAGTTATGTGGTGTGGCTCGAGTCCTTTCATGTCTTGGAACCTAGATATAATGTTGGTATGGAAAAGACACCACTACAAAAATTGGAGCATGCTGAGGCACAATTGAGCATCTTGCATGAATATTATCATACACTTGCGATGAATAAGGATGCACCTGATGATGCACTAGCTTATTTAGAGAAGCAAATTGCTCAGAAAGAGAGTGAGATCGATGATCTAGTAGTTACAGCATACAGACTGGACGTCTAGGAACCTAGATATAATCTGATTATGAAAAACATCGTACACCACATCATCGAAAATGCCAATAATGGCACTACACCAATCTCATTCGAAGCTCATACCGAGCCTCGCATGAACAAGACGAACAATCCATACTTTGGACGCGTCATCAAGGTTGCATTCGTTGGCGGCTTGATCGGAACTAACTACGAAGCAGGCGTTAATCGTCAGCTCGAACGTGAGGGGAAGGAAGCTATTTTCAAAGCTAAGCCTCGTCGTTGGGGTGTTCGTGATGAGGAACATCGCTTCATCATTCATCATAAAGGTGAGCAATACTTGAGCGTCAAGCCTCAACAGCTGAACGGCAAAACTTATTACATCGATAAGGAGACTGGAGTTGAGATTCCTCTAGCGGAACTAAAGCCATTCTTGCCTAAAGCAGCACCAACAGCTACTCAGCAAGCAGTAGGCATCGAGAAGGAAATACCAGAACGTGATTACAAAATATCATCACTTCGCAAGATCAAAATTGCAGGTAAGATCATCCACAACATCTAGCATGGAACCTCGATATAATAACCATATGAAAATTACATCACGTCAAGTCGAAGAAAAGATCGGAAACCACGTCAGCAAGAGCAAAGGCATCTTTACAGTACGCAAAGGTTACTTTTACCGAAATGGGTACACATCAGAGATGCTCGAGGAGAAAGTAAGGAAAGCTTTCCCAGAAGCAATCATTCTTGCTACCGGCGATAAATGGAAGCCGTTCCGAGGAGGAGCATCGCTCGCAAATCAATCACACTGGTATGTGAAGTTCGAGCTGCCAGGTGTGTAGCCCTCACGGAACCCTGATATAATAATTGTATGAAATATATTATTTGGATGACTTATACAAATGCCTATGCAGAAGGCATCACTGGACGCAATACGAACTACCTCATGTACGATCTTGGCTTTGAGAGTAGAAAGGAAGCTACTGATTGGCTTAAAGAGAATCGCAAACAGTTCAAGACAAAAGTCACGCAAAAGGATCGCGGGTATGGCGCTCTAGGAACTTTCTACGGTAAGGTGCGTATTTGCCGCAAAGACAAATACGATGAGCATCGCAAGAAGTATACCCCAGCTTACATGCACAATTGGCATACGAATTGCATCGATAAGGACAACAAGAGCTCAACGCTCTATCACTTCTAGGAACCTCGATATAATATCAATATGAAAGATACACACACCACAGAAGAAGTTGCAAAAGGCGTTTACAATCTGTTGATGAGCGGAAGCTTTGAGACATGGTATGAGGATGTGTTTATGGATCATGTTGAAGGTGCAGAAGATGCTGACACTATTGAAGAGGTCCATGCTTGGTTGGAACAGATGATCAAGATTCGACTCTAGCCACATCTCGGAACCCTGATATAATCGCAGTATGAAAATTAAATTATACCGACCAACCGACACACGCCAAGCATTTGGAGCAACCGATGAGGAGCTCGATAACCTAACTCGCCACTTAGTATTTGAGTATGATCTTCCAGACGGAGTGGTCGAGCAGGAAAAGGCTGCTGAGTGGGTGTTCACAGCTACAAACAAGCCACGTGATTTTATGGACATGGACAGCGAAGAAGCTCGCTTCGAAGAAAAGTTCCGAGCTGATGATGGTCCTCTGTATAGCGTATCAGTAGGTGATCTGGTTGATGTAGATGGTAAGCCGTTCCTTTGCAAGCCATATGGTTGGGACGCAGGTTGATCGCCGTATTGGAACCCTGATATAATATTGGTATGAAAAATAACACCACAGCAGAAATTCGAAACAAAATGATGTCAAAGAGCCGCAATGGTTGGGCTCCTTCACACAGCACCCGAGCGGTCATCTACACTGAGACACCTAAAGAGGAAGAAAGTGTGATGACGATCGCAGATGATTGGTTCAATGAAAAGAAGATTTATAATCTAGACTTTAAGTGCAAGACTTGGAACAAAGTTCTTCGCAAGTGCAATCGTGCAGTTAATGCAGCAATCAAGGAAATTCTTTCTGATGTGAAGAGTATTCATTACTCACGCAATGCTGGATGTTCATGCGGTTGCAGCCCTGGTCATATCGTAAAGTTCGATAAGAGTGTTGACTTTAACGATGCATGGGCTGTCGTTAAGACATCAAAGGAAGATTGCGAGGAGTTCCGAGCATGGTTGAAGACGCTCGATGAGGAACTTGCAGCTGAGATCATTGTTGGTAACGAGCAAGTTGTTCAACTTGCTCGTTACTTGTAACGAGCAAGTTGCTAAGGATGAAGGAAGCTCGTCGACTAGCTCAAGAAGAGCGCGATCGTAAAGTGAAGGCTCGTCAGGAACGATATGCACGTGAAGAGTATCTTCGTAAGCTAGATGTTGATGCTGAACAGCTAGTATGGTGCTAATCACATCTCGGAACCCTGATATAATATTGGTATGATAAAAACGCAAATACAGACATTCGATTTAGCAAAAGTTTCGGTAGCTCAAAGCACTCTGATTCATCCGGAATGGGATCTCGGAACCCATCTTGACTTTCTTACCAGCGAAGGTATTGATGTGAATGCTCATTATGGCTTTCATCACATCGGCGGAAGGAAAGATGGATTGTATGCTGAGTACCCTCTCAAGACATTCGTTGCGAATTGGTTGAAAGATACAGATCGTCTTCAGTACCAAGCAGGATGCATTAAACGTAACTCCCTCTAGGAACTCTGATATAATATTGGTATGGCACATCTAGAAGAACACGATCGCGATCAATATATTGATACATGGCAAGCAGCTGAAGCAGCGCAATTTCTGCGAGATGAAGCAGATTATGAAATTGCACTACATAAAGCAGAATATGAAGCTTCTGATGAGGCAGCATATGATGAGTACCTTTTCGGAACCTCGATATAATATCAGTATGAAACATTTAATCATTCACATAGCAGTCATTACAGTAGTTGCAGCCTATGCAGCGATGGTGATGTACTTTGCAATTGACGTTTAACATTATGGAAAAGAAAGCTAAAAAATTATACAACTACGAGTTTGCTGATGGTAAGCAAGCTTTTAACTGCACGGTCAAAGTCAAGTGCACTGTTACCGGTGAGGAAAATGCATTCCATCACAAGTATCTAGCTGGCTTGATTGAGAAGAAATACGACAACAGTTACGAGAAGTTCCTCGCTGAGTATGTTTCGAAGAAGGGCCGAGGTCTGGTTCGTCATGAAAAGCAGCACGATGGTGATGGCAACATCGTAGAAGACCTTAGCGGTTACAAGCGCCTGCTACGATTGCAGTACGTATCCCTTTCATCTACAAGAGAGCAGAAAGAGCATATCAAAGAGGTGTGGGCACGACGCTTTCATGGAGAGCAGTTAGTAGAAGAGACTGCTGCATAAACAAATAACAAAAACAAAGGGAAATAAAATGATTGGACCAAATAATAGTTGGAGCTTCAAAACAATAGCAAAAGTTGTACTGTTCGGTATTGTCGTGCTTGTAGCAGTGATGATTGCAAACGCAGTCGGACTGATCGGATAGCCGTATTGGAACCATCATATAATATTGTTATGAATATGAAAAATGAATTACCAGCAATGCGCAGCAACGATATGATGGTGTTTGTGCACCTAGGCGAGAACGAAGACATCGACATGACGCTCGATCGCAATAGCAATTTGATGACGTTTGAGCGCGTGACGTTCAATGATGAGTCAGGTGATTGGGAAGGTGATGAGGTTTATTTAGAAGAGGTTCAGGAAGAGCTGGAAGGTTATGCGTTCTTGACGATCGCTGAGAAGCCACTCAATCTGAGAGAGCTCTCTGCAATGTTCAGCCACCGTATGGTAGCGGTTTATTAGCACTCACGGAACCACGATATAATAATTACATGGTAAAGCTAATAGGTATAACAGAGCACGTTTTTCTTTCACATATCGGAGGTCAGTTCAAGACTGAAGAACAAGAAGAGATAGTTGCGACATTTAACACCCGGGAGCAAGCTGAACGATACGTTCGAGCAGCTGGACTCAAGAAGGAAAAGCGAGAAGCATTCACCGGTACAGTTCGGTACAAAGCTAATAGCGTACTAAGAGGATGTGCCTATCACGAGATTTGTGAGGAAGAAGATAATGACGTTCCGCACAATCCGATGCTGTGATGGAACCTTGATATAATATCGACATGAGCAAAGCAAATACAATCGAGCTAAAAGAAGTCACGCTAACAACCACACAAGGTGAGTTCTATCGAGTGGAGTTTCATGATCGTCACATACCGACGTACAGCATCAGAGCTGACGAGGTAGAAGAGTTTGTCCTGCGCCAGAAGCAGGTCCAGGAAGCAAAGAGTGTAGAGCATCAAGCATGATCGGATAATTATGGTAATACAAATCACAGAGCATAAGAGCGCATCAGTCAATCATATCAATGACCGTAATATGGTCAGGGTGTACTTTAAAGGTAGTAGTAATGACTATGGGTGGTTCATTCCAGAGCAGATGGTCTTCGACACATTAGGAGAGCATCAACAAGCTAACTACACTACTCAGGATGAGTTCGATATTGCTGACGAAGATGTACCTAAGCTACAAGAGGCAGGCCTAACATGGCCGCCAGCTAAGTAATGGAACTCTGATATAATATACATATGAGTACAACATTTGCAGTCAAAGCGCCAACTAAAAACGATCCAGATAATGTAGAAGAGGTAGCTTTTCGTAGTAATGGAATGAGATGGACTAACCCAATTGCATCTTTACTACCAGACGATACAGAAGTGATCGCTATTGATAACTCACAGCAAGGTGTAAACACTATAGGTGATATCAAAGCTGCTATCAGGTAATGGAACAGACATATAATAGTAACATGAGCGGAGCGCCTACATTTTCATTCAGTGGTCATGACTTAGCTAGAGCTAATGCTGACTACAGTAAATGGATGAATGCATTTAGTCCTAAGGTGGGTAAGCCTAACAACAAAAGAAAGAATAAGAACGAGCGAAGGAGGCGTAAGGCGAATAGAAAGAGGAAGTAGCAGAGAGAACCAAAGTGGTCTAGCGAGAGGTGGGTTGGAACTAGAGAAACTTTTGTGCTCAGAGGAACCCGGTCTGAGAAGGTTAACCGTTGGAACGCTTTACTATCTGAGCCGTTTTGGAACTAGGGTTATATCTGCATGCCAAACAAAAAACCGGGAGCAGATCCCTCGCAGATTACTAAGACCCCCGCTATTCGCAGATTATACAGATCCCGCCCTACCCCGCATTAAATAATATTATGAGCACAATCAACAATGACAGCAAACTAATTTACGAAGCCTACAGTGGTTTAGAAGATGCACCAGCAGATTTACTACGAGCACAGGAAAATGCACGTAAGCCGAAATATGACCCTCGAGATCCGCGCTACTCAGAGCCTGATAGTATATCGCCTGAAGAAGAGTATTTCGATCTTGTTGCAGCTCAGTTAATGAAGACTCTTGCTGAAGAACCAGAGCAGTTCTTCTATGATCTACTTCATGGTGAAGCAGAGATGGCAATTGATGAGAGAAATATAGACTCTGAAGAGCTTCAAAAAGCACTAACTCACATGAGCAAGCTCATGAGCCAGGCTCTTATTAGAAGCAGAGCAGTAATGTAAACTAGCTTTACGGAAAGGCCTTTCAGAAATGGAAGGTTTCTCCATGTTTAAGGAACTACCATATACTAGTTATATGAGTAAAACAGGTCCAAGACTAGCTAAGATTAAACCATTCGTCTCTGTTACCAGTGCACGGATGACAAAATATGAGTTGGCTGAGTTTATTGCCATGCTCCAATATGAGCGCGCAAGAGGTGGTGATGATGCTGAATATACTATTGGTATCTCTCAGAAAGGTTATAAGGTGACTCGCCACTGTGGCGGGGCTCAATATGGACATGAATCATACGCGCAGGGCTCTGATTGCGGTACAATCTTTGATTTGAAAGGTGATACGGAGATCTTCTCATGAACGTAAGCATTAAACAAGTACAAGAGACAGCGCATAAAGCAATGCGTGATTCATACCTTGCATGGGCAAAGAGCACATTCGAAGGTAAAGCTATTCGTGGGTACCTGGGATGGCACTGGAGTAGACATGAATCTGGTGAACGAACAATTGTGGTGGACAAGGTGGAATTAAGTTGTGGTAATCTTGAATTGCTATTTACTGAAAAGGAAACAGGTATTGTCTATCATGCATATGATAATGTAGAAGTATTATGAACGAAATGACATATGAGGAGTTTATCCGGTTACCAGCGATTATCGATGTAAAACGCAAATCTGTAAAGCGGATGCAGAAGCGCAACTAGCTGGGCTTATTACCACCTCATGCATGCAATGAACAACATGCTGAGAGAATCTTCGATAAGATGTTCTATGACATGCTTCATGATGAGTTCATTGGTTATTATTCTCTTCATGAACAGATGTGCTGTGGTTGGTGGACAGTTGCAAATAAATCACTGAGTGTAATCATGCACCACAACATAGATATTTTAAAAGATGAATGAGTTAAAACGATTCATGGCATGTCCGATGGATAGTAATGGTGCGCTATCATGGTTACCTCGTGGTAAGTACAGGGTGTATGAGCTCAATGATAACAAGGACTGGTATATCAACCCGCAAGATCCTGATACAGGTTGGATGGTATCTAAGATCCGACAATACAACCTCTTTGTATGTGATCGGTTTGTCTTCAGTGATAATCTGAACAAGTTGTATGATGGAATCAAGAGCAAAGAGCATGCAAATACATACGGTCCTCGTGTTAAAGATGAATATGACTTTCAGTGTCCACAATGCGAATATCATTACAGTGCTCTAACACCTTTTGATAGCACCGAGTATGGTGATGTGTTTACAGATGAACATCACATGACAATCAATTGCGTCTGTAAGTGCAAGTTTGCTGTCAATGTCAAATATATAGTAACTAATAAGATAACAATAACTGAATTATGAATGATGAAACCAGATCACGAAAGCGAAGTGCACTAAACAAAGCTGATAGTAGTGGTGAGATTGCTGATTCAATGGAAGTACGTTCTGCAATTATGAAGCGTATTCATGATGGTGATATCACACTTGAGCAAGGGCAACAAGAGCTCAAGATGATTAAGCGCAATGCTAAGCACAATGGCTTGCTTACTCGTCAGCAAAAATGGTCTAGGTCATAGGAACTATAATATAATACAGATATGCTAACAGATGAACAACAAAAGCTACTTGATGTAGTAAACCATAAATTACATAACATGGGACCATCTAAGACAATTGATGACCTCACTAAGAAGAGTTTCCTGACCGGTATTTCAATAGCACTAGAAGGTCTAACAGCTGATGAGCTTCGCACATCTTTAATCGAACTATACGGACACGAATAAGATGGAAATTACAATATCACAATGGATATTTAACGGATCTTTTTGGTTTGGCTTCATTGTAGGAGTCGGTATTAGCATTGCCTTTGTAGCATATGCGGTTCGCAATTTTAAAGTTTTTTAATATGAAATACATCAAAACAAAAAATCCTGATAATAATAAGCTTGAGATATTTACATTTCCGAAAAGTGTTGATCATGATGCTATGGCAGAGATGCTCGGTGCTATTAAGAACCAGACGCATGGTGATTGGCACCGAGTTCGTAGAGAGCCGGTATCAGCTGGATTCATCAGCATTGATGGTACATGTTATGGAAAAAGTGAAACGCTAGGTCTAGCAGCTGATCCAGGTGATACAGAAATCTATCAAAACCAAATAAACTTCTCATAATATGAAATACGCAGCAATTATACTATCGAATAATGAAGTCATTACATCATCGAGCCTACTCGATGCGAGCCTAGCAGCTCAGAGGTAGATAAATATTAACGAAAATCCAGCGGCCTACCTCGCATTGAGTATGGCGGCTGGTTCTAAACCCGACAACACTATGATATTAAAAACCATAAAAACGACCACATACCGACTATCGTTTAGAGACGATGAAGTTGCAGCAATTGGTTACAACGGCAAGAGAAATAAGATGTTTCGATTGGCTAGGGTAGAGATCGACAAAATGGGATTGCGACAACCGGAGGGGTTTAGATTTTCGCTCACACAGACAGGTCGACAAGAAAACAACTACTGCGAGTTTTCTATTCTTGAGAACTCCGAGGAGGATAACCCCGACAAATGAACATAGAAGATATAGAAAACATGAGTGATGAAGAACACCAATATTGGGAAGATAAGGCCGAGGCTAAGGGGTTGATCCATCCGGTTGGTTCTGGGTGGGGTGAGCTGGAGATGATCGCAGAAGGACTGCGACTCAATGGATTTCAACTATCGCGTGGAACCTGCCAAGGCTCTACATGCGAATGGGCAACGCTCGATATACATCGCATCGACCACCCGACATGGCCAGGAGTCTGGCAGGCGGTCGAATCCGACGGTGAAGTAGGCACAGTCATCCGGCTAATCTCTCAAGCGATGGAAGAGTGGCGAGAATACAAAGAAACTTTTCTCCAGAACAAATAGCTCTGGCATGGAGAGAGCGAGGCACGAGCGAACGGAATTGACCAGAAGCGTCTGGTTCGAGGAGCCGCCGAAACGGCCAAAATACCCGCAGAAAAAAGTGAGAAAAACTCACATTTAGGGCTTGTAATGCGTGTGAGGATACGCACACTAATAAACATGAAATACGAAAACTTATCAAAAATCTTAAGAGGCGGATTAGAAGCTCATTGAGCTCTAATATGCGCGCGGGGCTTGGTATTAGTTTAGAGGAACTATAATATAATAACTACATGAAAACTAAAATTCAGGATAAGATCACAAGCGCTCGTAGAGACCGCGACTATAAAAAGCTTACTGTATATCAAGGCATTTTAAGCGCTATTCAAGAAAGCGAAGCGCGTCTTAACAAAGATCTTAATGATGAACAGATTTATGCTCTCATTAAGAAGGAGGAAAAGGCATATTTGGAATCTGCTGTTACATTTGCAGATAGCAAAACCCAACCAACAGTTGCTTCTGACATGACAGTGAAAGCTGAACTTTGTAAAGAACTGCTACCTGAAATGGTTGATGAAAGCGACTATGAAATGATTGCTGATAAGACAATTAGTATTACAGGTGCAACATCGATCAGGGATATGGGTAAAGTTATCGGTGCTATTAAAGGTGAGTTTGGCGCAAGTATCGATGCTGGAAAGATCAGTGCAATTGTAAAGGAAAAGTTGATCGATTTTGTTACATCATGAGAGATGATTTCAAATTTAAATCGTTAAACGGTACATTGAATATTCATACCTGTAAATATTGCGGTTATAGAATAGCATCAACAGGTCCAAGTATGTTTGCTCAACAAGCAGATAAACATAATTGTAATAAGCAAAATGACAAAACAGAATACTGTAAAGTGGTTTATTGAAGACATCGCAAATGATGATTCAACGAAAGAGTTAATTCAAGCAGCTCGTGATCTCGGTTATGATGTTAAAGAAGCCGATCTTGCGAACCCATGCGATGAGTATACCGATTACTTTGAACAAGATAGTTGTGTTGTTGCCCAAACATCTATTCAGAGCGCTGAACGGATTTGCAAGTATACAGATTGGCTTCCTGCTATCTGGGATAATGTTGAACAATTTTCATGTAAGTATTACTATCAGTTTTTCGGAGACTATTTGTTCAATGATAAGTACATCATGTTACCTCTTGGCGAAGTTGAAAGGCGTCTTGATGATTTGTATGATTGGCTTGGTTCATATGAAACAATTTTTATTCGTCCGTCTTCTGGTCGTAAAACATTTACCGGTCAGTTGTTTGAACGCAAACACTTTCATAAGGATTGGCATGCTGTAATTGGTTATGGTGGCCAACCTACTGATCTAGTTGTTGCATCAACACCGAAAGTTATTCTTGGTGAGTATCGTTATGTTATTGGTGATCGCAAGATTATTGCAAGTAGTCAATACTCATGGGATGGTAAACCAAATAGAAAAGAAGCTCCAGGGCATTTGAATGCATTCGTTGATCGTGTGCTGGCTGATACAACTGATTACAATCCGTGTTCAGTATGGATTCTTGATGTATGTCTTGATGCTGGTATGAAACCATATGTTTTAGAAGTCGGTGCATTTAGCTGCTCTGGTCTCTATGCATGCGACAAGAAGAAGATTGTAGAAGGTGTAAGTGAAATTGCACTCAGAGAATATAAAGAGTTCTCTCCAACATTTATAACAGACTAAAATTATGAAACTAACAACTAATCCATTACTAAGAGAAGGTATATATCTTGCAGTTCATAAAGAATCTCTAACTGCTTGTGCTGTAACAGTTAAGTGGACTAAATACAAACGAGGTGATCTCGAACCAGGTTATTACGTTGAAAATTACTGCGGTCCCAAGCATTGGGTTAGCTATGGTTCACCACGACGAATTGAAGAAGACTTTTTAGGTTGGGTGCTAATGTTTGACCCTTTGGATGATACAGTTGATTGGACATCAGACTGATACTATAATAGAATTATGAAACGAATATATAAATACTCACTCCCTGTAAGTTTAATCGCTGAACTTGAAGTACCTGTTGGATCAAAGTTTATGCATATTGATGCACAGTATGCTGACATCTGTGTATGGTATGAAGTTGATGATGACGAAAAGGAAACCCGTATGGATATCTACCATGTTGTAATGACTGGCGATGCCGTTCCACCTAAATCGTCTACAGATGATGGTGGTAAAACAATGGTAACAGAATACCTTAAGACGGTTCTCGTTAATGAGGGATCATTCGTTGCACATGTATACACCAACAAATATACAGATGAAGCAGGAACGACACTATCCGCCAGGACCTAGATACAAGAATAAGCAATACATTCTTAGTATTGAATGGTCAAGACCGTATGAAGAACGACAATATGAAGTGTTTAAACAAACAACATCAACCGGTCGTTTAGTTATCACATCAGACAGCTTGGCTGAGCTTGAAGAGCAGGAACAGTATTATAATGACCTTCTAGAAAAGGAAGGTTATGGTCGGGAGATCATATCTCTCAATTATTACGAAAAACTAAAATAAAACATCATGGGTGGAAACGCATTAAAAGAATTCGGAGCAGTAAGGGTATCACCAGAATACTATCGTGCTGCTTGTAAAGAAGTGGGTGAAATGCTTGCAAAGTATGATATCGACTATACAATTCCTGCAGATATTGCTGGTAAAGAAGACTTCGGTGATATCGATATCGTTTGTGTACCACCAGCAAGTGGTAGTGAATATGAGCGTGTTACCAATATGATGACTACGCTTAAAAACATCTCAGTCAATGAACCGAAAGCTGGTGTTATCATCTCAAATCATAATGTTTATAGCATGCTTTGGGATAACTTGCTTCAAATCGATCTGATCTTCGCAACAACTGATACGAAAGAGTTCTATTGCAATTATCTAAGCTTTGGTGACTTTGGTATGATCCTAGGTCGGGTTGCACGTAGTCTCGGTTACATGTTTGGTCATGATGGTCTGTGGTATAAGCTACCTGAAGGTAATAAGTTGCTTTTGACAAACGACTTTACTGAAGCACTCACTGTGCTTGGTTATAATAGCGATGAACTTAAAGGTCTGTTTTCGAATATCGAACTTCCTGAAGAGGTAGTAATGGATTTTCTACTTAGTAGCGATTACATCTGGCAAGGTGTGACTGAAGCTGATAGTGAAAATCGAAAGAGTCGCAAGCGTGATACACACCGTCCTATGTTTAAAAGATTCTTAGCAGATTTCATCAACAATAAGAAGAAATATACTGCAACTAGTCCTGTTTGGGACCCAATTCGACATGCTGAACGTAAGTTGAATAAGGAGCCTGATACATTCTATAAGCAAGTCGATGATGCATATAACTATGTTTATGTAAGAGATCGCGCCAATAAGAAGTTCAGCGGTGGGGATATTTCGAAAATCACTGGCTTGGAAGGTAAAGAGCTAGGTAATTTCATCCAATATTACAAGGACGAATTTATCGATAACAAAAGTTATTTCGAATTTGTTAATTATCATACAGTTGAACGTTTGCATGAAGATGTTCTTGATGTATTTGATGAGTACAAACAAGATATGAAAGTTAACCCTGAATATGACGACGTATAATGCCTAAATTTTTAATAGAACTTTGCATGGATGGTTATGAAACAGAAGCTGAGATGGTTGAAGCTTGTGAAGAGTTTATCTATGAACAACTCAACTTCTCAGCTTCAAGCGTGAAAATCTTAGAAACATTTTATGATGAACAAGAAACAGAATAATAGTATGGAAATTAAAGGTAAATGGGAAGACGAAATCTATTGAGTAAAAACATTCATTGGTGAACTTGAAAAGGTTCGGACTGAATATTTCGATAAATTATATGCGCAACTATCTGAGGATGGATTCGATGAACAGTTCACTAATGCAGAAGATGCAAATGAATTTCTTTTTGATTATGTTTATAACCATGCGCATGATCAAACATTTGATGAATATCTAGATAGATTTCGTAAGTAATGGCACGTACGAGAATAGAAATTAATGACAGAACATTTTATACGTTCTGTGGTGAGTGGATTGAAACGAATCCTGATCTTGTAATATGGCCTGTATATATATTTCAACTTTTTTTGGGTATTACATATGGTTATTCTGTTATAGAGGTTCTCAGTAGTTTCACTATTTTTTGCATTGCCTTTGTATTTACATTTTTTACATTGCTGATTTCAGTTATTATAACAAGATTACTATTCTATAAAGAACAACAAGAAGCGACAAAATTTGTGTATGATTTTATTGTTGAAGCTATTGCTAAAGATATAGATAAAAATGATACGGATTAAATACATAAAATTGAAGATCGGACACTTATACTGCCTATATGGTAGACCAGATAGTGTATTTTTGTGTATTCGATCTACACCTAAAGGGGTTAACCTGTTGAACATTAAAACGAAACGAATGTTTACTCGTAAGCATTTATATGATAAAATGTTCTCTGGTAAGGATATACCGAAAGTTGTAACAGAATTTACAGTTACGGTACCATATGATTGGGCGTTTAAAGATTTGGGTAAAGGTAGTATAATTCTAAAACAGGAACATTGATACAATACTGTTATGATTTATAAAGTTCAAGATATAAAAACTGAAAAATTTCTCGGCGATTATGGTATCAATAACCGCGGTAAACAATGGAAATCACTCACGGGTGCTGTCAAAGCTGCTGATGCGTTTAATAGAAGCCGCCTTCAACAGCTCGAGTTTGTTATCATCGAATATGAAACAGTAGAGCGTCGACGTATAGACCCACGATCTGAAATGTTAGATCTGAATGAACGCCGTAAAGAACGTGAACAACAAGAAGAAATTTCAAGACTGAAAGCTCGTCAAGAGAAACTCAAACAAGAACAAGAGCAAATTAAAAATGCTCTACAAAAACATAAAACAATATGAAACTAAAGGATAAAGCGTAACTGAAAGCCTGCCAAGGTTATACACTAATTGAATTATTGGTCATCGTATCAATTTTTACAATTATTCTCGGACTGATCCCAGCACTTACTGTTTGGACCGATCATTCATTCGATAAGCTGTTGCAAATCATGCAAGAGAATCCAGATGCAAATATGCCATGGCCAGTTGCTCTTGTAGCAGTTATTGTTACAGCAGGTACGCTGGTTATTCTATTCAACATCTGCATGATGTTCTTTTAATGGGTGAGCAAACACAGTGTATTGATCCAGGCAACTGTAAAGTAAGCAGTGGTATCCATAATGATGAAGACTGGACCGGGTTGACATTCGGTTCAGGAGAACTAGATTTTTATAGATATTGGGAGAAGCCTTGCTGGCACTGTGCGCGCGAAAATGAAAAACAATACCCGCAGCATGGTCCATGCTGGCCATTTAAACCTGAAGATATGCTTAAATTAGATGACGAGGATTAATACAATATCACCCGGGTATCTTACAAATAAACATTTGATGGCAGAATATAAAGAACTGCCTCGCATCTTTACCGCGGTAAGAAAGCTTATCGAAAAAGGTAAAACAGTAGAAGATGTTGACATACCTGAGCAGTATTGTCTTAATACAGGCCATAACAAATTCTTTTACAATAAGTTACAGTGGTTATCAAGACGGTATTTTACAATTTATCATGAACTCATACACAGAAACTACAATCTTAATCATGAGCAATATGAAAAAATCTTAGGATCTGCTTGTAGTTTACCAGATGTATGGTATAATAATTGGCAACCAAGCCCGGAAGATCACTATTTAAACATGGCTCGCATTGTAAAACGTAGTAAATTACGTAATGTCGTTGATGAATTAACAAACGGAAAATAATATGAATACAGAAACAAAAGTTATAATTGCAGTAATTGCATTTTTAGGGTCAGCACTATGGCTCTGTATACATTCAGAAGTGAGGAGTAAACAACTTCTACTCCAAGAGGTTGGTATTGAGGCAACATACTTTCAAGCTCTAGGTATCAATGATGATTACATTCATGGTTATGTAGCAGGGATGAACAAATCATTTGATTTCAATCATGAAGACTAGATATGCAATTGTTAATTTAGCTAATGATGAGCTAATACAGTCATACAAAGGTAGAGTTACATATAAATCACCAGGCATGGCGATGGGTGCATTAAAAACTGGTATAGGTAGGAGCATTCATCTCAACCCGAATAAAGATTTGAATGAATATTACAAAATCATACAGTTTGTCGAGACCAGGCACACGTTTATAATTAAGTGATGAGCAATTCAATTAAACAGCTTTATGACAAGCAATATGTAGAGACAATATCAAAAGTTGTTGATGATGCTATATTTTTGTTTAAACAGCTTAGTTTGAGTCTCAGATATGGTGTTACCGAAGATACTATAAACTATATCAACCATATATCACTTATTGAGTATGCTACTCTTGCACCGGAAAAGAAGCTTCTTACAAAGAAACAATTTCAAGAAGCAAAATCTATTCATAAAACCTGTGTACAAATCCGTAAAGCTGTCAAAAAAGATGATATTAACAAAATTGTTCTTTATTGTGAAACAACCCGAAAAGAGATCTTACATAACAAAGTTGAATGTAATGTATGTCATACAATAATCGAATCAAAACATCAACATGATTTTGTAACATGTGTCTGTGGTGAGACATCTGTGGATGGTGGTAAAGCATATACTAAACGTTGTTACGGTAGGATGGGGTTTACAGACTTAACAGAATACGAAATAATAACAAAGTAATGGAAGTTAACCAACATAGAACAAGAAGTATAAACAGCAATTATAGTGAAATACTTGAATTGATAAACTGTGATGATCCCACTGATCTTGAAATAAGTGCAGGTTTCACCACAGTTGGTTTCTATTACATGGACCCGACGCATAATTACAAAGTTATCGGACCATTTGAAACAAAAGAACGAGCGACTATTTTACGTGATGAGCACTATGCTCGATATTCGTTGAATGATACACAACGCTTGGATTTTTTGGAGGAAGCAGGTTCTGAACAACGTGATATGTTTGGTGTTTCGGTTGGTGAAGGGGAAAAGAGACCTACACTCAGAGCTGCGATCAATTCAGCAGTAGCATGGGAGTGTTTTAACAACGAACTTAGAAAAATATGAAAAAATTACAAACAGTTAAACTTTATAAAAAGAAACATATCAGTGATGAAAATTACACCGAAAATGACACTTTATCAGAAGTTGATGGAGCTAGATTTAATGGTGTACCGGTTGAATATTCCATCAAAGGTATATTATTAATGGATGTTGAAGTTGGTAAATCTATTTGGGTGCTACGGGAAGAACGCAATGGTGTTGAATCGCTTGGTCTGTTTACATCGTCTCCAGTTACAAAGATTGTACCACAAGATAATAAAACAGAAACTGTGTTGAATACTATGAACTCATGTTATATAATTGAGGTTATGCAATGAACTTATTTTTAGATGATATACGAAGCCCGCAATTCACAACCCATGTGAAATTGCCAGATGTTGGTACATGGACAATTGTCCGTAATTATGATGAGTTTGTAAAAACTATCAGTGATCACTTCATTTTATATAATGAACTTCCAGACTTTATCTCATTCGATCATGATCTAGCTGATGTTCATTATGCTGCAGGTGATAATGCGAATGGAGATCTCGAGAAGACAGGTTATGATTGTGCAAAGTGGTTAGTAAAATTCTGCATGAACAAAAATATTGATTTAACATCAGATTGGATGTGTCATAGTATGAACCCAGTAGGTAAAAGGAATATAGAATGTTACCTGCATAGCTTTCAGCACCAATCATGAAATATAAACAAACTGGAATATTTGCTGATAATGGTCAAGAAGTATGCGCAGGTGATAAAATTACCTGCGAAGTGCGTAACGATTATAAGAATCCAATCTTTGTAGGTGTTGTTGAATGGCATGCCCCTACTGCTGCGTTTCTTGCACGGGATGAAAAGGGGTTTACTAGATCAATGAACAGCTTTCATAGTATTAAAATTACTGGAAATTAGTGGTTGTTAATGTATAATAAGTGAATGGAAGATAATAGTCTTGAAGTGTTGCGTATTGTCTTTAATGATGATGAAGCACGAGAAGATATGCAGAGAACAATAACTGCAGAAATTGACGAACAACTTATTGAGAGATTAAAAGAAAATGAGAAAAATATCAAAAGAAACAAAAGTACTAGTAATTCCGGACATACACCAAAACATTGGTGGCTTTGCTGACCTCGTATTAGAAGCTGAACGTGATTGGGAGATTGTAATCTTTAACGGTGACTATTTCGATACATTCAGAACACCAGACGGAGCAATTATATATGGTGTTGGTGCAACATGTGAATGGATCAGAGAACGGTTTGAAGAATTTGGTGATCGCGCTATTTGGCATGTTGGTAATCATGATGTTGCATACTTAGCATCATATAATAAAAACTATATCAACACTAAATCAAATTCAGACTATTTTTGCTCTGGTTGGTCAAAAAGTAAAGCAAAAACTTTTAATAAGGATATCGATCCAAAATGGGTTGAATCGCTAAAGCTTTGTACACAAATCGGTGATGATATTGTTGTTTCACATGCAGGATTTCACACATCACATTTTAAACCATTCATGAGCGAACTGGATAATATCCAACGTTTGAGTGATGACTGGGATAAAACAAAACATCATTTTATGTTTGAAGCTGGTCATTGGATATGGGATGTCGGTGCATGTCGGATGGGTCTGAGCGATGTTGGGAGCCCTGTTTGGCTTGATTGGAATTATGAATTCGTGCCCCTTGATGAAGTAAGACAAGTTGTTGGTCATACTACAATTAACAGTAAAATCAAACGAGAAAAGAAAAATGGGATTGGTTTAAAAAACTACTGTATTGACTGTATGCAAATGAGCTATGCAATTATACAAAATGGTGTTATTACACAACATTTTTTAAGTCACGACACACAATTCCAATAAAAGGAACATCATTATTATTGCTGTATGATTATTAAACAGTATTGCATCAAACGTGATTGTGATGGGTTTTACTATTGCTCGCATCGAATGGGAGGATATTTTTCACCAACCGTTCCGCTTAAACATCTCAAATCAGATAAAGAGGAAGCTGAATATGATTTAGTAAACATTCGTCGCAATTTACCGGGTGAAAAATATAGCCTTGCAACATTTGAAATTGAATTTAAAGAAGTATGATCGTTTTAGCATGTTCAAGTTGTAGTCCAATTGCTGTTGCTTTATTGCCGATAGCTTTGTGGATATTTGTAAAGATTCGTAAAAATCATAAATGTCCATGCGATTGTCATAATGAACCTGTTCGAACAGGTAGTTATATTCCACCAAAAAGTCAAGTTGATCCACCAAAGTGGCCATCAGAGGCATTATTAGAAGAAAAATACGAACGCAAAATACATTGGAACATTTGGCAATGTACGGTTTGTAAAAAAGAATTTGACAAAACAAAAGATTTCTCATGTGATTGTAAAGCATCACCAGTACCATTAATTCCAATTAGAAAAAAATAATATGAAAGTACCATACAACAAAGAAAAAAACGAATACTTAACCTATGAAAGTTATGGCGGGTATGAAATGCTTGAGATTCCTGGACCCTTTCCAGCTGAGCTTGAATTTGTGGGAGCAAATCGAGGTCGATCAGCATGTAACTTCAAATTTAAACATGTTGGTGTTCGTGGAACTGTATACACATTCAGATTAGCAGAGTTTGAAAAGGTTGTACCGCATATGGTTAACGGGGTTGTTAAAGGGGTGTTCAAATTCAATAAACGGGGAGCAAATTATAGCTTGGAGTTAGTATGAACTTAGCACAAAAACGCGTAGAGGCTGCACTCAAAAGTGTACCAATCGAGGAATTTATACAAAGAGATATTACATTCTTTGGCGATGAGGCATGTTTAATTACTCCAGGTCTGCCTAGTGTCGAATGGACGCAGGAAAATAAATTTTTACGCTCACTTATTTACCGTAAGTCAGATTTTCAGCCCTTAAGCTGCGGCTTTCCTAAGTTCGTTAATTTTGGTGAAAACCCTGGTAACTTTCCGCCTCCAACTGATCTGTTAGATTCGAGAATTGTATCTAAAGAGGATGGCTCGTTAATGATTGTCGATGCATGTGAGAACATGTTCAACGTTCGTACCAGAGGTACTGAAAGCTACGTTACTTTAGACAATAGCGCTGATTTCGATGTTGCTCTTGACAAGTACTATAACATCCGTCCTTGGATGCAGAACCATACTCATTTATCATTACTTTTCGAAATTGTAACACCTAATCAGCGGATTGTTTTGGACTACCCCGAAATCGATTTGTATCTGATCGGAGCAATTAACAAGAATACATACGAGCTAGAATCTCAGGTAATGCTTGATTCATTTGCAATGGAGATGCTTGTGCCACGTCCGAAGAAATATGAGTTCAATGACCTGAGCGAACTTCTATCTACGATCGAAAAAGCATCTGGTATTGAAGGTTGTGTCATATACCAAGGTAATGATTTATGGAAAGTAAAATCAGCAGAGTATCTCAAGTTACATTCGTTTAAATCAAATGCAACTGAAAAGAATATTCTTAATCTTTATGCTGATCAGGATTTTCCATCATTCAAAGCATTTAAAAAATATATCAAAAACACATTTGATTATGAATGCTGGTGCATGGTTGAGGAACTTGTTCAAAATCTAGATGAAGTTAAAAAATCTGTTGATGTTTCAATCAACAAAATCGATGAATATGCACAAATGCACAAAAATCTTTCGGATAAGGATTTTGCGTTCTTAATGCAAATGACGTACAGAAATCCATGGAAAGATGTTGCATTTAAGAAACGTAAAGGAATGGAAATACCAAACCAAACAATCAAAAAAATAATCAAATCAGTATTGGATGAAAAGTAAATTCAGAGAAGCAATGGAGCAGTTCAAAGGTCAATTGATCGAAGTAACTGCAACTATACAAACAATTAATCCACGCAAGATCGGTGGTCATTATCTTTTGATTAAAGACGTGATACATAAAGATATTGATGTTGCAGATCATGTTTGGATCACTGCACCTGCTGGCTTTAAATTCCGTTCAGGTGATGTTGTAAAATTTAATGCAAAGGTATTCGGGTATTACGATAAACAGAAGAGTCTAAAAAACTACAACTTAATGTTCATCAGAAATTTTCAAAAAACTGGAAATGTTTTACGTAGAGACTTTGTTAACTACAAGAAACAAAAATAAAAATATAATATGAAACTAGCAACAATACAAAAAATCTCGGATGTTATTGAGCATCCAAATGCAGATTCACTCACCATCTTTAAGATGTATGGTCTCAGCTGGCGTGTAATTAGCGCAGTTGATTTCAAAGTGGATGATCTCGTCGTTTATATCCCGGTCGATACTATTGCGCCGAAAGATAAACCAGAATTCAGCTTCCTAGAAAATAAGAAGTTCAGGATTAATATTATCAAGCTTCGTGGTGAATACAGCAATGGACTAATTATGCCTCTTGGTGAGCTTATGAAATATCTCCCAGCAAGCTATTATGATGTCGACCCGAATGATTTGATTGATACTGATGTGGGTGAATATCTCGGTGTTGAGAAATACGAAAAACCTGTATCGTATGAAAGTGGTGACGTAGCTGGGTCGTTTCCGACACATCTTGTACCAAAGACCGATGAAGAACGTCTTGAGAATATGCCTGATATTATCGAAATGATGAAAGGGCGAGATGTTGTTGCAACTGTTAAGCATGATGGTAGTTCTGTAACTATCGTTAATCATGCCGAAGACGGTTTCAAAGTTTGCTCTCGTAATCTCGAAATCAAAGAATCAGGAAACAGCAAATATTGGCAACCTGTATTCAAGTACAACCTTAAAGAGAAGCTACCTGTGGGTATTGGTCTCCAGTTGGAGCTTGTAGGTGAAGGTATTCAAAAGAATCCAGAAAAGCTTAAAGGTGTTGACGCCCGGGTGTTCAATGTTTGGAAGCTTGATCGTCGTATTCTTTGCGACTGGAATGAATCAGTTCAAATCTGCACTACGCTTGGTATTCCTATGGTTGATCTTTACTATGAAGGTCCATTCAAATGGGAAACAGCTGATGATCTTGTCGAAGAAGCGAAGAAAGTGAAGTATGCTAATGGTGCAACTGCTGAAGGGCTTGTATGGAGACTTCGCAATCATCTTTATAGTGAACGACTTAACAAAGATCTAAGCTTCAAAACGATCAATTACCAGTATACCGAAAGCTGAATATAAATAATAGTATGAATTATCATACTGTTTACAAATCACTTGTCAAAAAACGCAAATCAGATCCATCAACATCATGCCATGCTGAAAGACATCATATTATACCAAAAAGTATTGGTGGAGATAATAAACATAGTAATATAGTTTTATTATCTCCGAGAGAACATTTTATTGCGCATTTACTACTAGTAAAAATGCAAATAAAAGGCTCTGTTGAGTATTATAAAATGTTAAGAGCTCTATCCGCTTTATCTTTTTTTAAAACTGGTATTAACGGTGTAGGTCGTATTACATCATCAAGAATGTTTGAGTATTACAGGGTTCGATGGCGAGAAAGTATGAAACATGCACGTGATGGTTTAGTATTAATAAACGATGGTAATAATGAAAAATGGTGTAAACTGAAAAATATACCTGAAGGTTGGGTGAGAGGAATGACTGAAAGACATAAAAAAAGAATAAGTGAAACAAATATTGGTCGAACCGGTACTAACAAAGGCAAGAAATTTTCTAAAGATCATTGTAGAAAAATCTCACAAAGCATGAAAGGTAAAAATAAAGGCGCGAATAATGGTCATTATGGTAAACAGCGTCCTGATGATGTTAAACGTAAAATAAGCATAAAACAGAAAGGTATTGCAAAAAAGACTAGTACAAGAAAAAGAATGAGTGAAGCGAAGAAAGGAACAAATTGGATTACCAATGGTGTAACAATGAAACAAGTTGATTTAACCAAAACTGAAATACCAAACGGGTGGTTCAAAGGTAGATGTAAAAAAGGAACAACAGTAATATAAACATATGATACGACGATTTTTAAAACATAAACATAAATTCATTTCCATATTGATGTTTTTTGCTACCCTGTGGTCTACAGGTGTGATATATGAACTACCTTGGAATAGTTTCGTTTTTGCAACATGGAGTACTTGGGTGATATTTTACATCGGATCACTATACTATGTTTTCCGTTCGTTTAATATCAACATGGATACACAATTTAAATAGACAAAACAATTATGATTAAACTAGAAAAAAACAAGCATATTAATTTCAATCGCCATGTATTCAGTGGTGGTGAGGTACATGTTGCTGCCGGAGCAATTTACCATAACGAGCCAACAGAGGTTATTGAAGCTAGGATTCAAAGTTCTGATGACCTTATGGAGCTTTTGATCGAGCATTCTCTTGCAGAAATTCGTGAGCGAGTAAGCAAGTAAAGGAACATTAACATAATAGCTATATGAATCCATTAATTCAAAACAAAGTACTTATCCTGCCTGTCGGAGCGTCAGGCAGCGGTAAGTCTACCTTTAGCAAGTTCATCGAAACTTTGCACCCAGATTGTGAAATATGTAGTGCTGATTTATTCTGGGGTGATGGTTATGATTTCGATCCGAGTAAACTCGGCCAAGCTCATGCTTGGTGCAAAGATCAGGTCGAGCTGAATATGTTGAAAAGAACTGCATGTATCATTGTTGACAACACCAATACAACAGGTAAAGAACGTAAGCCGTATATCGAACTTGCTGAAAAGCATGGTTATGTAGTTGTGAGCTATGTTGTTCAGAACTTGCATGGGAGTGAAAACGTACATGGGGTACCTGCTGAGGTAGTTGCAAAGCAAAAGGAGAAGATCCTCAATAACATTAAGCTGTAATGGGTGATGAAATAAAAGAAAACGTCTCAGAATTAGATGAACTTTGGGATGCTGATACAGAATGTGATCATGATATCCAAGCACAACCACGTGGTGGTGTTAAATGTAATAAATGCGGCGGATGGTTTTGTTGGTAAAATAGGAACAACGATATTATAACAACATGAGTGATGAATTAGGAGATCGCATGAAAGGTTACGAGAATATCACTCGTACATATCTTTCACCAAAACAATATTACGTGCTACGCATCGATGGTAAAGCATTTCATACCTATACAAAAGGGTTGGATCGACCATTCGATGAAGGTATGATCGAAGATATGCAAGAGACGATGAAGTTTCTTTGTGAGAATATCCAGGGTGCGCAGTTTGGTTATACACAATCAGATGATATCACAATCGTGTTTACTGACCTGATGAGCCGTGAAGCTGATATCTGGTTTGGCGGAAACATCCAAAAGATCACAAGTGTTGCTGCAAGTCTTGCAACAAGTAAGTTTAATCAGTTGCGAATGGTTCGTGCTATAACACCTGATTATGGTAATCAGTTAGATGAAACTGCTGTAGCTGATGCAATGGTAATGAAACAAGCTCAATTCGATGCTCGTGTGTTTCCACTATCACAACGTTATGAAGTTTTAAACTGCTTGTGGTGGAGAATGCAAGATGCTGCAAAAAACAGTGTTCAGATGCAAGCTCGAGCTTATTACTCACATAAAGAGTTACAAGGTAAGAATACAGCTAAGCTTAAAGAGATGTTAATGTCAAATGAAGATGATGACGCTGATTGGTATGAACTACCAGTTACCAAACAGCATGGTTCGTCTTGTTATAAGAAATTTGAAACAGTAGCATTTCCTGATATGCATCCAGATATTAAAATCGGTGAGGTACCTGTCAGAACAAAATGGTACATTGATAACGAGACGCCAGTCTTTAAACAAGATTGGTCATGGTTCAACGACAAAATTTACATCGATCTCGAAGACCATGATTGAGGAATTAGAGATCGATCTGTTTTTTCAGAGAGTGAAGGACGGAACATTATCTCTATGCAGTTCAGAGCTCGCTGAATATTCTTGCGGTGAGAGATATGCACATCGAACAGTTGGAATTGGAGAAGATTATGATTGAATATATTACAATTTATTTTATAGCTGTCTTACTTAGTGGGCATTATATCGGAGATTTTCTACTTCAGAGTAGAAAAATAGGTACACAAAAAATCTCAGATAACAGGGTTATGTTAGATCACGTTACGATTTATACAGGGACTGTATTCATGATGATTTTTCTTTTTATCTTGATGCCGCTTTGCTTTGTAACAGAGCTGCCTAATATGGGATTTTGGGGATCATTTTCGTTTCATATGTTAATATATTTTTATATTTTTGTAACACATTTTGCAACAGATTGGTGTACAAGTAGACTTACAGCTCGATTCTGGCAACGTGATCAATATAAAGCATTTTGGAATACAATTGGAATCGATCAGCTTATTCACGCAGTAACGCTTATTGCTCTTGTACCATTTTATGTTCAACTTGCAACAGGAACACATTTATAATACGCATATGTCGAATTTAAAAGATTTATTTTACAAGCCAGTTAAGGTTAAGGCAGATCCTAAGGAAGTTCTGTTCTGGGGATGCTTGCATGCTAATCATGATCCAAAGTGGAAGGTACCGCTATGGAAGATGCGCGGATTTGATTCCGTTCTTGATCATAGAGAGACTTTGATCCAACGTTGGAACGAAGTAGCTAATGAGAATACTGTTGGTTTCCTACTTGGTGATACTATGTTCGGCGCAGGTGGGAAGGAAGCATTCGAAGAATTGCTGAACCGATTGAGCTTCAAGACTCTTTACCTACCTGCTGGTAATCACTATGCGGGTTGGCATCAAAGCTTTAGCGGTGTTGATGAAAATGTTCTCGATCTCGGGGGTAAGCAAGTTGTGTTTACTCCAAACTACTTCGAAGCATTTGTCAATGGTCAAGCTGTGTGCTTGAGTCATTACCCAGTGTTGAGTTGGAATGGTCAAGGCGGAGGGTCTTACATGCTTTACAGTCATGTTCATGGAACTCTCGTTAAGTCTGAACTCGGACGTCTTTACAAGAATTCCAAGATGAAGTGCTACGAAGTTAGCGTTGAAGAGAATGATTACCCGATCAACTTTGCTGATCTGAGAAAGTTCATGGATAAGCAAAATGGAAGTGCTCCAGATCATCACGGTAAGGATACTCAGAATCCGCTATAATATTATGTTTACAACAGACATAGAAACACTCAGAAAATACATCCATCTGCTTCGCCGCACGAAATGTAGTTATGACGGTATGATGTTCGAAAAAGAACCTTCAACATGTGACTGCAAATACGGGATCGATCTCAGCCCTGAAGGTGCTGAACAGCGTCGGTTTGGCGGTGAGCAGACTGGATGCCCTGAGTTACGAAATATTGAAATCAATCTCAATAACATTACACAGGATGAATTCAATGAGATTGCAAATCGTCCGTTGAAGCGATATGCTGAAGAAGTAGAACGTATGAAGAAAAAAGATCCTGAAGCATATAAAAAACATTGGGATGCAATGCACCCTTTCAGTAAAAAAAGCGAACCGTATTTCGGATAGGAACAATCATATAATTACCATATGCAAGCAGTATTAGACATTCCTAACATTAAGCTACCCTTCCCAACGTACATCGTTGGTGGGTGGGTACGTGATAAGTTGATCGACGCAAATAGCAAGCCTAAGGACTTGGATTTGTGTATGGTAGCTCCTACCTTTGCTGACATGGTGAAGGCTGTTGAAGATATCGGTGGTGAGGTCTTTCTTGCAACTGAAGGGTTTTTGACTCTACGATGCAACATTCCTGGACTCGGTGCAGTTGATGTTGCTCTTGCTCGTAAGGATGGTGAATACAGTGATGGTCGTCGGCCTGATGTAACCCACATTGCTGATTGTATCGAAGATGACCTTGCTCGTCGTGACGCAACTGTAAATGCAATTGCTATTGATCTTGCTGATGGTACTATTATCGATCCTTTTCATGGGGTGGATGACCTTAATATGAAGCTTATCCGTGCAGTTGGAAATGCTGAAGATCGAATCAAGGAAGATTACCTTCGTATGTTACGCTACTTCAGGTTTTCAATCACCAAGGGATTCAACCTACATCAGGATATTCATCGCTGCATGATCTACATGGAGTTCGTAAGTGGTCTAAAGAACGTTTCACAAGAGCGTATCCGTGAGGAATTGTTCAAGTGTTTCAAGGCTGATACTATGTTGACCTTGTCACGGCTTGAATACTACAGCATGATCAAGGAGCAAGTTTTCTCAAACAATAACATGTGGTTAATGCCCACTACAAAGCAATAAAACAAAAATATGAAAACAATAGCACTAGCAGTAATTGCATTACTAATTACACCGCTCGGTATAATCTGGAGCGGATACGCATTAACCATCTTATGGGAATGGTTTATCGTTTCTACATTTGGTATTGCATCATTAACAATCCCGGTAGCAGTCGGAATTGCGATAATTATAAATTATCTAACTAAAGGTTATTCCGGTAACGAACCGGAAGATACTCGTACGTCAGAAGAAAAGATAATTTTTAGTATTGTGGTTGCTGTATTAAAGCCTGCTTTTGCATTGCTTTTTGGTTGGGTTATAACTTGGTTTATGTAAATGGTTTATTTACACCAAGGTGGTATCTGCCGGGAGGGTAACATTGAAAAATGTTCGAAGGGAAGAGGTTCATGCCCTCCCGGCATGTTCGGGGGTTGGACTTGCTCAGGATGTCTTTATAATAACGAACAAGAAAAAATTGAATCAATGCAAAGACCAAAAGGTAAAAATGCAAAGGTTCTAACAATGGAAGAAGCAGTAGAATTTTTAACAAAAAAAGCAATTATTAATAATATTACAGATTTATACAGTAAACCGATTGAACGAGGACAAATTATATCCTACCCTGGTCGATGCGGCAGCTCACTATACATGCGAACAGCAATTGTTGTTCAGCCACATATTCGTAATGATTGGATAGGCCGTGAATTTCCAGCAGTACGAGTTGCTGGTGTTACAACGAACTGGAAAGGTGAACAGAAACCTTACATTAGTGTGATTGAGAGTTTTGGTCTTTCGACCGTTCAAGATACGGTACCAACAACAATGCAAGGTTCAACAGCTGATTTGTTTCGTAAAGTCTCAATGAAGTTGAAAACTGATCCTGATTGGGTACCGACATCGAAAAAGATTTTGGAACTGTAATATAATACCGGTATGTGGGATAATATTAAAAAAATAACATCTAGTGATGAAAATGTAAACAAGTATGTTTACACTCAGGACAATGGTGTTGCAGAATCGGTATTGTATAAGTATCCGACATACAAAGATCGAACAGTTATCTGTTGTTCTACACAATCTGGTTGTCCGGTAGGGTGTCGGTTTTGTGGCGCCGGTGACTACTTCGTAAGATCGTTCACAGGTGAAGAGATTGCATCACAATCAATACACTTGTTGGAAAATGAGATCGATTGTAATCCGAATGATATCGATAAGCTGCAAATCATGTTTATGTCAATGGGTGAACCAATGTTGAATTTTAATGAGTTATCAAAAGCACTCGGTACGCTTTATGCAATGTATCCTACAGCTTCACTTCTGATTTCAACATCAGCTCCAATCGGCGGAATAAAAGCTTTCGAGGAGTTGAATAAAATCTCTAAATGGATCCAAACCATCGGGTTACAGTTTTCAGTTCATGAATCGACAGATGAAGCTAGAAAGAAGTTAATTCCAAGCCCTACAATGACGCTAAAACAGATTTCTGAAACCGGTGTTGAATGGTATAAAGCTTGTGGTAGAAAACCATTCTTTAATTATTGTGTTCATGATAAAAATGATTCACAGGAAGATGTTGATCGATTAGTCAAACATTTCGATCCGTCAATCTGGCAGTCAACAATATCAGTTATTTGTGAACGCGATGAAAATATTGCCACAGCAAATGAACGGCAACGGAAGTTAGCACAAGATTTTTCATCCAAGATGTTACAAGCAGGTTACAACGTCCGTGTTTTCAATCCAGCCGGTCAAGATGATATTGGCGGTGGATGCGGTCAACTTTGGTATGTTCAAGACTGGATGAACAAAAACAAAGACAAAATTAAAAAGACAAAAGGTCATGGATTAGAAAAAGTCCATGCACCAAAGGAACTGTAATACAATATATATCATTATGCAAAATTTACCAACGCTATTTAAACGCAATAAAAACGGAAGTATTCAGCACTGGACAATGTTCTGGGAAGATGATCATTTCTGGACCGAGTATGGTCAGGTAGGTGGAAAAACGACAACGAGTACACCGACCTATGCTAAAGGAAATAACTTTGGTAAAGCAAACGAAAAGACTCCTCAAACAGTTGCGATGGAACGCGCACAAAAGCAGTGGGATGACCATGTAAATAAAGGGTATGTTGAAAATGTTGATGATGTGCCAGATGATACACAGACAAACTTTAGTCCTACCCTAGCACAGAAATATCAACCTAAGCATCTTGAGAAGCATGTATTTATCTCCCCAAAGCTGGACGGGTTACGGTGTATCATTGACAAAAATGAAGCAGTAAGTCGTAATAATAAACCATACTTCACACTTGGTCATTTGTTTGATGCGCTCGGAAGCTTCTTTGAGAAGTTTCCAACAGTACGTCTTGATGGTGAAATTTATAATCATGAATACAATACTGATTTCAACAAAATAATCAGTTTAACACGTAAAAAGAAACCTACATCAGCTGACTTAGCTGAAGCAGCAAGCAAGTTACAGTTTCATGTATTCGATATGTTTGATTCAGATCGACCTGATATGACCACAATTGAACGTCAAGAGTTTCTTCATATGGAAGTTGCAGGTATTGATTCAATGATTAAGATTGTTGAGAATATTATGTACGAGCCGACAATTGAAACAATTGAAGAAGCTCATGCAAGTTATATCGAGGATGGGTATGAAGGTATCATGTTGAAGAATCCGAGCGAGCCGTATATTTTCACACGTACAAAACATTTGCAGAAGTATAAAGCATTCGATGATGATGAATTTTTAGTGCTTGATATCACACCAGGTAATGGGCGACGTGCAGGTATGATGGGTCGGTTGATTTGTCAAACAAAAGATGGTAAAGAATTTGGAGCTAGTGGTCGTGGTAATGATGAATTGTTTACCGAGCTGCTTGTTAACAAAGACAAATACATTGGTAAGCTTGCTACAATTCGATATCAGAACCTTACACCAGATGGTATTCCACGTTTTCCGGTTATGGTTGACATTGGGCGTGAAGATCTGTAGGAACACTTCTATAATACAGTATGGATAAATTCAAGCGCGGATCTCTTATTGAGCGGGATGACATGAACGATAAAAAGATGCTTCGCCGTCATGCTCGAGCTCGACTCAAACAAGAAGACGAAGGAGGTAAGGAAGACAATCTTTGTGATCGTACAATTCCGTATTACATGATCGGTGACTCCCCGGAAGAAATTCTTGATCATCTTGCTCCTGATCCAACAGATCCATGGAACATGACAAAGGAGGAATTCGAACAATATAAAAAGGATCATCCAGATATGTATCGTAAGACAAAATGAAATTTACTAAATTTGAAATTGCAGAATACATTCTTGGTTGGTTAGATGTTGATAGAGAATGGTTTGATGAAAATGATATTGAAAGTATCTTACATAACGCTAAAGCAATGTTAACAGATGAACAAGACGGAATTGAAGCTGCTATCCGTCGTCGGATACAAAACCGGAAGGAATGAAACAATATGAGCAATAATAAAACATTAAACTGTCTGAACGAGACGCATAAACATGTCCGTCAAGTACAAATGAATCTGAATTTGTTTGTACATGATCTGATTGATCGTGGTCAAAAGCATGATGATAGTAAGTTTGTTGATCCGGAGCTAGCAATCTTTGCTGAAAAGACTCCTGAACTAGCTAAGACAGAATATGGTTCTCCTGAGTATGATGAGCTTCTCAAGCAGGTACAACCTGCTATTGACAACCACTATGCAAAGAACCGGCACCACCCTGAACACTGGGAGAATGGTGTTAATGACATGACACTCCTCGATTTGCTCGAGATGCTTGCAGACTGGAAAGCAGCTACGCAACGAAATAAAAACGGTAATATCCGCACCAGTTTGGATATCAACAGCAAACGGTTCAATATCGATAGTCAGCTAAAGCAGATTATGGAAAATACCGTACGTGAACACTTTAAAGATTAATATGAACGCAGAAACACAATACCTACAAATTCTTCAAGACCTTCTTGATACAGATGTCATTCAGCAAAACCGTACCGGTGTAGCTACTTATAAAATCCCACCTCGTATGATTCAACATGATATGAGTTTAGGATTTCCGGCACTTACAACAAAACGTCTTGCATTTAAAACAATGGCGGTTGAGCTCGAGGGGTTCATTAAAGGTGTTACATCTAAGAAATGGTTTCAAGATCGTGGATGTAAGATTTGGGATGAATGGTGTAACCCAGATAAAGTACTATATGGTAACGATGATGAAACTAAAGCTAAAATGAAAGCCGAAGACGATCTCGGTCCATGTATTTATGGAGCTAGTTGGAGAGATTTTCATGATCCATCTGCAAGACATTACGGTAATGAAGGTCATCAAAGTGTTGACCAATTAAAAAGTATTGTTTATCGACTTCATAACAATCCTGAATGTCGTCGAATGGTCTGTACTGCTTGGAATCCTCTCGGTCTAGATCATACAGCACTTGCATGGTGTCATTTTTCTTGGCAAGTTATGAAGCGTGGTGAATATCTCGACCTTGTTTGGACGCAGCGCAGTTGTGATACATTCCTTGGGGTACCATTCAATCTTGCATCGTATGCTTTGCTACTAGATTTGCTAGCAAAAGAAGCAGGTCTCAAACCAGGTGTTCTAAGTGGTTCACTAGCTGATTTACACCTGTATGAGAACCATGTGGAACAAGCAAGAGAACAGCTGTCACGTAGCCCGCTTGCGTTGCCTACGCTTCAGACAGATAATTTTACAAGTGTATTTGATTGGGAGTTTTCAGACTCGAAGCTCGTCGATTACAATCATCAGGGTACAATCAAGGCGGAGGTTGCAGTATGAGAAAATTTGATTGGAGAACTATCTCAGAGACAGGGTTTGTGCATGTCAAAAATGTGAATGCTTTGATGGAAGATAAGTTTACGGTAGATCACCGTAAACAAGATCATTTTTACTTGCAACTACAAATTAATACCACAAATGATAAACAAGATCTAATCAAGAAGGTTCAGCAACAAGTCGTACAGGAAATTGAAACGATCTAGAACGATTATTGCGGACATAAAGATCTTAAAATGAAGGTTAGAACAAGTGGTATGACCGGATATCCTAATAAACCTGGTCATTGGAAGACATTATATGGTACCTGTCCTACATGCGGTAAAGAATTCTGGGATGAGTTCGAGGTTGATGATTTGTATTATGAAACCTGGAATTGGGATTAAACTATTCCCTCTGCCAGCTTAGTTGCTTGATCTTCTTTTCAAGTTCAGCAAGCTGGTTTGTAAGTGATTCTAACTGATTTGTCTTTTCCTTTTGCTCCTTTTCTCGTCTCATATCGCTCAAACCAAGGTCCATAGAAGAGAAATTTTCAACATCGTTCAATTTTTTGAGCCTAAGGTTGAGATCGGAAATCGTTTTTGAAATACTAACTTTTTGTGATTCAAGCTGTTCGATTTCCCCAGTACCAATATCACCTTCTGTATTTCCATAACTTTCCTTTTTAATAAGGTAAAAGAAATCCCAATGCTGATCAGGCGATTTTGTAATTACAGCTTGTAACTGCTTATACGTATCCCCTGTATTAATATTATCATCCACAAATAAAATATTAAGCTGATCCTCACCAAGCTTTTTGTTCAGTCTTTCTTGTCTGAATACAGAATTAGTTGCATATTGATCTAAATGACCACCTAGCTTAGGTTGTTTAGCACCTGGAAATTTTTCGAAGAACCCATTTTGGTTTAACGCATCGATTATTTGTTGTATTAAAACCGGCTCACCTGCACCGCGTAAATGAGTTGCAACTGAAATGTATTTATCGTCATTGCTTTTATGGTTTGTCATTACCGCATTTGCAGCATCATTTATTTCTGTTTTTGCAGTAGCTGCTACATTACTGGAATGATTAGCATCTCCGAAGATTTTATTGTACAGCGTATTGACAATATTTTTACTGTTATCTGGGTCATTTAATCCAAATATTTGTTTCCAACCTGTTGTTGTATTAGGAATTTTTTTGTGTTCTATAGCTGGTAATTCATAACCAATTTTATTTTGAATTGACTGTACAATATCCATAACATGAGGTGATCTACTACTCGGATACACAATTAAATTATAATGCGTCTTAGCTGTGTATGGTTTTGATACGAACCCATCAATTGCTCTATCTATTAACATTTGATATTCCTTATCAGTAAATGCATCATAATCATAATGTGTTGTATTTATGTTTGAATCGTATGATTTTGGATCAGCTGAACCCGATGTAAATGTCTTCGGTATTCTCATAACACTTTTTCTCATATCGGTATCGTCCACAACATCATACCCATAATACACTCTATGCCAATTACCTTGAGATAATCCCCTGTTTCTTATAAATGTTGAATTATCACCTTTAACTGTTGTTAAAGAATCAGTAAATTTCAATACATTATCATCGTTTGAATCTGTTGTAAACTTTAATGTATCACCATCTTTGTAAAACTCTTCATTTACGAGCTTTACGAGCTGACTAAATTTTGTAATTGTCATATTTTATTATTTATTCAAGAAGGAACAGTGTTACAATCATTTAGAATTTATGAAAAAAATAGACAAAGAAATATTCGAAAGCGTCCTAGCAGATTATCCGCAACTCGACTTGCCGACACGAGCAGAAATTATCAGCAAAGCAGAAGCTGAACAAGAAGCAGCAAAAGAGCCGCCTCTCCCAAAAGAGCCGAAGCAATTCGTAATTGTTGCATTGAGTGAAGATGAAAACATTGCTGAAATTCCAATGTATATTGTTCAGACGCCTGAAAGTGTTCCGCATGTTGATGTTGTGAAACGCATTAAAGAAGCAGCAGCTGAACACAATCTCACACGTAAAGGCATGAAGATTCCAGTGGAGACCATTGCTAACGCTATGGGAGACGTAAAGAGAAAGCTTCTTACTGAACGAGATATCAGTGTAAAGACGAAAGAACCTGTAATCATCGTTAATGCTGTTAATGCAATTGACTTTGATGCTATGGTAAAAGAAGCAGAGTAAATGAAGTGGAATATTACAACGAAGTCTGGTAGATTTATCGAGATTGAATTGTTCGAGTTTTATGGTTGGAAGAACCGCAATACTGCAGTTGCTAATTTCTATACCAGTAAAGGTAATATCGAAGCGGGGATGGAAATTCTTCCGCTGATATTTTGGAATAATTTTGAAATAACTCGCGATAAATTCCCGCCAAGTTCAACCGAGCGTGTATCGAGAAATCAATTCCGTATTAGAAAAACAGCTCGTTCATGCATCTTTCTATGGTTAGGTGGAATATTCTGGGATAGACATGTATGAAACAGTGCATTCGAAAATGTGAACTAAGCAGGTGTAAAACATACTGTGTGGGATGTAAAAGAACAATGAAAGAAATTTACGAAAAGGGTAAAAAATAATAGGAACAACGATATAATACAACTATGAAATTAAGCAAAGCATTAAAAGTTAAAAATCGCCTTGTAGGTGAGATCAACACAGTTAAATCTATCATTAACCGTGAGAATTCACAGCTTGAAGATAAGTTTAATCATACTAAAGTTAGTGAGTCGTTCGTTCAACTTGATGATAAACTTGCTCAACTGATTAGTCTCAAGGCTGCAATTCAAGTTGCAACTGCACCAATTGCAGTTAAGCTGATCAGAATGGCTGAACTCAAAGGACAGCTAGGCTTTTTCGAATGCCTCGACACAAAAGAAGGTAAGTTTAGTAAATCTCGATTCACGCGCGATGCACCTGAAGAATATGATGTGTTTGAAGCTTTTGTTACCCAAGATGATGTTGACGCAAGATTGCAAGTGATCAAAGAAGAGATCAATGATCTTCAAGACGAGGTCGATGATTTCAACGCAACAACATCAATTTAGTTTATGAGGGGATAGAATCGGGCGGGTATGAAAAGCAAGTAGCACTTATCATACTCTCTTCGGAGACTTGATGAACTGGTCCAATCGGACTTCGTATATATACAGATATCGACATCTAAAATACAAAATTTAGCTTCTGTAAACTGTAAAACGAAAATCGTAAAACAAAAAACTTAGCAGCGAAACTTTTCGTTGAACTTCGGTTCTTGAACCTCACCTTTTATATGGAAGAATTAACAATACCATTTCAATCAGGCCAGTATAGGGTAACTGCAATCAAAAAGAAAACAACAGCTTATGGTTTTTGTGATATTAAAGAAGGTGATTGTATCTACTTTACATGTGAATTCAAACGTACTGTTGGAAGCAGAGGTATACACGCATTATATGTTTATGTTTTCAGCTTGTCTGGAAAAGGTATCACGGTTGTATCACAAAACGAATTGTTTCAAAGGCTCGAATGTTTTGAAATTGAACCAATAACATAATGAACGATTTTAAATTCAAAATGGAATGGAGGATGTATAATCTTCCGAAATTCGTATATGATGTTTACGACTTCTTCGTTGATGATGTGTGGGGATTCATTCTACCCCGATATCGAATGAACTGGCTTGATTACATTAAGCAGTTCTTCAAGTCACCACAACGTTGGGTACGAACATACATTCCGAAATATGAATGGCATGATAAAGATTATCTTATCGAGGAATTTTTATTCGGTTGTGTTATTCATTTCGTAGAAGGTGAAGAATGTTTTGAACGGGTCGCATATGATGATTGTGATGATCATAAGAAGTTTGCAAAAGAACTTACAGATTGTTATGATTTTGTGAAGGTTCGCCGACCGAAATTACAGAAACAAATAGATGATGCACTCACAGCTGCAACGAATAAAGCTGGACCACTTGAATGGGAAGATGAACCATGTAAAATTGACGATCAACTATCATTAAAGAAATTGAAACCATCTAAGTTTTCATATGAAGAATGCTATAGTCACCATGATAAGCTTGAAGAAAAGCTAAACAAACAAGAAGAATTTTACATGAGCTGGATTATCAGAAATCGTAAGCAAATGTGGACATAATATAAAAATATATTATAATAGAGTTATGGAAAATATGAAGCCAATTACAGATGAACGATTTATACGAATCTGGGAAGAGTGTCGTAAGGAGTGTTATAAAAAAGGAGATCTTTTTATTGATGATTGGACCGCTATGTGCTATGGCATAGATGAGTATAGCGAAGAAAACGGCATGGATAAGGTTGAAGATGGTGACATGTTTACCACGGAAGCTCACAAGGCATTTATAGCAGGTGCTCAATGGGCATTCAAATACCTTAAAGTCGATACAGTAAAAGACGAAACAGAATCTGAGAAAGAACAATATCCCCCTGATAAGTACAATTTCGGGTTTGAAAGTAAAGAAGCTGCTGAAGAAGCAGGAAGAAAATCATTCAGAACACTTATCGATGTTTTAAAAGAAAATAGAACTGAAAGTCTGTGATAGTTATTTCGATAGAATATGATGCAAAGTTTAGAAAACTTCTAAAGGAATACGGAATTAAGAAGCATCGTTTAGAAAATTGTCTATCATTTCTTGCTAATCATCATAAGAGAACAACTAAAATTTGGTTTTATACGTTGAGTATTTCTGTCGTACCAGGACCAGTTTCTGGGTATATATGGGGTACAAACGAGATTCAGATTGGGGACGAATTTTATGGTGCTCGAGTGTTCCGTACAAAGCGACAGTTCGTTATACAGACTATTGTACATGAATTTAAACACTGGATACAATGCAACATTGATAGAGCACCTGTAAGAGATGTAGTCGATTACGTTCCGGACTCTAATGATGATATTGATCATGATAAATATGCAAATAACAAATATGAACATGAATGTAAAGAATGGGAAAAAATTGCATCAAGATTAGATGACTTTTTCTAATAAGTAATGATATGATCGAAAAGAGCGATAACGAATTAATCATGGAAAATTATCCTGGTGCATACAATCAAACAAGACAAAATAGTCAATATGCACCTCATAGTCAAGGACCATCCAGTGCTTTTCCTGGTCTCCAAGGTAAAGGTAAAGTGGAAGGATCACCATACAGTGCAAGTACAGGTGTAGAGCAGGAATCAGAAATTTCCGACAGTAGTGAAATTCTTGTACCAGGGTACGGTTCAATGAGATTAGAACAGTTGGAAAATTTGATGCGAAGATGTGTTGAAGATATTAAGCGTATGCTTGATAATGGTGTTTATGCAGTTGATGATAAGCTGTCTTTATTAAAACACTTTAAAAATACATATGATGCATACATGGATTAAGTGTATCTTTACTCCATAATTTAGAGTATGCATTTATTTAAAACTGAAAAACCGCATGATAAGTTTTCTTTACCATGGGAATATGTAGATCATTACATCACTGATTTACATAATCAACTTAAAGTTGACGAGATTGAAACTGACTGTGTTATCGGAATAGGTAGAGGCGGCTTAATTCCTGCCACTATGTTAGCATACAAGTTCGGTTGTAATGAACTCGTTAATTTCTCAGTTAGCTTGAGAGATGGTGCTGGGTGTATTAAACAGACACCGCAATTAGACATGTTTAAAAATGTTATTGTTGTGGATGATATTAATGATTCCGGAGAAACATTCAGAAAAGTTTCTGTATTTTTATCCACATTTTACCCTCAAATAAATGTAACATATTGCTCATTGTTAAGACGTGATGATACAACATTTGATATTAAAACATATCACTGCGGAAATGCAGGCACTAGTTGGATTCACTTCCCGTGGGAAGTTGATTAAATAATTGTGTGAAGTCCCGTCCATTCTATTTTGAAATTTCAGATATTATCACGCAGTTTTGTGCTGCGTTCGATGATATAGTTATTGGTCGCTATAACAAAAATCGTTCTGAACAAGATCGAATCAGTGTAAGATACGTGTATGCACCGAAAGAACGTGTGATGCACGACATTGTTAATGAGAATAAAACACTTACATTACCGGTTGTGAGTGTTAATATGACTGGGTTAAAACGTGATAGCGTCAGACAACGTAATAAGATCGACGGCGGGTACTTTAGTGATTTAACTGAAGCAGCAAGTCATTCACATATTAAAGCCCCTGTACCGGTAAATATTGAGATATCGATGGCAATTATGTCGCGTTATGATACTGATATGGATCAGATTATATCGAATTTCATACCTTTTTGTGACCCGTATGTTATTATAAGTTGGCCGGTGCCAATACAATTTAAACTTCCAAACATACAGGAAATTCGAACAACGGTGTTGTGGAGCGGTGATATATCAACGACGCATGAACTAAATAGAGATTCATCAAAAAAGGATAGAGTTGTTTCTGAAACGAACTTCACTCTTAAAGGATGGTTGTTTAAAGATACAGCTGATCCAGTAGGTGAAATTCATAATATAAGACAAAACTTTTACGATGTTAATCTAATTACATCAGCTGATCTTGATACTGGTGATATTAGTCGTCGTGTATTGAGCGGTGCACCTGAAATAACAAGCATATACTACGGTCAACGACAGCTTTTCACTAGATTACCATTAGCATACGGTACAACAGGTAATATAACTCTTGAAGGGTATGGTTTCAATCATGTTGAAACTGTATTATTATCATCGAATAACCCGGATGTGTACTCTAGTGTTAAAACGGTATCAGGATTCACATCTCAACAAGCACCGGTTTCAGGTCAAGAGATTATACCGACAGTTTTAAATGATAATATTTTGATGTTTGACTTGCCATCATTAAGTGCAGCATCGTCATTTGATGTGGTGTTTGTTACAATTAATGATGCTGGATACACAGATAGTAGTTACACGCTAAATACACAATCTTTCAGTGCTGGTGATACGAATATTATGATGTTAGACAGTGGTATCGGTATTGTGACTTATCTCGATCAGGTTATAACTGACCTCTCTGGTAACTATATATCATACGATCTATAACATAGTATTGATTAAAACAGTGGTTACAATTAAATAATTACAATGGCTCAAGACGATAAAAAAGGATTCTTTAAATCTGACCTATTCAAGAATTTAACAAACAAACTACCATATCAACCGGTAGACTTTGATAATGTGTTCGGCAACCTGAATCCAAAATACCCAGCTTTCCAGCAATTGGGCATGGATCGCAATGAAGCACTAGCTAAGAATAGTATATTTTATAACAACGGGTATAATGAACAAGGAGCAGCAGCTATTTCAAGAGATGGTGATTATGCGCAGCTTGTTTATTCTAATATCGATGAGAATAAAGGTGGTAGATTATCTGAGTATAGAGTTATGGCTGCCTTTGCTGAAGTTGCAACAGCACTAGATGAAATTTGCGATGAGTGTGTTAACCTTGATGATGAAGGTCGTGTAGCTTATCTTAAAATTAAAAATACTGAAATCGATTCAGAATATGAAACTTTACTTAAAGAAGAATTTCAAAAATATGTAGATCATTTCGAGTTAGAGAAGAAAGGGTTCGAGTATTTCAGACAGTTGTTAATTGAAGGGGAAGTTTATTTTGAACACATCATTCATAACAATCATATAGATGAAGGTATTTTAGGTGCTGTAACATTACCATGTGAGTTGATTGATCCTATTTTTGATAATATTCAAAACATGATGATCAAAGGGTATATTTTACGTAAACCAATCTTTGATCCACAGAAGCCTGAAAAGGTTGTCGGATACGATTTGATTCCGATGGAAGAAAATCAAATTACATATGTACACTCTGGTGTTTGGAATCACGATAAGACGTTTAGAATGCCGCATATTGAAAACGGTAGACGTGCATATAGACAGCTGTCTCTTATTGAAGATTCTATTGTAATCTATCGTCTAGTTCGTGCACCAGAACGTCTAGTATTCAATGTTGATACCGGTAACCTTCCGCCACCAAAAGCAGAAGCTTATCTCCGTAAATTAATTCAGCAGTATTGGAGCAAAAAGACGTTTGACACGAATCAAGAAGGTCAAGTACAAAAATTCAATCCTCAAAGTATGCTAGATAGTTTCTGGTTCGCAAAGCGTACTGGTAGTGAAGGTACATCCGTTACACAACTTGAAGGTGGTCAAAACCTCGGTGAGCTTACAGACTTGCTTTACTTCGTCGAAAAGCTTTACAAAGCACTTAAAGTGCCAGGTACTCGTATAAACCCAGAACAAGGTTTTTCTGATGGTAATGAAATCTTAAGACAAGAACTTAGATTTGCTAATTTTATTATCAGATTACAGCAGCAGTTTGCTAACGGTCTTAAAAACGGATTTATTGCTCATCTTAAGCTTAAAAAGCTAGATAAGAAATTTGATATCAAAGCGCATAACATTGATATTACAATGAATGTACCGACTAACTTTTACGAAATGCGTGAAAGTCAGAAATTGTCTCTACGAATGGACAACTTTAATGCTATTGCTGGTAATGAAAGTATATCACCAACATTTGCACAAAAGCTTTATCTTGGTTGGGATGATGACCGTATTAAAGCTAATAGACATGCACGTCGTAAAGATGCTGAAACTGATTGGGAAATTGCACAAATTACTGCAGGTGGTCCTGACTGGAGAGAAAATATGGAGCAAGGTGTTGAAGGAGCAGAAGGTGATCTCGGCGGAGCGGACCTCGGCGGAGGAGGTGGCGGAATCCCTGACTTCGGAGGAGCTCCAGCTGATGCAGGGGGTACTGAAGATATACCAGTAGAGCCGGAGACACCGGTTGGTGAACCGGTGCCAGAAGAGCCAGTAGCTTAAAGGTTTAATCAGACCATACAAGAAGAAGACGACCACTTGCGTCAAGTACTTGAATCAAAGTCCCTGAAGCTGCAGTTACCGTGGTGTTCATGAAATCTTCTAGATAACCCGTTGTCATGCTTCCACCTGATGCAGGTGGTACTAGTGTTGTATGTAATGGCATAATATTATTTATCCTCGTTATTTTTACTTGCGAGCTTTTTAGCTGCTTTAACATCTCCGATTGTTAACATAAGGTCACCTTCAGTTGGTGAAAAAATATAAAGATATTCATCAGCTTCATTACTTGTATTTTTTTGTGTGTTTTCAACCCATTCAACGATCGGAAGATTGAAAAAACGTTTTATTTTTCTTAACATGCTCATATAATTATTTATTCATCCAGTAGCCAATCTTCATTATCATTCAACAGACGATATATTGGCTGAAAAACTATTAAACCAAATCGTTGTGTGTTGGATTGCCATCCTTTCACTGTTTGGTTACTATCCGGCCATTCATCAAGCAGTTTATCATAAAATGCAGCACCATCTTTAATAGACATTGTTACATAATACATTTTTTGTGATTTATCACTGTTATATGTAACATAACGAGCTGGTATCTTATTATGAATGTCATGGAATGCTGATGCAGCTAATGCACCATCCGTTGTTTTATCACCTATAATCCAACTAAGCCAATTTGGGTATGATGGGCCGTCCCAAATATAACCACGTTTTAAAACATAAAAAACACCATCACCAGCTTTATATCTGAGATCTTTTGTTAAACGATATCCTAATTTACGTCTCCAACCAAAGATCGTTTTCTTCTTGATATTTACTCGTTCATAATGAATTTCTGACGATATCCAGGGCATACATTATTTATGTTTAATCTGAATATGGTGAGTAACCATGAACGCGTCTATACTCTGCTGCATTTGCTTTGATTCTGCTCACAACTAAACGTGCTTGTGTAATTGTATTTTCATCTAGTATATCACCATTTTGTGTTGCAAATGATACATATGTGTGTACAACATGACCACCAGGTTCTTCTCTTTGACCGATCATTGCCCATAGTGCACTACCGACATTTTCATTCATATAAATTGATTTTATTAGTGAATTCGGTAAGTTATCAGTGTATAAAACAGCGTACTCATTGATCATAATTTCACGCAATCTATTAACATAATCAGCATCTAAATCGACATGAACATAATTAAATACTTTTTGATTGCTTTCTCTTATCTGAAATGTAGCAGTTGACCACTTTGGATCAACTGAACCATTCCATGCTTTCATTAAAAGAAACCGGCTTATATTTGTGCTATCAATCAAGTCAGCTATCATCAATTCTGTCTCGTCCCAATCAGCTAAATATTCACCAAAAGATAGATTTTTTTGTACCTTACCCATTTCGAGCGCTGCAACTTCAATTTCAGCTCGTTGGTGTGAAAGTTGCGCTTGATAATTATAGTAAGCAGCTAACCAGCCTCCGCTCGCTGTTATAACTGCTAATACTAATGATAGTACTACCTTAAAAGGTGTAGAAGAATTTCTTAGTTGTTCCATTGTCAATACTTATAAAAACAAGTAATGTGTTTAGTATATTTTTTAGACCTATATAACAATATTTTTGTTTGATTAAATATTTTAATGGCATGTGAAATACAACCGGTATCAGCTTTTCAGTCAACCAATTTAAACAACAAAATCGAATCATATAACGATCTGGCTGAACGCATACTTAGATCATTAGGCTACCCGTTCATAAACATTGAAATTCATCGGGATTCTCTATACGAAAATATTAGTATTGCTGTCGAATGGTTCACAAAGTATGCTGGATACACACAAGAATATCTGGTATTTGATAGTGATTTATATGAAAAGAATAAAGGTGTGAGATTAGACCATCTTTTCACTCTTCAAAATAGCGATACATTTACAGAACAAGTTCAATTTAAAACAGAGAGTAAAGATTTTTCTACATATGCTGATGAACCTGATACGATATCATTAGATACAACGTATGTATGTACAAGTGCAATACCTGGTTCTTATTTTACAAGTGTCTCATCATTATCATCACCACTTTCAGATGGTGTATTTGAGTATCAGCTTTTACTGACCGAAATTTACAACACAGTTGTTGAATCTAATTCAGCATTAGCTCAATACTTTGTAGCTCAAACACCAAAAGGGTTTACTATTAAAGGTACAAAGGAAGGTAACCGAAACAGATTCATGAATTCATTTGATTACGACTTGATGGATTATAGAAAGGTAATCGATGTAATTAACTTTGAAGAAGGTTCATCAAATGGTATTAACACTCTCTTTACTATTGAACAAACATTAGCACAGCAAACATACTTCAGTTATTCAATGGGTAATTACGGTTTCGACTTAGTAAGTTGGTATACAATGAAAGAGTGGATGGAAACTCGTGAGAAAATGCTTGCAATTAATCGTAGCTATACGTTCGATCCAAGAACACAATTGCTTAGAATGTATCCGCAACCACGAAACAGTGGTACATCTGCAAGTAGATTCTACGGAGTTATAAGCTGTTATGTTGAAAGACCTATCAGAGATGTTATAAAAGAGCAATGGGTGTATAACTATGCACTTGCTTTAACGAAGATGACTGTAGCAAGCGTACGAGGCAAGTATGGTAACATCACATTGTTTGGTGGTGGAACGTTAAACTCTACCGATCTAATGACACAAGGTCTTGACGAGAAGAAAGCGCTAGAACAGAATATCCAAGAAGGCGGGTATGGGGACGCAGCTCCACCTGTCTTTTTTGTGGGAGCTTGGGCAGCAGCATTAATACCAATATATAATATTATACACAATATTTATACAAGCGGTGCATTGAACACTATGTTAGGTTGATGCTTCACGACGTTGTTTTTTGTAGTTGTTTAAATAAATAACTATAATGAATAGACAAACAGAAAGTGATATAATAGACGCATATAAGATTCGAAAATGTGCATTAAGTGTGGCTAATGATTTTAGTATAGCTGAGGCAACAGTTTTGAAAATCATGCATAACCACGGTATTCCTGTTTATGGTAATAAAAAACGCGATCATTTAATTGAGGAAGCTATTCAGTATTATCAAGACTACCCTATTCTGTCAGCAACTTTAAATAAATATGGATTTTCAAAATCATATTTCATGAAGTTATTAGATGAGCGTGGTATCCCAGTCCAAAATCTGAATAGAAGCATTATTAAAAATGAAAAATACTATAAATTGTATACCGAATATGAAGCTGCGTTATCGATTTATAATCAACGATCTGTAATAGCTGATGTTGCAAAAGTTTACGATATACCAACATCTGGTGTAAGATCAGTTTTAAAATTACACGGAATCATATTACAGAAAAAACGGAAACAATCGTTAGTAAAAAGTAAAGCAAAAAAGGATATCATTATATGTGATTACAATAATGGTTTATCTATTGGTGAACTTAAAGTAAAATATGATGTAAGTGTGTACTATATAAGAAAAACACTCACCGATAATGGTGTTACGATTCGTAGTAAGAGACTTTCAATACAGATGAGAAATAAAGATGAGACAAATCTCCGTAATAAGTTGAACCGCAGTTATAGATCGAAAAAATACACTCTACCGAGCGGTAAGATCATATTTGTTCAAGGATATGAAGATCATTTTTTAGATTTCATTTTTTATAATAACATTTTAAATGAAACTGAAATAGAGTATGATGCTCCGAGAATACAGTATATTGCAGATAATAAAGAAAGATTTTATTATCCTGATTTTTTCATCCCGAAATTTAATTTACAGGTTGAAATAAAATCGTTATACACTTTCAAGCGCACTCGAGCAGAAAAATTCGATGCTGCAAAAAAATCACAATATGACTACATCGTTATAATAGATAAAGATTACACAGACTTCATTAACAAAATTTCGAACTAACCTTCGCTATATATTTTATCGTATGCTGTATTTGTTGCATCGATAAGATCTTGGATAGATTTGCTATTACGAAGCTGTTTAAATGCGAGATTTTCTACGCTAAACTCACCACCTGTAGCAAGACCACTCTTTCTCATCTTTTGAATACGATCTTTTATACGTTTACCATATTCATAGTATTCTTCATTTATAGGATCACCAAGAGGTGCGCTTTCAACTTTACTAACGAGTTGATCAATAAGTTTCTCATACTCACGAGCTTTTTTACTTACATCTCGTTCATCAACATGAGGAGGGTCATATGTTGGTTTAACTAACCATTTATCATTTAACAATGAGTAAAGACCTGAAGCAATATGCGGCTCGCTGTTGTCCTGTAAATAAACTTCAACTTCATACCCTTGAATCATTATGTTATGTCTACTATTCCATATAAAACGCTTACCATCTAATGCTTGTTTAACCAGACCTTCATCATCATTTATATCTTTAAAATCAAGAAGTATATGTAAATCGAAATCAGAATATTGTGTATAATTAAAATTTGATAATGAACCGGTCAATTGTATGTCGGTAAATTTTGCATCTAGCTCCAGAGAATCATAAAAATCTTTTGCTATTACAATAAGCTTTTCTCTAATGTTTGGTTTAATTGTGAACCCGTCCCATACCTTCGGGTTCAATTCTTCACTGTATTGAAAATAGTTCTCATAAAATTTACTAAACGACTGCATCTAAGTATTTATCTAAATAACATTAAAGATGAACTATAAACATAAGAAAAAGTATAAACAAGGTCCGTACATACCAAAAAATGGTAAAAAATATAATGGGGAAAATACACCGTTTTATAGATCAAGTTTTGAGTTAAAATTTTTCAGATGGTGTGATCATAACCCATTTGTTAAACAATGGAATAACGAGTGCTTTATTATACCGTATATAAGTCCTTTAGACAACAAAATGCACAAGTACTATGTTGATGGGTATATTCTATTTGAAGATAAGCAAGGGAAACTCGTCAAATTTTTAGTTGAAATCAAACCAAGTAGCCAGACCAAACCACCAACACCAAGTAAACGTAAAAAGAAAAGCACTATTATATATGAACAGTCTGAATGGTTGAGAAACCAAGCTAAATGGAAGTATGCTGATGAATGGTGTAAGAGAAATGGGTTTAAATTTGTAGTTCTTACAGAAAAAGAGTTAAATATTTGAAAGGGAACGATAAATAATTGTAATGAGTCATCATCTTATAGTAGAAAAATCCGCTCCTGAACAAGAATTCGAGTATATCGTTGAAGATAAAAACGGTAAAGACGAAAGAAACTTTTTCATCAAAGGTCCATACATGATGGCTGAAGGTGTTAATAAGAATAACAGAATCTATACACTTAACGAGATGGTAACTGAAATTGCTCGTTATAATAAGGAGATGGTTATGACTGGTCGCGCTTGTGGGGAACTGAACCACCCAACATCAGCAGAAGTTGATCTTGAAAGAGCATGTCACGTTGTAACAGAGCTTACACAAGAAGGTAATGTTTTCATTGGTAAGAGTAAAGTTCTCTCAACACCAAAAGGTCTCGTTGTTAGATCGCTTATTAATGATGGTGTTCGTGTTGGTATGAGTTCAAGAGCACTTGGGCAACTTATTCCAGAATCTGGTCAAGAAGGTATCAACCGTGTAAAGGATTTTAAACTTGTAGCAATCGATTGTGTAGCTGATCCATCCTTTTCAAATGCATTCGTTAATGGTATTCTTGAATCAAAGCAATACGTTCTAAACAAATATGGTCAATTTGAAGAAGCATATGATAAATTTGAGAATGGTTTAATTACACTACCGAAAAAGCACACAAAAGAGTATTTAACAGAAAATATTATTCAGTTTTTGAAAACACTTTAATATTTTTATCAGAAAAAACAATAACATACTATAAATAATTAAAAATGGCAACGACACAACAAAAGCAGATTATTGAGTTCATTAAAAACGTGAACGAGAAAAACTATCAAGCTGCAAGCAAAAATTTAAAAACGGTTGTTGATAGGAAAATAGCTCGTCAGATCATAAGTAATAATAAACGTAAATTATTTTAATCATGGGTAACAAAAAACAAGATATCAAAAAGACTTTAAGCGAAGCAACAGACGGTGCTCTCGATGAAAATGTACTTAACCAAATCGAAGAAGCATTTGAAGATCGTGTAAAAGATCGTGTTCAAATTCATGTCGAAAAAGCTCTTAACGAACAAGACGAACTTTATACAAAGAAGTTAAAGCAAGTTATTGAAGCTATTGATACTGATCATAGTAAGAAACTTAAGAATGTTGTTGAAGCTATCGACAAAGATAGAACAGCAAAACTTAAACTTGTTGTTTCTCGTTACGAAAAAGCAATCAACGAAGATGCAAAGCTTTTCAAAGGCGATCTTGTTGAATCAATTTCTGAATTTATCGATGTTTATATCGAAAATAAAATTCCATCAGCTGATATTCAAGAAGCTGTGAAGAATAAGAAAGCAGCTAAAATTTTAGAAGGTCTTAGACATCACCTTGCAGTTGATAGTGCTCTTGAAAAAGAAGCTATTAAAGAAGCTGTAAAAGATGGTCAAAAACAAATAAGTGAAGCTTCAAATGAGCTTGAGTCTGTTCGCAAAAAGAATGCGCAAATATTGAAAGAGAATGATGATCTTAAAAAGAGATTATTCTTGGAAGAGAGAGTTGCCAAACTTGATGAAAGAGCGAAAACATATGTGAAGAAGGCATTCGCAGATAAGGATTATAACTTTATCACAGAAAACTTCGACTATACTGTAAAGCTCTTTAAGAAAAAAGAAGTGGACAGACTTGAGGAGCTCAAAACAGAAGCTTTCAGTACTAAGGAAAAGGTAGATCGTGTGATCACTGAGAAGAAACAACCTGCTAAGCAAGAGTTAGTTTCTGAAAATACAGTGCCAGCAAGTTATCTATCAGAACTATCTAAGTACTAATAACCAATTTTCGCAAGAAGAAATATTTAGGTTATCCTGAGTTACCTAGAGTTATACACTAACTCTTTGGGGTCGAATAAAAGGAAAAAACGAAAAATTATGAATAGAATTAGTCCTACTCAAGCTTATATTAATGAATCAAGAGCGAAGTTACTTGTTGAGAAGTGGGGTCCTGTATTGGATTACACTTCAAAGAATGTAGCTCCGATCGAAGACGCACATACTCGCCTTAACACAGCTATGCTACTTGAAAACCAAGAAGCCTACTGCATTCAAGAAGCCGGTCCAGGTTACACACCTTCAGGTGTTGCTAACACAGCTGGATCTGGTGGTGCAGTTGGTAACAACTTTGGTTACGCAGGTAACGTTGGTGGTACCCCAGGTACTGACCAATATGCTGCAGGTGATGCACGTCTTCCAAAGATCTTGATTCCAATGATTCGCCGTACTTTTCCCGAACTTATAACTAACGAACTCGTCGGTGTTCAACCGATGGCAGGACCAGTAGGTCTTGCATTTGCTCTACGTTACCGCTACAGCGGTGAAACACTTGGTAATGGTATCGATAACAATCGTGCTACTGCTGGTAATTCACCAACAGGTCAAGCAGCTGCTCTCGCAGCGGCTGCAGAAAAAGAAGCTGGTTACCAATATCTTAACACAGGATATACAGGTACATCATCGTCTTACCTATCTGGTGCGACTATCGAAGGTCAAAGCATTGGTGCTACGAACGCACGCGATAACGGTGTTGCTGCATTGCTTAATCAGTTTGAAATCACTGGTAACATTCCTACAATGGAAGTTTCTTTTGAAAAGACAGCTGTTGAAGCAGGTACACGTCGTCTTGGCGCACGCTGGTCGGTAGAACTTGAACAAGACCTTATGAACATGAATGGTATCGATATCGATACTGAATTGACAAACGCTATGTCGTACGAAATTCAGGCCGAAATCGACCGTGAAATGCTTATGCGTATGATTCAAGTTGCTATTGAAGCCGGTGCAGGAAATGGATACTCTGTATGGAGTCCGGCATCTGCTGACGGTCGTTGGTTAGTTGAACGTAATCGTGACTTCTACCAGAAGCTTATCATCGAAGCAAATCGTATCGCAGTGAGAAATCGCCGTGGTGCTGCTAACTTCATCGTTGCTACTCCACGTGTTTGCGCTATCTTAGAAATGCTCCCTGAATTCCAGTGGGTAAATGTACAAGGTAGTGTTAATACACAACCAGTTGGTGTGGCAAAGATCGGTAATCTTGGTGGTCGTTTTAACGTATACCGTGACACTCGTACAGAAGGTGGCTATGTTGGAAACGACCTTAGCAACTCAAATTCAGGTGCTCCAGAATACGCGTTACTTGGCTACAAGGGTCCAGAGTTTTACGACACTGGTATCATTTACTGCCCATACATCCCTGTGATGGTTCAACGTACAATGGGTCCTAACGATTTTGCACCACGTGTTGGTATGCTTACTCGTTATGGAGTTGTTGACAATATCTTCGGGGCAAACCTCTACTACCACGTTGTGGTTGTTGCAGGTCTTGGTCAAGCGTTTACACCAGCTAGCGATAGCGTGTACTTCGGTTAAACCAAGTTTCGGAATCAATGAATTAAAATCAAGAGGTGACTCGAAAGGGTCACCTCTTTTATTGTCTATAACTTCAGACAGGAAAAGACCGCTACAAAAAGCAGCGGTCTTTGTTTGTAATTATTGCTTAGCTGTCTTTACATGAGATGTATTTACATCTCTGAGTTCACCACCAAATTCATCATACACTTCCTGACTAGAGCATCTGATCGGATTGATATCAATCCCGCCTCTCCGAGCGTATAAACACATCACTGACAATTCTTCTGGTTCGAATGTATCCCATAGTCTCTGATAGATGCATTCACAGATCTCTTCATGAAAGTGGCACTCATCTCTGAATGATACGATGTAGCGTAGTAGAGCTTCTTCATCGATCTTGCATTTACCTTTGTAATAGATAAAAACATCACCCCAGTCTGGTTGACTCGTTACACGACAATTGCTTTTGAGTAGTTCAGATCGATACCATTGTTCAATAGTCTCATCCAGAATTTCACCCTCGAGCAAGTCAGGGCTTTCTTCATAAACATCAACATCAGGAATGTTCCCTACTATATCTTCAAGACAAACAAATGTTTCTAATCCCCACTCGTCTGTCGGGCCGTTCATTTCACAACACTCACCTGCCATTAAAAATTTAACATTAACATCTGTTTCAAGCAATTCGCTCAAATCAACAGATACTTTATGTTCAAACGATGATATAGCTGTATGCCGGGTTTTACCGCTTTTCTGCATATTAAATGAGTTAAGATACAACTTAATACTCTTACTCTCAACAATATATTTGCTGCTACAAGGATAAACAATTTTGAGAACACCAGTTACTGGTAATCCTGAATCAAGAAGGAATGAACACTCATATGCATTCCATGTATCACTACCCACAAAAGGTAGATCATCATCTTTAATACCAAGGTATGTTCGGTTATTTTGTCTCGGCTCTCTTACAAGCAAGGTTGGATCGTATGTACTTTTATACTGCGATGTTTGTCCGAGGTGAACTGATATGTTTGAGTTATCCATTTTGTAATTTTGTTATTGTGTTATTTATTGTTTCCATTCGTTCATCAACTGAACCTTTGAGCCTTACTACATTTTCAAGCTCGAAATGATCAAATGCTTCTTCGAACATTTTAATTATACGACGTCTAAAGCTCTTATTAACAGACCTGACACCATCATCAACTAATGGTATATCAGGTTCGGTATAAAATATTACATCAACATTGGATGCATATGTGTTAACAAGTAGTTCTGCGTATGAAACAAGAGTTCTGAACTCTTTTGTTCGATTACGTTTTCTGCTTAGATGCATATATGTTGTATAAACGAGTCCATCTAAGATGCATCTATCCATCACAACGTTCTTTTCAGAACCAACAGTGTTATACCAGTTATTGATATGTTCGTTAAGTATCAGTATTTGTGTTTCAACATTACCTTGCTCATTGATATCAACACCATATTTATCCTTTATCTGACGAGTTATTTCAGGTACAAAGACCCAGTCTTTATACTTTTCATCACCCTGCATTGCATTTAACAATGTAGATTTCCCTGTCGATTGTGCGCCCGTAAAACTAATAACCATTTGCTATATTTCTGAATTCTTTAGTGTTATGATAGATGTGTTCCAATTCTGTATCCGACACTTCATGTTCAATCAAGTCAGCAAGTTTAATACTTGGTTTTTCTTGTAATCCGATTCCATGCACATATCGTAAACCATGAATACCAGCAACAACAGGGTTAGATGTATCAACAGATCTGATATTTTTAATATGATCATATTGTGCAAATTCCTTAGCTAAGCTACATCCAAGTAGATGAGTTGGTTTACGGTAATTCCAAACACCGTCTTTAATCAAATCGTTAATAAACTTTACCCGACCATTACACCAACGTTCAAGCTTTGTCTTACCGATTCCACTAGCAACGTAGTATGAATAGTCGAAACTAATTGCAATGTAGTCAGCATTTTCTGACATGTATTTATAGCAGTCTACTAATTCATCGTATGTCTTTCCTTGAACAACACCAATACTCAAACCAGGTAGTTCAGGATTTGCTTTCATGAACTTATCAAAACTGATCATCGATTCATATCCTTTTTCGAGAACATCTGGTACAATATAAAATGTTGGCTTAAGTTCATTAATAACTTCAGCATACTTAACAGGGTCAAATGACTCACCTAATTCAAAAATACTATTGTCTAAAAGGACTTCTCTCCCTTCAGCAAGACTATCTTTAAAGAACTGGTAATATTCAGGATATTGTTCGGTAAGATGTACTAGACAATATTCGTAATCGTTGTATGTTCTTGATTCGTTTAACATACAGAGCGGACTTTCGTGTGATATAAGCATATGGTTATTATAGTTTGTAAATCCTGTATGTCCAGTTAAATAATGATATACATGGCGTATAATATACCACAACCAGATAGTGTAACAGCTGAACTCAATAAAGCGATTCCGTCAAAAATTGAGAACTTAGATGTGGATGCTAAAACAACTATTGCTGAGAATACTATAACCGCAATTAAAGACCAAATCCGTAATACAATCAACTTTAGTATTGATACAATAGTAGATATAAAGCAAGGTGTTGTAAATGTATATGATAAAGTTACAGATTTTAATGTGGATGGCTTTGTTGGATCGATAACTCAGCAAGCTCAAGATACAATACAGAGTAAGCTTTCAAATTACACAAATGTTGCGTCGCAGATAAAAGATGTATCAACGAATATTACAAGTTCGTTACAATCAGAAATTGATTCATTCCAAGAACAAATACCTGAACAGGTCGAGTCAAGTTCGTTAATAAATAGTTCACTTAGAAAGCAAAGTGAAAAAATATCACAAATATCAAATGTTCGTGTACGTGATATAACAACAAACCCTGCTCTAAAAACAAGTTATGTTAATGATATCATGAATGATGTCGTGGACGAAAGTGTTAACGAAATTGTAAATAACGTAAGTCAAACGAATTTAGGGTCATCCCAACAACAACTCATTAACGATGTTGATACCACTATTTTAAACATCGATACAGGTACAGACCTTGCGTCGCAAAAATTATACGAATTGAATCAGATTATTTAAATGAAAGAATACAACAGCATATACACAGGTATAGTAGTACAAAATAACGACCCGGAAAAACGAGGACGCGTGAAAGTGTTTGTACCTCATATAGCTAGTGCTGTCTATACAGACTGGGTGAAGGATAACACAAACAAAAAATTTAAATTCACTGGTTTGAATATTGATAGTGATTTAACACCAATATTAAACACACTGAAACAAATTTTACCATGGAGTGAAACATGTATGCCGCTTACAAGTGAAAATGCAAGTGCGCGATTTAATAATCGTAGTTTATATGGTAGCATTTCCGATTCAAATACCCAAACAAATTTTAAATCTGCGTCTGGTGAACCAGTAGGTCAAGCACCTGGTGAAGTTTATGAAAAAAGTTTTAACAGACCGAAAGATGCGTTTGCTAATGATGAAAGAGTAAATAACAAAAACCCATACAGTTATATGTATAAACCATCTACATACTCTAATAGAGCAAAAGGTGCGTTTGGTATACCTGCTGTAGGTGCACACGTTTTTGTATTCTTCAGAGAAGGTGATCCGCAATTTCCTGTTATAATGGGAGCATCGTTTGGTAAAAGTGATTGGGCTGGTGTCTATGATGATATTGATTACCCTGGCAAGTTTGAAAATTATGGTAGTGGTATTACTGAGCCAGATCATAATGTCGAAACATACCGAAACAAATATTTGATAAATCAAAAAGGTGGAGCATTTGAAATATGTAATACTGATCTCAAGGAGAGTGTAAAGCTTACACAAAGTAGTGGTTCATTCAATGAAATGAATAACCATACAAGTACAGAATTTGCATCAAATAACAAACAATCACTTATTCAAAACGATAGTTATTCTACAGTACAAGGATTCAGAAACGAATTTACAGGTAAGAATCTTGACGAAATTGTACAGAGAGACAAGTATACCAAAGTTGGTAATCTAAATGCTGAATATTTTGAACAGTGGAGAGATATTGTTTCAGGTATTCAAGACAACAAACAGTTGTTTGAAATCAGACGAGCAGTAGATAATTCTGTTAAAGATGGGAGCGGTAACGTTATTCTTAAACGCAATAGTGTACAGCAAACTAGATCAGGTACTTTTGCAGATTTTAATGTGTTGAGTGATGTATATTTAAGTCTAAATTTAAACAATTCACTTAGTGTACCAGCTGTACAGATAAGAAACAATACAGTAAAGGATGATGTTGATCTTGTTGATGCTGTTGATTCAATAGGTAATGCAGCAAATGCATCTATAACAGGTGATTGGGAGACACAATCTGGGTTATTATTAAACAGCGGGCTTAGTCCTTCAACACAAGACGGTGCTTGGGAAGTTGAAACTAAAAAAGATGAATTAACAGCTATTATAAATAGTAAGATCGTCGAACTTGCAGAAATTGAACGTAAAATGGGTATTGGCGGGAGTGAAATTATCGAAATTACAAAGCATAAGATGGAAACAATCGGGATGCTCATGAACGATTTTGGTAGTATTCGACTTGACAATATTGGTAAATTAACACCTAATGAAGTCCTTGTTGATGATAGCGTTGTATATCAAAGTAGAGCTGCATCACCTCTTGTAGAGTATGTACATGTTCAAGATATGCCTGGTGGTAATTACACTTTAAATGTTTGCAACCGTTATAACGTAATGGTCGGAGCTGGTGGTTTGAACCTCAAATCATACGGACCAACTAATATTACTGGTACGATTACGAATATAGCTGGGGAACAAGTCAATATCGGTTCTGAAAATGAAGTGAATATTGATGCTAATACCGTAAACATATCTGGTGAGATTCTGAGATTACGTTCAAAACGCCAGCGTCAAATCTTAGTTGAAAATAATCTCGGAGTTGGTGGTAATGTTGTCGTCGGTGGTGGTATAATGATCGAGGGGGAAACATATCTACAACATGTTACTGCTCCGCTTGAATGGCAGCGAACTAATATAACTCAGTTATTCGGTGAATTGGTAGGTGGTGTTTCATTTACAGCAACACTAGGAAGCGACTTTACATTAGATAATGACGGTGCAGTAAAACCATCAACAGGTACAATCACTGTTGTCACAAGTGAACCAAATCTTGTACAAGCATACGAACATGCTCATATTTTTCCTAATCTACCACTTGATCTTAAAGCGACAAATGCTGAGGTTCGTACTGATGCTAAAGAACTTAATCTCAGTGCTAGATCAACAGCTGATCCAGTAGTTAATGAGTACAAAGGTTAATCTAAATCATCTTTAATTGATTTGAACCAATCAGCTCTGTACCGACGAATCCAGATTAGAACAGCTTTATTATTACCAATATTTTGACCTACTTTTTCAGACTCAATCCACTTTAGCTTCTCTATTTCCTCTTTTTCGAGTAGGTAAAGCTTATACAGAATACTCTTTGTGAAGTCCGACACTATGTCTATATTTAGTGTTCGTACAGTACAGGTTTTCATATTAATGATAAATCAGAATTTATGGTAAAATTTAGCTATAAGCTGATCAAGTTCATGCTCTGAAAGTACTCCGTCTTCTTGTGCTAAAACTACATTATTCATTTCAATAATAGTGGTTGGATAGATTTAATACCGTATTCCTGAGCTTGTTTAATATTTTCTTGCTTTTCGATATCTACAGTCTCAAATTCGATGTCTGGATATTTTGTTTTTTACTTTTTCAAAAATTGGACTGTATGCTTTACAAGGTCCGCACCAACTGGCGCTGTATTTTTTAATTACCATATACAGTTATTTAGTTCAAATCCCTGTAGCTTCAATGAGCCGATAGTTTACTTTACTCGGTGACTCTCTATAATATGGTGAAACAACCACTTTTGGTTTGCCATACCTATATGCTGTTATAATAAACACTTCATCCCCAGTTGAGATTTCAGGTTGATCTTTTTGAATGATAGTAACAAGCTCATGGTGATAAAGTGGTCTCGAACCCTGTTGTGTCACTTTGATTACCAATTCTTGGCTTCTAATTTTCGGACCGATGATTGTATCAGCATGCACTGTTCGCTCCTGAATGATAACACCTGTGTACGTTCGGTTCATCTGTAATGCACCGCTGTATGAGTATGTATTGGAATTAAGAATATCATCAGTTGTCAAGCAACCGGTTGTGTATAGTATAGCAAATGCTATTAGAAGTGCTGGCATTAGATTTCCCATATTCAGATTATACTGTAGTTCCTGACATGGAAAAGCTCACCGCCGCTAAACGATGAGCTTAATAAATTCCCGAGGCTGAGATTATACCTTTTTCAGTAACACTTTCGTTTCCGTACCCTATATCGGTTAAAAACTTATCCACTACTTTTTAAATAGTATGTTACAATAGTCGCTTTTTTAAAGTAGTAGCATTTCTACTATGGTACGTTATATACTCAGCATATTTTCATCAGAAGTGAGGAGCTTACTCTCAAAACTTGATTACTTGTATCGCTAAACTTGATCCCCTTGCGAGTTCACAAGCACTATATTCACTTTCGTGTATAGTATTAGACTATTTTCTACAACGTAAGGACATGGCTTTTGCTTTTTCGTGTTAATGAAAAGGAGGACTTGAACCTTCAACATATTGTTCTATATACAATTGATCTACCATTGATCTATATTCTTTGTGTCTTATAGAGCGTGCATGTCCTGTCGCTTCGCGGTCTTTTGAACTACGAAATACAACACGCTCCGATCTCCTCTTCTAGCGGAAGTTTGGAGGCTACTTCACGAACTCTCGCCCGTTTGTAATGATAATCAGCCATCGTCTGCTAAACTCTGACACGATATCTACCGTTTATTCTAAGGAAGTACTGAGTTAGTATTTATTCTAAGGAAGTACTGAGTTAGTATGGTCACAGGAAACTACTAATTTCCGTATACCTTCACCGTTGGCCTAGGTACACTTATAACCCTCAATATGTTCTTTCACACCAGAATGGACTGATGCTCATCAACTTTCGCCAATGAGAACTTTGGAATGAATGGATGACTATTTGCATAGCGCATATATTAAGACCTATATGCTTTCAACACCTTACGATGCTTTATCTAGTGACGCCAAACCGCCATCTATTAAACTGTTAAAGAACTAAAATTACTCTCTTATTATAACACTGTTCCTTTTGATGTCAACCAATTTAGAAAATAATTATAATCGAATTAATAATATAACCCTATTATAACAACGTTTCCTCTGGTATCAACCATTTTTTGAAACAAATATTAAACTTTAAAAGAACTTCCTCTATTATACTATAGTTCCTTTTCAAGTATACTACTTAATAATAAAGAATTTCAACTATTATAACTGGGTTCCTTTTCCAAAACCCGGTAATGTAAAAAAAGTAAGATTTATATTTGTAAATGGAGCTTACGATCGGGCTCGAACCGACAACCACCTCCTTACGAGTGAGGTGCACTACCAAAATTGTGCTACGTAAGCATTAAATGGAGCCCGGACGGAGAATTGAACTCCGATCCCTCCCATACCAAGGGAATGTAATTATCCATTATACTATCCGGGCATATATTCTTGTAAATTATGTTTCCGTGCTAAAACAATAGCATTTGTATTGCTAAGAACAACCCAAAGAAAATAATCAACACGTTCACACATTGTACATGCTCCGATATCAAATTCATCACCATGACAGTGTCTAAATATCCAAAGCAGTTTAGGATCATCTCCGAATTTGTTCAGAAATTCTTGAGCAGTCATATTACATGATTGTCTTGCATAACTTTCTCGTATGTCAAGTTTATCGACAAGAACTCTATCAGCTATAGTCAGAGCTTCTTCGACAATCATTCTCGGATTATCATGTTCATTAATTTTGAATTGCATAATTTTTTGTTTAAATGGTGCAGCAGGCGAGATTTGAACTCGCAATTATTCTTCCTTGGCAAGGAAGTGCCATACCGTTAGGCGACTGCTGCATAAAGTGGTTATATTCTACCTTTTGAAAGTAGTTTTATTCTTACATCATCTGGTAGTAATAAAAAACTTTTATTTCCATCGTTATACCACGAACGTGTTTTTTTAGGGTCTCGTTTGTCGTTTTTTTCTTTCCATGCTTGAGTTGTTATCCAACCTTTAGGTATTTCAGTATATTTGAATTTTTTACGGTTATGTTTAGTATTGGTTTGTGATGTTTCTTTAATACACCATACTGTACCATATTGTGAATTTTTTGAACCTTTGTGTGATTTTGACATTCTTTCACGTTGCTCAGCTGAATATTCATGTTTGAAATTTGTTTTTTTGCGTGTAATAGCAGATTTTTTACTTCTCAGCGATCTTTCATGTTTTGTTAACTTACAAATACCTTCTTTATACCCCCTTTTACCTATTTCTGAATAAAAAGCAGATGTTCTATCTTTATTAACATGATCCCATCCACCATATCCACCTACACGCATATTATAACATTGACTATCTGAAACTGTTAAACTGTTTACTAACTGCTTTTCTTTATCAGCAATAAAGTCTCTATCTAATGATTCATAAAGTATTTCTTTTGAAAATGAATCAATACCATATTTTTTAATAGCTCTTTTAATATTTTTACCAGATCCGAAATAATTATCTTGATCAGGTTTTATACCTTTTGGACATTTTCTCATCCCGATATAATATTTACCGTTTATACGATTTATAATTTTATATACATAGTTCATGTATATATTTATACTAAAACCTGGAGGTGGCGAGATTCGAACTCGCGTCTTTCATGTTTGTCATCCTAATCGTTCACAAGCTTAGCTATTTTCTTCGTAAATAGCAATCTACTCCCGTGTTTGGACTATCGGGTGTCCTACGAATTTCTTTTAGCTCGCAAACCAATCATCATTTCTTTAACCTGTAATGATCAGGTGCCTGATAGTCGACCCCTACTCCTAGATATCAGGTATCTCTAGTTTTGAGGGGCTACAATTACGCAGCCATTAATTGATTTTCGCCAATTAGTAATTTGATATTGTTAAGGAGGATATCACTCCTGCTTGCATAGGGTAGACAATGTCATCAAATCGATTCCTGGTCACCCCCGTAAAATTGTTGAAAGAATACACTGTGGACTTACTCACCAGTGCAGCTTGTGGCCGTGGTAGGCTGGCTCCTTACGATTTCCAACACCCCTATCCTTTCGGCAGGTGAATACGACTCTACTCCCTCTATAGCTTATCCTCTCAAAAATGGTTGGTGGGGTCGGGATTGAACCGACCAACTCTGACTTATGAGATCTGAGCGCGCACCATGCACCCCACCAATAAAATAATGCTGCAGGATAGAATCTTGTCTATCACAAAGACCTCTTATTCAGTCGGTCATCCCCTAGTTAACGTACTATTCGGCACCCAATGGCCTACTTCTGTTTCGGTTAACAGTACCATGTAAATCTACATAGGCATTTAATAATCTGCAGCAAATGGCATCGTAGGAAGGAATCGAACCCTCGTTAGTTGGTTTGGAATCAACTTGTTAACCATCAACACTACGATATAAAAATTTCAATGAACAATAATATTTAATCGAATCAAATATAGTTCTCAAATGGTACTCGAGGTGGGACTCGAACCCACACGTCCTGAGGACAATAACGTTTGAAGATACCGCGTGCTACCAATTTCGCCACTCGAGCATTTAAAAAAATAACCCGTGAAGGACTCGAACCTCCAGTCTCATATAGTTTAACTAGTATTATTAATATATGAACGGCCTCTGCCGCGCGTTTACCAATTTCGCCAACGGATCATAAAGAGTAGAGCATAAATTTGTGCTTCGGTGAGAGGCACAATGCTCATTGTTAAATGGTAGAGGTAGAGGGACTCGAACCCTCACGGTCTTTCGACCAACGACGTTTAAGATCGTTGCGTGCTACCAATTTCGCCATACCTCCATAAAATTTTTATAGTGTGCTTTTACGCCAAAGGGGTGGTTTATAGCAAGGTTATCATTTCTGAGCTTTGCTATTTCGAAACCGTGTCATTTCACGGCCGTATTACTCGAATCTCACTCTGAACGCTCCCCGCAACTAACTCAAACAGTTACCGCAGATCATTACGATAGTGCTGTTATTTTGTGTTCGCCTACCTTATCCTGGTTCAGACCGGCTAGGTTACAAAGTCACAAAGGGAGAGTGGACCCCACTCTTTAAAAGATGGCTGCTTCTAAGCCAACTTCCTATAAATAAAATGGTCAGATCGGTGGGATTCGAACCCACTTCCCCCGCGTCACAGGCGGGTGCCTCTGCCTACTAGGCCGCGTATCTGATATAAATATTTAGGCGCAAATTGACTTGCTAAAGTTCTTAACTGCACTACGAGCACCGTTAGGTACATAATAATGTTTGTTTCGATTCCAACTCTCATTTGTAAAAACTTGCAAAGAACCACCCGTCTTATGATCATACGTCATTGTACCTTTTCGATTACGCTCAACTTCTCTAGGTTTCGGATCGTTAAGCCCTAAAATATCTGCTACTGATGACGTTTTCATATTCGTATTATAACATTGTTCCTGTAAAGGAAAGGGGCTGCAGATTGACTACAGCCCCTTTATCTTAAGCAATTTTCTTTTTATAGATTTCTCGTGCTGCAATAAGCTCACAAATCATATGTCTGACTTTTGCTTGTGCAGATTCAATTCGATCCCAGCTATAAGTTGTGATGTGGTCTTTGATATAAGCCTCATCTTCCTTTGTTAGTTTGATATTTGGATCGAAGTGAACGACCTTGCGATCATTCTTCAACTTTCGAATAATTTGAGAAGTTCGATTAAATCGTTCTTTCCAATTCTTTCTCCAGGTTAGATACTCTTCTTTGCTTCCAAAGTCGAGTGCGTTATCGTTTGTTAGTCTTTCGACTGTTTCTTTCATATTTTCGTTAATCATTTTGTTTCCTTTTGTTTTTTAATTGTATTGTTTTTGTTTAGTTTCCAAGACAATTAACGATTATGGAGGTTTGTATCTATTATTCTATGTCATATTAAAGTAGTTTGAGGTTGCTAAGAACTCGTTTTACATCTTGCTTAGCAATAGGACCGATGCCTACTGCAGTAAATGCTGGTTCTTGGTTGTTCTCGTTGCGAATTACGTTGTTTCCAGCAATTGTAAAGTCTGGATCAATAATTTTGGAATGCGGGATGTCAAGCATCTCACATTTATGGCATACTTTCTCCAACTCTGTTTCATTTGCTCCTAGGCAAATCTTAGTTGGATTGTTTAGATACTCTGTATCAGGATTTTTTAGATATGAATCTAAATAGGCATGACCTGCTTGAGAAGCGATCTTACCTGCGGACATATTAAGGTCATGTCGAACCACTGCGTATATATTTTTCTATGTCATTGTATTTATTTATTATTTTATGTTACTGCTTCAAGTATCTTCTGATAAACGTTATCAGATATTACCAAATATTTACCGTTTGGTGTACCATCTTCATTTTTAAGTTGAAGATAATGTTTCATCACCGGCTTACCTGTCAAAAATGGTGCATTAAGCGGGACTCGAACCCGCGACGACAGCGTTTTAGAGGCGCCCGTTCTGCCAACTGAACTATTAATGCGTTTCATACCTTATTATAAATGTGTTCCTGTTTTGAAATTCCGCAGAGAGCAACGGACTTGAACCGTAGACGAATTAACGCCCGATCTGTTTAGCAAACAGTCCCTGCACCCTGGCAAGTTTACTCTCTATGAAAAAGGTGCTTGATATTTATACCAAGCGCCTTGAAATTACATTGTTGCTCTTTTACTCGCTGTCTTTAAATGTAAAGTATGGACATGCTTCGGATTTTTTCTTCTTAACAAGTGACCAACCAAGAGCAAACCAACTTTTGACAAACTTTGCTTTGTTTTGAATCGGTACTACAACTTTGTTGCAAAATGATTCACATTGCTCCTCAATCATCTTACGTCGTTCACTTTTTGATTCAATTTTCTTCTTAATTGAATTCATCTCGTTTACATATTCAGTAGTGTTTAACAACTTTTCACAAGATTGTTTTACACTTTTCTTGAAGATCTCATTATCCTTTTTATCACTAATGTCCCAAGTAATGGTATAAAGCAGGTCAAGTACATTTTGAGCTTTGGAAAGTATTTCTACAGCTTCTTTCCCAATGATTGCTTCATCATCTGAATTAGCGTAAAAATGACTTGACTTTTTACGTGACTCATACAACTTTGTTCTTGCTGGATTGATGTGCTCCAGCTCTTTAATATAATGTTTGTAATATTTTTTAACTATATCATGTAGAACAATTTTTACTTTATAGTTTGTTAAAATTGCTGGTTCACCATGTGTTACAACTTTGTTTTTAATCATTTGGAACACTACTTCATCTATACGAACTTCATTTTTTGTAATATCAAAAAACAACTGCGTCCATAAATGACTGTAATCTCGTTTTTGGTTTTGTGCTGCAACTGCATCAACATTATACAAGTAACGTTCAGCTATGTAACCGAGAACGCTTAAAATTGCAATACCACCTGCGCCTAATAGAATTACAGGAAGTAGATCTGATAACTGTCCGCCAGCCCAACTAAATACAATCACAGCAACATCAAATGCTAGAACTGCAAAGTAAGCAACTACAGTAATGAATAATCCTACTAATGATGAAATCGCTAACCATGTACCGCTAAAAAGAGCTGGAATGGCATATGGTGTGAAGATTGTACTAATAATAATTGCTCCAACTATAAACAACGCTGGGTAAATCCAATGCTGTTTAAAGTTGCTATGATCACTAAAATTATAATACTCTGCTACAAACAAACCAATAAATAAAGCATGTAGAAGATAAAACGGTGTAATAAAACCTGCAATACCGGTTTGAATCACAGTTGCGGACAACAATGTATACAAACTTAAGCCCCAAATAGCTAATATACTATTTGCAAGTAATTTTGCACCGCGTTCGTTTAGCGGGACGTTACATTTTGTACACATAGCTGAGATTGGAGCGATAATACAATACATGAACAATTTCCAAAGGCCTCGTGATAATGGTTTAACGACATATTTCACTGGCATTTCGATGAATGGTACGAATAAAACCATACTAAAAAGCGACATCCAAAAATATGGACAGATTGGGAAACCGTTTGGTACCGATTTGTTCCAAATACTATTTGAAAAAAGAAGAGCAAAACTTTTGTAAAGCTTACCATTCTTGTTATACATTTTGTCTGCTGTTTCTTGACTTACTAACATAATTTTGTTTATTTTTGTTACGGTTTCATTACCGTGTTGTTATTGTAACTGTGTTTCTTTTATATTACAAATTTCATGATCAATTTGATTACGTAAATCTGAAATATATTCATCATCTTCAATATCGCTTACATCTTGAGCGTGGAAGAGAGGAAATGAGCCGTATCTAGCAGGTTGTCGAACCTCTACATATTTGCTTACTAACCAATCCATTCGTTGTTTATCTGTTATTTTCATATATTAAAAAGTAGCCAGAGCGGGACTCGAACCCGCACGGTCTTTCGACCAGCAACCCCTTAAGCTGCCGCGTGCTACCAATTTCGCCACCTGGCCATTTAATCTAAAATAGTATCAAGAATTTCAATTATATCAAAATCTTGTTTTGTTGCAGGACGAATTTCCTTATCAACATCAAATCGATGAGATGTACAAACTTCTTCCGTCACCATAACTTTACCGTTGTGAATGAAAGCACCGAACGGGATATCATATCGTTTTCTGATATACGATCGTGCAATTGATTTCATATCACCATCAGAAAGATGATGTGTTATATGTTGTGTATACGGTATTGTAATTTCCATACGTTATTATACATGTGTTCCTGATATAATCAAATGGTAGGGGCAGAGGGGGTCGAACCCTCACAGGATTTCTCCTAATAGCTTCTAAGGCTACCGCGTGCTACCAATTTCGCCACACCCCCATATAAAATGTCTGTTGCCTTTCCACAGAGGTAATTAATCTCAAAGGTTGCAGTGATATCAACCCTGCAGAACACGATTCGAACGCTTCAACAGATAAAATGTCTACTCAGTGAGATTTTTACTCACCCACTGCATATATCTACAATGTTTCAGGACCAGCCCGTAGAAGGGTGCTATGTTTAAGCCCGAGTACAAATGGTACTCGCGGCAGGACTCGAACCTGCGACCTTTTCAGGAGCTCTCCGTGTAAAGGAGGTGCACTAGCCACTATGCGACGCGAGCATTTGAAAATCTTTTCTTTTGAGCAGTTGACATGTTGTTACGAGCTGTGTCGGTTGGTCTTATACATGTTTTTGAACAAAATGTTTGTGATGAAAGTGTTGTTTTAAACATACCTTGACATGTTTTACATGTTTTGGTGTATTTTTTGTTACGTGTATATGTTTTTCCAGGTGTCGGTCGCCATTTTGGTACCCATTTGTTGCGACCTTTTATCCATCCATTTGGTATTTGTTCATCTTTTGAAATCTTTCTATTCTGTTGTAATTTTTTATTACAAATCCATATAGTACCATATTGAGAGTTTTTATCACCTTTCTGTTTTATACTCATATCAAATCGCATGTTTTCGATGCAGATAGTTCTAATCATTTGATACATTCTACTATTTCGTATCTTCGGAATACCACGTTCATTACATCTCATTGACATCATATTACAAGCATGAGCCATTTTAGAACATTTATGAATCTTGTATAAAAGTAAATGGGCAACCCAGTGTTCTCTTCCGCTTAGAACTACCAAATTGGATAGATCATCTGAGCCGCCCAAAGATTTTGGAATGATATGATGCTTTTCTGTGTAACCTGTGGCAGGTTCTTTTAATCGTTTTTGAATTAGAGAATTGTATATGTTTTGGTAGTTCATACAATTATTTAATCAAAAAACTATCGAACTCACGAGGTGCCTCCTTGTAAAAGAGGTGCAATAGCCGCTATGCGAACCGCCCATTAAAAATTTTTATAAAAATCAACGTAATGTTGTGTTAATTCTTCTTTATAATCACCAATAAAACTGAAATTACCATGCTTTTCGAGCTTAATCAGCTTTTTACCTTTCAATTGATTAACAATCTTTTGTCTCTCATTGCGTAATTCTTCACCAACTGGTATCATTGATGCAGCTGCATTAATCTCTGCAAGTCGACTTATTTTCTTTTTCGTTTTTTTCTGATATCATAAATAGATGGCGGAGCAGGATTCGAACCCGCATCGTTAGATTCTATCTCTAACAGACATCCCAATTAGTCTCATCCGGCATTAATAAATTTTTCCTGGAAAGAAATGTTTTTCACGCATCTCAGTTTTGATTATAGCATGCCTGCTATGTCGCTGGCCAGGTCCAGCTGGGTTTACGTACACCATCAACGAAACGCATCCCTTCTATCGTACTCGGCGTTTCGGAGCCCGGACTAATGTTTTTTAGCGTGGTCATAAGTCATAACACCACGGAAATTAACCTTTGCTTTCAAAGATTGTATTCACCACATCAAGATATGCATGCAATTCTTCATGTTTTTGCTTATCTATGATTTCATCAGGTCGATATCTTTCTTTACAGATTTCACAACAAACATATTTTACAACATTTCTGTTTATCTGTTTGTAAACTGTCTGTCGATAAGCTTTAATTCGATGTTTTGGCATCTTCTCTAGCTCTACTCTCGATAACATTTTAAATTCTCTCATAACCAGATTATACAGTTGTTCCTTAAATGCCAGGTTCAGAGGGATTTGAACCCCCACAACGACCACCAAAAGATCGTGTGCTACCATTACACCATGAACCAATAAAATGGCAGCTCTGCTCAGAATCGAACTGAGATTTCTAGGGTCAGATCCTAGCGTGATATTCCACTACACCACAGAGCAATAAATTAATTACAATCGAGAACCGCTCATTCAGGTATCGAGCCCGAAGCAGTTTCTTCCAAACATTGGTCGGTCGCCAGAGGTATACATGTCCGACTTTTTTGGCGCGGGACCCTTATAGCTATATTAGGATGCGCCTTGATTGTAAAATGGTAGCTCCACTGGGACTCGAACCCAGAGCAATAGCTTAGAAGGCAATTATGTTAATCCTTTACACCATAGAGCCATAAATGGTAGGCCGTCCAGGACTCGAACCTGGGTCTCTCTCTAATCAGGAAAGCGTTGCACCGCTCAACTAACAGCCCATAAATGGAGCCTAGGGTGAGATTTGAACTCACGTCGACGCTGTTTTGCAGACAGCCGTATAGCCGCTCTACCACCTAGGCATTATAAAAATTGTTGCACGAGAAATCGAATTAAAACTCATGCGGAAAACTGATTTGCCAGGCCGGTTCAGTTTGTAAACCTGTTACGATTTTTTAGTAAATGGTCGGGATAGAGGGATTCGAACCCCCGGTCTCTCCGTCCCAAACGGAGCGCGATGCCAGACTACGCCATATCCCGATATAAAATTATTTGTTTATTGTGATATCAATACCATCACCTTGTATATCACTTTCATCTACTAAATCCCAATCAATACCATCATCGATACCATCATATTTCATCTCACGATCTTTAGCTTCAAGAATAAGCTTCTTTCTTTGTTCGACGATCTTATTTTCTTGCGACGTATTATGGGTTGAATTTACCTTCCAGTCAACAGCAGATTGACCAACTGCATATAAACCAATAACGCCGTTAATTGATGCTAAACTAACGGTCATCAAATTAACAACCGCACTTGATGCAACTGGTACTAATGCAATTATAATTAGCCCGATTAAAGTAAATAAGGTTGTGAATGTCGCACCAACTGTAAGTGCAATAAACTTCTTAGATTGAAATGGTTTTTGTCTATTCATATTCTGCTTCTATTACAACATCAGGTTTGAAATCATATGGAGTTGCTGAGTAATCAACATCATCTGTTGTGGTGTGTTGTTCAGTCGTTTTACACCCTACCAATGCACCTAATGTTATTGTACAAACTATTATAAAAATTAAAAAATTGCGTACCATGCTGTATCCTTTTCATCTTGTGTTAAAGTTATAAATCTACCGTTCTGCGGTTCGATGAACTCGATACCTTTTTCAGTGACTGCAAAATTAACTGCATGACCAAATCGGGTCTCTTGTTTAAAAAAGAAAACACCAACAGCAATACCTTCATAAATTTGTTTACCTTGCTTCTCTCTTAACATCATCGTTAATGCATGACAATCACATGCGAACTGCCAATATTTATTTGCTTTATTATCACAATCATGATATGTTCTCCACTGATAAAGTTTGTTTTGTGTTAAGTTTCTACGAAATGTAGAATAAAATTTACCTTGTAACCAATTACGGTCAGGTGTTACATAACTAACATCTGTTAAATATACACCAGCATTATGGAATTCGTCCTGAACTTTTTTGTATAACTGTGATGATGTCAATATCATAATAATATTTAATCAAATGGTGGGGTAGGTTGGATTTTCACCGACACGATACGTCGTATACTCAGACTACTTATCATGAGCTGTCCTGTCCGGCTTAGTTTTACCATCTGATGATTTTTTTCATCTGACCACTAGCCCCATAAATGTGTCACGCTTTATCAGCCCTCCGCTTTTGAAGAAACACTTCGACATTACTCGTTAAGGGGTTGCAACGCACCCGTTTTACCGTTAATAATAAGTGACCAACTTTTCGCATTTACACTGGTTAGGTGTTTATACCGGCTCACTAGCCGTCAACAGCAAATAAATGATACTTTTTCGTTCAACTACTCCGTATCAATTATCTATAAATTAACGATTGCAATATGAAAACAGGACTCGAACCTATATCCGCCTCGTGTTAGGAGGCTGTGTTACCAATTACACTATATCAGCGATACTTCATATAACTGTTGACGCAGCTATTATCCATATGGCAATCATACATCAATTGTAACACGTCAATATTACAATATCAGAAAATGGAGGCAGGGGAAGGATTTGAACCTACAACACACTCGAAGTGCTTCTTCGGGTTATGAGCCCGACATGTTACCGGATTACACTACCCTGCAATAAATGGCAGCTCCACCAGGAATCGAACCTGGACCTACTGATTCAAAGTCAGTCGTGCTATCCGTTACACACACGGGACAATAAAAATGGTGACCTCTGAGAGATTCGAACTCCCGACAACGCAACTTCGTAGGCTGCTGCTCTGTCCTCTGAGCTAAGAGGTCTTAATTTTTCTTTTTATTCTTTCTTTAGCAGGCTGTAATCCTAGCCTAACCCAATTATATGTTGCTGTTGTTGTGCTATGATAACCTGCTTTTTTTATAAATTCATTTTTACTCAAACCGCTATTTTTCCATTCATCAAAAAGTGTACACCATATTTGATCTCGACTGTCTTTGTTTTCGTTTCTCGAATTTTGAATCTTGTTTTTTGTGGATTCCTTTAATTTTGTACCTGTTCGAGCGTTTCTAAGTTTTTCTTTCATCTGGTCTGTTTTTTTCTTTCCTAATAAAGCTTTTGATATTTTTTGGCGTGTTTGTTCAGTGATTTTTCCACCCCAACCACCAACTCTAAGATTGTAAACATCAGGCCTGTTAATAAATTCAGTTGTAACTGTATTTCTTTCAGCATCATACATTGCTGATACCGACTCAAATTCTTGCAATATTTCTTTTTTAAAACATTGTTTACCATATTTAAGGATTGAACGTTTTATCATAACACCTGAACCTAAATAACCATCATCTACATTTTTGGTCCTGTGCACACCGATGTATATTTTACCATTTTTTAAATTAGTTGTTTTATACATGAAATATCTCATGATAATATTTATATTCTCATTGCAGGTTTACTTACTTTTCCGTAGTTTATATAAATTTAAGCTCCTTCCTACACGGAGGAATTCATCCCTAATCGGTCACCAATTTTGCGTTTCGAACCGCTGTATTGTATCATTAGTCATAGGAGATGCCATTTGCTTTACAAGGCAAGGAGCAGTATACTAAATGGTAGGGATAATCGGATTCGAACCGACAAGACTACTGGTTAAGAGCCAGCCGCTTTTCCTAATAAGCTTCATCCCCATAAAATTATTCATTACCTTTTGCAACATGTATTGTTGGTTTCTCTCTCCCTGGTAGCATGATTGCTACTTGTGTTGATTCAGGGTTATGTTGCATGTTTGGAAACACATTTGTAATGCGTTTATCGTTGTGCATTAGCACCTCAACAACCGTACCTTTAGGATATAATGTTGATCCAATTTGTAATGGATACTTTAGTTTGTTAATAAAATTAATTACCAGGTCAGGTGAAGCGGACACCGCATTGATCGTATTCGCGCTTGTATCTCCGTTGTGAACATTTCTGCCTGGTAAAATGGAGCCCCATATCGGAGTCACACCGATTTCATCATCACTGCAGTAATGCTGCGCTACTATATAGTCCGATGAGGCATAAAATGGTGACGCCACGGAGACTTGAACTCTCGATTTCTACCTTGAAAGGGTATTGTCCTGACCTTTAGACGATGGCGCCATAAAATATAAATGGGTGCACCATCGGGTCCTATACCGAATTACTCCCTCTTGATTGGAGCGTGTTAGCCTTACACTACAGTGCGATTATTGTTATGTTGTACCAGCTATGATATAAGTGACGATCTTTTCGCTACGTGGTAGTGACCCATTGTAACCGGCTGCTCACTGGCTGCCGTCGATAGTTGATACACAACAAATAAAATGGTGCATCACAAGGGACTTGAACCCTTACTTCAAGTTTGGAAGACTCACGTGCTAGCCGTTAAACACTAGTGATGCATTATAAAATATCTGTAAACAACGAGGAGCTACCACGTTGACCAATGTTGAACTTGTCACAGGGCAAGAATGTATACCTTCAAGCGATAGTTGTAACAGATCATACCAGCAGTACAGTCCCTTAAAAAGATCAGCTTAGCATTGTCAGAATAAAAATGGCGAGCGGGAAAAGGAATCGAACCTTCAACGTCTCCCACAAAACAAAGCGCTTTGTTTTGCTTTCGTCAACAACAGGTTGCCATAATATGAAATTAGAATGTACTACCGTACGCTTCCAAACTAATTCATATACGACAGAGTCTGTCCCTTACCACTAGGATACCCCCTCATAAAATTGTGACCATGTATTTGTTTATTTGTTCATGCTCCTCACGTACCAATTAAGTCATGCTCCTCACATGTTAAACGTTAAAATGGCGGGAATATCTGGAATCGAACCAGAACCTCAGGATCTTCAGTCGAGCGTGCGCACCTGTTACACCATATTCCCGTTAAAATGGTCTCCTAGGTAAGAATCGAACTTACGAGAGCGATTTTGTAAGAATCACTGTGCTTCCAACAGCATGCTAGGAGATATAAAGTGGTAGGGTCTTAATCCTTTTGATAACGCAGAAGACCCTGGAAGAGACTGCGAGCTCGTTTCTAGTCAAGCCGGGGACCGCAAATGGCTCCGTCTTGTGGTACCGCCCCACACTTAAACAGGTTAACAGCCTGCCGCTTAACACTATGCCAGCCCAGACGGAATAAAATAAAGCTCTGACGGGTGGGCTCGAACCACCGACGGGATTTCTCCTACAGATTAACAGTCTGTCGCCTGCTACCAGCTCGGCTACGTCAGAATAAAGTGGTCCCTGAGGAGAGATTTGAACTCTCGGTCTTCCGGTTATCAACCGGATGCTTTAAACCGCTAAGCTACCTAGGGATGAAAGGGCTGTAGTAATCGGATTCGAACCGACTACCTCACGGTTATCGACCGTGTGCTCTTCCGTATGAGCTTCCCAGGGATGGGAAGTGGCGGAGGCTAAAGGAATTGAACCCTCGAGCTATTAAACCCGGCCGGGTATTCAACACCCGTTTGTCGCCTTGACGCTAACCTCCATATAAAATGTCGCGGAGGTGGGATTCGAACCCACGGAACAGACAACGGGCCAATTCATCCGGTTCCAAGCCGGATCCCTTAAACCAACTCGGGCACTCCACGATATATAAAATTGAAAAATGTAAATGGTCGCCGCGAGGGGTTACGCTCCCCTTCCTGTTTCTTATCTAGACATTGGGATATAAATCCAACTGCTCTACTAAGAGCTTCGCGGCGATGAAATTTTTTCTTTTAATACCCCATGGTCAAGCTCCCAATGATGATTACGGCACATCAATCTTAAGTTATCAAATGAGTTAACTTCTGAAATGAGTGTATCTGGTGAAAATGTACTTAAAGGTTTAATATGTGCTGCTTCAACATGAATATCATAATCACAAACATCGCATTTTAATTCTACACCACTGTTGATCATTTTTTTACGAGCCCATGATCTAACTACATCAAATTTATTTGAACCTCTTTGTTTTATAACTTTATAAAGAGGAAGCTCATCTGGTAACATGTAATTATATGCTTTATAATATGATCTACCTTCACCAATACATATATCACATAATACTTTTCGATGATTACTGGTAATATTATTACAATCAGGTTTTTTACATTTGCCACATTTCTTTTTAGGATTATGTAAATTATCAGCACATTTACGACTACAACATTTTGTTTTTAAATTTGATTTACAATTAAATTCATCTTTACATACAACACAATGTCTTTTTTCGTATTTGACCGATTTACCGATATCAGCACAATGTCTTGAACAATATATCTTATGCGGTCTTCCTGTTTTCTGTCTTTGAATATAATGACGTTTAGGGTATCGATGTTCTTGTTCGCAATTTTTGCAAATAATGGTAATATATTCCATATTAATATTTATTCAAATATTATCGGTACCCTAACATATCGAAAATGGTGGGTCCTGGGAGGATCGAACTCCCAACCTACCGATTATTCCAAATCATACAATAGAAATATTATCATATAATTTGAAAGAGTCGGTTGCTCTAACCATTTGAGCTAAGGACCCGTGGCGCCACTAACGAGATTTGAACTCGTACCTCAACCTTGACAGGGAAGAAATGCATCCTTTACAACATAGCGGCATATAAATGGCTCAACCAATGGGATTCAAACCCACTATTTTTCGATAAACTGTCGAACGAGTTTCACTATTCTCCTCTGGTCAATTAAATGGCGATCCCAGAGGGAATCGAACCCTCATCATTCGAGAGACAGTCGAATATCTTAAGCCGTTGGACCATGAGACCATTATAAAATTGTTACTGAAGTGATCTTATCAACTCCTGGTTAGAGACCAATTTTGACTAACCGCTGCAGACGGCATTGGCATATCAGTGTGCCGACCTTCAGTAAAATGGGTGCGGGGGCGGGAATCGAACCCGCGTCAGTGAGCTTATGAGACTCACGGGGATACCAGCATCCCTCCCTACAATAAAAATGAGTCGCTATCGGATTTGAACCGATCTTCCTTCAAGGACCTCCAAGCTTTGCAGAATCGAACTGCTGTCCTCACCTTGCGGTGGCGTGCTAACCGTTACACTAATTGCGACATAAAATTGTTATACAATAGTTGGATTTCTACCAACAACGATACCGGTTATTAGCCGGCCGCTTTATCAGTATGATCAAACTATCTGATTTTGGGTACCTCTCACAGACTCATTTGATCATCTAACTCAATTAAGCTACTATGTATAAATGGTGGGTACCTGTGGACTCGAACCACTCCCCCGAAGAGACTTGATTTACAGTCAAGCTACTGTATCCGAACAGCTTTAGGTACCCATAAAATGGTGATCGATGGAGGATTTTCACCCCTGTGCAATAGCTCATTACATATCTTTTATTTCCCGCAATAACATATAGTACTCTACATTATTTTGGTGAGTCGATTATAACGACCTCGATCATAAATTGTATAGGACTGATATACATTATCGATAACTTAAGAAGTGTCCTAATCTTCAAGTGCATTGCATAGTTAATCTAGAATAGCTATGTTCTGACCATACTGTTATCATTTTTAAGATGGTGGACGTGGGGATAATCGAAATCCCAAACCTCCGAATTGCAAATCCGGTATTCTGCCACTTGAACTACACGCCCATTAAATTTGTATCGTCTCTCCGATTGTCAAGCCTAACACCCAAGACTTCCGGCTTTCGAACTGTAGATGGTCATCCCTCCTAGGCAATTCTCCTACACGATCAACTATCTCAGTGTTGTTTACAGCCTATGCTATCTGCTATCAACACCTACTTCGTATCTCGCAAATCTACATCAAAGGTGCATTGCATTACTGACCAATGCCGCATAGTTTGCATTGGCGCACCTATACCTGTGATTCTAGGGACGTTAAATGGTGGATCCACCGGGACTTGAACCCGGATAAGCCGGGTAAAAACCGGTGATAATAGCCGTTATATTATAGATCCATTAAATTACCCGTATGGTTTTAGACCTCTTGATGATCTACCATTTCCATAATTCTTACCTCTACAAAAATCAGTTTGTGATTCGCAATTTGGACACAACAGTCTGAAATTCGATGGTGAATTATTTGTTGCATTCCCATCAATATGATCTACCCATAATCTGATAGGTTTACCGTTCCAATTGTTACCATCTAACTGGCATATATTACATATATTACCAAATTCTTCAACAAGAAATGAATATATACGATTACGATTTGTTAATTCACCAGCTTTATATTTTTCGATATTGGTTTTATATGCTTGTTTTGCTCTAAAATCTCCTGAACATTGATGCGAACAAAACTTCGTTGTACTATATTTTGTTTCTTTATCGCAATTCAAACACTTGCTTTTTGGTTGTTTTTTATATTTACGTTTTGTGTTATTGTATTTTGCACTACAAGAACTATCACAAAAACGTTTTTGATATTTATGAGCTATCGATTCCTGATTAGGAATCAATTTATTGCATTGCATACATGTTATCATATAAATACTTAATCAAACGTAACTCGAAAACTACAATCAAAATGGAGCCTAGGGTGGGATTCGAACCCACGAGTCCTGTAGGATCCTGCTTACAAAGCAGGCGCTGTCGACCAACTGAGCCACCTAGGCTTATAAAATTTGAAACATATACATGACATGTGGTTTATTATATGTTTCGTCCCCATGACTCACACATGACTTGCATAGGTATAAATATCGAATTTGTATATTGGAATCGAACCAATCACCTCCCTCTTCACGAGGGCGTCTCCGCCAGCCGACCGATACAACGCAGGTATATTTGTAATTGCAGTTACTATATATCTGGCGCCATATAACCTAAATGATAAGCCTGCAAGCTCTTGCCTAGATTATATGGATTAAAACGTCCTAGGATAATCGCAACTTATCGTTTCCAGCACGAACTGGCTGGTGTCCTCTGCTTCTAGACGACTAGGATTTGAAAATTGAGGAATACAAGGAGTCTAACTTTGAACGTATCTGACAACACCACATCTCCGAAGAGTTACTGAATCGAACAGCTGCCATATTCCTGAAAGTTAAGGCTGCACCAGAAGGAGAAAAATCTCAACTTCACTGGTGCAGCCACCATTTTATAAATCTTACTTTCACCTCTCTCAATTATATAATTGGTTTAGGTGCCCATGATGCTTTTACAGTGGACGTACTAACCTTGATTCTTTATTTGGCTCAAGGCGCCATTTACTAAATTATGTTTAAATTATATCTGTGTTCCTATTTTTGTCTATCTTTAAAATCATTAAAAAACCCGGTGTCCTTTTTCTGACCCGAGTTCAATTCTATTATTGTTCTTTTTCAGAACTTAAAATTATCTCGTGGTCAATCCCCGCTACCTCCTGTATTCAGCACATTCGCTATCGGGCGTGATTGTCTAATATCAGACTCACATTTGTTAAAGCTATATTGTGTATGTAAATTCATTGTCGTTGTTATTACTTATGCCAAGTATATCATAGTTCCTTCTTTTTAAACTATTTTTTTTTGAACTATTTTTGATTTTTCTGATAAAGAACGTATTTCTGTCTCTATTATATGATAGTTCCCTTTATGATATTTCATTACCAATTTGACCGACCATTATTTTTGTCTTTAGATCTCCACCGAACTCTCTCTGATAGAAATATGGCTCAAGTTCAGGATGTTTTATAACATGCGGATCATCTTGTGGTGGTCTAGTTATATTAGGCATCATCTTCTGAACTTCTTCAAATGGTATAGCTATGTCTTGAATTGATAAATTTGCTGGGAGAATTTTCTTTCTGAATGAAAGTGATGGATCGGAAATTTCACTGTATGCTCGATTTCGTATCATGTCATCATGCAGCATTTGTTTGAGAAGATTTTTTCCTTCTTTAGTACTATCGGTTGCAATTGCCATCGATTTTCTTCCATTCTTATCTTTATAAAGAATGACTGCTCTTATACGTCCATCACGTTTTGCGATTTTCCAAAATGGTATGGTTTCAAGCATAGCTTCTGGAGACTGCATACCAAAAGCTAAGTTTTGCTGACCAGTAGCTTTCTGATATGATGCACCCACCATACTATGGATTTGATCTGCTAACTGTCTACGCTTTTCATCATCTTTGTTAATGAAAAGGTTTGAAAATGATTCACAAAAGAACTCTTGAAAATTTAATCGCATGGTACATAGTTATTTATGTACTCAACAATTTCATTAACACATTTCTCAGAACCAAAATGGTGTTGACCATAATCAAAAACACGCACATCACCATTGATACTGTTGGTTTCAATAAAATGTTGTGTGAGTCTATAATCTAGAATATCATCATCTTTTGCAAGAAAGAATGTACGTTCGATTTGTTTTGTATCAATTGCGCGCTCATCCATGGTATAATAAAGCGGTAGCAATTGCGGGTTAATCAGCAAAACAGGAATGTTATATTTGCATGCAAGTTTATTTGCCCAAAAACCACCAAGAGAACAACCAACAATCATTTCGACATCTGTAGTTGGTGTAATGTCTAGAAACTTTCTAAGAGATAGATCATAATCTCTGCAAGATGGTACACGCTCTACAACATAACCGGCCTTTTCAAGCCCGTCAACTTTAGAGTTAAAGTGCTCAGTGCTGTCCCATGCACCTTCTCTTCGAATACCTTGGTAATAAATAACCTTTTTCATACTAATATGATATCATTGTTCCGTTAATTCACCATCACTAGGTTGAGGCTGTTTAATTGTATATGACTTAATGTATTTTAAATTGTATTTTTTAATAGCGTCGCCTATAGAGTTAACCATTACGATACACCCATCATCACCAGGTTTTGAAAATGAGTATGAATAACCAGTATCATAATAATATGTTCTAGGCTCACACTCTACAACATTACCACCTTCTTCTACAAATTGTTTTAATTCTTGCATAAAATTTAAATTAGTTATCAAATGATAATGAAACTATTCGGATTTTTAATTGTTGATGTGAATTCACCTGATTCATGATCAACTGTCATCACAAATTTTAATTGATACCAATGTTGTCCTTCGAAACCAGGTCTACATTTTTTCCACTTATTACGTTTGATTTCTTTGATCGTTCCGACCGTTACACTACCTTGATAGTTGTATGCGACGTTTTTACCGATAGCAATAACTGCTCCTCTTGAGTCCTTTTCAAGAGGAGCAGGCTTTGAAAAACATATCTGTTGACCAATATCTATTAATCTTCAGATTGTTGTTCTTTCTTGACAATATCGCGCCATTCTGGACGACGCATACGAATCTTTTCCTGAACTACAGCAACTGGCTCCAATGGCTTGCCATCTACAAGATATGGAAATAAATCACCTTTCTTAGAGTTACAATCACGACATGTTAGTGTTAAATTATCAGGACCGTTACCACCACCTTTACTTCTTGGTTTGATGTGTTCTTTACTCATTTCACTCATTGGCTTCTTCTTACCACAAATACGGCACTTACCATTGTAGTGCTTGTAAAGCATACGAAGAGTAACCTTTGGATTACTTGTGCGATAGAAAAACGAATCGGATGTTACAAGAACTGTTGGAACTGGGTAATCTTGGTTGACACCACGCATGAATGGATGATTATCAAAGTATTCTCCTTGTTTGATCCATTCATCATACATTAGCATGTTACCATTTGCATCAATTGCTTTAACAGATGGGTTAGCTTTATGTGCTTGTCTGATCAATTTATGAAACGCTTCTCTAGCAGATGTCACGCCAAGTGGTGTCCATGCTTGAGTAAGTAACAAGCAAACGTCATCGCTTGGCTTGCAGTAGTATCGTGTCTTTTTCATAATGTATGTCTAGTATAGTGTTGTTCCGTCTCCAAAAAAATACCTATCCAATTACGAATAGGTATTTGAAATGTTTATTTTCTATTTGTTCCTATTTCGGTCTCTTACAATAACCTCCGAATGATTGCGGGATATGCAACTGTTTCGCTGGCTTAAAATCAATACCTGCTGTTTTAAGCGAGTTGCGTGATGCATAATAGATATCAATTTGTGTATCGAGCGTATCAGATTCAAATTCAACAATTTTAACTGGTGATTGAACATCTTTACCCATTTCACTACCAAGATCAAACGATGGTGCAGCAACACTTGCTGAGTACAATGAATAATCGGTTTCCTTAATACTAACACCTGGTGAGGGTAAGCTATTTAATGTTTCATTTTCCATGAAATCCATTGTTACAGGGAATGAATCATTTGGATTGCTCCAGCTTGTATTTTCGTAATCGATTGATTTGCTGTATAGAGGACCTGGGAATGATTTTCTAGGTGCTGATTCGAGAAACTCCCTAATATACTGTTCTGGTTTAACCTTCTCAGGATAAATACGAACACCTATGACACCACAATCCTTTGCATAGCCTTGTACTTTTTGAGCACGGCTATCACCTTTTGTCGAGAACACAAATTGTGCTTCTGTCTCATTACTGGTTCTGAAACCATTAACGGTGATGCTACTATATGGATTTATGATATAACCAGTGTGATAATCTTTTTTATCGTCATTTATGATAGAGAAACCATCTACAGTTATAACTGCTTTGACCCGTTTACCAGAACTGTTACCAACCTTAATTGTGTAAGGTGTACCATCTCTTCCTTCGATATATACACGACCGTCTTTCGTGTATTCCTTCACTTTTTTGCCGTTAACTTGGACGGTAACAGCGTATTTTTGTTTATTCATATTATTTACTTCCTTTCGGACGAGCGCCACTACTGGCGATTTCTAAAAATATTTATACAATGAACTTAATTTATCAACCCAGCCATACGATTAATCATTTCTTTATCTATTTCATCTTGGATTTCTTTTGATAGTATATCTGCTAATCTCTGTTCAACATTATACGGTTCATATACAGGTGTTAGTGTTTTAGCAACAATTGCTGGAGCTGCTGCAACTGCTATAGAACTGACAATCAGATTTTTGAAAAATGTGCGTCTATTCATGATTATTAATTGCAGATCTTTCAATGATAGCATCACGAGCTCTCATGATAGCAATACCAAGATAATTTTTACCATCCCATTTAGATGGATCAACTACATCGGGATTATCTTCACCTAAACCAACGCCCCAAACGCGATCATAAGGCGATGCTTCAACGAATGTAAAATCTGGCACAAGTTTCAAAGCTTCTTTCCATGCATAGTTTTGTTCAAACTTATCAATGTTAATAGCTGTTACATAATCTACACAAACCTTATCCCACTGTTCTGGTACAAACCCAGATACTTTACGACCAAGAGCTTTTTGTTCTCTTGGATCGTTCGATTTCAATATTGCATCAAATATTTCAGTGTCATTGAACTCTTTTGCTTTTAAAAGCATCATACCTTGTTCAGCAGAATTTAATTCAATACCAGGCAGATATTTTTCACATGTAAACATACATGGTGCCCATTGACTTAAGATTCCTCCCCAAAACGCAATTATTTTTTCATCTGGATAAACCGTTGCACCGAAAATATCACTTTTATATTTGATCATTCGATGATTATATCATACGAAAATAATAATTCAACCACGTTCATTCGGGATATAATGCTTAAATACTTTTCCATTTCGTTGAACTCTCAAAACGAATGGAAAATTCATTCCACGGACGGTATCACCTGCTTTATATTCTTTTTCATTTATTTTGATAACACTACCTGATTGATACCCAATATAATACCCGGGTTTGAGTTCATCAATTTGCATCTTTGCATCCCACCATTCATTATACTGCTCTGTAATCAAATCAGAACCTTTATACGCTTCAAAAATTAAACAATCATCATTACCCATAATATTATTTAATATCATCCTGATGTTCATATATGCGTGCAATGAGATATAGGACTTTACTCAACATATTGAAATACTGTTTCATTCCATCACTGATAGTCATTCCGTAAACATTTTCCAGATCATAAATCATGATCTCAACTTCACGGCAAATAGTGGTTGTGTAATCATACTGAGCAGCGGCTGCTCCTCCTTCACCATACATCTTCCAACCCTGTTGTTTTATTGATTGATCATCAAGCCATTCAGCATATTTAACAATGTGTTTATATAAAAACTGATTCATCACATCAAACTCAACAACAAAACCATCTTTGATAGTTTCACTAGCAATTACACCCATAATTTTGGTAAGATCTGTCTGTACTTTATGTAAAAACTCTTTGAGTATTGTATAATGATCCGAAGAAGGCTCATATTGATGACAAAGACCAAGAGTTGCATGGAATGTATCAATTTTACCAACCGCTTTAATACGGAAATGATTTTTCAATACTCTTCCACCAGACCAAAGGTCGGTCATACCAGTATCACCTTTAGCGGTGTATAAATTAGCATATTTCATACTGAATATTATAGATGTTCCGTTTATAATTCACATTTACCACCCTGACAAGCTTGCGCAGCAGTGGTATTGATATCAATGTAGAACGGTTCATCTTCAACAACTGTTGACCAATCAACTTCCTTATATTCTCTACGTAGATCACACCATGTCTTCCAGTTATTAACATCCTTCAAACAGTAAGTCATCTTCTGAACATCGCCATCAAGGTATCGATCAGCAAATTGTCTTGCTCTACGTACCCAATCATGCTTGAGAAGAATAGTTTCATATGCTTCCTTATCATTGAAATACTGAGCAAGGTCTTTATTATCGCGTTTTGTTGGATATTTCGGCTCTTTTGGCAATTCTGGTAGTGGTGCTCCTTTTCCAAGTGCTGCATCACATGCCGGCCATAAGTCATCGAACGCCTTTAGCCCATCTACAATTACACCTGATGCAAGAACAGATGCATCACCATATTCTTTTGCCATTTCAATAGGTGTGTGCACTGTTGTGAACGGTGCTTGTGGATAATCTTTATCCCCACTAGCTGGAAGCAATGAAATAGCTGCAAACCACTGGCGATTTCTGTAAATATACTTTGTTACTTGGTCCCATTCATCTGGTTGTACGGTTATTGTGTTTGATACATTGTGCCTTAGTGTATTATCAATGCATAACTCTTTATTTGTACCATATTCTACCCAATTTTGCTGTGTTGTCTTAACTTTATCAAGAAGATCCAAAGCAGACATCATATTCTTTGTTACAGCACCGGCTGGCACCTCGCAAAGGAAGCTAATTACCATATCTGTCTTGTTTTCGCTCCAAACAGACTCATTTACTGCTAGTGGATTAACTTCTGTGAATTTTCTCAGTGGAAATTCAAGGCGATTGGCTTGAACACGACGGATATAACGTTTTGCATGGTGAGGGTGAATACCACTAGCTGTCCCAAGTACACAACTCGTAGTACCAGCTGGTTTACAGCATGTTGTTCTTGCTGCAGGGTTGATACCAATCATTTTTGCAACTTTTCTGTTAGTATCCTTGATAATTTCAGCAGCTTTACGTTGGTTTGCAGGACTGAACAATATATCAGGGTTATCCATCATGCCTGTGATAGAACAACCGAGTAATGCTTCATGTCTTACAATTTTTTCAGTAACTTCACCGAGATACTTGAAATCTGTATAGCCTGCTTGTAAGGTACCAAGGATAGCTGCCATTTCTGATGCATGAAAGAACTCTTCCTTAGTAGTACATTTCTTTCCGTTTGTTTCTGTAAGATTACAGTACTGTACCCCACTTCTGCCGTCGTTAAGTTTTGGTCTCATACCGATTTCAAAGCATGGATTAAAAACAATATCTTCATTATCAGCAAAAACAAAGCCTGGCTCACCACATTCCTTAACAGAGATCATTATTTCTTGGAATTGTTCAAACGTTGTCTTATTTCTTATGAGAAGAGCACTGTTGTTACTACGGCCACGTTGAGGGTTATCGTAGAACCAATTACCTGTCTTAGCTGTGATCATTTCTTTATCATCATAAGAAAATACACAAGCTGTTGCACTTCTTCTAACACCACCACTAAGGACAGCATCTGCAGTATGCATGATTATATCATAAGCATTAATTGGTTTGAGTTTATTACTGTTTTCTGAAAGTCTTTTTTCAATAATAGCAGCAATCTTTTCATGAGCTTTTCTAAGACCGTTTGGTCCAGGTGCTTTAAAGCCGCCAGATATAAACGCACCTTCTGGTCTGATAAGCGAGTAATCAAATTCGATTTTCTTACCATTGAACGCACTAAATTTACCTTTTGATACAAAATATGAGTTCACTAATGCACTGATACTATCAGCCCAACCTTCAATTGAGTCATCAATAATAAATTTTTCGGTATTACCATTACGTTTTTGTATCTTAGGTAGTTGGTTAATATGCTTATACTGAACACTGAACCCGACACCACAACCGCATAGTAACATATACATAATCTCACCGAAGACGGTATGTCTATCGATGTATGTTGTTGCGCAATTACCGGTAACCATACCATTTGGCATAGTAAATGATTTATCATCTTCAACACTTACACACCACACATTATCAATGTGTAATTTTTCTATATCAATCAATTTAAATGACTTTGCATGTTTGTTTTCTCTGTCAAAAGTTGTTTGTATAGAATATGTTTTACCGTTTTTGATAGTACCTAAGTTTGTTTTTGTACCTGTTTTATCATATACTTTTTTGATAAACACACCAGCAATAGGAAAACATGTTTCGATAAACTGTTGATGTTCGAAATCTTCAGCAGAAATCATATTAAACGGGTTAGGTTTTGTCATATCCCCCTTCCTAACGTTACTACTTTTTGATCCATCAGCGTCAAGATAACCTCTTGTAAATGCTTGTATTAATTCGATAGAATCTCTTTTCGGATCTGGTGCTGTCTTATCATATTTACCTGTATATACTATTACATCACCATTTAATGACGCTGAAGATGATGATTTAAATCCTTGTTCTGTAAATCTATATTCATATTTTGCATCATCGCCGCATAATCTTGCAGATGAATATGTTCCGCTATCTGTTTTAACAGTTGTTCCATCACCAAACACATAACCATAACACCAGTATAACCTTTCAATCGGTGTTGCATTATCGTAATCGAACGTAAATGTCGTCTTAGATGTTAATATTTTATCACCTATATTGATATTCGTAGTTTCATTACCATTTTTTAAAATCCATTTATGATCACGTGTACATTTGACTGTATGTATATTTTGACCGTTTTTAAAGGTTAATTTATAAAGTTGCTGTTTACCATATTGATTTACAACAGCTGATTTCCATCGACCATTATGTGTTAGAACTGAAATTTGATCACCAGGGGTGTAATCATCAAATTGCATTACTCCTGTTGATGTTATCAGTTTAGTATCTCCTGAAAAACAGTTGTACATCTTGTCATTATGGCGTTCAATACTCGGTCCACCAAATTGCAATGCTCGTTGAGATCCGAGCACCTGTTTTTTCATCACAGCTTGTTTTGCTTGATAAAATAACTCTTTGAACTCTGAATTTGATGCTAACTGTAGCTGGTATTTATGCTCATGCATTTCAAAAACACGGTCGACTTGCTCTTTCCATGTTTCACGGCGTTTTTGTTCTGGAATATATTTTGCATACTTCGCGTATACTGTATAATCTGATAAGGCTTTAATTGACATAATATTATTTAAGTTGGATTTTTATTTCCTACGTTTTTGCGTAAACTTTTTATAAACTATTAAGAGTTAACAGTTTACGTAAGTATGAACAACTCGAGAGACCCCATTTTTTGGAAGTCAAATTCATCATCCTCCATGCCAAGAATGTGCTGAAATATCTTCTTATCCTTTGATATTTCATTGTTAGTCAACCGTTTAAAATGAGCAAGGTCTACTGGATATGTCCCAACAGCATAGTGTAAATAACAATCATCACACGATAAATCAAATTGTTCAAGTATATTTTTGTAGGTTGAAATTGTAATATCAGCTTGTTGTTGTATTAGTATTGTACTCAGTTGTTTGTACTGACCCGATACAGGCAATATACAACCATAAAGTGGTAACATGTGCACTACACCATCCGCATCTTTATACTTATGGATGATTTTTTTCGGTGCGTATTTTGGCTGTATGCATAACCGTTTGTTATCATATTCATTCTTAATTACAAACCCGAAAAATATACATGGTACGTTATAATTTAGTTCATCTTTATCAAGGAAATCGTTTAAATTTACCTGCTCATCTACTAGTCCGATATCAATCATTAGATAGAGTTAGCTCCGATTAATGTACCAGTTGATAGCTTGTATGTATAAATTGTAGGACGTGTTGATGGTCTTGTAACCGTAACTGCAACTACATCTCCTGAAACAATAGGTCCATCATATGTACCTCCAGCTGGTAAGCTAACTGATCTTACCATGCCACCAGCTGTTGCGTTATAAAAGTTAAGTTTATCACCTACTATTCTTGGTACTAATATTTGTCCGTTCATGTTTTAATTATATAGTAAACTCATGAAAGAATCAACCTCAGGGTCTGATTTATTATGTGTAAATCCTGTCAAATTATTGTTAATTGTAGGGAGCTTAAACGAATTTGTTTTATGCATTTCTTCTATCGTTTTGATCACATCATCAGAAGGGTAATCGACATTTTCAGATACATTAAGAGCGTTTCTTATTTGTTCAATGTTGTAGCCTCGTTTGATTAACGATTTTACATCTTTACAAATATAATTTTTTTCAAGTTTTTCTAAGCTCCCGTGTTCTTTTATTTTTTTAAGTAAGTAGTCTCCTGAGAATATACTATCTTTACCTGTTACAACACATTGAAGCTTTTGAGTTTTTTTCATTAACATAATTGTATAAGTATTTATATGAAATTCAACTCTTTAGTAACAGACCTACTTGAGGATTTTAATGCACCTATTGCTATCCAGCGTAGAGTAAATGCAAAAGATGATTCACCAAACAATACGATGATTAAAACACCTGCACGAGCAGGAAGCTTTGGTAATCTTACACCTAACCCAAAAGCAGCTCATTTTATGTTGCCGAGTGATGAAGAAATGGAGCTAATAGGTACCTGCATTGATGAGGACCTTGTTAATACCATCTTCGGAAGTATGTCAGAGTTTGGTAGACAGGTAGAAATGAATGGTGACAACTTCAAATACCACGATATCTTTGTTCTATACGATGAAGATAAAGATATACATTCCTTTTATCAAGCTACTTAAGTAGCATTACGTACCATATTAGCTAGCTTTTGTGCTCTTCGGCCTGTTTGCTTTGCCCACAATGAATTTAACATTTCATCTGCAGCTTTACGATAGTTGCGTTGAAAAAGTGCTTGTCTTACTTGTTTGAACTTCAATAATCGAGTCAACCCTAGATTGAACGACATATCTACGACAGCTTTCTGAACATCTGAAGGATGAGACTCTAAATCCGGTAAAAATGTTTTTGCATCTCGGTATGCTTGAGATATTGAAATATTATACAATGTTTTTATTTCGCTATCAGATAATTGTTTACCAGAAAGTAAATCCTCAACTGAAACTCCGATTTTTTCAAGCTTTTTAATATTTGAAGCATCATCCAAGTTAAACCCTATACCAATCGTTTTATGACCTGTTGAATCAACGTAAGCTTGTTGTACAACACCTTCATGATCAGCGATCTGATTATACAATTCAATAGGGTCTAAGTTAGCTGCATTTAATGCAGTAGCTGTAGCAAGAGTTATAGCACCGGATTTAAGTTGATCCTTAATACCTTCGTCGATGTAGTGGTAACTTTCGAAATTCATTTGTTAATACTTAATTAACCTTCACAAATGCAATCACATCTTTACCATTTCTAAGACCCGTAGCTTGCTGTTTATAATTAGGGAATTCTGTCGATATTTTTTTTGCAAGTGCATGATAGAGTTTTGTTCTTTTAGGTGATGTAGTTTTATCATTGGTAAAAAATATCATTGGTGGTTGCATTTGTGTCATGAACTCTCTAGCTGCATTTATAACAGAACCATAAATCAATAATTCTTCACCGGTCTTTGCATTAGTTGGATCAAGCTGTGGTATATATTCATTTTCACCATATTCATTTTCACCATGAAATTTCATCGCAGCAAATATAATTTCCCATTTACCGGGAAGTTCCATGATAATAGTTACTTCAAATCGTCCTGATTTTTTTGTTTCAAAATTACATTCCCAAAAGTCATCAGATTTTTCAGTCCAATTTAGTGGGAATGCTTCATTTGGACCAAAAATTTCTGATATTATTTGATTATATTGCTCGTTGAAGAGTGACATTTAAATATTTAAACAAATCTATCAATAAAATGCTTTGGAAGCTTGTCTTTATTACGGACAATCGCGTCATAAATGCACCCGTCCATGATATATGTATCACAGAAATCGTTTTTATTACGAACTCCTCGTCCGCATTGCTGAACTACATTACACAACATTGCATTTGAGTACCAGTTTTTATCTAGTTCAAAGAGCTTTTTGATTCGTTCATCACCTAATGGTAAATACGGAGCTTTTACAATAATTTGAAATCTTGCAAGATCATCTTTGAGATCAACACCATATCCTAAGCTTGGTGATACGAGTATAGTAGGCTCACTACTATTTTCATGCATTTCAAGAATATGTTCATTGTTTTGTTCATCATTTCTAAACAAAAACCTCGGGTCATTACCGACAGCTCGTTGTATCTGGTTAGCAATATAGGATGTATGTGTATGAATGATGCCCTTTACACCTTTATGATGATCACAGAGTTGTTTTACTTGCTTAATCACAGTAGGTAAACTTGTTTGCATGTTTTTGTAGTTGAGCCTTATCTTTGTATTGATATGAATAGGTGATTTTTCAGGATCAAATGCACTACCTACTTCGATATACTTGTATTTGTCTATACCCAGTGTTTTAGCAAAGTTTTTATGATCAATAATGGTAGCAGACATTAAAACAATCTTATCACCATACTTAAAAATTGTATCTGTAAGTGTATCAATCTTAAGCGGCATTAATTTGATTTCATCATCATCATTTTGAGCTACATATTCACAGTCTGGCCATGTTTTGTATATTAACGACAACTTCATATTGAATGTTCTCAATGCAAGAAACTTGTATTTTTCAGATTGCGTCATAAGCTTTGGATTTTTCGCAAGCTTATCTTTCAATTTCCTCAGTTCTGTTTCAACATCATCGATAATATCCATAACCCATTGTCTGATCTGAGATGGCTTCTTACTAAGCAGTTTTGGTATGTTGATCCCAGCTTTTTTCCATTTACTTCTTGTTATATTACATGAAAATTGGCTTACAAGTTCACCTTCTAGTTCAGATGCTTCATCACATACAATATAATTTCTGTGTTTAACATGGTTTGGTGTGCTTAGAAACATTTTATAGTTCAAAGCAGTGAAATCACTTTTTAAAGCAGTGTTTCTTGCATTGTAATATAGACATTTGTTCTGCATCCAGCATGTTTGTTTAAGACCTGTAGTAAAAACACATGGTGCTGTTTCTACATCGAACTCATTATCCAATTCGCACGGGTAATTACTCTTACCTTTAAGTAATGTAGCACTATCGAACAGTTGTTTGTATTGCTCCTGAAGTGATTTTGTAATTGTTAAAGCAAAAGCACCATGCGGCGGCTCATCTAAGCAGGCTTCTTCGTTCGTATATTCCCCCATTTGGTTAACCTGGAAAGCATCATAGCTGGTAATCAATTTGTCCCATGTGTCAGTGCAGCGATCGCTAGCATTTGCTAATGTCTTTGATATGAAGCTTTTTCCTGAGCCAGTTGGAGCAGAAACAATAACAAACTTATAACCATCCTCAAATGCTTTATGCATTTGTGTTAATATCTGTGTTTGAGCTGTGTTCGGCTCGTAACCTTCAGGGAAGGAGCTAAGTAATTTGTTTATCATTGACTAGATTATAATCTAGTATGCTGATAAAACAACAACTGTGTTGAAAAGCTTGCTTCTACGCTTCGTGTTTATGATTTTCGATTTGAAAAACACGTCATCTTTTTCCTGAGCAAATTGTTCAAGTGTGTAGTCTAATTTTAAATGATCCCCATAATCAACAATATCAAATGGGTATGGAATTTCATAATCTTTCATACCCCCATCAGGCATTTCTAGAGTTAAAATGTAATAAAACTCTTTAGTATGAAACAATTTCAGTTTACCTTGTTTAAATTGCTTTTTTTCGTTAAATATGACAATATCTCTAAGTAAAAACTTTGTGAGCATGTCGACTGTCTTTTCACTCATCATAATTATTTCATATATTGTGCTTTTTCATCAGCTGACATTGGTCGAAGCTTCTCATTAAAGTAATCCCAAAATTGTGTGTTAGGAATTTCATTATCAATATAACAATCATCCATATTGATCATTCTCCAGTCTTGCATAAAGATATCCCACACACAAAGTAAGTTTTTCGCCATCGAATTATACGGTAATGGACCAGATCCGGCCTTAAAATTAAGGGATATCTTACCATCATTACTGGTCAACAAACCCATATCGAGTGTACATATCATTCTTCTTATAGGACTATGACCTTTTATAGGTCGACGACGAAGAAAATGAATTTCACAAACGTTATTTTGCAGCTTTTGTCTTAGACTTTGTAGATTTACCTTCATTCTTCTTATCACAGATACCAAATATACGGCTTTCGTTCAAGAAAATACCTTTCTTAAGGAATCCATAGTCTTTAATCTCGACATTACCAAGCCCAACACCATAGTTGCTTGGAAAAATAACAATCTGACCTGTTTTAACGTATTTCACTTCAGGTCCAGCCATTAATACCACACCTTTCCGCCATGCACGTTGCATTGCGTTAACAGGTATAAAAATACCACCTCTTTCAACAACATCTCCTTGACCTTCATCATCACCTTCATCAGTGAATTTAACGAGAAGGATATCATCAAAGATGAATGACAGAATATAATCATCTGTTACTATATTTCCGAAATCATCTAACCGTTCATCATCTAGATTGATTAAACTTCTTTTCGGAGCGAGGGAATCGATACTTGCTTGTGCCATATACAGTTATTTACATAACTGCTCAAGTAGTTCAACATTGTTTTTATACTCTCTTTGACTGGTAAAATCAGGTATTCTTGGTTGTTCATCTGATTTTACCTTTTTCTCGCCTTTATTCTTTTTAATGTACTGCATTCTCTTGAATCTAATCTTCGGAAGCACATTATAACAGTAGTCATACTGACTACGCTTATCATCAAATAAACTCCAGTAGTAATTTGTAGTGTTATTGACATAATTTGCCAATTCTGGTGAATACATACTTGTCCACCTGTTAATCATATAAAGATTGAACTGCGATTCGTCTTCGCAGTTCATATCAATACGTTTCTTCGAATAAAGTAGTGAATTTAAGTATGAAAATATTGTCATATAGTCGATTCTAATTTATCTTTGAGATTTTTCAACTCAAAATAGAATTGTTCAGCCATTCCAGCTTTGAGATTTGCATCTTGCGATTCTCTTCTATATTTTTTCCACTGATTTTCAGCAGTGGTGATAGCAATATCAAGTTCATGTTCAGTTTTCTGATTCATTTTCTTTTTTCGGGTACCGGACAACTACATATGCTGCTTCAATTGAAATATTTACAAGTGTAAATTCATCATGTTCGACAGTTTCTGCTGGTGTTTTAATGCAGTAAAAAATCATTGTTAACTTACCTGAACCTATATCATGCCATTTATTGTCCGCAACTTGCGTTTTAAATGGTAAATGGCTCAATTCTTCCAATCCTATATTTCTAAGACTATCATCAACAGATTCACCGTGCTGAAATATGAATATTTTTGATTCTTTCATGATTATAGTGTTATCTTGGTTGAAGATAAAAACAAATCATCAGCTAGATTGTAAAACATATCGATCACATCTTGCATAAACTGATTACACTGTTCATCTGTCATTTTTGTACCGTATGCAAAGTTAGGAGCTTTAGAACCAGCATTAACATTGATACCAGTATGACCAATTGCAACATTATTCTTCGAATATGTAATACTCACCGAACATTTACCAACCTTTTGAAGTGATCCATCACTACCTTCGAATTCATCATGAACTAAAAGGTCATCCCCATCAACTTCAATAGGTTTTTGGAGGTATTTACTACTGAGAATGTTTGCCATCAAAGTATTAAACAATCTTTGAAATGCTACTGCACCAGTCGGGCACAAATTGGGAATTTCCCAACAGAAACTCAATGCATCATCACTGTAAATGAAATCGGAAGAAATCAGATCCTCTTTGTCAATCATTCCTGACGTTTCTACGTTCATAGGAGCACGGAATGCAACAATATTACCGATAGGTAGTGTCTTTTTACGAAAGAAATCGTAAGCAAACCGTCCATGAATTAATTCACCATCATAACAAGCAATATTTTTTATAATCATATAACAATTATACTGTATAGATAGTAGTTTTCAACCTTATTACTTAATATATGCAACAATTACATCACCTTCTTTAATCCCTAGTTTTCGTTCTATGGTATAATCAGGATTTATATCAAGCATGAGCTTTGTCACTTCATTTACTGATGTACCATAAGATTGAAACAATCTCACATCATCAATCATAATCATATGTGTCTTAATATGATGGTTTTTGATAATTTTGAGTTCATCTTTAATAGGAGCTCTTGTATCACCCGGCTGTTGACCACCTTGATAGTGTGCATCAAGCCAAAAAGTAACCGGTTCGTCTATTTCATCTAGTATTTTTTGTATCATTACAGGTGAATGACCAAGATGGAATTGGATATTATGACCTATATCAGGATTGCTATCAAATCTATGTTTAGTTTCATTATAGAACCGTTCAACTATTTCAATTGTATGGTATGTTTTGTATAAATGTTTAAATTTATCAACTGTTACACCTGTATACGTACCGGTTTCAATGAAAATATTATGATCACAAAGATCTTTAGGATTGAAGTTACAAGGCATAGTAGTATTTAAGTGTGGTATTGTTAATATTCAAATGGACATGCATTGAGCAATTCATCTCCCTGTATATCTGTATATTTAGACACATCACAATCGTTTATATGGTTAATAATATCATCAAATGAGTATTTCTTTGTGTTGTTCCGTGATAAATCAATACATTTCATATCTCGTTTACCTATAGCAAGGAAATGATCAGCAAATTTCGTACCATCACCTAAAACACCATTACTAAACCGACACCATGTGTTAGGTATGTTATATGCATCAGCTGCAATGAGTCCATGTAATGAACTTGACACTATTTTATCACAGCTTGTTATGTTTTTGATACATTCATCAATCGATTGTGTTAAATCTATCTTCAAAACATCATTTTTATACTGAGCTGGTATGTTTACAAGCTTAAAATCAACAATATGTGGTATTATACCTAGTTTATACTGTGTTTCCGATTTTTCAAAGAAACGAGGTAGTAACATAGCTGGGTCACCGTAGATTTCAGGACAATCAACACCATTTCTTAAGCAAATATCACGGGATAACGGTCCTCTTACTGCTTTTATGTTAATACCCTGTGAAACCTTATCATATCGCCATGCCAACCCGGATCCCCACACTGTATCCCCTGGTTTTGCATGGTTTAATATAGATCCTATTGCTACATGCTTGGGTGATTGGTGCTCGTTAACACTAATAGGTTCAAAACCAGTTATTAACTTGTATAAAACCGGAGATAATGCATCTCCGAAGTTAGCTCCTCCGCTCCAGTATAGTTTATTCATCATCAAATAAAAATTTGTAGTTTTCGTAGATATAATCTTCAGGAATTATAAAATCCTGGTATCTCTTGTAATTATCTTCAATTGCGTATTTCATTCCATCATAACTATGATTTGTAAGTGTTTGAAGTATGGTTTCAAGCTCATCTACTGTGCTAAAAAACAAAATACCGTTTTTGTTAAAGTAATGGTTAACATCTGGAGTACCATAGTAAATTGGCACTGTTTTAGTTGCAAAACAATCAATGAGCTTTTCAGTAAAGTATGTATCTTGTATAGAGTTCTCAATAACAATTGAAAATTCATATTTTTCCAATGCATCCTTCTTATTAACGATCTTATTATAACCAGATCCGAATACATCAATATAAGGATGGTTAAGCATATCAAATTTTTGTATTACTTCATGTCTTAACCTATGCCCAACTGTTGTATTCTTAGTAGATGCAATGATTGAGATATGTTTCTCCTTAGTTAACTGTTTTTCATCAGTGAAGTTATGTACCCAACTGGTACCATATGGATATATCAAGAATCTCTTGTCTAAACTAAGGAGCTGCTTGTCATAAGTCAATACATAGTTGAAATCCTTGTAATTCTGTTCAATATAACTATAAACATGCGGTGCAACAGCTCTCGGTTCAAGTATCCATGCTACTTTTAATTGTTCTGTCTGTATTTTAGCGTTTCTAAGTGTGTTATCTGTAAAGAACAAGCTTTTACTGTTAGAGTTGCGTGATCCATCCCAATTAAAATGAGTTGGTCGTTGAAACCTACAGCAGCTCGGATCATAACCAACAAAATTAGTATCATCTATATCAACATCGATTAACTCCTTTCGAGGAGCATCAATTTCCCATGTTTTAATGTATTCTGATGCTTGTTCGAAGTTCATTCTACCGAGTGCACTTGCTACCTTGTGATTATGTTCATAAAATTCATGTTTTGAACGATCTGGGTTAGCTATTAGATGCGGAAGATGAATCAGCATGTTTTGCTGCGATCTTTTCAGCTTAATAACATTTTTCTTAAGAATATGAGCACGTTTAACAATTTCATCATCTTCATACCCCCAGTTTTTAAAGTTAGGATTGAAACCATTGATATCTTCAAAAGCTTTTCTATGCATCATAAGGCAACCACCTACTGCATTAAGATTACCGACAAGATAATCATCTGTTTTTTCATTTAATACTAATTGATCATATGGTCTGATAGGTTTGATAAGATCATCATATGTAAATGCTGTTTTTAACTCATTTTTGAACTTGTATGTCATGTATATAGCATTACCACTATATCCTAATACAACGTTATCTGGATTCTGAGCATAATCATATGCTGTCTGTAATGCTGATTCGGAAACAAATATATCACTATCGATAAAGCATACTGTATCATATTTTGCACGTGAAAAACCTTCGTTATACAATTTACATTTTTCAAACACATCGTTTTCACTTTCTACGACGATAATCTCGCCAAATGGTAATAGATTAGAGTAGTACAGTTTGAAATGAACAAGGTTTTTGATACGTTCTATAGTATCAGGCTTGTATGCAACAATCAATGATATTGGATTGTTCATCTTGTTATACAGAGCTTTTTGAGATTGATTAAAACACTATCAAGTGGTGTATCTGGTACACACCCTTGCCATGCTGGCATATATCCGTGTTTATCTTTAAACAACTGAGCACTTTCCCATATTTTTTGTTGCCAATTATCACCTCTACGGATAGACGAATTTTCTTCACTACATGCTTGTTCATCTATATAATCATAGCTGTTTGCAATATCAGCAAACCACCAATAAGGTGTGGTATAACCTGCTTTAGCTAATCTATATGTATGATCAACATGTTCAAAGTTATTTTTATCAAAGTTTTCATCAAACAAACCTACATCTTCAAGACATTGACGTGTGTAAAAGCATACAGCCCCGACACAGTTAGCATTTAGAGAAATTTGTACATCACCATAGTTAACCACCTTACGTGGCTGTGGTGTACCATGGGATACATTACCTCTATTAGCAGGACCATGGTAAGCAAAGCTGAAGTGATGAATACCTGTTGATTTATAAGCTCTGATATATTCCTCGAATACATCACCTGTAAAGACCATGTCATCTTCTATGATAAAAATGTAATCACAATCTTGTTCGAGAAGGTATTTGAAAGCTTTATTCTTTGACTTACAAACACCCTGGTATTCCTTGCCGTGTTCCTGGATGAGTTTCATGTCGGTAGATACAAGTTTCTTACTATACATGTTTTCAATCTGTTCAAGATTGTATTTGTGATTACCATCATTAACTACAACTTTTGGTGATCTATTATAATTAAACGGTATCGATTCCAAACATTTTTCAAGAAATTTTGGTCGATCACAAGTTATTATTGCAATTCCTATTTTACCCATATGTTGATTATAGCATAAGTAACATTATAATCAAGATACAATGTTTGTAGGTAGAAACACAATTAGAATCATAAATAATAAACTCATGTTCATTAGATGGGGCGGTCTTGCACCAGTTAGACAAAGAGGGTTTAAATTACACAAGCAAGGTGATATTGGTTACCATACACCACCTGCTAGAAAAGGTATTTACGCGTTTCCTTGGCCACATATTGAACCATTCCTTCTTGGTGCAGAATGCACTACGTCAAAAACAGATTTTAAGTTAAAAGACTCAAAAGGACGACCGATAACAAAAGAAGATAATCCTGATGTATTTGAGAAAATGCTAAAACAGTCGGATTACAACTATGAGCACGAACAAAACGGTAAAACCTATATAAAAAAGCGAAAAGCATTAAGACCTAAAAAATTTAATTATCGAGGAGATGTTTGGCATCATTTAGAATGTAGAAGTATCAAAAAATCTAAAGGTGATTGGTTTCTTTCCGATTTCGGTTCATACGTTCAAGCTCTTGAAAAGGAGATACATAAAACAAAATCATTCAAACACAACACTGGCTGGAATACATCTAAAGACCATTTTGAGGTGTTTCTTGAGAGACCTTAAGGTTATTTATTTCTTTAGAAATATATGCTAAGACAGATGAAACATTAAATGGTGTAGGTATTTCAGCATTACTGTTTCCTGCTATAAGAGCTTCCGACATTTTCATCAACCCTTCTGAAATATCTAACGGTTTTTGTTCATCACCTGATGGTAAATGACCATGTTGCCATCTATAAAGTTCAACTCTTGCCCAAGAATCATTTGCATCACTTGTTAAACGCTGATGACATATTTCTCGTCGTTTTTTAGCTCCTAATTTATTACACATAATAGTTTGCTTGTGATTTAGGAGTTTCAAAGAATTGAACCCTACTTACTTTCACACCAATCTTATTCATCTTTGCATTAGCAATATCACAAATCCATTTAGAGAGATTTTCTGATGTTGGTATAAAATCCACGATAACGAACCCTTCAAGAATATCTTGCATATCAGGTGTTTGTTTTGCAATTAGATTTGTATTAATCGTCGAATAACCTGTGTTGTGTATAAAATGTTTTGTAAAACATAATGTAGTTATATTAAGTTGTCCATCAAATACCCAACCGTTCTCTCGTTTTTCAACACCATCAATACAATTGAATGGTATAATAGCATCAATCATCGGATCATTCTTATCAATAATGAACTTATGATCTAAAACATCATCAAGAAATTTCTTTAACCAGTTAAGGTGCTTAAAATCTGTTACCATACCAGCTGTTAATTCATCACCTTCAAGAAACACTTTAACTGTTCCTTGGTGACCATGAAGGTGACGACATACACAACGACCGTCAATCGAAAAGTCAGTATTGAGAGTTTGATTCCATACGCGATGACCGTAACAGAAATCGAATTGTTTAGCTATTTTCCACATAACATGATTATATGTTGTTAATTCTGAGAATCCAATAAATAATTGTATGGCAGGCAATTCAAAATCAATTAAAACATTACCAGAAGCATCCGAAATAAATCCTAGTGATTATCTGATTGTAGAAACACAAGGCGGTACATTTAAAATACCATTCAGTAATTTTGTCATTGATTTGGATAACACCACTTTTGGATCAGCTATAGCTGATATAGGTTCTGGTACATTTGATACTGCTATTACAGTTAAAAATACATCCGAACCTGATACACCAGTAAATGGTGGTACATTTTATGTACAGAACGGTGCTTTTAAATATAAAGGTTCAAGTGGTACTGTAACCACCATAGCAAACGCTTAATAAAGATCATATTTATCTTTTGAAAGCTTTCTGATATCAACACCGACATCTACACCTTTGTTATGTCTAACAAAGTCCTTAATTTTGTCCATTTCAGCGGTATAAGCTTTTTCACTATCATTTAGTTTTTGTTGCTCCTTTAAAAGATCTTCAACTAAACTGATATTTTCCGGAGAGAAAACTTCATTAGCTCCATTTTCCCCACCAATAACATCACCATCATCATCAAGATAAAGTTTTATCATTTGAATACGTTCTTTTCTTGATCCGAAAATCTCTATAAGAGCTGGTGAATCATCTCGCGGAAAGAAAGGATTTTCTTGCGGGTGCTGTTGGTACTGAGCTTGGAGACCTTTGAATATTTGATCAATTTCAGAAATGTAAACCGGATCTGTTTCTCTTGTACCGTTATCTACAATATTCATTTTATTGAATTTTGTCATAGGAATGAAAAATATGATATCAAGTGATTTCATACTTTCAGATACAATAGGAAGACACTTATCAATAAACTTCTCGTCGACACCACCAAGACCTTTATCAAATAACCACATGCTATAAACTAAATTATCAAGAGGGCATCTATCAAAGATTACTTTATCTTGTGGTGTGTACCCTTGCATCTGATCAACCATATGATTCAAAATAGCCCATTGTGTCTCTTTTGTTGACTCTTTACTATGTGGTAAATTTTGATTCGTAAGAATATCTCTATATGACACTTTTGTGTGTTCGAATGCTGGCCATGTAGCAAGCATATCACCTATTAATGTTGACTTTCCGATGCTTGCTGTTCCGCTGATACTTAATCTCATATTCTTATTATAACAACCGGATTTGGTTTTTCAAACATTTATGTTATAATAAATTCAAATGATTGTATTCGACGAGCCAACACATACATATACAAATACCGAAAATGGTAAAAAAATGACATCGGTGACAACACTGCTTGGTCAATATAAACCTAAATTCGATAAACATCTTCATGCTGCACGAGTTGCAAAACGTGAAGGTGTACCAAAGCAGATGGTTTTAGATCAGTGGCAAAATAAATGCGATGTTGCATGCGAAAAAGGTACTAAGATTCACAAAGTTATGGAAGACTATATTGTTGATAATAAACAAGAACCTCAGTTTGCACAGTTGTATAGTACATTTGAAGAAAGTAAGCCTCATATCCCGAAGTTTAAAAACATTGAAAGTGAGTTCTTGGTTTATAATACAGAATATAACATTGCAGGCTTAGCTGACTTAATATTTGTAGACGGGGATAGTTTCTTTATAGGGGATTTTAAAACAAATAGACGATTTAGATTTTTTAGTACATATAATGACTACCATAAATACCCGCTGCAGCATCTTTCTGTTTGTGAATTCAATAGTTACTGTTTACAGCTTTCTATGTATGCTCATTTATATGAAGAAATGACAGGTAAAAAATGTAAGCATCTTGTTATATATTATCTTGTAGATGGTCAGTGGAAATATATCAATCTCAATTACATGAAAACTGAGATACGGACATTATTAGCAGTACATATGAATTCACAAAAATATGATATTCTTAAATAAGTATTGTTATGAAGATGTTTGTTTTAGTTAGTTGTATCATTGTTTCAGGTTTTTTTATCGGTTGTAAATCACCCAGTAGTTTACCAGAATATCGACCTCAACCAGTACGTGAATTAAATACAAGACCCTTTATAGAACAACAAGGTGAGCGACAAGAGCAACAACCTAGAACAACTATTTATAAATCACCACCTTTATGGCAGAGCTGGTAATTTAATAAATAATTATATGTTTAAGAAAAAAGAAACAAAACAACCAAAAGCTAAAACAACTAATGCTAAAGCTAAGACAGAACCAGTACTTACATTCGGTGTAAAACCAGGTAAGTCAAACGCATAGTGTTATGATCGGGTTACTTACAATGATTTTCTCTACTTTAGGGGCTACCGGAATGGGGTCTTTACTTAAAGTAGGTGCTGGCATTATTGATAGAATTGCCGGAGCTAAAGAAGCTCATGAAAAACGTGAAATGATCCGTGATCTAGAACGATCAAAACTTGATGTTGAAGTTCAGAAAATGGTGTTTGGTGACTCATCACCAGAAACATCGATGTTTGCAAGACAAACAAGACGTATTCTTGCTGTAATAGGTATGATAAACTTTTTTGTTATTTCAGTATTATGTACATTATTCCCAAGCGTGGAATTGATAACGTTTTTTCCACCAGTTAACAAAGAGAGTTTAGATTTTCTCTGGGGTATGATTACTATACCACTTAATCTTGATTCTACTGTTGTAATTACAACTGGTCATATAACACTTGTTTCGATTATAACATTAGCAGCTGTAATAGGTTTCTACTTTACCCCAGGTGGGAGATTAAAATAAGATATTTTTGTAATCCGGTTATGATAACCTATAAATAATAATATGAGCAATATTCAATTTACAGATGAACTAATTTTCGGCACAGGAAGTGTAACAGATGGTGTTTCAGCACTTAACGATGTAACAGCACAGTCATTGAGTGCAGATAGTACAGCAAAGCTACTTTATAATGCAGCTGATAAAGGAACCGACACGACAGTTGTTACTTTAAGCACCATACATAATGGTGATGAGTTTGTATTCTTAATGTATGCTGGTTATGATAGTTCAACAATTGCTATTATTGATAGCGGTCGTCTTTCAACACAGTTTACAGTTGCATCTGGTACAACACTACAAACAGTATCAGCAGGACCTGGTTATGATTCAGTTTCAGCTAACTTAGCAAGACTTCATCATCTCGGTTACGTTTAAGCATTAACATTTAACATTAAAAGAGCAGCCTCGTAAATGAAGCTGCTCTTTTTTTGTTCGTTAAGCACCTGTAATTGATTTCTGCTTAAATTTTTTTTACCAGTCTATATCAATGCCGTATTCACCAGCTTCAATTAAACCCTTTTTATGTAAGTCGTTAATAATTATACCTAGAGCAGGATAAAAATTACGTTCCCAGAATAATCGTACCCCATGCTTTCTATCCCAGTCATCACCTGTATTAAGTGGTTGTTTTGGATCTCTTGCAAGCCATGATTTAAAGCTTACCCCCATTTCATCTCCATTAACTTCTTCCGGAATAGTATCATTCTCAAAATCCCAGGCTTCTAAGTCTGGTACGGTAATATTCTCAACTTGTCGTTCTTTACAACCATCTTGTTGTTGTAATGAATATGGTTTACCATATGTTTCAGATACAAGTTCGTCCCAATCTTGTACGCTAATAATTCTTTTTGTTTCGTATTTTATCATAGCATGAATGTTATATTTGTTCCTTAAACTCGTAAAGCTAAGTCCCAGATTAATAAATGCATTCTAGGACTGAAATTAACACCACACGCTTTAGCATATTCTGCTACAGCAGGTGCGTTCTCTATATGCTCACTGCGTGAACCACAACAAGGCATGAACCATACACGATCTAGCGGAACATTAATATCATTACGCTCATCGACATACTTTCTCCAAATTTCTTCAATATCTTCTGAACAAGTAATAACGAATTTGAAACCACTATTATTTTCAACGTGCCATTTAAGCACATCAGGTTTGTATGTTTTACTCTCCGGATCACCATTCGTAGAAAGCTTAGGTGATGTTGTAAATGTTGCACCAAATTCTTCTACCCATCTTTTGTCTGGCATAATGGTAGCATTCGTTTCAAAATCGATTCTAGGATAAAACTCATATCTCTCTATAAATGCTTCGATGAACTTGAGTAATTTCTTTTGACTTACTAATGGCTCACCGCCTGTTAATTTAAGTAATGCTCCGTTTCTAAGAAATTCAATATAGCGTCTTTCTTCCATATATTCAAAGATTTCATCAAATGTCATTTTATTTTTAACACTCCATGAAATGTATGAATCACACCCATGTGGTGAATCTTCTGATGCGAAATTTTTGCAAGTTAAATTACACATCGATACTCTAAAGAATACTGATGGCTTACCGACATATTCACCTTCCCCTTCACAAGTGTAAAATACCTTGTCATCACTCATAAACAATGTTTCTTTAGCTGTATCGATCATATTGTCTACATTGTAGTATATTATTTATGAAAAACAACTGATTTGGAGACCATTGTTTTGATATGTTAAAAATCAATAAATACAAGTATATGCCAACAAAAAAGTCTACTCGTAAGAGTAAAAAAGTTGTTCGAAAAAAAGTAACAGCTCCTCGCACTGAAATTGAACTTGTCATACCAGCACAAGATGAAACATGGGATTTAGATTTCAAAATCAACCAAGATTATGAACTAACTGAACGACAAAAAGTTTTTCTTTCATCAGCAATTAATCCATCAAATCATATGTGTATTGTTGATGGCCCGGCTGGAACAGCTAAAACATATATTGCCGTTCTAGCAGCTCTTAAACTTTTAAATGAACATCGAATAGACAACATCATTTATATCAGATCAATCGTAGAAAGTGCATCCCGTAGTATGGGTGCTCTCCCTGGGGAATTAGAAGAGAAGTTTGCTCCTTGGTCTATGCCGTTGATTGATAAGCTTGATGAGATTTTGGATGGTAATGTAAGTAAAAATTTGATGTCAAAAAATTATATAAAATGTATACCAGTTAATTTTACAAGAGGTTTAACATTTAAAAATAGTTGTGTAATAATTGACGAAGCACAAAATATGACTAGATCCGAGCTTATCACTATTTTAACAAGATTTGGTGTTGATAGTAAATATCTTGTTGTTGGTGATACATATCAAGCTGATATTGGATCCAAAACAGGATTTAAAGACATCTTTAAAGCATTCGATCACCCTAGTTGTTCTGATGAAGGTATTGATACTTTCAAGTTCAATGGTGATGATATCGTAAGAAGTGAAATATTGAGATTTATTGTTGAACGTCTTGAATCTATAAACAATGATTAAAAATTAACATATGTATATTTTTCTTGTTTTCTGATTTTTTTACATAATGTACATTCATCAGTAATTTCAAAATAGTATATTTTATCAATAAACGGTCCAGACCTTTCTATACCTGGTCTTAGGAATTGACGTTCAATTCTCTTCCAATGATGTCTACAGAAAAATTGTTTAAGAATTTTCAAGTTCAAGTAACTCTTTCATTGCATCTTCTAGAGATACAGGTTGTAAACTATCTTGCGGTGTAACTCTTTTTTGATCATCAATCTTGGGTGTCGGTGATAACTGTTGTTGAGCTTGGCTAAGTTTTGAAAGTGTATCAGCTTCTAATTTTTCAATCTTACCATCTGATCTTCTTTGAATACCTTCAAAATTACCTGACGTAATCGTTTGTTGTGGTACTCTTCTACCATTAACTTGTTGTGAATAAATATCTCCTAGATTCATATTATTTTATTTTTGAATTTCCCCAACTAGTACCTGCAAATGGGTCACCAAAACCTGATGTAACTTTTGTTCTTGGTACACCGTTTGGACCTTGTTTAGCTGGTTCTGACTTCTTCACTGGTTTATCTATTTGTTTAGGTGATTCTTCTGATTGTATTGATTGTTCAGGTACTGGTGTTAAACTAGATATGATTTCATGTATTTCAGTAAGATTAACTTTTAGGGTATTTAATTGTTGACGTGTTATTTGTAAGTTCATTGTTTTCTCTTCTTCTCTACATCAATTATACCGGCCGAAATCCAGTAATCAACCAGTATTTTATTATTTTATTCAGAAACAAAACCACGTTTTTGTAGTAACGCTTTTAATGATGATAATTCATTGTTGTTAATTATACGTTTTTCATGATATGTATCAAAATTCATTCCTGCGCTCTTCAATGTTCTTTTTACATCTTTCACACCGAGTGATTTAACGAAATTATATACAACATTAATATTTAACTGTTGTGCATTTAGTTTATTTTTAACAAGGAATTGATTTAAGCAAGCATAAAATTTTGATTTACCTGTTTTTTGTGGTTGTTGCGTAGGTTTAGTTTGATCGATACGTCGATTAAATTTATCTGTTTTTCCACTAAGCTCATCATTTAATCTCTTTTTTTGTACGCGTTTTTGTAGATTAGCTATTGAACCTGGGATGAAGCTTGAAACTGCTGACGCTGTTTTACTTGCTAATGAACCACTATCATTAGGTGTTGCAATTTCATTTAATATACTATTACTATATTGATTGAATTTTGTTTCATCAAATTTTTCCTTCAAAATTTCTTTATTGAGATTAAGTTTATTCATATTATTATTTAATATATCAGTTGATTACAGATTGCAGCATTATATAATAGACATATGAATAAGAAATATATTTGGTTAGGTGATGACGAGATGAGTGGCGATAAAGATAAAATTGCTCATGATATTATGGGTGATGAATATGCATCATCATATAAACCGCCTATTAGGGAATACGATGATACTGTCGTAGCTAATAAAAAATACATTAAATCTTTACCTGATTTACAAAATGGTCCATCAAGTTTGATTCAAGGAGCCCCTGTTGCAATTCAGCAAGTAGGTATTCATAATTTTAGGTTACCACTTAAAGTTCTTAAAAGAGATGGTTCAACAATTACGTTAGAAACATCAATTACTGGTTCTGTCTCGCTTGAAGCACATAAAAAGGGAATCAACATGTCACGTATTATGAGATCGTTCTATGCTCATAAAGATAAAGTGTTTGATTTCGAAAATATTGTGAATATATTGAATGATTATAAGAAAAATCTTGAAGTGTTCGATGCAAGAATCATGCTTAAGTTTTCATACCCTATCTTACAAAAGAGTCTAAGATCAGATAATGAGGGTTATCAATATTATGATGTGTGTTTTGAATGTGATATTGCTAAAGACGGAAGTGTGAAAAAACTTATACACTTTGACTTTGTATACTCATCAGCATGCCCATGTAGTTTTGAGCTAGCAGAACATGCTGAAAAATATAGAAACAGAGCAACAGTACCGCATTCACAACGTTCTACAGCGAGAGTATCAATCGTGTTTGATGAAGATGTATGGATTGAGGATCTCCAAGAAATGTTACTTGAAGCGTTACAGACGGAAACGCAAGTTATCGTTAAGCGTGAAGATGAACAAGCATTTGCAGAATTGAACGGTGCTAATCTTAAGTTTGTTGAAGATGCTGTAAGATTAATGTATGAACAGCTTGATGATGATGAACGGATTCTTGACTTTAAGATTGTTGCTGGACATTGGGAGAGTTTACATAGTCATGATGCTATCTCGGTAATCGTTAAGAATGTACCAGGTGGCTTTACAGCAGGTGTGCCAAAAGAGGTATACGAATCAATGCTTAAATAAGCTGTACACTACTTATAATTGAACTCGGTGGTGACGTCAATAAGCCCTCCGAGTTCTTCTATGAAATCCTTCCCGACAAGGATCTTATACTCATTTTCTGTTCTATCACCGATAGAAAATCTTACATTCTCAAATTTATGATCACCTATTGTGACATTGAGATGTATAACAGGTCGTTTTTCGATAACACCACTTCCGATATTAATTTCGATTGTGTCTACCATTTGTGCCTCAATAGGGTGGTTATCAACAGATGTAAATTGAACAGTATCTCCGCTTATGTTGATATCCACCCCATGTAGGACGTTATATGCACCATTACCTGAATCAATCTTAGATGGTATAGTACCGATTCCGTCGATTGTGAGGTTTTCAATGAGACCAAGTGCTTTAGCCTCCCAGAACATTTTAAATGATAGCATACTATTATTTAATATCTACCATTACTATATGTTACTTAGCATTCTTTGCTTCTTGAATCTCTTTACGAATCTCTTTACAGAGTTTTGAGATTTCAAGAAGAGCTTTACGTGCTCTAGTACCAGCAGCATTATTACCATTTTCTTTAAACTTTGCGATATCATCGCTGAAGTTTGATACTTGTTCGTTTAGTGTTGATATGTTATCATTTTCCATACAATAACTTATTGAGCTACAACTTAATATTCAACCTTTTTATTACGCTTATTACGAAGTTTTTCCTTTTTAGAAAGAATTTTTTTCGTTGGTATAGTAGGTTTTCTAACCTTCTTGTAATGTTTGATATCATTTGCTGTCATTGCATCTTCTTGGTCTTCAGAATCGAGATCTGCTCTCTTCTTTTTCAGCATTTTGATATATTTATCATCACCATATTCTTTAATACGTTTAGGGTCAGGGTTGTTGATCATCTTATCAAGATCATCCTTATCACATTGTGAAGCTTCAAAAAAAGTTGCAAAATCAAACATCATACATTTATTTATGCTCTACCACGTCTCATCACAGTTTTTACAAATACCGATATATGTATTATTCATATGATTATTTAAAATTTCTTGCCATTTATCACCACTGTATATTTCTTCTAACGACTGGGTATATAAATTACCGACAACACCAACTCTGTTGATATCATTGAATGGACAGAAGAGAAAATCACCATTCGCTATTACACCACCGCCGATTCCAGGGCCATTCGGACATATACCAGAACGTTGACGTGACTTCTTTTCAAACCCTTCAAGATTTGCAGCACGATTGATATTTTCAATATCACCGTTATTTAACCAACAGTTTTTAAGGTTTGCTAAATTGAATACATCGTAAAAAATAGGAGTTCTCGGAAACCTGTGATTAAATGGTAATCCGCATCTCATGAAAATAATCATATATACATTGTCATACTCATGAACGATATCTGCTAAACGTGTAAAATTTGCATAGAACGTTTGAAACTTGTTTTTACGGTTTGTTGATTTGCTGTATGATTCTTCATCATATCCATAAAGTGAAATATTAAATACAATCTTGTTACATGTTTTTATGAATTCAAAATGTACATCCTTCCACATAGTGAGGTTTGTTGTTATGATGTAACTCTCTATTTTATCATTCTCTTCAAGATGTTTAAGCTTATCGATAATACCCTTATCAATAAACGGCTCTCCTATAGCAGGTGTCATTTCAATATGCTTAATACCATAATCAGTTGCTCTTTTTACAAATATTTCAAATGCAGTTTGAGTCATTGTTTGTAATTTTGAAAGTTCACCTATATTAGATATACTACCTCTACAAAATGAACAGTGTAAGTTACATTTACTGATCGTATCAATAGTTATTATATCACCATGATCATCAATAGTGCTGATATCAAACTTACTCTTATCGACCAGTATACTAGATTCATGAAGAATATTATCAAATGTATTTGGTATAGTATTTACCATTGCATCTATTTGTCTTTTAGTTAAAATCATATAATAACATTCTCTTTATTAAACCATGAATTCATATACAAATGCTGTCCATATATACAAGGTGGTTCATCGAAAAATGTACTTGGGTGAACTGTAACATGTCTTGTATTGAATAAATCATGAGCGGCAGTTACTAAACCAGGTCCAGTTGAGTATAATACATTTAACACATCATTCTGTTCATCTTTCTGTTTAGTTAAAAACAGCATTTTAATTATGTAATTGAAAAAAACACTCTTACCTGTACTATACATTATACTATTTGTAATGTTTGTAAGATTCGGGAATAACTTTGTTTGATTCTTTCCTTCTTTAAATAAAACATCCTCATTATCGATAATATTATCAATACATTTATTACACTTGATATCGATATCAGCATATAACCCACCATCTAAATGAAGTATAAAATATCTTATTGCATCAATTCTTTGAATATCATGTTCATATTCTTCGAACATACAGAAGTATCTAGGGTAGAATACTTTTAACAATGAATAGCATTCCTGTCTACCCCATACTTTAACAGTCCATTCAGGGTTATGTTCAGTCCATGAACTGATATTTTCATCGAAGAAGTCTGGTTTTTCAGTAATGTCCCACCATAAAATATGTACTACTTTATTCACCAAGTTTTGTTTTAAATTTTTGTTTGAATTTACTAAGAGCATCCCCAGACCACATAAATGCATCATCACTATGTGATCTATCTTTATATTCATACCCTAAATCAATGATTTTGAGATCATCTATGAAGTTATCAACAAGTGCTTCAGAATCTGCATCCCATCGTAACCAATTATCATCAGTGAATATTTGATCCCTTACATTTTGAACAAATTGATATGTCAGTTCATTATTTGAAAACATCAACAAACCCTCATTCATAAAATACTCACCGTTATCGAAAACAGTAAAAATATCACCATGTTCTAATTCGAATATATGACTGAAATCTCGTATACAAATAGTATCACAATCAAGACATAATACTTTTTCATAATCCGAGTTAAGTAGATCAAGAATAGTGTTGAACCTTACATGGCATGAATAAGCAGCTCGTTTACTATATAAACCACCAGCTATCATATTCTGAATACCATCGGTTGTGTATGGTGATGATTTAAAAACCTGGTGAAAATTCAACCCTGTTTCTTTAAGCATATTTTTAGCTGGTGAAATGTTTGGGTTATCAAAAATCAGATTACAACCAGGTAACATTTGGCGTACTTGTTGTTTTTCGTCATCTGTAAAATCTATACATCTACAAACGAGATCCGCTTTGATATTATTAGCAACAAGTGAATTGTATAACGGCACTGCAAACTTTAAATACTTAAAGTCGCTGTTAAAACAAATAGCATTAGTGTACTTTCTAGGTACGCTTACACTACTCAAAGTAATTTTGTAATTTTCCATTTCTTCTTATATCTAATGTTGTACAGTGATGAGCTCCAGAAAATATTTCACAATGTCTGAATGGTGATCCAATTGCTTCTATTTTATATGGCTTGAGAACTTTATTAAGCTCTTTCTCATACTGGGGATGACAAATAATTAATTCGGGTGATACTGAAAATACATTAAGTTCAATTCTCGGTGATGCAAGCTTGATGTTTTGATGTGAATATTCATCAGATGTGCGTTGTATCATTGGTATATGAATTAGATCCCAATTTTGTAATGGTTCGGGTAATTTTGAAACAATTTCAGGTTTCGTAATAATAGCTAAACCAGGTTTAAGTGGTAAGAATGATGAATCTATATGTGAATCAGCAACAGGACAATCCCAAATTGTATAATCCGGAAGAACTTTACGTAACCATTGTAAACCAAGAGCTTGGTTCTTATTACTCACATTCATCAATATATGCTTTCCGAGTCTCATACAGTTAGCACAATCAAACATCATTTCTAATCCATGGTCAATATATGTTTCCTTTGATGAAAATATATCACATTGATCCTTTAACAAAATACCATCATCATTTACCCATGATTTATCGAAACTATTATCAACCATCGTCGATTTGGGAGCTTGAATCCATCCACACCCTTGTTTGAAATATTCAAGAAACAAAGGCTTTAACAAATCATTTTCAAAATATCTATATCTAAGTGTTGGCGGCGATTCTATAATGGTATCACCAACGACCATACACTGATCTCTAACATTAAGAGCAGGGTGTAAACCTGATTCCCACCATGGTGTTTGAACCTTATTAATCTTAGGTGGTACAACAGGTCTCCTTACAACTACACCTAAGGATTTGAGTAAATCAGCGAATTTATCAAGGTCTTCACCATGTTCTTCGATATGCTGTTTTGTAATGTAATCATATACATCAAATTGAGCATTTCCGATGTTTTCATAAAAGAATAACCTAAACGAAATATCGATACCAGGTATTGTATCAGGTAAACCTGCTCCTACTATGACCTCTTCGAGTGGGTCCCACTCATTATAACTTGAAACTATGTTGTTCATTGATTTGTGTTTTTATATCAGGTACTTTTATAGGTTCATGAATTGTTGAAAGTGTTCTATCTAAAACACCATGAATAGGTGTACCCATAATACTTCCAGCTTCAGTTGGTACTAGATCAATATTTAGATCATATTCATCGATTATCAATTTACATAAATCATGTTTAGATATCTTCTCTGGAGTAAAAAGGTGTTGGGTTCTGTTACCAAAATAGCGCTCATCAATTGTATCTTTTACAATCTTACAGACTTGGTAGCAAGTAAGACCATTCCATAAACAGTTAGTATATCCATTGAGTTGAGTGTTATTATTCAGTCTCAACCACTGTAAAAGACCTGCAGTACTAGGATCGGTATGATTTGGTTGTTCACCTATGAATGATGTTCTAAAAGTCACACCAAATAACGGCTCTTTACCTTTTTGTCTTGCATATTCACCATACCCATCCTTTTCGTCTGTTTCAACGTAATCACCTTTATCACCAAATACGCAATCTGAACTAAAATGAATGAAGTGTCGGTTATTTACAATACATTCATGACTCAGCGATGACGGAAAAAATGCATTTACCAGATATGTTTCATCAAAACTGAGTGTTTTATAATACGGTTTCAATATACCAGCACAGTTAATGACAACATCACCTGGTGATGTTGTATCAGTGAAAAATTTAACACTCTTATTGGTTTGAGCTGCAATATCGTAATCATATCTTGTTAAACCAACAACAGTATAATACTGTTTGAGGTATGTTGTCATATATCGACCAAGCATACCGTTACTTCCAACAATAATAATTTTTTTCATTTAAAACAATCTAAAGTTGAAAGATCGATACCGTAGTCTGAACTTCTACCACTTACACCACACATCTTATTTTCATGTTCAAGGAGCCTATAAAAAGCTTCAATACCTCTTACTGCTGTTTCTGGTGTCATATACATATGATAACCTATTTCTGGAACGGTCACGTTGTTAATATCACCATATTTCTCTGTCGAACGTCCATCATATCTCATACGAACAAGCCAATCCCTCATTATCTGACTATCAGTCAATATCATACCGCCTTTACCACAGCTTAAAATCTTTTTGAAGTTGAATGATAAGCATCTAACACTACCTGGTATGTGCATGTTCCTTTCAAAACGTTGTGCACTATCAATAACTGGTAGTCCTCTGAAGTTATAGGAACCTTCCCATTTGATATCTTCAAACACAACATCAAATCCAGCATGTTTACACTGCATAGGAACAGAAATATATGTTCTTGACGGGACAACAAGTGTATTATCAAGAACATCATTAGCAATCATATCATGATAATATTTCAATGAGAGAAATATTGCATTAGTACAACTATCAACAGCTACACCATATGTTGCTCCTGCAAAACATGCTACAAGCTCTTCAAACAGTTCTACATTTTCCCATGTTGTTTTCATTCATCAATTATATCTTATAATTTCTGAAAAACAACCTTAAAACCTTCAGCATATTCACTATTACATTCCATACCTCTAAACTTACAGTATGTTTGTAAACCTATAATAGATCGTGGGTTAGGAAACTCTCTTATTTCATCAATATAATGATAAAATGCTAGAACTTTCGTATCGACATGATCAGTAGTAAGAGTAAAATAAACATTAGGTTGAAATGTTCCAGGAGACTGGGTAGATGTTGATGGTACTTCATATTCATACACAACTGAAGGTGTATGTTCCTGAAAACGTCGACAAACAATCAAACTTAACTCGTTTACCACTTTATGATCTAAATTGATGTCATTATATGATGGGATGAATACTATTTCAGGTTGTAGACTGTTATATACAGCTTCTATTTTCTTAAGACATTCATCTTTCTTGGTATAAAGACGCTCATCCGGGTAATTTAAAAAAAAGAGGTTTTTTGTATGTATCTTTTTATTGCCTCTTACTGCTTGTATCTGTTTCTCATCTTTTCGCTTACAGCAGATAACGCAATATGTTGTGTACCCTTGTTCAACAAGCTTCAAAAGTGTACCGCCACAACCTAATATTTCGTCGTCAGCGTGTGGAGCTATTACGAGTACGTTTCTAACCGGCTTCGTTTTCGTCTGAGTCGTCATCCTTTATTTTACTCACTGAACTCGGTAAATCCATGTAAATAAACCGACCGGTGTTACTATTTACAATAAACTCCGGTGCGGGTAACAAAACTCTCGGCCATGTTAACATTGCATCTTCAATATCAGTAATTTCATCTATTTCATCATAACAGTGTGACACAGACTGGTCGACTACATCAATAAGAGTTTCAAGATCATCCGCATTTTCTGCATTCTTTTCAATCTCAGAACGTAGTTTCGTTTTTGCCTTCTCACTATACACCGCAACTACCATTTTCCATGTTTTTCTAAACTGTGGTAATCTAACGCTACCGGTTATAGGGTTAATATTAAACATTAGACAAAACATTGTAGAATGATCATCGATTTTATGTGTTGTAAATAATTTTTCACATGATTCCTTTACTGTTTTATATATTTTTTTATTGAATAAAGATGCACGGTTTACGATTAATTCAAATAGTTTAGCGCGTTCAACAAAATTTGATATAACAAACATATTATATTCAAATTGTTCATCTTCAGTCTTTAATAATAATAAGCTTGGGTGCTCATTTGCAGGGTCAGAAAAGGTAAATACGAAACTACTTCTAATATCGATTGTACAAGGCTGGTTTGTTGTGATATTAAAAACTTTCAATGTATGATCATCAATAAACTGACCAGCTCCTTCAAACGGTGCAAAAAAATCATTGCATAGTGTAAAAAATTCACCCTCTATTTTTATGATGTATTTCTTAAGTAAATCTAATCGTCTTTCTTTTATTGTCATATTATAAATCGTCGTTGTGTTTTTGTATCTCCGCTACTCTAGCTGTATTAACTGCGTTAATGTATTCGGTTGTTTCATTCCAATATGTACCATTATTATATATTGTATTATTTCCAGATCTTATTAATCGATCTCGTTTTGTCCATAATGATACATCTGGTACACCTATAACATCAGATGTTGTTGTACTGTAACCTACAGTAATGAATTTTTTTAATAGTGTTAAATCTACTGCTATATCATTAGAATTACCATCATATACATATAAAATATATTGTGTACCTGCATCTAAATTGTTTATAGTACCATCACCATTATCAATTACAAGACTTTCGTCTGTAGATGATGTGGTAAATTCAGTCCATGGAACAACCCCCACTTCACTTTCAGCGACGTATCTAGTTGCTGGTTGAATTTTATTCAATGAATAAAAAACGGAAATTGTACCACTACTATCTCTCACGAATGTGTTTGTATCAATATAAATATCTAGTAATCCATCATTCACATTTTGATATCGTGTAGCTGTTTCACCAGTAATTTCAATTAAAATTGTTGGTATAGAACTATTTCTAAAATCGCTGAATTTCTTATCCGGGTCCCCATCTTTACTAGGGGTAGCACCATTTGTCTGAAGGAAAGTAAAGTGTTGGTTAACACTGATAGCATCTCTATCGAGTGAATTACTTGCGATAGAATTGAAACTCACGTTCTCGATTTGACTTGCACTAATCGGACCCGTATTTGAAATTGTTGACATAATATTATTTATGCAGATATGATTGACATCAAAGAATGACAATGTATAATAATATCATATGAAAATTGTAGTATTAGGTGGATCAGGATTTATAGGCCAAAAAACATGTCAAAAATTACTTGATGATAATCATGAAGTTGTTAGTATTGATATTTCACATACACATAATCGGTTTACTGAATCATTCTATGAAACATACGGTAACATATGTTACCTGGATACGGTTGATAAATTGTTAGATAACAAGGAATTTGATTGCATGTTTTTCTTTCCAGCTGTTACAATTGTAAATGAATATAAACAAAATCCTGAGAAGGGTAACGAACTTAATATTAAAGGACTGACCAACGCACTTGAATTATGCAGAAAGCATAACATAAAACGGTTTATTTTTCCTAGTAGTGTGCATGTATATTCAGGATTAGATTCAGCGAATGAAACAACTCGTTTACCTGATGAAACACAACGTAATATATACTCACAAAGTAAACTCATTGGTGAACAAATCGTGAAGATGTATAGTGCAGTATATGGTATTGATTATACAATTTTGAGATATGGTACAGCATATGGTCCTAATGGTCATCCGAGCAGTGTTGTTATGAGATTTTTTGAAAGTGCTAACAAACATTGGAATATTGTTGTACAAGGTGATGATAATGGACCAACACGTTCATTTCTTAATGTTAATGACCATGCTAGTGCTAATGTAGCAGTATTAAACCCGATATGCGCAAACCAGACATACAATATTGATGGTGATGAAATAGTTACTATGAAGGAACTTGCTGAAAAGATTATCAATCTAACAGATAGTATTTCAAGAGTTGTTAACAAGCCAGCAAGAGCAAATGATTACAATGGTTGTAGAGTCGATTGCTCGAAGATACGGGAACATATAGGGTGGGTGCCATCTATCAAATTAGATGAAGGTTTAGCTATTATGCATAAGCTTAAATAATTACATGGAGCATGAACTTAATCTTATATATGAAATATACACCGAAAATGTTGGTTTAGGACCAAATGCTGGTGGTAACCCAGCTAATGCACCAAGACGAGTAACAGATCTCGGAAATGCAGTACCTTTAGATGGAAAGACTTCTATCGAATTTCCATCTGATGAAGAGACGAGTAGTTTTATACAACGTTATGATGGTATAAGTTATAATTATTCAGGAGGGTGGGATTTTGAAGATTCAGAATCAATAACCAAACCGAAAGCTGATGGAGATCTCGTTTTCGTTGAAGATGTGGTAAGACTTTTAGGTGAAATCGAAAATGAAATAAACCAATCACCGAAATTAGCTAAAGCGCTTATTATAAAAGCGATGAATGAGTTATCTTAATCGATCTTAAGGTTGAAGATCTTATAGATTTCTTCATCTAATCGACCATACAAATATTGTATAATTTGCTGGCGCTTAATTTCATCTGCATCTGCATATATTTTTCTTAATTCACTTGCAGAATTGATATTGCTACCCATTAAATCAAAATCCAATGTAGGTAATGTTGTTACATAACCGTGCTCCATTCTACCTTTACATTCCTCAATTGATTCAAATGGTTGAAGATAGCTTGGTGAACCATCTTTCTTAGGATTGAAGTTGATTCTAGCTTTGGATCCTTTCATATCTTTTTCTGATATTGCAAAAATGGTAATTGCATTTTCAGGAAGTACTTCCACTACTTCAGTAGCTCGGTATGGTGATTGTGTTTCAGCAATTGAATCTGGATCAACACCAGCTACAACCATCATTTTGTATTTTTCATCAAACGTGAATGGAGAATTTGGCGGATCAACTTTATCAGATGTTGTTATAATAACATGACTGTCAGGGAATTGCTGTTGCAATGCATGATAAATAGATGTATGACCGGTATGGAATGGATGAAACCTACCAGGATAAAAAACGAACACGTTTTTATGCTTCTGTTCATCAAACTCATTCAGTAGCGATGAAATATCACTGAATTTATCGTATGCTGATTCAAAGTTAATGGTTTTTGTTTTTGGTGTCGGTATTTTAAATTTTCGTTTCATAAGTTGAATTTACGTTTCATGAATTGTGGATTGTTTACTTTAAATGTTATATGACCTAATGTTACTACAAAACCTTCAATATCACCAAGTATACCAGTACCATTAGTTAGTTTATTATATATTTTATGATAAATAGATTCCTGAAGTGGTAATAAGTGTCTTTCAATTGATTCCAATACTGTGTTTCTTCTTTGTCTATCTTCTTTCTTTCGTGCTGGTTGGTTTAATGCTTCTATATCAGTTTCCTCTTCAACTATATTTAATGCTTCTTGGAGCTGTTGCAGTTCTTTACTAAGATCAACAATAAGAAATGATGATATTTTAGGTGATAAGAATTTGACATCAACAGTATTAATAGCAAGCAATCTGTTTTGAACTTCTTTCGGTGCATCAATCACAACAAACGTACTCAATCTTCCAAGCTTAGCTTTAATGTAATCAGTCTCGATGAATAACACGTAACCATGACGATTAACACATCTTTTAGCCATTGGTGTATAAAACCATTCAGCTTGAATTCGAACGTTGTTATAATCACTAATTGTATGACCTACCAAAGCAAATATTGAATCAAAATTATCCCTAAATGCTTTTCGAGCTAAAGGGTGTTGAGGGTATCGTACATGAGAACCATCTTCAAAATCTTCTGCTTTGAATACCTTACCTGAATGGCTACTTTCCATATAAAACTTACCGTCTTCTTTACCGAAGAATATAGCCGAACCATCCACTTTTTCAGATACTGTTGTATTACCAGGTTCGATGATTCCATTTATCTTAGATAATTCTTCAGCGAACTCTTTGAGAGTAAAGAAATCCATTGAGTAAACATCAGGCTTATTTAATGAGTAAAGATGTTGTATACTTTTGCGTGAACTCATGTTAATCTTGCGGGATTCCACCCATTTTTTCTAAGTGACTACTTTCTCTAAATTTCTCCATAACTAATGCAGCTTTTACAGGTGAGTAATTAAGCTTAACAGCATCTCTAAGAGATTCATATGAGGTTAAATCATTTACAAAATTTAAACCTAGATTATCAATTATTCCGCTAGCGGTTCTATATGGTCCATGAATTGGTGTTTCAATAGTTGCTTTAAGTAATCGACCATTTTTACCTATTTTTGGTTCTCGCCTAACATATATTAAACCTCGTTTCGGTGACCATGAATATCTCCAGGTAATACCTTCTCTAGTTGTATACTTATGAACTTGTGTTATTGCACATATCATAGCATTTCGATGTGCGCCTTTCCATTTAGATTCACTTTGAGATGGTGAATGGTAAAAAAGTTTGAGCCATTCAGGATCACCAAACATAAAATCAACCTGTACATAACCTGTTCGATTATCAGCTTTAACATCTGGATTATAATTAACTATCTCAACTTTTGTACTTGCAACAGAGGATAATGATACTTCATGTACAATCCAACAAGTTTTAAGATGTTCAATAAAATCAAGCCTGTCTTCAACTTTTATATCAATAGCTATATCGATGTCACCTGATATGTCTTTTTTACCAACTGAACCAAGAGTATTATCTCTCAATTTTATACCGAGTGCCTGTTCGAGAGCTTCTATTGTGGGACCAATTTCGTCAATATGAATTGGTCCTACATTTGTTACAGCATTTCCGCCCATAATTTTATTTTATTTGTGTTCTATCTAAGCACCAACCGTTACCATCAATATTTCTTGAAAATTTCAACCATGTATTTTTTTTAATAGCAGCGTGTAACTCTAATAAATTGGATATTTGTCTGAAGTCGATAGTTTTAAATTGGATATTATCATCTGATTTTGAAAAGGATGTAAAAACATCAAACCCCTGTGCACTCTGATATGAAAATAATTGAGATAACCCACCTATATATACAAGAATGTTCTTTGGTCTTAATTTGTTTCTGTCTTTATAGTATAAGTATTCCCTTTCACATTCAGCTGCGAATAAATTAACCATATCACCAATTTGTGATCTCAAATGTAATGTACCAGCATAACCACTGATAAAATCCGCAACAGCATTTAAAATTTCACTGGTTGTTTCGAGTTGTTGATCGAGTACTGAAAAATCAGTAACAAGTTTTGGTGTCTTATATAATCTACCGCCCGGGCCTTTAAGTTCAATATCAACCCCACCGACATTCAAATCACCTTTTTTCGGTTTTTCACCATTACAGAAGAAAGCTAAATATAACTCACTAGCTCCTGGTCTACCAAACAATGGCGCTTCTGGTACGGTTTCAAATGCCTGGTCAAAATATTGATTGTTAATGTTTGCTTCATTCCAACCAGCTGAAATGAGTTCATTAAGACTGAAAACATCATGATTCTGAATTTTATCGAGTAACATGTTTTCACAACGTAAAAACTTTTCATCAACGAGGTCAAAATTACCCTCATTTATATAATCTTGCCAGATATCGACATTTTGATTGATATTACCACCACAACTATCAAGTCGTTCTTTGATGAGTTTACGTATTCGGACCTTTTCAATAGAACCTAATTCAACATGTTTAACCAATACATCATGATAATAGTTTGTTACAACATCACCGATATGAAGCATCTCGCGTCCGTTTATCTTCGCAAATATACGGACGTTATTATCTGGTATTACCATAAATTAAATATCGTCTGTATACTTCCGCATAACACCGATGATTTTATCTACCATCTGGCGACTATTTGTTTCGTTGATATCATCTTCAAGTGCGATGTCATCCACATCACCTTCTTCAACATTCATTAGAAGAGCTTTACGAAGTAATCTTGTTAAATGAACTTCACCTTCAGATGTTAATGGATCAACTTCCGGTTCAGGAGCTGCTTCTGGCTCACCTTCTGGTTCAGGCATAGGCATTTCTGCATTCGGGTCTTCAACTGGTTGATCAAGACCTGTGTTTTCATAATAACGGTTTAATGATTCTAGAAATTTACTCATATTATTTGATTTGGCTTGAAACTTTTGTTACTTTATTAGCTACTTTACTATACATATCACCAAGAGCTTTATCAATCTGTTTCTGTGGCTTGTTGAATGGATTTATACCACCTTTTGGTTTTGTTGCAAGAGATTTAGCTGTATTCAATGCTGTTGTTTGGTCTGGTGTTAGAAACCCTTCTTCAGTACTTTCTTCATCACTAATATAAGGTTGATCAGCACCTGTAAAGAAACCATCTAATGGACGAACAGTTGAAGCAAGCGATTCACCATCTTCGCTGCTCGATCTGTTTCTTTCAGTCCAATCATCCACTTCTTGTTCATCCCATTGATCGAGATTTGGTCTAACACCATTTTCAGACTTATAGTCATCAGAGAATTCACCAGCTTTTTCAGGATCAATCGCCCAGATAGGAGCTTTTGCATCAAGTGTTGCTTTAGCTTTGGTTTTGATCATATCATACTTGTCATTGTATTCTTGAAGACTGATATCATCTATTGAGTATTTTTTATACAGTTCGTAAAATTCATCCCTGAACGCAATAGCAGCACTCTGTGCTTGCTGTGTTTCTGCATTCTCGTTAATTGTATGACAAACTGATTCTGCTAATCGTGTAAACTTATCCATATCATTATTTATGTATATCGAACTATGACTCTAAGTAGTTTTTGATTTACCTTACTAGAAGTAACTTTGTTGATAGGTTGTTAAAATATTCTTTGTTTAAAAATGTTAAATTGTATGTTTGAGCTATCTTTTTAATTTTGCTGAAGTTATATGATGAAATATTCTTCTTTTCAATAGCACATTTGAATGAATTTATAAGTGTTCCGCTCATACCATCATTAGACTCAAGTATTTTAACGATCGTGTTGAAATTTCGTTGTGTTCTATAAACGCATATTGGTAATGAAGATGAAATCTTACGTATTGCACTAACAATAGCTTTATCAACTGATTCTTTACTATATAACGTGTAAAGATCACTACACTCAAACTCTGTTTCACAACATATCACAACCACTTTACTCTGTTTTTTGAGAATATGCTCACATAACCCATGTATGATATGGTGAAACATTATATTTCTTATATCATTACCAAGTTTTTTATTTTCATCCAGGCTAAGATCAAACAGATTATCAACGATATTAATCTGAATACTACTTTTTAGAAGTTTATTAAAATCAACGATTTCAAAGTTATGTGGCTCTACTACCATATAACAGCATTATAGCTTATGAACAAGTTAAAATCAAGATAGCTTAACTTTCCCAAGACGGCAGTTGATAATGCCATTGAAATATTCTTCTCTTAACAACACATCTTTTTCTAGTTGTAACTTAATTTCATTATATGCAAGATCTGATTTAGAACAACATAGTTTTAGTATTTCAAACGTAAAGTGTTCCTTACCATACTGTTCTATTTCCTCATTAAGTTCCCTGCAGCTACCAGTATATGTTTTCCAGTCGCTTTCTAACCAGCAAATACGGTTTCGCTTCTTACCTTTAAGTGGTTTGCGTTTAATACGCTTCTGCATTTGCTTTTTGCCTATGTATTTACGGTTAGTTTTGTTGTTTGTGATTTCATAAATGAAACCAAAACAATCATCTGGTATTTCACCATTATATTCCCAGTGTCCTAAATCTTTTATCATATCTTGTAACTATCTGTATAGTATTTAATAGTATTTTGTGCATAGTCACTGACACACCAATATTGATATAATCAGAAAGACAGGTTATTTTTCGTTTCATACGTAAAAACATATCAATAATAGGTAGTAGATCTAATGATTTATCAAGCACTGAACCAGAATAATGTTGAATATGTATGCATTGATCTATGTATAATATTTTTTTGTCTATATCATTACAACTGTGTAACTCTATGTATGTATCAGCGATATTTACCCAAAAATCGTCATGATCTAATAAAGACTTAAAGAACCGAACAAAATCAATACGTGTGTGATTGTGACAGGCTATTTGTAATTTAATATCGTTAGAAATAACGTTAATCCTGTGTAACATAACTAAATCAGGCAAGTGCTTCATTTCATTGATCGTATCAAAAAACTGTGTGAGATAATTAAATTTGCTTTGCTCAACAATATTAGCTTCGTCAAGACCTTCAAAACAGAATTCAGCGATAATACCAACAAACATTTGATCACATAGATATGGAATGAGATAATTACAAATCGTATCTCTTGCACAATCGATAGAGAACGATAATTTAGTTGGAAATACACAATCGTGTTAAACACGATAGTGGTTAATCAATTCTAAAGCATAGAAATCACACAATAATGTATATTTTGATTGCGGTATTGTGTAATAAAAATTTTTCATTATGTTTTTTTCTTTTTCTTCTTCTTGCGCTTTGAGTTACTTAAGCCGTTACGTTTAACAACACCACTAAATAAACTTTTTGGTACCCTTGCATCTCCTACTGCATAACTATCGGTACTTGTAAGGCTACTTGACTTAGCAAATGAATTTGGTCCGAGAACACCATCACCTACTGTGTTTTCATCTTCTTCATCAGTATGAATTGTCTTAAGCTTAGTATAATATCTAGGATCTTCATCAAGATGTTGTAATGCAATAAGTTTTGCTACTTTCCTATCTTTCGTATGCTCCATCTCAACCTCAATACCTATCTGCAGTTCTTTTTTATCTACATTCTTCTCAACATCAGGATCGACAGGTGTTAATTCACCTATAAAAGCTTTTTCAAATAGTGTTATTGACTTACCCATGTAAGTATTTACAATTATATTGTGGAGACCCTAGATAAATACAGAGATATGATAAAAGCTGATCTCGAAATTAACCAATTTAACCTTAAAGAAGCAGCACTTCAGGTACCGTCAAAGAAACACTTTTGGGTTGCGAGATTGATTGATCATAAAAGACATCTCAAAGCACTTGAGAAAGGGATTGATGTAAAAAAGCAAAAAATTGCAAATCAAATCAAAGCCGATGGTCAAGTCGCAGTTTCATATGCTACAGCATTACAAGCATCTGAAAAACACGATGAAGTTAAAAAATTACGGCAAGATATCGATGATGAAAAAATTGTTATTGAATACCTTGAAAAGGTTGAGAGGGTTTTCAGTCAGCTTGGATTCGACGTGACCAATATCATCAAGATAATAGCTATGGAGCAACTGTAAAACGACCTTTTTTTATACTTTTGATTCTCCCACGAACAAGACCAGATAGATCACCTTGATACACATCTAGTTGTTCAGCAGCCTCTTTTCTTGATTCAAAATGTAAAATTTCACCGTTTTGATTATCTATCAAACTTATAGGTTTGTTAAAATATTTTCTTGTTTTGTGTTGATTACCGACTGGTAAAGATTGTAACACACTATATGGTTCGGGTTCTATTGTATATCTACGTTTTAGATGAGTATATTTACCTGTCATTAATCCAGAAACTTGAATTAAATTAATACCTAGTTGTTTACTGCATTCAACACGACTTTTATATTTTAAATAATTTTCGGATAAATTATCATAAATAACTACCTCTTTTCTTCTATCATCATATTTTGTGTTTTTGTATCCAGGTAATGACCACGTTTTATATAATGTTTGAGTTTTACCTTCAAGTAATGACCACCAACCACCTACACAGATACCTGTTTCTCTAGCTGCTGCACCTAAACTAATCCATTCCTTTATCTCACCTGTTATAATATTCTGTACCCTTACAGTTCTCAAATTATCATACCGTCGTAATATTTCTGCATCTGTATATATAAAACCAGACACACCTTCTCCACCATCTGTCAAGTTATAAAGGAGACCCTCACCTTTATCTAGTCTACCATATTTTTTAATATAATATTTCTCTAATTCAAATGCTCTTTCTTCTGAAAGGTTTTCTTCAAGAAAAACTACTTCATATTTTTCACCTTTTTCGATTTTACCTTTAAGAATATTGTTTGACGATCTACCAAGTAAATGATCTTTATATCTCATTGACTTACCTTTCCCGACATATATAATTGTATTGTCAGGTTTTTTGTATGCGTATACGTAAAATGAAGAATCCATAACAATATTTAGTAAAAACATTACAGATGGAACACAAAATAACAAAATGATCCGGTTTTCTCACAGCCATAATATGATCCGTATGAATACGGAGCACATTGATTATATTAGGGAGTATCTATCGATACCTAATGAAAATGCGCACATGATCAAAAAGAAAGTAAACTATAGAGTACCTGATAGACTTTACTGTATAACACCAACAGGGTTATTCGAACCAGGTATGTTATTTACTATCTTGAAACTTATAAAGGAGCAGTATCCGGATGAACAAGTAGTCATTGACCCAGATGTTTATGAGATAATCAATCCAAAAGTAGAAGGTACAGAGGTGTTTGATAGATTAATGTTGCCGCTTAGAGACTATCAATTAACAGCAAATGAGAAAGCTCTTAAAAAAGGTCGAGGCATTCTTAAGATAGGTACTGGTGGTGGTAAAACACTTACACTTGCATCTCTTATATCATCATACTACATGGTTGATAAATCATGGAAAGTGATAATTATCGTACCAACATTGAGTCTTGTTTCGCAGACCTATAAAGATTTTCAGGAGTATAATGTACCATTTTCATATACAATGTGGCATGGTAATGCAGAACCTGATCTAGATGCGAATGTAATTATAGCAAACAGAAATATTATACAAACAAATTATGATGACTCACATTGGATCAATTTTGTTGATATGGCAGTCATTGATGAATGTCATGGTATTAAGAAAAATAATTCTATCAGTAAAATTGTAGGTAAAATAAATACCAATATAAAATTCGGTTGCACTGGTACGTTACCGGAAAATAAAATAGATGAATGGAGCGTGTTAGGTAAAATAGGTCCGGTGTTATTTGATAAAGACAGCTTTGAACTTCGTAAAGAAAAATACCTTACACCAGTTAATGTGTTTCAAGTTGAAATATCATATCAAAATCCACCGAAAATTGTTAAAGGTCAAAACAACTACTATAACGAACTCGATTTCATATATGATAATGTTTTCCGTAACAATGTCATAAAATCAACATGTAATGGATGTAAGAATAATACTCTTGTACTTGTTAATCATTTACGACATGGTGAAACTCTTTTAGAACTGATTTCACAGCTTTCAGATAAACGTGTATATTTTATTAGTGGTGAAATGCCGGTTGATGAACGTGAACGAATTAGAGCAGAGATGGAAACAAACAATGATATTATATGTATAGCGATGAGTTCAATTTTTTCAACAGGTGTTAATGTTAAAAATTTACATAACATCATTTTTGCTTCTGGTGGTAAAAGTTTTATAAGAATCGTGCAGTCTGTTGGTCGTGGTTTGAGATTACATGAACTAAAAGATAAACTCAACATCATTGATATCGTTGATAATATCAAATATGGTTCTGCACATGGAATGAAAAGACGTGCTACATATAAAAAGGAACAGATAGATTATAGTATAACAAAAATCAATGAATAGGTTGATTAACGTATCCGTGTGTCTATAATTATGTATGGCAGTGAAGAAGTCAACGAAAAAGGTAGTATCTAAAAAAGCAACAGGTAAAAGACGAGGACCTAAACCAAAATCGGAAGAGTACTATGTCGGTTCCGTGGAATTTAGGGAAGAACTTCGCAAATACTATGAAACAGAAGATTTTACGAAAGAGCTTGCTACGATGATCGATAAGATTGCCACAGGCTTGAGTTTTAAGAGCAATTTTATTAACTACTCGTATAAACAAGAGATGGTTGGTGATGCCAGGGTTAAAATGTTCATGGCAGTCAAGAATAAAAAATTTAATTTAGACTCAGATTTCAACCCGTTTTCATATTTCACTACAATTGCATTTCATGCATTTATCAATAGAATCAAGAAAGAGAAAAAATATCACGATACATTAAATGAATATAAAGAAAGAGTATACGAACAGCAAATGATTGAGTCATCAGATGGTATGGTTTATATAAAACCAAACTCCGATGAGCATGATTATGAATAGAAGAATAGCAATATTTTCGGATATTCATTTGGGTGTTCATCAGAACAGTGATTTTTGGTTAAGAATTGCTGATGATTGGGTAAAGTGGTTTGTTAAAGACTTAAGAAAACAAGGTATAACAGATATTGCGTTTTGCGGAGATTTTTTTCATTACCGCGCTGAAGTCAGTGTCAAAACTCTTAGTTTTGCAAATAGATTATTAGACCAACTATCAGAGTTTAAGTTGTACATGATTCCTGGTAACCATGATGCTTGGTATAAAGATACAAGTGAAATCAATAGTGTATCTATTTTTTCAGGTAGAACGAATGTTACTGTATATGAATCGGTTACATCTGTAGATGTTGGTGATAAGACACTTACATTTTGTCCTTGGGGTACTAAAATAGTGGATCTTAAACCTAGTGATGTCATTTTCGGACACTTTGAGCTAGAAAATTTCAAGATGAACACATTCAAGATTTGTGATCATGGAGATGATCCTGAAGTTGTTGCGAAGAAAGCTAAATTAATAATTACAGGTCATTTCCATATGAGGGATGAGAAAATCATTAACGGTTCAAAAATCCTGTATGTTGGTAACCCGTTTCAAATGGATTTCAGTGATACCGAACAAGAGAAAGGATATTATATTCTTGATTTAGATACACTTGAATATGAGTTTAAACAGAATGATGTAACACCTAAACATATTAAAGTTGTTCTTTCAAAACTGATAAATGTCACCGCTCCTAAAACATATTTCAAAAAAGTTGTACCTGGTAATATCATTAAACTTATAATTGATAAAAATATATCTGTTGAACATTTGGACCATCTTTCAACAGTCATACTAAGTTACAAGCCATCAGAGCTACGGGTTGATTATGATGTTAATTATAATACACTAAGTGTTGAACAAGATGATGATTTTGATCTTTCAGGTATCGATATTAAACAAGCTATTAATGATTTTGTGAATATGCTTGACATCAATAACAAAAAGGATGTTATTGAATATTCATGCTCATTATATGAATCTGTAAAATGAAAAAAGTATACTTTAAACAGCTGTCTATTGAAAATTTTCTTTCAGTGGGTGAAGAACCAGTAGTTGTAGACTTCAAAAAAGGTCTCCACATCATTACTGGTATCAACAAAGATAAAGAAGATCGTAGAAACGGTATTGGAAAGAGCACAATCGTTGATGCATTTTATTTTGCTATATTCGGTAACACTCTTCGTAATTTATCAAAGAAATACATACCTAACTACACAACAAATGGTGTATGTAGAGTAACATTAACATTTACTGTTGATGATCCGAAACATGGCCAAAATGAGTTCTTAATTGAAAGAACACTCAACCCATCAGCGTGTAGAATATATAAAAATAATGTTGATAAAACGAGAGATAGTATTGCGAATACTAATGAATATATTCATACATTATTATCATCAACACCTGAAATATTTCAAAATTGTGTTATTATGACACTTAATAATCATGTACCGTTCATGAGCAAAAAGAAAAGTGATAAACGTAAGTTCGTTGAGCAGATTTTTAATCTTGAAATGTTTTCTAAGATGATGCAGGAATTGCGTCAAAACTACAGTGAAATAAAACAGTCGTTTGAAATTGAAATAACACGACTTGAAGAAAAAAATAAGTTTCTTAACTCACAAACAGAACAACAAAAAGACTTCGATGAACGTAAAAATAAGCGTATCAAAACAATTAAGGAAAAAATCGAGTCTAATGACAGGCAAATACTGAGTAAAAAACAGGAGTATGATGAGTTAAAAGATAAAGACGTTAAACCGTTTAAAGATAAAGCTGAACAACTCAATGTATTGGTAGAAAAACATAATAGCAGCATTGATGAAATAAAAACTGTAATTGCTGAACACAAACATGCATTACAAAGTCTTAGTGAAAAATATAAAAAGATTGGTACTGAAGATGATGTTTGTGAGATGTGTTTACGTTCAATTTCTGATCATGATAAACAACACATTGATCAGAGTAAAGATGAAATAAGATTACAAATCAAACAACATAAACAAGATTGTGATACCAAGCAGAACGAGCATGATCAACTCGTTAAAGAACGTCAAATGGTGAACAATGCAATTAAGACAGTTGAAACCAAGGTACAAGATATACAAGCTCAGCTGACATCATTACCTCATATTGCTGAACGCATAACTGAACTTGAAGAGTATAATAAAACACTAAAAGGTGATATACAAAAAATTCAAAAAGAAAAGGAATCATTTGGGGATACAATTTCGACAATACAAAATGAAATTGATGATATCAAAACCGAACTTGATAATATCAAGATGACTATCAATATGCTCGATGTTGTTAAATTCGTTGTGAGTGAAGAGGGTGTTAAAAGCTATATTGTAAGAAAAATACTACAACACTTTAACAGCAAGCTTGCTTATTACTTGAAAAAATTAGATAGTAATTGTGTGTGTAGATTCAATGAGTATTTTGAAGAAGAAATTGTTTCCGAACGAGGTAAGCAGTGTATGTATGATAACTTTAGCGGTGCTGAGCGTAAAGCTATTGATATTGGATGCTTGTTCTCGTTTATTGATATGCGTAAAGCACAAGGTGATGTATATTACAACGTGAATTTTTACGATGAATTGTTTGATAGTAGTCTTGACGAAAAAGGTGTTGGTCTTGTATTGGATATATTGAATGAACGTGTTGAAAAATATAACGAGTGCGTTTTTGTTATTAGTCACCGTAAAGAAAGTATCAAACAAGCGACAGGTGAAATTGTGTACTTAGAAAAATCTAACGGTATAACAAAGCGTATAGATTTTACTGAGTAACATTGTCTATACCCATAAATATTATTATGGTCGTGGAAAATGTATGAGAAAGTAAAAAATTGATCGGTAAGAGTGCGGAAATTATCGTAAAATATTGTGATGAGTACTCGGTTACAGAACTGGCGAGAGAATACAATGTAAATGTCAGTGTTATAAAGAATATAATTTTGAAAAATGATCTATGCTTGAGATCTCCTGCTGAATCAAGAAATCTTAGTAGGTATAACAAAAAGCGTAATGAAACTATTCAAAAATCATTCACAGAAAATGAAATAGGTCGAATGACTAAACAATATTCAGAAGGGTATGGTATAAATTACATAGCTAATCAGCATAGTGTCGACCCTTGTGTTATACAAAGAGTACTAACAGAGAATGGTAATCATATAAGAAATTGGGAAGAGCAGCAACTATTTAAACAAAAAACTGTTGAATTGACTAGACAGACAATTATTAAAAATGGTGGATGGTCTATAATACAACAAAAACATCAGGATGCTGTTATGAAAAAATACGGGGTGTGTAATGTGATGCATATACCTCAAGTTTTATCAAAACAACAAAAATCAGCGTTTAAAACAAAACAACTCAGTATAAACGGAAAGACATTTGCATATCAAGGATATGAAGATAAAGCTATAAAACTTCTTCTTGAATGCGGATACACAGTTGATGACATCGTTACAGATAATAATTTGATACCTGTTATAGATTATACATTTAAAACGAAAAACAAAAAGTACTTTCCTGATATTTTTATACCAAAAGATAATTTGATAATTGAAGTTAAATCTACGTACACAATGAATAAACATCTTGAACAAAATATTTGTAAACACGATGCTTGTATTGAACAAGGTTACGATATTGATTTTATTATATTTGGTATTAAATCTTAATATTATGATAATGAATCAACAGTTCAGTCAGAGAATACCGATGCAAGCAGGTATCTCGTCAACACAACAAGCTGCACCAAAGCAACATAAACCACCTGTACTCCCAGAAATGGACTTACCTAGGTGTTTGAATTACCTCGCTGACTACTCTGGTTAAATTAGTGACCCTTTATATGGTAACATATATTGAAAAATTCTGTGAATTGCTGGAAACCTGTAAAATGGCAATCAGCAGCCAAGCTTCGAAAGAAGAAGGTTCAACGACTATCCGTAAGGAGTACACTCAAGTGAGTGGAAGCGCAGAACACCCAAAAATAGGGTGATGATATAGTCTCATCTTTACGGAAACGTAAAGCAGTTTAAAACGGGTACAGAGTAACGATCTGTATTGAAGATATTGGCGGTCACTGGCGTATGATTTGGCCAGAGCAGGTAATGAACGGTCATAGAAAAGCTGTTGTACAATCTACCACTGTAATGAATCTTGACCCGCGTTATTATGTAAGTACAAAATGTGTTAGGATACAACGACAAGCAACACCGCAACAGCTTGAATTTGTTAAGTTCTTAAGACAAGTTGCTGATAAAGACGGTTTTAGAATTGTTTATGAAATTGATGATATCTGTTTCTATGAAGACATTCCTGGTTATAACAAATACAGAGAAGCATTTGCAGATCCGAAGATCAGAGAATCCACTCAACAGATTATGGCACTGTGTGATGAAATTACTGTAACAAATGATTTCATGAGAGATTATTATAGTGAAAAAACAGGTAATAAAAATATCACAGTGCTACCAAACTTTATGCCGAAATTCTGGTTAGGTCATTTCTATGATCAGAGTAAGATCATGCAGAATTTAGAAAAATACAAAAGAAAACCTCGTATATTATATACAGGCAGTGGTGCGCACTTTGATGTTGATAGTAGAGTAAAGCATAAGGATGATTTTTATCATGTAAATGATGTCATCCGTAAGACAGTAGACAAATATCAGTGGGTGTTTATGGGAGCATATCCTTTACCTTTAGGTGATCTTGTTCGAAGTGGTAAAATTGAATTTCACCCTTGGGCTCAGTTTTATGATTATGGGCAAACTATACAAGATCTGAATTGTAATATGATGATTGCACCATTAATGGATAACACATTTAACAAATCAAAATCTGATCTGAAATATATTGAATCGAGTGCATTTGGTTTACCTATTGCATGTCAAGATCTTTGTACATATCAGAATGCACCTATAAAATTTTCGACCGGTGATGAGATGATTGATCAAATACAAAAAACGCTATCAAACACAAAACAGTATAAATCACAGAGCAAGAAAGCTCGGCAATATGCTGAAACACGTTGGTTAGAAACAGATCGAAATATCGATTGTTATTTAGAGATGTACAAATATGGGTATGGTAGCGACTTACGCAAAAATCTTTCTAGGTATAATTGATAAACAGTATTTGTCATATATAATAAGCCTATGAGTTATAGAAATGCTTATTATGATCCCAAAGGAAGAAGTGTATATGTACATACATGGGATGAAAATGGTGAGAGAACAGTTGTAAGACACCACTACTCACCATATCTTTATATCGAGCATAGTGATGGTGAAGGTCAATCTATTTTTAAAACTGGACTACGCAAAAAATCTTTTGGAACTGCTTATGAACGGTACAAATATACAAATGATGTATCAACGAATCGGTTCTTTGAGAATTTACCACCAGTACAGCAGTTTTTAGTAGATGAATATTGGAAACATAATGAAGATGAAGATTTCTCAATTCATCCTATCAAATGTGTTTTTCTCGATATTGAAACACAGGTAGATGATACAGGTTTCCCAAATATACATGATCCGCAACAAGTTGTTAATGTTGTTACACTACATGATTCACTTACAAACATTCATACTGTATTCGGTATTGGACCATATAAAAATAACGACCCTGATGTAAAATATGTTCAGTGTGATAATGAAGAACAGTTATTTCAACGATTTATATTATATTTTGAGAAGGACTACCCTGATATCATAAGTGCATGGAATTTACATGGTTTCGACTTACCATACCTTATTGCTAGAGGGGATAAGATAGTAGGTCGTAAATGGATGGAACGTTTATCTCCATCAAGAGACATATCATGCAGGGATATTATTACCGATGCGGGTATGGCTATTAAAAAATGGACTATTCGAGGTGTATCGGTACTTGACTACCTTGAAGTCTATAAACAGTTCAGTCCTGGAGAAAAAGAAAACTACAAACTTGATACGATCGGCGAACTCGAGTTAGGTCAGAAGAAAATCGATTATGGTGATATTTCAATTGGTGAGTTAGCTCGTACTAACTGGCAAAAGTTCGTTGAATACAACATTCAGGACGTTAGACTTCTTGTCAACCTAGAAGAGAAATTAAACTATTTCGGATTGGCTCGAATGTTAGCATACACTGGGTTAACCACATTTGAACAATCTCTTGGTGCAATTTCCGTTATTAATGGTAGTGCTGCAATTCAAGCTAGACGTCAAGGTCAAATTATACCAACATTCAAACGAAATGAACAAGGTAGAATTCCAGGAGCATATGTAGGTGAACCTCAAGATGGTTTTCATGAAAATGTAATCAGTTTTGATGCGAATAGTTTGTATCCGAACGTGATGATTTCACTTAATATGTCTCCAGAAACAAAACTAGGTAAGATATTGAGCAAAACTGATGAATGTATCAAAATACAACTCATAAACGGGACAGTTCATGAACTTACGCCGGAGAATTTCGTTAAATTTGTTAAAAAACATGAAGTCGGAATCAGTAAAGCGAATATTATGTTTTCACAAAAGAATCTCGGTCTTATGCCAAAGATTTTGCAGTACAATTACGATAAACGGGTTGTTGTAAAGAAAGAGATGCAAAAACTTCGTGTTAAAAAAGCCGAAATGGAAAAGTCCGGTGCTGATAAAGATGAAATACGTAAAGTAAAACATAAAATTGAACAACTAGATGCAAAACAGTTGTGTATTAAGATTTTCATTAACTCAATCTATGGATACTTTGCAAATAGTTATGCACCAATGGGAGATAGAGATATTGGTATGTCGATTACATTAACAGGTCAAGGTGTTATCAAACAAGCTAATCAATTAATAAAAGATTACATCAAAGAACAAGTACCTGATGTAGATGAATTAGCACTTGAAAAATCTGTAATATATAATGATACAGACAGTACATATGCATCGATTAAAGCTTTAACTGACCATCAAGGTATTAAAGTTATTGATGAAAAAGATAACAAGCAGTATGTGACGCAAGATGGTTATGACGCTATTCAAAAGGTTGAAGATTACTTGAATGTAGGTATTAAAAAATGGGGAGCAAAAGCTCTAAACTCTAAGAATTGCTCATTTGTGTTTAAGCGTGAAGTTATTGCAAGTGTTGGTGTATTTACAGGTAAGAAACGTTATGTACTCCGTATTCTTGATGATGAAGGTATTGCATGTGATAAATTCAAATACAAAGGTGTTGAAGTTGTAAGATCAACAATGCCAGTTAAAATCAAACCATATGCAAAGGATATCATTGAAACAATGCTTAGAACGCAAAGCATACAGCAGACTAATCGTGTTCTATCGAAAGCATATGATGATGTGATTGCAATGGATGTGAAAGATATTGCTTCGATTTCAGGTATTCATCAATTTGAAAAATATATCGAACAGTGTGATGGGTTTAAGACATGTAAAGGTATGCCGATGCATGCAAAAGCTGCATACTATCATAACTTGTTACTTGATAGGTTTGATATCGCATCTAATTATGAAAAAATTCAATCAGGTGATAAAGTTAGAACATTCTATGTTCAAAAACCAAATAGGTACAATATTGATTGTTTAGGGTTCAAATATGACTACCCGAAAGAGTTTAAAGATAATATTGAAATCGATTATAATATAATGTTTGAAAAGGTTCTGTTTCAGTGTATACGACGTTTTTATGAAACAGTTCATTGGCCTATTCAGAAACCAGATAACCAAACTAAAACATCATTACTTGAGTTGCTAGGTTGACTTCGAGTTTAATGTTTATAAAATAAGATATGGAAGAAAATAAATACGTAATGTTCCTTGACCAAACAGGTCGCACAATTTTCGCCGAAAAGGCGGATGAACAACAGTCTGGTGAGCTAGCTGTAACCAATCCGGTTATGATTAACGTTCAACAGCAGCAACAAGGTCAAATGGCTGTTCAGCTATTTCCTTTATTTTTCGGTGAGTTTGTTGAGCCGGATGCAGATGGTAACCGTGATGTAACATTCGTTTATAAGAATGATCAAATCACAATGAGTAAAGGCTTTGACATCGATGCTCGCATCGGTGAGCAATATCAACGTATCGTTCGTCCCAAGCTTGTTGAAAATGTACCCGCACAAGGTGATGACAAGGTAATCAATTTGTTCGATGAGTAAATTATATCAAGAAGCAAAAGTTGATCCGAATGATGACTATAAGTTTTCAAATATTAAACATGGATCATATCTAGACAACCCTGAAACAGACGATACGCCAAGACAGCACCCGGCCTTTGCTCGTGGTCAAGCAGCAGGTGTTGAAGGTGCTATCAATGTATTGAAAAACGCAATTGCTGGAGCTGATAAAGGTCTCGGACCTGTTGCAAATCCAGAGCTCCAAAAGATCCGCAGTGTTATTCAAACATGGCGTGAGTTCTTGGATGAGAACAAAGATAAGAACAATTATCTTTCTAAAAAGATTGTAGAGGTATTGAAAGATACCGATCATGTGTTATAATTAATACATGGATAAAGATATAACTTCTGTTTTAGGTGAGATAGACAAACTTAACCCCTACTCTTCGTTTCTTGACGAAGAAACGTTGAGTAGTACAGGTGGGTGGTTTGATACCGGATCAATGGTGCTTAACGGCATCATTTCCGGTTCTCTTTTTGGTGGTGTACCCAAAAATCGTATGACACTATTTGCTGGTCCTTCAATGGCTGGTAAATCATACATTGTTCAACGTATTCTTGCTAATGCACAAAAAGAAGGTTATACAGTTGTTATTTTTGATAGTGAAAATGCAATTGATAGAAAAGGTGCTGAAGCTCTTGGTTTAGATGTTTCAAAAGTCAAGTATGTACCGGTCTTTTCGATTGAGGAATGTCGAAATGCGATTTATAAGTTCTTAACAGTGGCCAAAGAAAAAGGTTTGACTGATAAGTTCATTATTGCAATTGATTCTCTCGGTAATATGGAAAGTGAAATCCAGATCAACCGTATGGAGAAAGACAATACGAGTACAGATATGGGTAGCCGTGCTAGAGCAATGAAGACGCTTCTACGAACATGTGTGCAGTTGAGTGGTCTTACACAGACAACCATTCTTGCAACAAACCATGTTTATGAAGACCCATCAGCAATGTTTCCATCACTTGAGAAATTGATGCCGGGTGGTAAAGCAGTTGTATATCTTCCATCGGTTACAGTTCAGTTAGCTCGTAAACCGATTAAAGAAGGTAAAGATAATACAGATGGTAAACTTACAACAGGTCAAAAGAACTTCCCGGGTGTTATCTTACGAGCACTTACTGTTAAAAATCGTTTTGTGCAACAGTATCTTGAAGGTGAAATGTATCTGTCATTTGCTAGTGGTTTAGACAAATATTATGGTCTTCTTGCACTAGCAAAAGGATTAGGTGTAGTTGAACAATCTGGAGCTACATATACAATTGATGGTGAGAAATTAGGATATTTTGGAACCTGGAAAAACAACACTAAGTTGTGGGATGAACGAATTGTACCACGTATTGAAGAACGTATTGCTGTAGAGTGGAAATACGGTAGCAAAGAACATAATGAAACACCAGACGAAGATGAACAAGAAGATTGATGATTATAAAATTAATGAAAAGTGTATAGCATATTATCTTAGTGAAAGAGGGTATACGTTTTTAGAAAGAATCATAGATGAAAATCTTCATCCGAAACTGGTTTATACAAATGATGATAATAAAGAGGTTCGATTAACACCTGAATTTGTATTTGATCAATTACCACACGATAATGAAACATTAAAATCAGTTTTAGCATCAATTGATGAACAAATCAAAAACAATGAAAATGAATAAAAAAATTGTATTAACAGTATCAGGTGGAGCAGATAGTGCTGTTCTACTTCATAAAGCTTGTGAAGAGTATTCAGAAGTACATACTATAACGTTTGATTACAACCAGAGACATAATACTGAAATAAGTTGTGCTCTTAAATTAATTCAACATGCATGTAGAAAATATCCAAATGTTACTATCACAAATCAGATTATTGACATGATGTTATTGAATAGACTTGCAAATGTAAGTTCATTAACCAATAATGATATTGAAACACCAACAACAGACACGGTGATTGGTGAAGCACAACCGAAGACATATGTACCGTTTAGAAATCTATTGTTTATTACTGTATGTTGTTCATATGCTGAATCGGTCGGTGCAGATGTTGTGTGGTATGGAGCAGCTCAGGTGGATAGCTTGGCAGGATACTGGGATTCCGATTACCCTTTTGTCAACACAATAAATGAAATTACAAAACTTAATAGACATCATCGCATTACAATCGAAGCACCGCTATTAGATTTATCGAAGAAAGAAATCATGGAACTTGGTGTAAATCTTGAAGTACCATTTGATAAAACATTTACATGTTATAGTGGTGCATCACCTTGTGATGCTAAAACAGCAAGTAGTTCGTTAAGATTAAAAGGTTTTATAGATGCAAAATATATTGATCCTATAGAATATAAACAACAAGAAGCTTTGAACAAAATGTATAAAGAAAACGGTTGTATAAAAATTCCATATATAGATTATAAATTTGATGTAGAATAGAAATTCATCTGACCTATCCCAATAAATAATTGTATGATAGGATTTATTTATTTGACAACAAACAATATAAGTGGTAAAAAATACATAGGCCGTAAGACTTATTCAAAAAATTGGGAAACATATTTAGGATCATCATGGGCCTTATTGGATGACATCGATAGATTGGGTGCATCTAATTTTACCCGGGTATTACTACAAGATTGTGAAACTGCTGCGGAACTTGAGCAACAAGAAATCTATTGGCAGAAGAAATATCGTGTTAAAGAAGATCCGATGTTTTATAATCTTACATATGCAACTGAAGGCTTCGACACTACAGGGGCAAAATTTTCATATAGTTCTGAACAAAAGGAAGAGATATGGTCAGAAGAGCGTAGGAAAAAATGTAGTGAAAGGATGAAAGATAAGTCAATTAATCCTAATTATAGAAAAGATGTTGCAAAAGCACGTTCTGAAAGGATGAAAAGAGATAATCCTTTCATGCGTGATGATGTTAAATTAAAAATACGCAAAAGTCGTTTACGTCCATTTATACTTGAATATGAAGGTAAACAATATAGGTTTGATACAACAGAGGATGGCATGAAAGTGTTCGGCAACGCAGCGGCTTATATTAAACTCAAAGGTGGGGTTAAGAAAAATAATCCATATAAAGGGTTGAAATTAATATGGAGAGCAACATCTAAACAAGATTACACAGCGTAATCAAATAACTCAGGCTTATTAGCAGCAAGATGTAAACGTATTCTTCGTTGTGTTATAGCACTACTAAGTGCTTTCATCATTGCTAACTCAACATCCTGAGGTGCGAGACCTTTCGAACTAAAAATATTTTTTAATAGTTCAATTTGTGTTTTATTGTATGTGAGTAATTTTTCAGGATCAACTTTAATTGACTTGTATAAGTCTTCTTCATGTTGGTCATTGACCTGCTCTGGTTCAGCCACTGCGTCAACATCTTTATAATGATCAAAATCAGCAGCTGCCACCATCTCACTAAGTTTAGAAAACATCATATTATCTCATGTAACGTCCTGTACCAGCATAACGTTGGTCAACAACACGGTTGTTTTGCATTCTTTGACGATAACCTTCTTGAAGCTGTTGATTTACTGCTTGAGGTGATAATTTAACTGATTCATTATGACGAACACATTCTTGTTCACTTGGTTTATGGTTAAGTTCACCCATTTCTTCAAGTTTGTTCATAATCCACTGATCAGGGTCACCATCTCTTGCTTTTTGAACACCATATGGCATTTCATGTTGAAAGTGACTGAACAATGCATCAAACAATTCCGGAAATTCTAATAGATCTCTACCGTTTTTAACTTGTTGAAAGTCTGGACTATCTAAAAGGTATTCAAGAGCTGGAATTTCATCAGTAGCTGCACCGGGTTCATCTAGACCTTCTCTTGGATCAATTCTTTCATCCGCTAAGTTGTTAGCAGGTGTACCTTCTTCATTTTCCGTACCCATATCTCCAAGATTTGTTTCAATTGGGTCAAGAGCATCTTCAAGATAATTTGCAATTTCCCAATACTCTTCCATTGGTTTGAGATATGCAATAAAACGCTCCATTTCTGCAACTGTGTCGATCTTTTTAATTGCATCTTCAACGTTTGTAACTGCTTCTGGGTTGATTTCACCATCACCGCGGATTCTTTGAAGAACTGTACCAATTGCTGCACGAAGCATAAGCTTCTCATCTTTGATATCCTTGTAATCATCTTCCTTACCTGTTTCTTTTTTCTGTTTTACAGGTGCGTCGTATGTTGTTGCTGCAATATCTTTTGCTTTAAGTTTGCTAAGATCCTTTTTAACAAAACCTTCACCAGCTTTTGGTCTAACACCTTTATCGTGTCTAAGTGATGCTGCAGTATTGAGGAATTGAGCAACTCTATCTCCATCTGTTCCTTGAACATCTTCTTTTGCGTACTTTTCAAATTCAGTGCTGATTTTGTCTAACTTATCAGGATTATCTATCGCAATCTGACCAACCATAGCATTAACGTCTTTAGCAGCTGGCTTACGAGTTTGTGGCCAATCTTGCGGAATAAGATCTGGGTGTTTGTCTTTGAGAAATTGGAAGAAAAACAATCTACTATCACGATACGGTACACCGACGTTCATTTTCTTAAGTCTTGTCATTACAGGCTTAAGTGTCTTTGCAATACTTTCTTCAATAAGTGTGTTCTCTTCAAGAAGCTGAGGCTTCTTTGGAATAATAATTTCTCTGTTGTTCCAACCAATGTTCATACAATTATTTATTGTTTTCTTTATTCTATATACTATAATTGAAGTAGAAAGATTAAAATGTGTGGTGTGTACGGTTCGTTTTCAAAGAAAAAATTTATAGACCTTGGCTTGATTAACGCTGAAAGAGGTAATTTCAGTTGCGGTGTGTTTAGATATAATGGTATATCTGGGACATATAATGTACATAAAGCTGAAGGTGTATTTGTTTGGGATAAGGTTAGGTTACAAGAGGATGACTCAAACGAACTGTTTTATCTCGGTCATAACCAGGCTCCAACAAGTAATGAAAGGGATTGGTCATATGATACAACACATCCATTCAGATCCGGTGATTGGTTTGTAGCACACAACGGTGTTTTAACTAACTTCAACAAACTTGTTAAAGAATATTTACCGAAACATGAAAATAAAGTCGATACAAGTATAATTCCAGCTTTACTTGCAACATTTGGTGTAATTGATGATGAAAACAATGAACATGAAATTCTCAGGAACGTTATCAGTTTACTAAACGGTACATTTGCATTATGGCTTGTGAATACACGAACAATGAATGTTTATCTTGCAAGACAAGGTAGTACATTATTCTATGATGAAGATAGCTTTAGTAGCATTCAACAAAACGATATGATATCAGCTGAAGATGGGAAAATCTATCAATTCACAAAAGAAGGTGTTATACCAGTTGCTAATTTCAAAAACAGATCACCATTTTTAAATATATGAGCATACCTAAATTAATATTTCCTATAATGAAAAGAACATATCATTATAGAGAATCAAATAATTCAATAGAGTGGTATCATAAACTTTCTGACTATGAACCTACGAAAAAATAGCCACTTATGAAGAATTTAAACGTCGTGTTGATGCAGAAAATGAACGTAATAAGTTGAGAGATGGTCAACTAGAACTTCAAGTAGAAAAATGGGCTACTTTGGAAGGCGACGAAGAACAGAAATTGAGATCAGAACTCGAACAGGAACCAGCGTTTTTTCGTTGGGCAGACAAAAAATAAACACAATAACAAATTTTTATGATAAAAACAAATGCACTATTAAGCCCGACAAATGAAGAAAAACTGCAAATAGGTGAGTGGTTGTATAATAATACAGATGGGTTCATTATGAACACATTCATGTGGTTATGGGAATCACGTAACTGGTGGGAAGAATTTCCTATTCATATTATGTATGATGAATATGATACACCTAATCCTGTGACAGGAGCAAAACGAGATATTGTAGCAGTACATGCATTTACAACACATACAAAAGGATTAGGTGTATTGAAAACATATTATATTGCTACAAGTAAGAACCACAGAGGGTTCGGATATGCTAAAAAACTCATCAAACAAGCAGTACTACTTAATATGTACTTTGATCATAATCATGAAAAACATTGTAATACATACTTTGTAAACAGTGATATCAATAGCGATGGTTGTGCGTTTTTTGCTAACTGGTTAGGTCAAATTAATAGCACAAAAGTAGATAACGAATTTGGTTCGACAGATATCGAATTCCGAGTAGATTCGGTCAAACTATTAAAATAATATGGGTGAAGAGCATACAATAGTAAAACCACCTGAGATATACCCGGGTAAACATTATGATCGAAGTCGACCTTGGATTTTTTTAGCAGGGTCGATTGATATGGGCGCAGCTGAAGATTGGCAGGATGAACTTGCAAACGAATTTAAATCGAAAAAATGCGTGTGGTTTAACCCTCGTCGATCCGATTGGGATTCATCGTGGAAACAAGGTCTGAACGAAAAACAATTTTATGAACAAGTTCAGTGGGAGCTAGATCATTTAGAACAGTGTGATATTATTGCACTGTATTTTGCAAACGGAAGTCAATCACCTATATCTTTGTTAGAGCTTGGTCTCCATGCAAAAGACGATAAGGTAGTTGTTTATTGTGATGATTTCTATCGTAAAGGCAACGTAGATATCGTATGTCAACGATATAATATTCCTGTTTTTACAGATAAAGAAACATGGAAATATGAAATAGAACGTAGAATCAATAATTGGTAAAATGGGATTTGGTTTAGTGTTTTTTAATACATGATATCAACCTGTATGTCATACCATCTTTACTTTTAAAAGGTGACATTGTGACTTTCCTTATACGTTTCATTATTTGTCCAGGACCTACTTGTATATGATATAAACTATCGTTTTTAAAAAATGAAAATGTTTTATTAGTTTCAATACATTCAACTGTGACCCACCATTTTAATGCTGTACGTTTTCTCATTTCACAGTGTTTTGAATAATTTTTTTGGTTACTGAGATATTTCTGTAATTTTTTTGTACGTTTTTGTGTAATTTGTTCTAGTTCAATTTTTGTTTTGTTTTTCCACGCTTTCGAAATACTTTTACCTCGTCTTTTACGGACATCATCAGTGTTGAAACGCGCTTTACATTTTTTTCTATTTATGATTGTTTTAGAAGGGTGATCAACACCATATTTTTGTATGCATGTTTGTTTACGTTTTTCTTTTATAGCTTGTAACTGATCATCATCTAAGAAATTGTCGGATAATCCATTTAATATCGGGAAAGATCTATTAATCCACTTACTATTGGATTTTAAATCAACACCAAATTTTTCCATCATTAAATGTTCTTCGGTGTAAATGTTCTCACTATCAGTCACATTTTTTAAAATCACACGTTTAAAATTCTCTGGATTGGTTTTAAGTTCATTTCGCCAAATAACACACTTCTCGTTATTTGATACAGATGATCCCATGTACGTCTCCCAACCTTTGTTGTATAATCTTGAACCTATATAACTGTGGTCCTTGATTATACTATTATTACCTATATAATATACTATATAAATGAATCCGATAAACATAACAATACTTAATCATAATGGAAGATAGGAATGAAAATAACCGAAAATTCGACACTGGAGCTCACCGTGATACAGGGGTTGGTAAGCCGCGGATGTCATTAGTACCGCAAGAAGAGTTAGAAAGAGTAGCATTACATTTTACAAAAGGTGCAGAGCGTTATTCACCAAACAACTGGAAACTCGGTATGCCATTGAGTGTTTACTATGATAGTGCTGATAGACATTTGAGAAAGTGGTTTCAGAACCATACTGATGAAGACCATGCTGCAGCAGCTATTTGGAATATCATGGCTGCAATGTATACCGAAAAAAATAAACCAGAACTGGACGATAGGAAAGAATATGAGTAATATTTTAGTATGTAGCGCTACAAAAGGTAAAAAAGAAGATACAGCTCTGTTTAAAAGCAGCAAAAAACTATTAGATCAATATTTTTTACATTTTAAGTTCAAAGAAAATAATTCAGAACCTTTACAATCATACTATAACAAGTGTATTCAAGAAGCAAAAAATTACAAATACGATTTCTTAGTTTTGATACACGATGATGTGTATATTAACTGCTCCGATTTATGGGATCGTATCCAAAACAACTGCGTTTATACAGTCAACGGTTTAGCTGGTTCAAGAGGTTGTAATTTGAAAGAACCAGCACTATGGCATTTAATGTCGGATCGTAAAGATCATAGAGGTTGTGTTGCTCATGGTTCTGAAGATCAATACATGTATACTTCATTTGGCCCGTTACCATCAAGAGCGCTATTGATAGATGGTCTATTCATATGTATCAATATTAAACAGTTACCGGATGAAGTTCGATTTGATGAAACCTGCCCGAGTAAGTTTCATTTTTATGACCTTGACATATGTCTGACATGTAACGAACACAAAGTATCTGTTGGGGTTGTTGACATACCAGTCATTCATCAATCACCAGGCCTTGATAAACCAGATGAAACATTCTATAATGGACAGAGATGGTTTCTAAACAAATGGAAAAACAAAGACTAGATACAGATTTTTTTGAGAAGATTTTAATACATCAATGCCTGTTCGATGAGCAATACTTAACACAAGTAATACCTTTTGTAGACCCAAGTCATTTTAAGAACAAAGATATCAAAAATGTTTTTACTGTTATTAAAACGTTCTATGAACGTCGACAGAAAATACCGACCATAACAGAGATTAAATCGTTCTTGGTTAACGATACTCTCAAAGAAAACTTCAAAAACATAATCAAGGAAGTAAAAGACTTTGATCGTGTTCTTGATAAAGATGAATTGGTAAGTAATACTGAGCGTTTTATTAAAGAACGTGCAATTTACAATACAATGTTGAGTGTTGCAGAGGATTTTTCACAAGGTAATATTGATACAGCTTATATTTTAGATAGTTTCGAGAGGAGTTGTAATGTTGACCTTACTACTGATATTGGTCTTGATCTCTTTAAAGATATTGATCGTTTAATCGATGATTTGAATGTCGATGAACCGACAATTACTACTGGGTGGGATTGGTTGAATAATAGTTTAGATGGCGGCTTTTTACAAAATGGTCGTTCATTATACATGTTCGTCGGTGAGACTAATATTGGTAAGAGTATTGTTCTTGGTAATGTTGCATGTAATATAGCAGCATCCGGTAAAAACGTACTACTGATATCATTTGAAATGGCTGAAATGATGTATGGTAGACGACTCGTATCAGGATTAACGAAAATACCTGTACGAGAACTTAAGTCTCAAACAGTAACACTCAAGCACATGATGAATGAGCAAGAAGGTCAACCAAAACAAGGGTCAATTGTTGTAAAAGAATTTCCACCTAACACTGTTACTGTAGAAGGATTGCAGGGTTATTTAAAATCAGTACAAAGTTCAGGGTTTAAATTTGATGCAATCGTTCTTGACTATTTGAATTTGATTAAAGGTAATGAAAATAGTCAGCTTTATGAACGTATTAAAGGTGTGTCTGAAAAGGTTCGAGCCTTGTCATACATTTTTAGTTGCCCTATAATCACAGCATCTCAGATTAACAGATGCTTGGATATCAATACTGTGGTGAAAACACCAAATGGTAATAAACGCATTGTTGATTTAAAAATAGGAGATAAAATATTAGGGTCAAAAAAATATGTTGATGTGAGATATGTTTATCCTGTAGAAACGCAAAAATGTTATAAAATAAAGTTAAAGTCTGGTAAAGAAATTATTTGTAGCGGTAAACATATGTTTCCAGTATCCAATCAGCTTGTAAAATCAATCAATACTGGTTTAGAGGTAGGTGATAAACTTTTTACTGAGAAATAGCATGTTAATCTGTGTAGCAGTCATAAATAATGTTTATGGTATACTACAAGTCAAAAAACTGGAAAAAACATTGTAATAAAACCCCTGACCTGCAACAGCAGAAACAAATACAAATTATTGAAGATGTTTATGAAAAACTATCTATCATGCAAATGGTTCAGTTAGCAAGATTTTGCGAGTATGATATACCGTTTCCGTGGCTAGATCGTCTTAAAAAGATAGAAAAATATAATAAAATGTATAAATCTGCATCAACACTAGAAGGTTGTATATTAAAGTTTGGAGAAAAGGAAGGTAAAAAACGGTATGAACAAGCGTGTAATAAAAAAGCACATACTATTGATAATTATGTTAAATTATATGGGGAAATAAAAGGACGTGAGAAATTTGCTGAAAAGTGTGAAAATAATAAAGGTAATAAAACGATTGAACGATTTGTAAAAAAATACGGTGATGCTGATGGTCGTAAAAGATTCAGATTGATGAGAGAAAAGGAAAAGAAAAAACATACGTTAGAGAGTTATATACAAAAATACGGAGAAGATGAAGGTGTAATATTATACAACGAAAAAATAATGAAACTACATTTCGGTAGTTCAAAAGAAGGGTTTATTAAAAAATATGGTGTTATAGATGGTCCGAAAAAAATGAAACAAGCTAAAGATCATAAATCGCTGCAGTCTTTTAAAAGGAAGTATGGTGAAAAAGAAGGCGCTGAAAAATATGAAAAACATATAGAACTATGCAGATTTAGGAATACAAAAGATTTTTATATTAGTAAATACGGTATTGAACTCGGTGAAAGAAAATATTTACACTGGTGTACACACAGCGCTATAGGGGTCTCTGGTTTCTCAAAAATATCACAACAACTATTTGAGTTGATTGATAGTAACACTGAAAATACATATTATGCGATCAAAAACAAAGAATTTCATAAACAACATAAAAAACGAAGCTTCTTTTATGATTATGTAAATGTTGATAGAAAAAAAGTTATTGAATTTAATGGTGATGTATTCCATGGTAACCCTGATATTTACCGTAACACTGATAAACCTAATCCTTATAATGATCTTACATGTGAGCAAATTTGGATTGAAGATGCAGAAAAACAAGCTATAATAAAAAATCTAGGATTTGATGTTCTGGTAATATGGGAGAAAGATTATAATGAAAAACCTGATGAAACAATTGAAAAATGTAAACAACACCTTTATGGTTGATGAAATAGTAGAAATACAAGAAATAGGTGAAATTGAAACAGTAGATATATCTGTATCGGATGATAATTTATTTTTTGCAAATGGAATTCTAACACATAATAGTGGATATGGTCAAAATTCACCAGGGCTTGATACAATCAGTGAATCATACGGTCTTGCTGCTACTTGTGATGCTATTTACAATATTTTTCAATCTCCTGAAGATAAAGAACTAGGTATTATCAACATAGGTTCAGTTAAAAATAGATTCGGACCGAATTTCGGTAGTAATGCAATGAGAATCAATTATGACACGCTTTGGATTGAAGAGGATGATAATCTTGCTGCAAGAAGAAACGATATTGATGACGTTTCGGATGAACTAGGTAGAATGAGTTGAACTGAAGGAACCTATTATTAAATAACTATTTACAATGAAAAAGATTTTAGTCATAGTCGATGCAGATTTAGATGGAGCTGGGTCATTCCTTGCAATCCGTGAAGCTATGCCAGCAGATACATATAAAGTTGTTTATAAGGTTACCACTGTTAAAAGTTTCAAGAAGGATTTTGATCAATTTGATTTTTCACAATATTCAAAAGTGTTTATTTGTGATTTACCGATTTATGATTATGCATATATTTGCGACTACCCAAACGTGGTAGTTATTGATCATCATGAACAACATGTTGAGAATAGTCATGTTTGGAAAATAGCTAAACAAGTTGTGAAGATGGAAACGTCTTGTACAAAGCTAATTTGTGATGTTTTTAAAATTAAAGATAAGCTTTCAAAACCAATGGTAACACTATTTGCACTAATCGATGATTACGATAGTTACACACTTAAGTTTCCGTTTAGTAAAGATTTAGATTTTATTTACTGGGGGTATACTGGTGATAAACTTGGTAAATTTATTGATGATTTCGGTACAGGTTTTGTCGGCTTTAATAAATTTCATAAAAATGCGCTTCATATTATTCATAATGAAATCAATCAGATAATAGTACAGACAAAAATGTATGGTACACAAATACCTATTGGTGATAAACAGTTTAAGATGTTAAGCTGCTGTGCAGAAAAATGGCCTAATGAAATAGCAGGTAGAATGCTTGAAAAATACGGATACGACTTTATACTTATAATCAATCCTAAAATGAAGAAAGCATATCTAAGAAGCACAAACGAATGTAAATTACATATGGGAGAGCTTGCGGAAAAATTAGGACAAGGTGGTGGTCACGAATGTGCTGCCGGTGTAGCATTAAATGAAAACGTGATGAACCTAACAAAAACACTCAAACTTTTATAATGTCATATATTCCATATACCAATATTGAAACAGACGAGTTTCATCATTCATTTTACTCATTTTGTTCATTCGTATCTTTAACATATGATAAAAAGATGAATTTTGCTACGGTGTTTCTAAAGATACTTGAAAATAAAACGATTAGAGACATTTATAAACAGCAAATAGATGAACCTAACGATTTTGAAGCAATCAGAAAATTCATACACACAGAACCATCAGTATCAAAGAGTAAATACGTAACAAAATATCTCAATAAATTTAGCGGGTTAGATGGACTTAAAACAACAACAGATATATAACACATACCTTTATGTTCTTCAAAGAGTAAACGATAAACCGTTTAAAGCTCGTAAAGATTTCACTAAACTTGATGATACTGTTAAATTAGCACTCAAAAGGCTTGATGACCTGTTTTTCAAATTCCCTGATGTTGATATGACGTCTTTTTTTGAAGCTCCGTTTTTTGTTCAAACAAAAAAATATGTTGAGTTGGATTTCTATACGACTCAACGAGCAATTCGAACATATACATTATACAACGATCGATATCTTTTAAACGAACCTGATAGTGATATGACAACAGAAAAGGTAAGAGACAGTTTTATGTTTATCAGTAATTATTGTAAAGAGCAAGGTATATCGATTAAACATTATATAACACACGTTGAACCACAAGCAATATACCCTGCATTTTTCAAACATATAAAACAACGAAAAATAAATTTCTTCTCATTATTCGCATTTCCGGTTGAGAAGGTTTTATCAAAATTTTCGTACAATGAACTTCAAGAATTTAGTGAATGTTTTACACGTATTAACTACATACGAGCAAAATATTATTCAAGTAGAAAAACAAAACAAATAGTAGAAAAGGTCAAGGCTGTATTGATTTCAGCGACCTAGTATTTATAATAGATTTATGAGCAACGTAACAAACGATATATTCCAGAGCATTCAATCAGCTCTTGCAGACGATAACAAAGCATCATCTTATGGTGATTTTCTGAAGACAGAACCAGGTAATACATACCTAGTACGTCTTTTACCATTCTCAAAAGAACCAAAAAAGACATTCTTCCATTATTACATGAATGGATGGAATAGTCTTGCAACTGGACAATATGTTTCAGCTTTAAGCCCGGTTACATTCGGTGAACGTGATCCAATTAGTGAAATCAAATTTAAATATAAAGCAGGTACACCTGAACAACGTAATAAAGCTGAAAAGCTTCGTTGGTCTGAAAAATGGCTTGTGAACGTTTATGTTATTGATGATCCTAAAAATCCTGATAATAACGGAAAGGTAAAAATTCTTCGATATGGTAAGCAAATTCATAAGATTGTTGTTGATGCTATTAGTGGTGAAGATGCAGAAGATCTCGGTCGTCGTGTATTTGATCTAGGACCTGAAGGTGTTAATCTTCGTATCAAAGTTGAACAACAAGGTGATTACCCAACATATGTTTCATCGAAGTTTACATTACCATCAGAAATTGATGGTATGACAAAAGATAAACAAAAAGAAATTCTTGGTAGTGTATTTGATCTCACAAGTGTACAACCGGTTAAAACAACTGAAGAGTTGCAAAACATGGTTCGTGAACACATCATTTGTGAAGGTGCACCGGCACAGGTTGATACAAGTGAAGTGAATCAATCAACCAAGCCTTCTGAGCATGCTGAAACAAACACACGATCAGAAAAAGCTCCTGATGAATCAAGTGCAGCTTCTAATGAAGAAGAAGACGCAAAGATGAAAGAGCTTCTTGATGGTATTGATCTTTCATAATGGATCCCAACGAACAGAAACGTCAAGAAGAAGCTAAAGCTGCTCTTACAGGGTTTCTTGGTAATATGTACAAGGATGCGCGTGAAGCTGATTCACTACTTGCGTCCCCGAGTACAACATTGAAACCTAGTGCTGGTAAAGCAAAACAAGCATTTGAAAAGTTTGTAACATCTACAGCGGTACCGGTAAATGATCCGGTACCGGCTGTAAAGCCAGCTGAACAAACTGTTACTATTGCTGAACCTGTTTCTCAAGTTGTTGAACAAACCGAAAGTGTAAATATACCAGTCAATGATAATCAAATTGAGTTTCATTTTGATGAATCTGAAAAAGGTCAGTTGTTTAGTACACTTGATGATATACAATCATCATTACAACAGCTTCTTTCAAGGGTTAACAAATTGAGCAAAACAGTTGCGGAGCTAAAAGAACAAGAAAAGATATGAAACTGCAAATCAAAAACAAAAACGATTTCATCAAAAACTTCCTCGAACCTGTTTCGAATATTAATGAACTGGGTATTTTCGAAGTTAAAGAAGACCTGATAAGTTGTATCATTGCAACAAATAATGTAACGCTTGTATGTAACGGTGTATACCCTGTAACTGTTGTTGATTTTGTACCATCTAAACTAAACGTACCTGATATCAAAAAGCTTATTAGGGTGCTTGATATTATACCTGAGAATGAAATTGAACTTACAATAGGTAGTAATAATATTTCGTACAAGAAAGGGGAATTTAAATTCAAATATCATTTACTTGAAGACGGTATCATCAAACAACCAAATCTGAACCCAGAGAAAGCAAAGCAGCTTGACTTCCCAAGTACATTTACATGTATTGAAAAAGATATTGCTCTATTGTTTAAAGCAAGCTCATTTACGACAAACACTAATAAACTCTACTTCTATACTGAAGATGATCATGTTTGTGGTGAGTTAGGTGATAAAACAAAACATAATAGTGATAATTTTACTTGCAAACTTGCTGAATCATTTACAGGATCCCCGATCGAGCCGATCGTTGTTGATTTTGAGGTATTCAGATTGTTAAGCTATCAGAATACAAAACATGTTAAAATCGATGTGAATAGTGACACAGGTATATTGATCTGTACACTTACAAAAGGTGAAACAGTGTTGACTTACATCGTAACGACCCTAATTAAATAGTATGAGTGAGAAACCGTTTTGGTCCGAAAAAAAGGTATCTAATAAGATACGCACACCTGGATATTTTATCAAGAGATTGAAAGATAATGGGTTCGTTGTTTGGAAGATTTTTAATGCATATGCTACAACTGATCCACGTCGTTGGACGGTGTTAGTAGATCCTGGATTTTCATCTGTGTTTATAACATGTTATTCGAATAAAACAGAAGCAGGTGAAATCCTGTTTGAAATTGATGATGGTGGTCATAGTTTTTCAAAAGGATTTTTTATGAAAACTGATAGCATAGAAGTTATCATAAATAAACTACTTGAGCATAACATTAACAATGATCCAAGTCAAAACCCGTTTTCAAAATAAAGTCAAATAATTTTTAGTATTGTATAAATACTATTATACGATGGATGAACAAAAACAACCAAATAATGAAAATAAGCCAAAGATAGACGAACAAGAGCTTAAAAATATTTTAAAGGATGTTGTTCTCATGATGCAAGATGCAAAACGTGAGCGTACACAATCTCAAGATGAAATAGAAGCAATGGTTTCTACTTGTAGTGAGTTTATGAAGAGTTTCATAATCATCGGATATGGGTTTGATGGTGAACCAATTCCTCCAGTAATGTATGCTAAGAATACAAGTGATGCAGATGCACTTAACACGTATATTAATAGGTTTTTTATGATGCATGATATGGATATGTAAATTTTATACACTATAATTGTGTTATATGAATATAGCTATATTAGGTAACGGTTTTATTTCGAAATACCTACGATACAGAGGACATGACGGTGATGGAGTATGGGTATTGAATCAAACAGATGATCAATACCACGTTCCAGGTAAACTTTCGGAATTTATTAAACAGCATAGTGTTGAAGTTGTAATCAATACTTGTGGATATACAGGGTTTCCAAATGTAGATGCATGTGAAGATAATAAAGCTAAAGCGACACTTTATAATATAACGATTCCGCTTCAAATAGAAGCAGAGTGTAAAGCAACTGGTACGAAGTTTATTAACATAAGCTCAGGTTGTATATACACTGGATATGAACCACAAGCATATACTGAAGATGATTATCCAAACTTCGGTATAACAAATGAAGAATCAAGCTTTTATAGCAAGACGAAACATCTTTGCGAAATGTTTCTTGATTCTGAATTTACAAATACAATTAGAATTAGGATGCCGATATCGTCTAGTATGGATCATAAAAATCTGATTTCAAAATTGTTGAAATATCATAAACTTATTGATTTTGTAAATAGTAAAACGGATGTATTAAGACTTGGTGAATTTGTTTTCGCAGTAGCACATAATTTTAAACCAGGTATTTATAATGCTGTACATAGCAATGCATTATCAACAAAACGAGTGATAGAAATCATGAAGGAATATGATCTTGAAAATCCGAACTGGGAGTTTATTGATTATGATGATCTACCAATTAAAGCGAATCGTAGTAATTGTGTATTGAGTAATACAAAAGCAACACAAGATTTCAATTTTGACTTCGGCGATGAAGAGTATTACATTAGGTTAAATTGTTCAGTTTTACAAAGAAATGGCGCGTAAAGGAATCATACTAGCAGGTGGAAATGGTACTAGGTTGTTTCCGTTAACATATAGCATTTCAAAACAGCTTTTACCTGTTTATGATAAGCCTATGTTGTTATACCCTATTCAGACAGTGCTTGACGCTGGTGTTGATGAAATCATATTTATTGTTAAACCTGATCAATCAAATAATTTTTATAATTTGATTTCTAAGTTGCATTTACCTGTTGGTTATAAAATTGTATTACAGGATGAGCCGGACGGTTTAGCACAAGCATTTATACTAGCTGAAGAATACATTAAAGGTCACTCTGTTATTCTAGCTCTTGGTGATAACATATTTCAAAGTGAAGGACTTAGACAATATCTACGAAATATGCAGAAATTTCAAAGAAACAACATCATATTAGGGTATAGAGTAAAAAACCCTTCAGCATATGGTGTCGCAAAATTTGATGAAAGGGATGAATTAATTGATGTTGTTGAAAAACCTATATCACCGCCGAGTCAGTATGCAATCCCAGGACTGTATATTTTCGATGAAACAGTTGTGGAAAAAGCAAAAAACTGTAAGAAAAGCGACAGAGGCGAATATGAAATCGTGGATGTGATCAAACAATATATTGATGAAGGTAATATCTTTCTGTACAAACTACCTGATGAAGCTGCATGGTTCGATTGTGGTAATATCGATGATCTACTTGATGCTGGTAACTTTGTAAGATCAGTACAAACAAGAACAAATTTAATAGTTGGGTATGACGCAAACAAATAAGAAAATTTTAATAACAGGTGGGTACGGTTTTATAGGTGGCCACCTTGCACAATATTTACATGCAAATTTCGATCATGAAATTTACATCTTAGATAAAAACGGATATGCATCAGATGATACATACAAAAAATATGCTGTTAAATCATATGAATTTGATATTTGTAATAAAAAGGATGTTGAATGTGTTTTTGATGAATGCGGCCCGTTTGATTACGTGTTTCATTTAGCTGCTGAATCTCATGTTGATAATAGTATTGATGCACCTGATATTTTCGTTCAAAGTAATGTAGTTGGGACAGCTAATGTATTACAAGCATTTAGACAACAAAATCATGGTAGGTTTGTTCATGTAAGTACTGACGAAGTTTACGGTCATATAACTGAGAAAGAAAGCATTACCGATAAAGCATTTACTGAAACAGATCCGCTCGCACCAAGATCACCATACTCATCAACAAAAGCTGCAAGTGATTTAATCGTAAAAAGCTTTTTTGAGACGTATGGTACTAATGTTTGTATAACTAGATGTTGTAATAATTTCGGTCCTAATCAATACGAAGAAAAGTTCATTCCAACGATTATCCAAAACCTCAAGAATGGTAGAAAAATACCTGTGTATGGTACTGGTATGAACGTACGTGAGTGGATTCATGTTTATGATCATATTAGTGCATTATGGATGGTTGCAACTAAAGGTAGAAGGGGAGAAATTTATAATATAGGGACTGGTCGAGAGCTGTCAAATATTGAACTAGTAGATCTCATATGTCAAGCTTTTGATATGGATATGGATCAGTGTGTTAGATTTGTAGAAGATCGTAAAGGCCATGATTTTAAATATGCAATTGATTCGTCTAAAATACGGGATGAATTATTATGGTATCCACTTTATGATGAAATTTTTGAAGATAAACTTAATGAAACAATCAAATCATATTAAACCGAAGAAGAGAGATATATATGCAACTCATCATGGTGATTATGCTGGTCAGATGTTTATTGCATGTCATATAACAAAGAGTGAATATGGTTTTTTAGCAATTCCTGATATGGAAAATGTAACAGTACCAAAAGAAAAATTTGATTTTGGTATGGACAACGGTATACTGGAGTTCGTTGAGCAAATGCCGATACATATGTTTTCAACTGTTAAAAAGCAATACAAAAAGAATAAAAAGAATGAAGAGGTATAAAACAATTTTTCTAGATATGGATGGTGTTCTAGCTCATTTTACCGAACGGTGTGTTGAAGTTTGTAACGACGCGTGTACAGATACGAATTTGCATAAAACGATTGATGATATAATACATTCAAATTCATGGAATTTACACCAACATTGGAATTTAACACATGATGAATGGGCATTGTTAATTAAAAATGAGCTCAATTTTTGGTCATCATTGAGACCAATGCCTTGGGCTAACCAACTATACAAATATTTGCATCAATATTGTGATGAAATGTATATTTGTACTAAACCACTAGCTAATGATAAGAATTGTCCGTCACAAAAAATTGCATGGTGTGTTAAGAATTTAAATGCACCGGAAGAAAACATTATACTAACTCATCATAAAGAGCTTTTAGCAAAACCGCATACATTGTTAATCGACGACAATAGTAAATTCTGTAACGCATTTAGAGCAAATGGTGGTCAAGCGGTATGTGTGCCGTCGGATTGGAATACCCAGAATTTGACGTTCGATATGGTTTGGAAGAGCATTGAAACAGTATTATGAATGAACCAGAAAAATTTACACAAATCGGATGGATTGCTCATGGAATGAATGAGACACGCCATGATGCTTATAAAGCCATGTTCAAACGCGGTAGAAACGGGACCGGAGAAGTTCGAGTTCCGCCGAAAATTTACTTAACTGAAGGTATTGCTAATCGTTATGGTAAAGCTAGACCTGTTTATATAAAAGAAGAGGAATAAAATGGATAGATTATTAATAATCGATGGTAATAACCTTGTACATAGAGTGTTCTATAGAGGTCAACAATCAAATGCAGATGATGAATTTTTTCATGTGTATTTATTACTGATATGTATTAAAAAATATGTTAGTGATTTCAACCCGACAAAAACTATTTGCGTATGGGATGAGAAATTGGGCAATACTCCGAATAAACGGAAATCAGAAGATGAGAATTATAAACAGAACCGTGACAAAGAGTATAGTTTACGTGTCCATGCTCAAAACGATTTAATAAAAGAACTACTCCAGACATTAGGTATTCCTAGCGTCTTTCCGCAACACTATGAAGCTGATGATGTAATATGCATTTTATGTAATGAATATAAAGACAGTTACATACAAATTATGTCAGCTGATTTAGATATGTGCCAACTTATTAATGAAACAACTGAAGTTGTTGATCCTGTAAGAAAACGTACCTTTGCACTTCATAATTTTGAAGAACTACTAAAATGTAAACCAGATGAATTTTTAACGTATAAAGCTATTAATGGTGACAAGTCAGATAACATAGCAGGTATTAAAGGGTTTGGACCTAAAACGATTGCTAGGTATCTTGCAGGTGAGGTCGAGCTTACACCAGAACAGCAAGAAGTGTTGGAACATAATTTAAAACTTATGACACTTAAGGCAGACGGTGAAGATGCAGAGTACGTCAAACAGCAGCTTGAAACGATAAGTTTTGATCAAAATTGGAAAGAGTTTTTACAGCTTGTTGAAGCAAATGGTTTTCAACAAATCCTTAATAAACGCGAAATATGGTATAGTACTCTGTTTCAGAGTAAAAGATTACTAGATCTGCTATCATAGATGCATAAATAATTGTATAATGTTTATCACTCCAAAAAGAATCAGCTCTCCATCAGGTGTAATTACATCTCCAAAAATTGTTACAAAGACTGTTGGTCAAGACGTTTATACAGAAGCTCAATACTACTGCCCATCATCTGGTATCTTCTTCCATAAAGGTATTGTAAAGATCGAGCGTGCAGATGGTACATATGAAGATGTTTCTGGTGTTCATAAGAAACAAGACTAGATTAAAGCATTTTCTAGTATATAATTAACGGGTGATTCAGATACCCGAGCAATTTGTTGTACAAAAACTTTACGAGAATGTACATAAGCTAAAATTTCAAAAGTTCAACAACACATACAATGGTTGTTGTCCTTTTTGTCGAGAGGGCAAGAGTTGGGGGATAAAGAAACGTTTCTTTTATATACCTGAGAAAGAAGTAGCTTTTTGTCATAACTGCGGTTACAGTAAAAAGCCGTTTCAGTTTTTGATGGATCTAAACCATTGGAGCGTTTCACAGCTCATTGAACATGTTAAAGGGTTTGATTCAACAATTGATATTACTGAACAGACGGATATATCATCGTTTGGTCAAAATGAGACAAAACAGGAATTACCGAGTTTACCTGATGATTGTATCAATCTGACAGATCGTAATCAAGTTGAGTACTACAAAAATGAACCGGTTGTAAAGAAATGCTTGGAACTCATTGAGAGCAGGCATCTACTAAGGGGAGTCAATAGTCCGAAAGCACTATACGTTTCTCTTAAAGACTTTACACATAAAAACAGATTAGTACTACCATTTTATGATGAATCAGGTAAGATTGTATTTTATCAAACGAGGTCAATGCTACCGAATGATACGAAATCAAAGTATATTAGCAAGATCGGTGCTGAAAAATCTCTCTATGGTATACACAATGTGTCAGTTGATCTAGATTACTTGTTTATATTTGAAGGACCGATTGATAGTTATTTTGTACAAAACGGGTTAGCTACTTGCGGAATAACAGATAAATCGAAAATTTTCTTCACACAGAAGCAACAAGAGCAAATTGATAGATTTAGATTACACGAAAAAATATTCGTATTCGATTCTCAATGGCAGGATAGTGCTGCTTTAAAGAAAAGTAAAATCGCAATTGATGAAGGGTATAAAGTCTTTATTTGGCCTGAATTATTCGGTAAGCGATTTAAGGATATGAATGAAATGTGCGTATACGGGAATATAGACAAAGTGGACCCTGAGTTCATATTAAAAAATACTCACTCAGGGCTCAAGGGGGAAATATTACTTAAACAAGTTTAGCTTTTTTCTATTTCAAATCTAGTTGAACCATCGCCATCAAAACTCCATGTGATCGATCTTTCCTCATCATCAGATGGATCTAAGATCCCGATCTCTCTCGATGCACCTGCTGCAGCTAAATTTGATAGTTCATCCATAAACTTACAGAATGACTCGAAATAATCTTTTTCGTTTATATGAACAACAACAGTATGATCATCTTTTACTGATGATGACGATTGATATGCTTCAAAAATTAACTTACTATCGTTTGTGTTTTGATGCATAGTATGCTTCGTTGATCAAATCGTCTTCTGATACGAAGCGGCTTTCATTATGACTTACATCTTCTTCGTCTTCGTCATCTTCTTCAGCTTCTTCATTTTCGTATTCTTCAGCATCTGAATCATCATCTTCTTCAGCTTCTTCATTTTCATCTTCTTCAGCTTCTGAATCATCGTCTTCATCGTCTTCATCTTCTTCAGCTTCTTCAGGCGTTACCTGATGAACAGCTTGTGGAGCTTCATAACTATCTTCTGTACCAGGGACGAATAGATATTCTTCACCGCTGTCGTCCGTTACAACCCAGCTATTATCCTCATCACCGGTTTGTTCATCAAGCATGAACGTTTTACCCTGAACAGTAACAATACCGTTTAGTTGATAATCTCTTGGTTGTCGAGAATTTGAGTATGCTTCAAAAATTAAGTCTGTGTCATTAGTATTCATTATTATTATTTAAGCTATAGTTTCAATTATTTCTGTTCCGGTGTTGTTGAATATAATAATTTTGTGTTTATACCCCTGCTCTTTACATGCTTTGTGTTTAAGCATTGTAATATGTTTCGAAGTTGAAAATGTATACTCACATTTGATTTCGATTAACATATTTTGAGACGGTATGTAGATATCAGGAAAATAGTAGTGTTGTTTTTTATCTGTTGAAACATATTTTATCGTCGGTATATGTTCGTTTCGACCTGCTAAAATCTCGCTATAGTTTATGTTGTAACATTCATTCAAATATATAATACCTTGTTTTTCAAAACCTTGTAAATTCGTATATTCGATACCCTCAATTTCGACACTATACATACAATACGGTTTGTATATGTTTTTAGGATCCTGCATAAAATATGATACACCGTATTTTTCATTCATTGTAGCTTCTCGTTGAGCTACTGCATTCTTATCAACTTGTTTTCTACAGCGTTTCTCAACACCAACACGGTTTAGAAGATTCATAATAGATCCAATAGATATGTTATATTTTTCAGCTATATCCTCGCATCTAACATCATTACTGTACATTTCTAGAATATCATCTATCTGTGTTTGGTCTTGTATTTTAGTTGTTGTTTTCGATAATTTATCATTATACCATTTACTGTTACGAATTTCTTTCGTTGTTTTTAACCCGTTACCGAATTTGTTGAAAATTGTCTTTATACGTGTATGGGATGTGTTGTAAATCCTGGAAAGTTCCTTTGCAGGTACACCATCTTCATTATACCTGCGAACTATGTCCTGTATATTGATGTTTTGTTGTTCGCATTCGGTTATATATTCTTCTTCTTTAGTACGGACATGAACATCGTTCGATTTGAGGAATTCGCGTATTTTATGACTAGGTATGTTATACTCTTTTGTTAACCGACCAATTGTTATAGAATCTGCGTACTTTTGAAGTATCTCATCTCTATATTGTTCGCATGTATTCTTTGATAGTGCTTGGGATCGTGTTCGTAATGTAATATTGTTATCAACAAGATATTTTTTAATTTTGTTCTGTGAACATTTGTACTCTATAGCAAGCTCTCTCATTGAAGAACCTTGTTTGTATTTTTCAATTACATCGACCATAATAATACTTATGATCGAACCAGGTGAATTACAACTGATTAACAGGTTTGAATCTCGTTGATATATAACGAGTTACAAAAGGGGCTACACGCCCTTATATCTTGGGTTATTGGAACTTGCAAGATAACCTTTAAGGATTTCGCTAAGAGATGAAATTTCCATTGCAACACGTGCAATTTTCTTTGTTTCACTACTTCCGATAACATCGAATAATGTATCTGGTTCTGCACTATTAAGAGATGATTGCATACTACCTTCAACACCATTCATGAAATCAGCAAAATCATCCATTCTAGTGATCCAGCTTGAAAGCTCGCTAAACATTTGTTGTTGCTGTTGTGTAATTGCGCCAGTTGCACCTTGAGGTGCAGGCTCGGTATCATAATCTTCAGGTGCTGTACCTGGGTCTAACTGTGCTGCAAATGCCTCTTTATCTGTATCAAGTTCTGATAGATCTTGTTCATTGAGTACATTTTGAAATTTCTTACTATACATCTCCATACAATTATTTATTATATCAGTGCGTTAAAACCTATATAGTATCACAATTACTGATATATTCAATTAAATAATAGTATGAAATCTAACAAACCAGTTAATGAAGATGCTGGCGACAGCCAAACACACTCAATGGGAGGCATCGGGTCAGAACAAATGCCTGGTACGCAGAATATCAACGATATGTTGAGACAGCAACAAAACAAAGAAATTACAACTGCGCAAAGACAACCAGGTTACCCGCTCAATAATTTTTCAAATACTACAACAGATGCTGTGATCAATATTGATAATTTGATATTTTCTCTTAAAATTGCAAAGGTTAACCCTTCTATAAAGGATACGGACAAGATTGATGCACCGCTCAAAGCATTAGAAGAGATGAAGAGAAAGTTGTGGAAAATTGGTGGGTATGTAGCTAAAATAAAATAATGATACAATCCATTTTAATAACGCTTGGTATTAGTACATGCTTTGCATTCCTTTTCCAAGAACAATTTATACCCGTGTTCATAGTTGCAACGATTTTACAGTTTTTGATCTGGTCAGGTATTAGAACACTTTACATAAACCGGCTCAAAAAGCAAGCAGCTGAAATTCAAGCTGATATTGAATCATCAAAAATCAAATCTCTTAAGCCACTATCATGCCCATGTGGTCAAAATCATGTACAGAACGTTGAAGTATCACTCAATGAAGATGTTGAATATGAATGTGAACGATGTGAGCGTAAAGTTCAATCAATGTTATCGATTAATACAGCGCTTAAGACTACTCCGATTTATACAAAGAAATGAGCGAATTAGATAAGATTACTAGAGAGGTACCGACAACAATATTAGATCGACCGGTTGAAGAACCAGAAACACCTAGTATCGACGATATTATTAAGTTGCTGAAGAAATTTGTACCGATGGAACAGTATGATAATATTTTAGCTGGGAAGGTTCTTTCTAAAAACCAAAAAGTGCAGACAGCTACGATCAAGATAATTTTCAATTTAATTGAGGAACAGATTTATAATACATTTCAAACAAATAACACAGATGATAAAACAGCTACATTCAATAATTCATGTAAAAAGATGCTATTGAATAATTTACGTAGTGTTCGTGAACAATTGATAGCTCTTAAAATCAATGATGATAATACACTTGATTATAAGATATTAGGAACTCTGTTACAATCATTACATGAAAAAACAGATGAACAATAGTATCGAACTAGCTAAACAACAAGGACTAAAAAACGATGCTGAAGAATCATATGGTGATGGTTTTATTGCTAGATTTGCATGCTTATACGAGGGTGTAAATCTAGCTGCCGCTCATGCTGAAAGAGTTGGTGTAAATACAGATAAAAGCACATCATGGATTAAACCGGGAGCCTTACAAAAATACGTTGAAGAGCGTTTCGGTGATATGAAATATAATATAAACCGATATCGAAGCGGTGTTGATGACGATGAAATATATCCCTGGAGCAAAATTTAAAAATGATATAAAGCACCATAAAGACTTTCCAAAAGGAGTCGACATGGTGCTTCGTAATATAAGAAGACAAGATGGTAAGTTTATCTATGTCTTTTATAGCAATGGTAAGCTCGTTTCGGAAGTAACGTTCGATAACACAATTATTGCTGATGAAATAATTGATAAATTCAAAGGTGTGTAATGATTGATCTAGAAGAACCAGATGCATGTGAATCATGCGGTGATGAGGATTTCAATCCAAACTGGTTACCAGAAGGTCAGTGCTATTGCGATGAATGCGCTTTTGAATACTGGTTAGCTGAAAACGAACTAGATTAATATCTACCGTATTGGTCTCCACGATCTTCTGAATCCATATCAAATATATTGAAGCTGTTTTTGTCAGCGTCATATTGACCGTAGTTCTCTTTCTTACCTTCTGTTTCTGGATGTGTACCACCAGATAATCTACCAGTAAATGTATCTTCGTAAATTTGTTGGTTACCAGAAACACCATCAACAACACTGTTGAATGGAATGCCAGGTTCATATGAATAATCAAGACGTTTAGCTTTGATTCTAAACACGAAATGTCCTTGAAGCTGGTTAATTTCAGCTATTGCCTGATCAAGACGTTCTGTAATTTCAAAATATTTTGCTTGACGTCCTCCCGGTCTATCATCTCCATATTCCGTGAGTTGAAATACATCACCTGCTTTAGGTTCTATCAAACTATTCTGTTTGTTGTAGACAGATCTTAATGATCCGAATACTGTTTCGAACGTTTTGATATGTATCATAGCAGATATAAGATCATCACTTTCATATCCAAATCTCGACAATGTCACAGCATCATCATTAAGTTCAGCACCGATCTTAATCGTACGCGGTTCAGAAAATACTTGTGTTGTTTGTTCACCATAGATATTATCTGCTGAAAGTGTAGTGAATGTATTTACATAGTAGTTTACTTGAATGCCGTACTTGTTTATCTCTTCTCTCCAAGCATTATCATAAATAGTACGTTCATTCTCTTGTACCGATTTGTCAGTAAATCTGAAGCATGTCTCATCATCTTGAACCATACCAGGATAGCAGTTGTTGAAATCTATTGAACTCATTTAGATATGAAATATGTGTTATTGTTGTTTGTGATAGTTACACCTGTGTTACCAAGCTGCTTAGACTGACCTAGTTGAGGGAGATCCAAGACATATGTCTTTTGAACATATTGTACATCTTGTGGAGCTAATGCAGTTTGACCACCACGTTTTTTAATATTGTCTATTTTTCGTTCTGATGTGTTTCCACTCTTCTTAGCATAATCAGCTACATCCTTACCGATACCTTTCATGTGTTTGTTTTCATGACGTTTATAGTAGTCAGGTGAGTTCGGTTGCTTTATATTACCGAGTGATGTCGATGATTGTCTATCATTGAAAAATTTATCAAACTTATCCACAACTATATTTATACAAAAAAATACTCTACATCGTGAAATGTAGAGTATTAAATTGTTTATGGCTTAAAGATTAATCAAAAAGTGACTTACCAACTGTTGATGTCTTATTTGACTTCACCTTGTTGTTTTTGTCTTGCATTTTCTTACCATCTGAATCACTTACATCAGAACCTTCATCGTCTGATTTCTTGATCTTACCAGATGCTTTTCCACCGCTTTGTTTGTAACCCGGTGCATTAACCTTGTTGTTCTTGTCTTGAAGTTTCATACCTGCTGAGTCTGGTACATCTTGTGATTCAACAGCTTCACCAAATGGATCTTCATTATCATCTTCATCATCACCGAATTCATCATCACCACCATCTTCGTCTCCGAATTCATCATCACCTTCTTCGTCACCGTCGATCTGTGCTAAGATTTCTCGTAAGCATTCAACAGCTTGACTTGAAATAGTGATTGTTACATCTTCACCATCACCATCGCCACCTTCATCGTCAATACCAAGAGCATCGAGCTCCATATCAACTTCTGGTTCATTACCGATTGAAAAATCATCACCGTCGCCAGTAACCATTTCGAAGAGTTTATCAAATTGTGTTTTCTTTGCCATACAATTATTTATCATATCACTATCTACTTTTTCAACACTTTCGTCATATTTTTCTGAAGAAAACTTATCAGAGTCATAAAGTTCGTCTTCTTCCTTAGCGTTTTTAGGGTCAATAGGCTTCTTAAGACTATCCTCCTGTGCATTAGGTCCAGTTGTATCTTGCTTATATATACCTTTGTTTTTATCGCTGTTTAGATTATTTGGTCCCTTACCAGGTTTTGTACCATGTTTTGTTTCCTTTTGTGGTACAAACTTTTCTGAAATAACACCATTTTGGTATCTGTCCCATATATCAACTAGTGAATTTGTATTGCTCATGTAAATATTTATACGCCTATGTCGCAAAATACACAGTCATACAAAAATAATCCTAATTTGCCTACCGCGAGAGCTGAACACGATTATACACCAGAGATGATGCGTGATCTGATTAAAGCAAAAAATGATATTCATTTTTTCTCAAAGTTTTTTACTATTATTAATGTTGACGAAGGTAGAAAACCTATCACGCTTCATAAATTTCAGGACCGGGTTCTTAGGAAGATGGTCAAAAATCGTTTCTTTATATTATTAGCATCTAGACAGATTGGTAAAACAACACTCTTTACAATATACGCTTTATGGGTGGCTTGCTTTCAAAAAGACCAACGTATTCTTATTGTAGCAAATAAAGAGGATACAGCTATTGAAATTCTCGGTCGTGTTAGACTTGCATACGAAGAATTGCCAAACTGGTTAAAGCCTGGTGTTGTTGCTTATGGTAAGACATCAGTTGAATTGAGTAATGGTAGTCAGATTAATATTTCGACAACAACAGGTACTGCAGCTCGTGGTCAAGCAGTTGGTACTCTTATTATTGACGAAATGGCTTTCGTTGAACCACATATTATGAAGCCGTTCTGGTCATCTGTATACCCTGTTATTTCATCTTCTAAGAAATCTAAGATTTTTATAGCATCTACTGCAAATGGTACTGACAACTTATTTTACAAGCTTTTCACTGGTGCAGAAAACAACACAAATGGTTGGGCATGTGATAAGGTGCTTTGGAATGAAGTACCTGGTAGAGATGATGCATGGGTAAAGCTTACAAAAGCTAGTATGGATAGTGAAGAAGCGTTTGATCAAGAATTTGGTTGTTGCGCTGGAAACACTCTTGTTCGATTAAGTAATAAAAATGAACAATATACCCAAACAATCGAAGAACTTTACGAAAGACTACAGTGCGAAAGCAAATGAAAACCAGAGTGAAATAACAACAAATTGGTATACAACACAAAAAAACCGATTAGAACAAGCACAATTATATAGTAAGCAAAAAACTATTAGTATGCTATCAGAAGATGATAATTGGAAAAAATATCTCGGTAAATCTGGTAATAGAAAAATGCAAAAGGATGATATTTCATTATTCAAAAGCGTGCAACATTACGGTATAGAATATCATGATAAACTCAAAACGAAGAGTTTTTCTGCGCATTTGTTTATATTAGGTTTTTGTGGTGGTGATATACCGAGAAAATACTATTGTAAATGCGGTTCGAAAATTACATGGGACGCTGCTACACAGCAATTTAAAGAAAAAGCATACTGCGGTAAGTGCAGAATAATGCCAAACAAACGAGAACATTTCATGTATACATACGGGAACGATTGGAGGAAACATTATCTTGAATATCATCGTCGCATGGAATTCACAATATAAACAAAATGGTAAAAAATGTCAAAATATAAAACGACAGAGAGGTATAACATCATTCATCAATAAAGGATACAGAGAATCTGATATATTAGATTATTATGAACAACATCAAAATATTAAAATAGATAGAAATTTTAGAGTACTCTCTTATTTTCCAGACGGTTATTGTCATAAAACGAACACTGTTTTTGAGGTGTATGAGCCATATCATCTTACACCAGGTCAAATGAAAAAGGACCATATGAGACAACAGGATATACAGGAAGAACTGAACTGTAATTTCGTTATCATATATGATGATCGTATTACTCCTATTAACGACCTAAATATTACTAAAGATGGAATTCATTAAAAATATTAACAATACGAAAGTATTGACTGAAGAAGGATATAAAACATTCTATGGTATATCTAAGCAAACAAAACCATGTATATCAATTAACTGTGGTGTATATAGTCTAACTGCATCGTATGACCATATGTTGAAAACGGAATACGGTTTTGAACGAGTTAACGATATACTACTAGGTACAGGTGTGGAAACCTTAAGTGGTTTACAGAAAGTTATTTCGAAACACCCATGTGGTGATCGTGTTGTTTACGATATCGTAAATGTTGATGGTACTAAAGCATATTATACAAATGATATGTATAGCCATAATTGTGTGTGGATTGATTCATCAGATCAGACTATTAATGAGGAAATGTTCGAGTTTTTGAAATCGAACACATATGAACCAAAATATGTTTATGATAACGGCCATTATAAGATATGGGAAGAACCAAGTGATGAGAAAATCTATGTTGCAAGTGTTGATACAAGTGAAGGTATAGGGCGTGATGCTAGTGTGGTGCAAATTTTTGATTATACAGATCTTACAGAAATTAAACAGGTTGCTTGTTATCATAACAATGAAATAGCACCGTATAATTTTGTTGAAAAAGTACATGAGATATTACAAAACTGGGGAATGCCTTTAGTCTGTGTCGAACGTAATAATAGTGGTGCACAGGTCGTTGATGGTCTTAAAAATGTTCACAACTATGAAAAAATAGTATCGTGGGGCGCCAGTAAAGCAAAACGTAAATCAATACAAAATGGTATAATTAGTCATACTAACACAAAACATATTGGTGTAACAAACATGAGACATTGGGTCACTAATGTACGTGCTGTAAGTATCCGTGACATTCATTTAATCAATGAACTTAAAACATTCACAAAGGGTAAGAACGGGAAATGGCAAGCTAAATCAGGATTTTACGATGACCGTGTTGCTGGATTGATGTGGAATTTAATCATTCTTATAGATGATGTGATTGAACAATATTTTACAGTGGTTGAGAGAGACGAGGCAAACAAACCACTTCTACTTGAAGAGCATGATTATGGTATCAAAGAGTTTATGAGACCAGGTGGTTATATGAGTAATGAAAATGAAGAACATTATGATGTGATGCCAGCTCTTATAAATAATGGTATGTCGCAAGATGATGATATGGCAATGTTAGAACAACAAGGGTGGACACAATGGGGGAGATAATTCAATCAACGCTTAACCAAGCACGTACAGACAAGTTTAGACTTGTTATCGATATACCAGATGCTTTAAGAGATATCAATACTAAAAATTTTGGTACGAGTGATAAAGGTGAAATTATAACTGATTCGCTACAGCTATCAATTAAGGGTACGATAGTGCCAAGTACAAAAGTAAATTCTGAAACTTTAAAATATGCTGGTCAGAGTATGAAGGTATCATTACATACAAGAGAGCCGTACGAAAATGTGACTGTACAATTTCCTGTTGATAATAGATATTATAATTATTGGTTGTTACAAAGATGGCTATCATTGTTGAATGATATGAAAGATTCTGTATATGATGCTGATAATGTTGCAAACGTACAAAAACCGACGGTTGGTAAAATTAAACGATCTGCAACACCACCGCAACAATACCAGACGACATTTACAGTTTATGGTATTGATGAATATAATAAGAATGTTGTAAAATTTATTTACAAAGATGCATTCCCTGTATCTGTTGGTGCAATTGAATACACATATGATAACGACGACTCTGCGGAATTGTATTCATCTTTTGAGTTTGCATTTTCGCAGCTATATATTGAACTAATTTAAGGATACAACAAAAACGTAGTACCGACAGGGTATTTATGTTTCGTTGATGGTAATCTACGCTTAACAGTATGTCGTTTATCTTTTTTAATTTTATCGAGTGTGGTAGCTTCAAACAATGTACGTTTGAAAAAATCTCGTTCGGACTCGAATGTTTCATATACACTATTCTGACCAGGTATTGATATCATGATCTTAAATGGTTTAGGAGGATTTGCATATTTTTTGTAACCATAAATTTCTTCTAATGTTTTACCTTTACGAGGATCAACACCGTCATGTGTTATGCCTTTTTTGATACCATGCCCATGTTTGATATAATAATCTTGCAATGTTTTAGATAAACGGTTCCTTACAACAGTAGCTTCATCACCATAAATTTGTTCTAATGTTTTACCCTTTCTTGGATCGATGTAATCATCACCGTAAAATTGTTTATGTGTTAAACCTTTTCTTGATGATGGTCCTGATCCACCACTTGCTGTTTTTTTATGATTATAGAAAGCATAATTTGCATCGACATTATAAAATTTAAGCCATTTTTCTTCAACCTTATGAAGCTCATGACGGTCATTACAACATACATATTCTATAACTCTTACAGTGAATGTATCTGGTCTCTTTCTAATAGCATGTTTTAATCTTGTATTGCTAGCTTTATAACTATCATAAAAGCTGCCTTTATGAGAACCTATATAGAACATTTGTCGTTTAATATCCGTCCACATATAAATATACCCATAATATGGTATGTCGTTAATTTCGTTACCTGGTGTCATAAAATTATTTAAGCATGTACTAATAAAATATCCCGCAATATATAAATAATAGTATATGAGCAGACAAATACAGAGCCCCGGAGTCGAGGTGAGAGAGATTGATTTATCCCTTAGAGCAAATCTACCAACAGGCACCAACGTTTTAATCCCAGGTTTCGCATCTAAAGGGCCAACTGATGAGGTTATACAAGTTACAAGCCAGAGTGAATTTGAACAAATTTACGGTAGACCATCTACACCAGCTGAAAGATATTTTTATCACTCAGTTCGACCACTTTTCAACTCACCAGCAAATATTTTAACATATCGCTTACCATACGGTGAAGATACAGGAGCTGGTTTTGGTAGCAATTATGGTGCTCTTGCATATCCATGTAGTGCGGTTAGTACACTATCAAGTAACTTCGGTACAGCACTTACTGAGTATGATGAACAATCAACAGATGTGACATACATTCTTGGTGAACCAACACACGTTGAACTTACACGTGATGAATATTATGGTATTCTTGGTAAAAATCCTCAATACTTCCAGTGGGGAAATACACCGAAAACATCATTCAATAGCGTTCAAGACTTAAGCGGTGCAGCAATGATTGTACTTAACAAAGGGCAGACTACAATTGATCAGAAGTTTCAAGGTTTTTATATTGGTGCTATTGATAACACAAATCTAAACCCTGCGACAGATTTCGATGGTATTCTCAGTGTTAAGACTGTTACACAATCAGCAGGCTTTACAACAGCATACACATCACTTCCAAGTTCAAGACTTGACTTCGCACTATCAGCAATCTCTGATAATACTGCAACAACAGTTAATACATTTGATTCAAGTGATGATAGCATATCTGAAGTTATGGAGAATGTGAGCCTGTTTGATATTTCATCGAATCAGTTTGATGATACAGTAACGCTCGGTGTTGTTAAATTAAGCCAATCACCATTCACCTCTGATACAATTAAGCTTGCATACAATATTTCAGAAACATATGTTGGTTCATTTGATACACATAGACAAATCAACAACCAAAATGGTGGTCCAGCAATCAGCTATTCAATTGAAACACGAGAAAATGCATCACCGAATGTTGTTGTGATGACAAATGAATATGTTAATAGCAAAAATGGTAGCACATGGTTAGATATTAATGGAGTGCCAACGAAGAAGGTGCGTTTCACATCATCTCGTTTCGCTAATGTATCTGCAGCTAATACAAATATCGTATCATTGAGCAGTTCATTAGGTGCAACAACATCAGCTCAAGCTGAGACAATCAAGGATGTTTATATTGAAGCAACAGCAACATTAGGTGCAGCAGATAATCTCTATGCTCTCGGTGCATATGCTGAAGCAAATCCTAAGACAAAGAAACTCGGTTCTATTCCACGCAAGCTTGATAGATTATTCGATAGTGTTGAAAACATTGATATGTTTGATATCGATCTCACTGTTGATGGTGGTCTTACCACTATTAACGCGACAGCAGAATATACAGAGCGTACAACAGGTACGAAATATTTCGACGATACAATGGCAGTTGGTGCTATTGATGGGTTCTACAAATCTAATATTCTTGAGATTTCAAACGAAGCTAAAGCCTTCAGAGCAGATTACAATACGATCTTTCAACGCTTCTCAGATTTTGCTGAAAAACGTCGTAAAGATCATATGTTCATTGGTGATCTTCCAAGACAGTTCTTCGTTCAAGGAAGCAATTTCTTGACTCTTGAAGATAAATCAAAGAACTTCTCATTAAACGTTCTTAAACCAATCCAAGCTGTAATGAGTTTAATTAACACAAGCTATGCAGCTACATATGGTAACTGGGGTAAGGTTTATGACAGTGTTCTAGACGATCAGTTCTGGGCACCGATGTCAGGTACAATGGCAGCTATGATGGCTAACACAGATGATAACTTCCAGCCTTGGTATGCACCAGCAGGTTTCACAAGAGGTCTAGTTTCAGGTGTTAATGATCTAGCAATCTACCCTAAACAGAAGCAACGTGATCAGTTATACAAAATTTCTGTTAACCCGGTTGCATTCTTCCCAGGAGAAGGTTTTGTAACATTCGGTCAGAAGACAATGCAAGCAAAACCAAGTGCATTTGATAGAATTAATGTTCGTAGATTATTCTTATGGTTAGAAAAGGCAACAAGACGTACAGCTAAGTACTTTGTGTTCGAACCGAATACATTGATTACACGAACACGAGTTGTCAACGTACTTGATCCAATCTTCAAACTTACTAAGAATACTGAAGGTGTTTACGATTACCGAATCATTTGTGATGAACGTAACAACACAAATGATGTTATTGATCAGAATGAACTAGTGATTGATATTTATATCAAGCCAGTTCGAGCAGCTGAATTTATCTTAGTCAACTTCTTGGCAACCCAGACAGGTGCTAATTTTGATGAAATCATAAACGGTACATCATAATTCCCACTTAAAACAAAAACCGCTCTTAGAAATAGGAGCGGTTTTTTTTTGTATAATATTATCAGAGTCTATGAAACAACATGATACACAATAAATAATATTATGCCAGACAAGAAACTTACAGACTTAACACAACGAACCGCAATCGATGGAAGTGATCTAATTTACGTTGTTGATGTTTCAACAAATACGTCACATAGTATATCATACGATACATTTGTAAATACAAGACTGGAAGCCGTAGAGACGATAACATCAACTGTAGATACTATATCTGCTGATCTTGAATTAAACAAACTCACAGTTCAGCAAGTATTGACAGCAATCAGTGAACTCAATACAGTTCAGGATAGATATTTTGATTTTATTTTTAACCCTGGTTCTATTACAGTTGCATCAGGAGCTTTATATAATACAACATTTACATTAGATAGTGTTAGTGCTATTTTTACAGAGTTGAAAGAATTTGATACAACTGCTGCAGTTGCTATAACATTAAGTGCAACCGGTGGTTTGAGCGGGCTTGATATTAATGCATATGTCACAGCACCATCAGCGTTTGAGATGTACATTAGAAATAATAATGCAAGTAGTATTACAATACCAGCAAGTACATCGTGGGTAGCTGTTCTAACAATTCCAACATTATGATAGTAGAAAAAGGACAAACAGTAAAGTATAAAAGTAAATTCTCCACAATAGATCAAGAAGGTACTATTGATGAGGTAACTTCACTAGGGTATAAAATAAACAATACTTGGTATGATAAAACTGATATAACAATAAAACAAATTTTATTGGATAGCAGACAAACAAACAGCAGCGGTCTTATACTTGGTTGATTAAATAATTACAAATGGCACAGACTTCCCAAAATATACAAGGTTTCTATACCCAACTTCAAGATAAAGATTTTGCACGTAAGAATTTATTCAGAGTGCTCAATATTGACTTAGGTGGTGATATTGGTCTTCAATTCGGTGAAGATGAGCTAGTATATGCAACAACAGCTAAATTACCAGCAAGAGATAATGCATCTCAAGCAGTACCATTCATGGGGCTAGCTTTCAATGTACCTGGTGTAGCTAAATACCCTGGTAGTGATGCATATGTTATTAGATTTCGCTGTGATGAACAATACAATTTAAGAGAAGCTTTTTTACGAGCATCGAGAGCAACATTTGATGATGAAACATCAACAGGTGCTTACTTTGCCCCAAAGCCAGATAGTGTAATCGATCTTGTTCTGTTAGATAAACAACTTGACCGAGCAAAACAATACCAACTTGTTGGCGTTGCTATTAAATCAGTTGGTGAAATTGATTATGATCAAACTGGTGATGGTGAAATCGTTGAGTTTGATGTAACAGTGACATATCACTACTTTAAAGAAACATCACCACAAGATTAATTTAAGTCTCACGACACGAGTAATGCGGAAGGCCCTTATTTTGTATAAGGGCTTTCCTGTATTAAATAATAAAAAATGGCTCTTAACCCTATAAATGATGTAATCCAAGGAATAGGCAATACTGTTAATGGTATTGCTGGTGGTTCGATTGCACAACCAAGCTTGCAACTGTTTGGTACCAACTTGCCAGGTACACCGTTAATAAGTATGAGGGATACGTTTCTTGATAGCTTGTCGCAATGGACACATACTATCCCAAAGAGAACACAATGGCTTGTATTTTTTGATAATTTTCCGTCTGCAATATCTGCTGATATGATGCAACGCTTTGAACCAACAGTCAATTCATCAGCATGGAATATAAATTTATCAAAAGGTGTAACCACTAATGCAAAATCACAACTGATTATTGGATGTATTTTTTCAACTGGGTTCAATATAGGTTCTGAAGAGCTTAGACATGAAGCAGCAACAATTCCGAATAATCGTGGGTTTATACCTGGTATTGTGTTAGGTGACAGAGCACCATTCACAAACCAGCAATTTTCATTAAGACTGAGAGAAACAAACACGTCGTTTACAGACTCTGTTATAAGACCTTGGGTAATTCTAGGTTCTCACTTTGGATATGTAGCTCGTAATCCAGATGATCCTGAAGAAGCAATAAAAGATGTTAAAACAAATATGACTGTTATTCAATTTGCACCCACAAAAAAGGGTATGTCACAAATTCCGCGTAAAACATGGAGATTCTATAACTGTGTACCGCTCAATGTATCATCCCGTGATTACTCATACGATCCATCAACAGAAGGTGGGGAAGAATTTGTAACTAACTGGGCGTATGATAAATACGAAATTAGTAGCAATATATTTCTGGATCCTAAGAGTATTTTAGATACAATTAATCCTATAGGATTTTAAATGATAATAAATACAATACCGGTCAATGAATATATAGCTATCCGTGAAATTTCATTTCATGAACTCAAGAACATTACAAAAATGTTACTTACAGATGAACATAATTATCGTGTTGATGTAATTAATCAGATATGCAAACAAGTAGTTATAAAAGGTAACTGTAAAAATGTGCTTGATATAGTGTTTACAATTACTACACTGAGAAATACAATATTTGGTAATAACTTATCGTATAAGAAAAACGGCACAGAATACACCGATGATTTAACTAAGATATTCAATAACAAAATCAGTTTTAATCCAGCGGTGTTTAAATCCGGTGATTATAAAATATCTTTTATAATGCCATCACGGATACCAAAAGATGAGTATGATATTTTAACTGCATGTCTTTATAAAATAAATGATGATGTTGTGCAATGTTTCACAGATAAACAAAAAGGTATGCTACTTGATAATTTACCTATACCTTTGAAAAGTCTTTATACGTTTCTCAGCAAAGAAGCAGAAAAGCAAAAGATAGTTGTTTCGAAGAATATTGAATTCAGCTTATATGATAGTTCAGCACTAGATTTTTTAACATCTATTCTATATGAAGATCTTGAACAATTGCTGAAGTTTGAATTTCTAGTCAAACAACGTCTTAATATGACAGCAGATGATCTTAAAACGTATACATATCCTGAGTTAAAATATTTCATCAACGTTCTTAACAAACAAGAGCAAGATGAAAATGACAGCTAGTGGTAATATCTTGAAGTACGAATAAATACATTTATGTCAGAAAACTTTAATAATATACTTGCAGATATCAAAAAATCAAACAGTGGTATCCCGGTTGATTGTACAAATGAAGTAGTTACTATAAAACCACTTACATTATCACAGCAAAAAACGGTTATTGATTCAAATAGTGATCCATTACTCGGAGCTGTTTTCTTCAATACTGTATTCTATAAAATTATCAAAGAAAATACAGACATTGGTGTTGTAAATCGTATTAACACTATTGATCGTGTAAAACTTGCACTAGCTTTACGAAAATATATTCAAGACGAAGTTGAAATTGATGATGATACAACGGTTAAAATTTCAGATATCATTGAACATAACAAAGATACGGAATTGTTGTTTGAAACAAAAACAGTTACATCCGGTGATTATATATTTGAAGTAACTGCTCCGAACTTAGAGCATGATAATAAAGTTAATGCATTCTTGTTGAAAAAACATTCAGGTAAAGATGATTATAATGATTTGATTGGTGATCTCTATGTACATGAGCTTGCTAAGTTTATTACATGTATTACAATCAATGATAATCAGTTTAAATGTACGAGTGTAGCACCAACAGTAGAGTTATTAGGTGCAATAGATACAAAACATTTTAAAGACGTGAAAGACTATATTAATGATGTTCGTGGTGCAGAATCGCAATTAACACATACAGGTAATGAAAAGAATGCTATTTCAATTACACCTGAATTTTTCATAGTATAACTTAGCGTATAAATATATGTATGGCAGACGCTATACAAATTGCAGAGGTTTTATCACTCGTATCAAAGGTAACAAAAATTACTGAACAAACAGCTCAGAATGTAAAATCTCTTACTGGTAAGGTTACAGGGTCTGGTGAAAGTAAAGTTACTGGACAGGATGCTGATAGAGTAATTGAAAAGCCTAAGTCTGTCATTGTTACTGATTTTGGACGCAAAGCTGAAGATGATTTAAAACGTTCAGCATATGGTGGTGGTCAAGACGGTCAGGATGGTAAGCAAGGTAAGGATGATTCAGGCTTTATAAAAAAACTAATGCTTGGTGGTATGCTTGTTTTGGGTGGTCTAGCTGCTCTAGTGAAAGGGTTGATGTCAGATGGTCCACTTTCACAATTTCTGAGCTTGCTTGCAAAAGGTGGTATTATGGGTGGTCTTAAAGTATTGAGTAATACTATTATGAAGCCTATCAAGACGTTTATTAGCGGTTTATCAAAAATCATAAGTAAAGCTCTTGGTATTGTAAAAAATACTAAAGTGTTTGATACTGTTATAACAAAAGTCAAAGGTGTGTTTAAATCAGTAGCAAGTATGATTATGAAACCGTTTGCAAAAATACTAGGTCAAGGTGCTGGTAAAGGTATTTTTTCTAAAATTGTTAGTTTAGCTGGTAAAATGCTAAAACCAGTATTAGGTAGACTACCAGGTATTGGGTCAATGATATCATGGGCATTTGCATTTAAAGATTTCAAGAACGGTGATCTAATTAGTGGTATGATGAATGTAGCTTCAGGTATTGCATATCTCTTCCCTGGTATTGGTACAGCTGTTGGTATTGGTATCGATATACTAAATGCATTTATGAATACCGCACCATCAGAAGATACAAGCAAGTCAGGTGAAGGAAAAGGTTTCAAAATCAAAGAATTTTTTGGTAAAATCAAAGATAAAATGATGAATAGCTATCCGATCAAAAACCTGTTTCAATTCTGGGGTGGTGTTGGTAAAGTATTTACTGGTAATTTTAAAGAAGGTTTTACTGAAATGGCATATGCTATACCATTTGTTAAACCATTAGCTGATTTCTTGTTTGGTGAAGTTGATGAAGAAACAGGTGAAAGAGGTGCTCCAAAAGGTTCATTTAAAGACTTGTTCAAAGCTATACGAGAGAAAGCAATGACTGGAATTATCAACTCGTTTCCGAAAATGTTCGGTATACAATCAAAAGTAGCAAGCCTTCTTGGTATACCTGGATTTGATGATGGCGGAGCCGGTGATGCGGAAATTGATGCATATAAATCAGCGAAAACTTCTGGCCTTTATAATAAAGATATAATTGGTGCATCTGAAATTGATAAAAACAAAGTTACTGCTGCAACAGACATGCAGTTACAAGCTATAATTGATGATAATGATTTGCGTGATGAGGACATGAAGTTTATTAAAGATGAACTCAGAAAACGTAACAGTGTTAGTGATGTTGCTGCATATGCAAATACCAAACAGCAGAAAAAAGAACAGAAAACTGATGAAAGTGTAAAAGAACTTACACAAATTGCAGAAGATCAGTTAGCAATTCAAAAAGAGAATACAGAGGTTCTCAAAAATATTGAAGCAAGACTCCAAAACCCTAGTACAAACAATATATCATCATCTAATAAAGTTACACATATTAATTTCAATGGTAATGGACTGCGTGATCTTCAATACAGACACTCGTATTAAATATTAGTAGATGTCAAACTTATGGTCACTTAAATTCGGTAAAGACGGTACAATACCTGCTCTAGTACGCTCATCTACTAGTATAACAGGTAATGATATAGACTTTTCTGCGAATACTGTGTATGAAAAGCTTATTGTAGGAAACCCTACAAGCCCTATTGATGTCGTTAACGATTTTCAATGGACAAAGTCTCCACAAACATCACGTCGTGATACACCGAGTGTTCGTATTAAAGAAAAACGTATAACAAAGAATAGCACTATCACAAATCTTGCATATAGTTTAAATGCTGCTCTTGGTGCGGGTGGTACAGGTGTAGATAGTTTAATAAACTCAGCAGCTACAGTACAGAATTTGATACCAGGCGGTAACGCATTGAGTCAAACATCAATCGGCCAAAATGTGGGTAGTATTGCTCAGATATCAAGCGAGCAAATTTCAGAGACAATTTCGGCTGCACAAAACGCTATTACAGAGTTAGGCGGTGGAGCGCAGTTTACAAGCAATGTGTTGAAACCATATAATGGTCTTTATGCATTAGAAGATACAGGTTTTGAATATAACCTACCATACTTTGATAATAAACATTCTGAATTACGAACTCAAATGGGAGAAAATCAGCAAAATATTGCAAGTAGTTTTGCAAGTGCTGCGGTAGATATTGCTGCAAACCTAGCTAGTGTTGCTCAAGCCCTCCGACCTGGTACGTATATTGAAGAGTCAAGACAGTTTCAAATGCAGCAAGAAGGTCGAAATATTAATATTTCATTTCCGTTGCTAAATACTGGTACATATGATGATGTAGCACAAAATTGGCAACTTATTTTCGGGTTAGTATATCAAAATCGCCCGGGCCGAATAACAAGAACACTTGTTGATTTACCTGTTATTTATGAAACTATTATAGACGGGGTGTTGTTTATGCCGTATAGCTACATTTCAAACATGTCAGTCGACTTTATTGGTGGTAGACGTAAGATGAAAATACCATTACCGGTTACAACATCTTCTGATGATGCTGATGTAGGTGTTCAAAGAGTAGAAGCTATTATACCAGATGCATATCAAGTGAATATAACAATTTCAGGACTTAACGAAGAAACACGTAACTTTCTTTATGAAAGTATTAGTCCAGGTCTTGTAACAACAAGTTCTGTAGGTGGTGAAACGTTAACGGAACCTGTTCTAGGTACATCAAATGTAGCTGGGGGACCAACACCTGGGTATAATGCTGGTGGTATTTCGTCTCCAGATATAATTCCATTAGAACATAGCAATACAACAAAAGCAGCTGTTCGAAATTTAACTAACTAACATATGAACGGGAAATATCAAAATAATATACCAGATTTACCAACACTTGAATCATACAGATTCGAGAATATTTTCCGTGTGTATGAAACAGGTGAAAGAGATTATTACTTCTACAATATAATCAAGAAAATAGAGTTACCGGATGATTTAAATAGTAATTACTTTGATGCAATAAAACTTGTTAAAAAATCTCCCCTCACAACAATATCGTATAATGCATATGGTACTATGCACTTGTGGTGGCTGATTTTAATTGTAAATAATATATCTAACCCTGTTAAGAACTTACCTGTAGGGAGAGATATACGCATTGTGAAACCCAAGTATATTAAACTTGTTGTTGATGCGATACGTAGACAACTTTAACAATGCCAATCAATAACACATTACTGAATGAACTAGATTCACAAAATTTTGAGTGTATTTTACATGAGCAGAAATACATATTCAAACCGGTGTTTTTAAACCCGGATAACAATGTATTACCAATTACAAAGTCTAGTATTAAGACATTGACAATTACCGATAATATTTTTTCACCATTCACATCAGCTGATATGGTTATTAAGAATAATGATAATGTGTTTGAAAGATTAAAATTTAGTAATTCGGACACCGAGCAAAATCCGGAATTAAACGATGTACAAGGGTTTAATATTCGAGGTGATGGTAGAGATATAATGTATCTTGAAATTATACCTATTGAAAAGAACGCTTATAGTGATTTAGGTGAAGAGTTTAAACGAGTGTTTGGATTTAGAAATACATTTGTATGTCAATATGATGAAGAAATAACAGAAGAAGAAGGTTCATACAAACGTTTTAAACTTATGGATTATGATGAGTTGCTGTTAAGAGAGAAGAACATATTCTTCTCTACAACAAAGTTACTCAATCTTGACAACCCATTAGAGGTTCAAAATCTTACGAATGAAGAAAGACAAGTATCGACAGGCAATTGTCTTAAACTCATACTTAAAGATGCGCTCTTTGTAGGTGATATAAATGCTATTATCGATCCAGCTGGTGAAAATTTTGAACCCGGTGCATCGAAAATATTTTATAGTTCACCATCACAGAGTTCTGCATATGATGATATGATGTATATTTATGATAGACATGTTAGTGATGATACAGTTTCCGATTTTAGTATTTTGAGCAAACATCAATACACAGGTCTTTATTCTCTCGAAAGTGTTTCAAAAAAGTTTTCAAGAGCGTATGTTAAAGGTGTAGATACTGATAGTGCAGGTAAAGATGCAATCGAAACAGTAATCATATCCGGGTTACCAGAAGAAGGTGGTACGCTTTCAGAAAACGAAAGAAAAACACCACTTATATCACCGTCATTCGGTGAACAAAGTCAAGTAAGAGATTACAAATTCTTTAATACTGATAGTCTTCTTCTTTCAAACAAAGTTAATACAAAAATTGTACATTCATACGATTATGACAAAAAACAGTTTAATGCTGAACAGAAATCAAGTAATATTGAAACCGGAAAGAGTGTATTTGCGCAAAATTATGTTGATGGTATGAAAGGACAAAATGGTGAGCCATCACCTAATCTTATTGTTAACGACACTAAACGCAGAAACCTATCACACGAAAACACATTCTCGCAATACGCAAATAACCCAGCGTTGAAGCGTAATGCTGGGGTAAACAAATTCCTACGTAATGCTCTTCTTACCAACATTGGTGTTGAATTAACATTACCCGGTCAAGTTTTTAGACGTTCTGGTAAATTTATAAACGTCGAGCGTGATGGTCAGTATGTGGATAATAAGTTCGATAGAAAGTTTATAGGTACATATTTCATTATTAATGTAGAACATGTGTTTGTTAACGAAACAGAATACTATAACAAAGTGATTGCTGTTAAGACGTACCACTTTACTGATCCGCAATTTAAGGAGGATACAATATAATGGCATACCAGACATCATTATTACCAGCTTATGTAGATACTGTTGTATTACCGACAACTGAATACTACAGATCAGCAAGTAACATGTTAGACATCTTCAGCAAATACATCGATGCATTAGACTCAAGCATTGCGTTTGAAACAAAAAAATGTGATCCGAAAGCTATACAAGCTACAGCTGAACTTTATAAACAATTGAATGATGAACGGTTTGAGCTATTTGATAACAATTTTAAAAATCATTTTATTGAGAAATTCAATTCATTATCATCAGCACTACAACAATCAATTCAAACGATAATAGGTTCGAGCAATCAGTATTTCACTGAGTATTCTGATGATATTGGTTTGTTAACAGAGCATACGACAGTCTTTGACAACAGTTTATCACCATTCTTTGATATATTCAGTGAAGAATCCCCTGTTGTAATGAATACACCTGTTACATTATTCAACAAAACGACAAACCATAACAAACTACTACAAGTTAAAATGTCGCTTCATCTTGATGCGCTGATGAAGCAGAATTTGCAAGGAATAAACGGGTCTGTTACCAAAACAGATAGTACAACATCACATGGTAAAAATCATGTTGTGGACTATCAGTATTATGAGCGATTGTTCGATTTTAAAGACGAAACGAAAAAAGGTCTTATCTCAGCTCTTAAAGAAATGGGTGAGTTCATATTTTATATTAAAAATGTTAATATTCGTGAGAACGAGAACGTTGCAAAGTTAATCCCAGTAACGTTAGATGTTGAAGGCATTACAACACAGGTAGATATGTTTTTGAATAAAATTGAATCGGGGGCGCCTACAATGAATGATTCACTTAGTGCAGTTAGGTAGCATCTTTAATTTCAGCTACCTCAGCATCTGTTGCATCTGCGTCGATTACTTTAGCTTTAGAGATCATATAATCGAGTAATTCATCACGATTTATCGTAAGAGCACCAGCATTAGATCTTTGTTCTTCAATTTCTTTTTTACTCTCAATATCCATCTCTTTGATTTGTCGTTGAGCAGTGATTTTTCTTTCGTTAATATGAATCTTGTTCAATGTTTCAATAGCTGCTGCACTTGATGAAAGTATTCTTGCAAGTGCCTCTACATCTTCCGGGTTTGGCGAGCTTCTTACGTATTCCTTTAATGTACTTACAACATCAAGCGAGTCTGTAACAAGCTTACCAGAACTCATAACAAGAAATTTTTCCACATCTTCAGGTGTCAATTCTTTTTGGCTTTTCTGTACGCCTGTATTGTTATCTATTGATTGTAATTGACTTATAAGGTCATTCACTGAATCATCTAATTCATCATTATCCATTTATTATATTTAGTCGATATCTTGATAAACCAAACACATACTGTATAATAGGTGTATGAATGAAGAAAATAACATCCAGCGTATTGATTGTAAAATCGAATTTGTAAAAACCCATGATGATGCTAAATTACCTGAAAAGGCCCATCATGATGATAATTGTTACGATCTGTTTGCTGTAGAGGATACTACAATACCACGTAGTAAAGTTGATACAACCGGTGGTGTAGATGTCGGGCACGCTGTTGTACCTACAGGTATTACAGTCGGTAACATTACACCAGGGTTTGGATTTGTTATTAAACCAAAGTCTGGTTTAGGGTTTAAACATGGTATTCAACCACACTTCGGGGAAATCGACACCGGCTACAGGTCTGATCTTGGTGTAAAAATATACAATCTGACAGGTATACCATATCACTATAAGAAAGGTGATAAAGTTGCGCAAATTAAGATTGAAAAGAACTATGTAACAACAGTTGAATGGGCTGATCAAATTACCCCGGCAGAACGAGGCGCACACGGTTTCGGATCAAGCGGTCGCTGATGCTTGATTTAATTGCACAACTCGGTATCGGCATCTTTGGTCCTGCTGCATTTATTTGCTCTATGAGCGAGCAACGTAAGTGGAAGATTATAGGTGTTGTGCTCGGTTGGGTTAGTCAACCATTTTGGTACATGATGCTTGTTCTTACAGAGTATTGGTATACAACACCTGTGCACGTTGCTTATACCATTGGATGGGTTTTGAGGACATATAATCTCTCTGTAAACAAAGATAAAAAGATTTAACCGCTTGCTCTGATTTCGTAACTATTGTTATCAACGAAATTGGCAAACTTGCGAAGCTCGGTCGCTTCACGACCGTCTCCGGCAACATCTGATACCATTTCGATGTAGTAATGTACCACTTCTTCCATTGAAACTGGCACCATTTCATCATATTGAGTTGATACTTCATCAGATTCCTGCTCTGATCTATTATAGTAAGCTTCGTTGATTAGTTCGAGTTCTGTTTTGTACATAAAAATATTTAATCTATTGAACAACCATAAACATAAACTATAATATCAATATGGATAAATTTAATCAATTGTGGACAGAACGTTACAGACCTCAAACATTAGACGACTTAGTGTTGTCAAATCAAAATCGTAAGTATTTTGAAAATATAACATCTGAAATACCGCATATGTTATTTTGTGGTACACCAGGTATTGGTAAAACAACGCTTGCGAAAATCATCATTAGTAAGTTGCAATGTGATTATATGTATATCAATGCATCTGACGAAAACGGTATTGATACTATCAGAAGTAAAGTTGTAGGATTTGCACAGACGAAATCGTTTGATAAAAATTTGAAGATCATTGTGCTTGATGAATGTCTTGATGAGAATACACCAGTCCATGTATTGAGAGATGGTAAAAAATGTACTCAACCTATTAAAGATCTTGATCATGATAATGATCTTGTAATGTCATATAATCAAATAAAAGACAGAATAGAGTATAGACCATTTAGCCATTTTTACATGGGTGAACAAGATTGTTACGAACTTGAATTTGAAAATGATGAAAAAATAATATGTACTGGTAGTCATAAATGGTATGTTGAAAATGAAGACGGTGAGATTGAAAGGATGAAATTAGATGATATGATCTCAAAAGGAATAGATACAATTTTAACAAAGGTTGATAGTATTACTGTTGAATGTCATAAATAATTATATGAGAGGTGGCAATCGAACGAATAGAAAATCATATTCAAAAGAGTCAATAAAACATTTGGTACAAGATTATAAACAAAAACAGGTACGTTATTATAATCCTGTAACAAAAAAGGTATATGATACACATAAGTTGTGGTTTACTAACTTGGTATACTGGATGGATAAACCCAGTGTTAATCATTTTTTGTTTTTACTCGAAGAACCGCACTATAGCTTATATTCTGGAATTTTGTTAACAGAAGATAGTTTTTCTTATTCAGGAACATTTAAAGGTTGGACCGGTTGGAAAAAATATACGCCATCAGAAATTAAACAACGTGTGTGGACAAAACTAAGAGATTACACAAAAACTGAATCTGAAATAGAAAAAATACGTAAAACACTTAAACAATATAATAAGACAGATGCAGGTATAGCTCAGCGGAATAAAAAATCAAAACGTATGAAAAAATTCTACGAAACTGAAGAAGGTAAACAACATAAAAAGATGTGTTCAAAGAAAATGTCACGAACCATGAAACGGAAAATCGCATCAGGTGAATACACACCAAACATTACTAATACATGGACACACTGGGATGCAAAAATAGTAATTGGGGAAACAACTAAAAAATTTAGAAGTTCGTGGGAAGCATGCTTTTGGTTATGTAACCAACATTGTGAGTATGAAACGATACGAGTCAAAACAGATGTCAAAACATACATTTCAGATTTTTATGATCCGGAAACCCGTACAATGTATGAAATTAAACCGAAAAATAGATATAATATAGAAATAGACAAAATGACAGCATTGCAAGAATATTGTGATCAGAATGAAATGTCATTTAAATGGATTAATGAAGAAAATATTATACAATATATTGACGAAACAAAATTTGAAGATGATAATTTATTACAACTTAAAATGATGAGAAAGGCATATGCAAAAATTAAAGATTAAAAAAATAACAAAAATTGGTATAAAGAAGAAAGTTTATGACCTTTCAGTTGATGAAACACATAATTTCTTTGTTGGAAATAAAAAAGTATTAACGAGTAATTGTGACGGGCTCTCAAAAGATGGCCAAAAAGCCCTACGAAATACAATTGAAGAGTATAGTGAGGTAACCAGGTTTATACTTACAGCTAATTACAAGCACAAGATCATTCCAGCCCTTCAGAGTAGAACACAGTCATTCGACTTTACAGCTGATATTGGTGATGTTCTTAAGAGGGTTGCTCATATCTTATCAGCTGAAGGTATTACCGTTAGTGGTGAGCAGAAATCAAAGCTTGGTAAGCTTATCAAAAATAACTTTCCAGATATACGTAAGATCATTAACGAAGTACAGAAAAATTGTGTTGATGGTAAGTTAGATATTCAAACGTTGACCAATCTCAATAACATATACTCATTCATGCATGAATGTATTACAGGTAAGAAATCTCTTAAGCTTAGAAAGTATTTGATTGAGAATGACAGCGAGTTCCAAGGTGATTATCATGCCTTGATGAGAGGTTACTTGGAACATGTTTACAAGTGTGAAGATCTTAGCGATGAACAGAGCAAACGTTATATCTTATGTATAAGTGAGCATTTATACAAAGATGCAATTGTTATGGACAAAGAAATTAATGCGTTTGCTTGTTTTGTAAAACTAGAAGAAATATATTAATTGTTATTATATGGTGGTGTCCATGCTCTTGGGAAACTTTTAATTAAGTTATTTTCTATAACAAGTTGTACCTCACCTTTTGCCATTACAGGGTATAAATTACCGTTTGAAGCAATAACGCCACCATCATAACGAAGGGAGCTACCATTAGTACCACCGTTATCAAAATCTATACCAGCTGTTGTGAATTCGAGTGTGTCTGCAACAGGATCAAGAATAGCAATTTCACGTATACCTCTATATGGAAAACCGTAAATTCTACCGTCAACACCTGTAGAAGCTCCTCTATATGCTGGTCGTCTTACCGCCCAATCAGCACCATAGTCTTTTACTATTGCTGTATCAGTAGCTGGATCAATTATTAATACACCTTCTGCTCTATATGGTAAGCAGTAAATTTTACCATCAGGACCAGTACCAGCATAATTCCATTGTTGATCGTTCATATCAATACCGAAATCGGTTTGCGTAGCTGTGTCAGTTACCGGATCTATAATAAGGACCGAAGTAGAATTTAGCGGTGTGCCGTAAATTCTACCATCAAGACCTGTAATACAACCTCTATATGATCCATTTCCAACAAAATCGAGACCATAATCTTTAAGCTCAGCAGTCTGTGTTTCTGTATCAATAATGCATACAAAATTACTGTTAAATGGCATTGCATACAACTTTCCATTACCACCGTTGCAAATTCCAAGCCATTGTACTTTACCAAATTCATTTTCTTCGAAAGCTGAAAGCGGTAAACCAAATCTTGATTCAGTAGCTGTATCGTTTTCTAAATCAATAATGAGAAATCCGGTAATGTTATCAGCGTCAGGTGTAGCATATGCTTTACCATCATTTCCTAAGCAAACAGATATCCAATTAGGTGTAGTAAGATCTAAACCGAATGTAGATTGTGTGGTTGTGTTAGTATTTTGATCTATAATATTAAATTTTTCACCGTTTGTTGGTATAAATATAATACGCTCTTTAATGATATCATAAACACCGCAACGAAACTGATTATTCGGATCACCTGCTACAGAAGGTGTAAACGGGATAGTTTTAATTTCACTTGTTGTATATTGACCATCAATGTATTCTTGTGCTAACTGTGCTTGACGTAACAATAAGGGATCAAGGTTAGTAGCATCTCCATCGCTTCCTGTACCAGCAACCTCCCAATCAGTATCAGCTGGCCCATTTTTAACATAACGTGTACCATCCGGTGCTACCCCGAATGAACCTTTTGTAGCTGTAGCACCATCGATTTGTGGTGAGTTTGTGTCTAAATCTTGTGTTGTAGTATGTGTTGGCATAAATTATATTATTTTTGTTGTTATTAATGTACCGTTGTTGTCGATTGAAAGAGCCCATTCGCTGCTATCAGGGCTCGTAAGATTCAACGTACCAGATATTGTTGTGCCAGATATCGTACCGCTAGAAATTATATTATTTGTATAAATTGTATTTGGTTGTGTTGATGTTAAATTATTACCAACTATAAAAGAATTATCATGAGTTGTTTGTATAGTATTGTTACTACCACCAAGTATTGCTGAATTATTACTCGAAATAGTATTGTTCACCCCACCACCTATAAAATTTTCAGGGAATGTAACAACATTGTTCTGTTTCGTTTGTAGAGTGTTATAACCTGTTACATAACCTGCACTAATTGATGTCTGAAACGTTGAACCGTTTTGGGATACAACAAACGCTGCAACACCAGATAGTGATGATGTTTTTGTTAACTGCGAGATTTTAATACCTGGTACTGACATACTTACATTTATTTATGGTTATAAACTGGTTTGTACAACAGTATCAGATTAAGCTGTAGCTATTGTCGTTATCGTACCACCTGAACCTATATATTTTAGATCACCAGCTGAAACAAACATAACCCCGCCTGTTGTAGGTGTTGTAGGTACTGTTGATGTATCGTTTATCTCCACATCATAAGAACTAAGACTTGCTACAGCAATTGTGATTGTACTATCAATCTTATTAGCTGTGATAGCATCATTAGCAATTTTTACATTAGTAACTGCATTTGAACCGATTTTGTTAACAGTAACTGCACCAGTATTAATTTTAGCTTCTGTAACAGCATTTGAGCCAATTTTGTTAACAGTAACTGCGCCAGTATTAATTTTAGCTTCTGTAACAGCATTTGATCCAATTTTACCAGCTGTTACTGCACCGGTATTAATTTTAGCTTCTGTTACTGCACCAGTATTAATTTTAGCTTCTGTAACAGCAAGATTATCTATCTTTGGTGTTGTAATTGCTAAATCAGCAATGCGATCAGTATCAACAATTGATGTAGCATATGTTTCAGCACTTAAAGCATATGTTTCAGCACTTAAAGCATAGAATAAGGCATTCGCCGATGCAGTTTGAGTAACAGATAAAGCTGCTTCAATATCGCTAATAGGTGTTGTCCAATTTACACCATCCCAGAATTTAAGAGTAAGTGTTGAAGTATTGTAGTATATATCACCAACATCAATCGAAACACCGGTAACAGCATTAGCAAGTGTATCATTTGCAAAAGCACCAATATATCTCTCATCAAATGCTGAAATACTCAGAAGTGTTGTATCACGAGCAGCTTCGGTGAGAGCGAGTGCATCTCGACATGCGTCAGGAGCAGCAGAAAAATCAAACACGACTTTACATTGGTTGGTATCAGCTGCATCAACATATTCAGCTGTAGGGTCGCCACTTAATCGTGCAGATGTAGATGTGAATAATGTTGTAACTTCATAAACTTTAAACACGACATCATCTCTAAATTTTTCACCAACATTATATGTTCTACTATACTCAAATAGGTCCCAGTTAAGCTCGTTACTAAACACTATACGTTTCCAAGCAGTATCAGCTATATCTAATTTTATCCATCTTGTTTTGTCGCTACCAAAACCGATTGCACCGTCACCTGCGCTAACCCCGCCAACAGTAGGGTCAGGTACACTAAGCTCGATATCGAGAATCCCGGCACGGATTAAATTTTCTAAATCATAAGGCATATTTTTATTTAATCATAGCCCATATGCTACTTACCGATTATTAGTACCCTTTCATAAAGCCAGCAACGTAACTTTCACCGACAATATTTTTATCAGGTGCTGATGTCTTTGAAATATCAGTGTTTTTAATAGGTAATTTCGTTTCACTCTTTTTGAGCTTATCACCTTGCTGAGTCATCGTTTGTTGCTCTTCCTCATTTTCTTCAGGTTCTTTCGGGGTCATCGAAACTTTATTATCATATTTTGCATCATCCGGAATATTTGGAAGATTAGGATATGTTTCATCAACTTCAAGAAGTTGAGCAGGAATTGTTACCTTGTTTTGTGCATCATATCTACCAGGTGCAATTTCTACTGCTACCTCAACGTTAAATGTTGTTCCGCGGTTATCTGATACACCAACGTCGTTAGATGGGAGAAGAGGTTTAACATCAATTGCTCTATATTGCTTACCGTCTTGAAAATAGTCTTCAATATGCTTTTGAACTTCAGGTGAAAGATCTTTATATACCGGGGTCGTTTTATAATTTGATACTAATTTAACGACATCATTTTTTTGAACCCCGCCATTAGTGTAACGATTGATTGTTTGCTCTGCTAAAGTGAGAAATTTGCTTTCCATACTATTATTTATAAAGAGCGGTATAAAAACACAATCGAATAGTTAACATAGTTTGTTGTCATAAATATTTAACAATGGCAAAGATTAGATTAGATGTATTGAAGCGTAATGAAAGTAGACCAGACTCTACAATATATACTGATTTGCATATGGATCTCAAATTCGGTGTTTTACAGAAAACAGAACTACATAAACGACCGAATAAGGATTTTCAAACAGATAATAATATTGGAGCAATTAGAAATGCATTTGTTAGCTTACTTACAACATCCCAGGGTGAGAAAATTTTAAATCCAACCTTCGGGATCAATTTTGGTGATTTATTATTTTTACCGGTGACACAACCAAGAGCTCGTGTAATAGGTGAAACAATCGTATCAACAGTAGCAAAATTTGAACCACGTGTACGTATTTTAAACGTGAATGTAGTGGCTAATGAGGATGATCAGCAATATGTAATAACAGTGAAATATACTATACCGCGTTTTAACAACGAACCTCTTATCACATCAGGTGTGCTTGATCAAACCGGTTTCTATACAACTTAATTAAATAAAATATATGGCCGATAACAACAATACAGATTTTACGCTACCAAAAAATGCTTATGCATGTTTTGATGCACTTTCTCTAAAGCAACTTATCAAACAAAGACTTAATGAAGGTGGAGCGTTTACCGATCAAAATTACGAAGGAAGTAATATATCAGCAATTATCGATATAATTGCATATTCATACCATACACTACTTTTCTATTTGAATCAGACCTCAAGCGAGTCTATGTTTACAGACACGAGCATATATGAAAATATGAATCGTATTGTTAAGATGATCGATTACAAACCTACTGGTTACCAAACATCTTTACTTTCGTTTAAAGTAACAGCAACAGAGGACCTGCCAGCTGGTACATACACAATACCACGTTATGCAAGTTTTGATGTAAATGGTAATAAATACAGCTTCATCGATGATGTAACATTTACTAAGACAACAGCTGGTGAACAAGTGCTTAAGTCAGTATCAGATGAAAATCTTTTATATCAAGGTAGCTTTATAGAGCATCCTCCACAAGGTGCATTCGGAGAAGATTTCGAAGTAATTACGCTTGCAACGAAAGATACAGTAACACAACAACCGTTTAATATTGATGAAGAAAGTGTAGATATTTACGTGAGAGATACCGATACCGGTAAGTTTACTCAATATACAGAAGTGGACAATATGTTTCTACAAACCCCATCTGCAAAAGTATATGAAAAACGAATAAATGAAAACGGTTTATATGAATTTAAATTTGGTAATAGTGTGTTTGGTAATAGACTTAAAGCAGGTGACCAAGTTTATATTTATTATGTGAAAAGTGATGGTGCATCTGGTGAAATTGATGTTGGTGATCTGGATGATAATCAATTAACATTGTTCTCCACACCGTTGTTTGAACGTATAACAAACGATGTTTATGCTGACCAGAATCTGACACTTATTACACCGACACAATTATTAAATCTTGATTTTGCTAACACTGTTAAATCAACACCTGCAAAAGAAATTGAAACAGTTGATGAAATAAGAGTCAACGCACCTAAAACGTTTCAAAGACAAAATAGACTTGTTACACAATCTGATTATGAGGTATTCCTTAATAAGGAGTTTTCAAATATCCTTGAATCATTTAGCGTGGTAAACAATAATGAGTTTATCGATGGGTATTTAAACTATTTCTATCAACTCGGTCTCGATAAACCAAACGACGATCCAAGATTTTTATTCAACCAAGTTAAATTTGCTTCCACTGCTAATATTAACAACGTGTATATGTTCTTAGTACCGAAAGTATCAAACGTAAGTTCAAATAACGATTTAAACTATCTTACTGCATCTCAAAAGAACCTTATACTTGATGAGATGTCACGACGTAGAATGTTGAACGTAGAGCTTGTACCCCAAGACCCTGTTTATATCGGTGTCACATTAGGTATTAAACTACCAACTGAAGAGCTAACAGTAGATGTCAAAGATGAAACATATCTTATAATTAAGAAGGATCAAAATAGTAGACTTGGTAGTGAGCGAATCAAACAACAAGCAAATAATATCTTCAAATCATATTTTAAGAGCATTGGTTTAGGAAGCACAATTGGTATTCTCGAACTCAAAAACCAGCTATTTACTATACCAGGTGTTAAGGATGTGTTAATACGAAAAGGTACACTTGAAACACCTAATATCAGTCTAGTTATATTCAATTCAATATACCCAACACAGGATATTGATATCATAACTGCTGATACCAAAATGCCTTTCTATAAATTTCCATATTTATATAACGATACAATCCTTGATAATATTATAGTAGAAGATGCGCAAAGTTAAAAACATACAGCAGAATAATTATGATAATTTAGAATTGTTACCGGTTGGTATAACGATTTTCGATAGAAATGGTGATGATGTTACTGAAACTTTTACCGGTAATATAGGTAGGATAAGTATTGAACTAGATTTTGATAACACTGGGTTGTTTGTTAGTGATAACAATTATTATGTAGACTTTGGTGATGGTACGACATCAGATGATGCAAAACCATCACATGTGTATACATCACCCGGTAAGTATACAATAACAGCTATAGTTGTTGATAAAGACGGTAAATTTTACAAATCAAAAAATGTTGTAGAAATTACTGTTCGTGCATCTATTCCAGACCGTGTAACATTTACAATAGATGGAGAACCAACACAACGAAAGAGTGAATCTCGTGTGAAGGTTAATGTTTATCGAATCAATAGCGATACAGCTTCAAGAACACTATCAGCTAATGGTTATAAAATTAATTTATCAGTTGATAAAAATGAACGTGAACTTATTACTGCAAAAAAATATCAAAATATGCCAGATTTTCAATTTAAAAAGAGCTGCTTCTTTCTGAATGATGTTTCTGATGATTTTGAAATTATTGATAGTGTCCAAACAACGTCTGTTAATATATACGGTAAGCTTGAAGAGAGATTTATTTTCTACTCAACAACTCAAACGATCGATTCTTTCTTCCTTGGGACAATTGGTTACGGTTCGTTCTATTACTACGAGGATTAAGCCTTAAATAATAGTGAATGAGCTTAAGAACCATCTATGGAAATTTTGATCTAAAGGGTTTTGATGATACTGAATCGAACTTTTATACTAACCCGTCTACCAAAAGTGTATTAAACAATATTTCTGAAACGATAACGTTTGATATCACTAATGATGAGTTACCGATTGAAAAGCTTGTATTTTCAACAAACGGTGTGGATGGAATAGGTTATAATGATACATCATTCGAACTTAATGAAATATACTACAAGGGTCAGAAGATATATTTTGTTATTCGAGGAAAAACAGAAAATGATTTTCCTGTAAAGACTGCTCCTAATTTCTATTTAACTGATGACTCAACAAACTTATACGGTATATCACTTTCATGTGTAGATGCAAACAACAATCAAATTCCGATTAATGTTGTAGATAAATTTGATGGCATCGTCGAGCAAGGTGTGTATAAAGGTTATTTTACTGTTGATAATGTCTATGATAATGTTAAACTAATTGCAACAATGCAAACGCCTATCTCATCTGTTTCAGGTGAGTCATCAGTGTTCAATATCTACCCTGCTGAAGGTAAGTATAGCATTCGTAAGATAAATGAAGATCACGATCAGAAACAGACATACAAAGATCTTATATTTCAAAATATACTAATTGATAAACCGAATTTCTTTGATAAATTTTTAGGTCAAATTGTAGGGGACGGTGAGACGAGTTCAGAGGATCTTGGTACATTAATATATGAAAAGATATCAAACTTTTCAATGAATGAAACTGATATATCAACAAGTAACATTGACCAGTTTCAATCAAGCTTAGATATGCTCGGGGTTACATATAACAAACTCGATTCATCACTACCACCATCAATTAGACGTATTTGTGATATAGGTTCACTAAATCTTTCCAAAATACATAGTAGTGAAAATGCATATCAGTATAATTTCGACTCAAAAGGTTTTGAGAACAGCAGTACATTCGGTACAAATTTAGGAGATAAACTTCCAATACTAACAACAACATTATACACAGGTGTGTCAGGTAAACCTATTGTTGCATACGAAAAATTTAGTGAAAAATACAAAGTAATATACCCTGTTCATCCCCAGACATTTGACTTACGTTATAGTGATGAAGGAACAGGAGCATTTCCTCTTTCTGCTTACTCAAAGTATTGGGGATGGAATCTTATTCTACCAAATGTTTTCAACACAACGCATAATTTTCAGCTTCAATCATATACGAACGACAACATCGATGTGCTTGCATTAGAAGATGGTGGTAGATTGGTACATCAGACATACGATGATGCTCAACAACCTGAGCGAATCGATGATTTTTATGAGTTCTATGAGTTTAACGATACTATAGATGGTACATTTATAAACGAATTTGTAGATTTCAATAATCCGAGTACGCAATTAAGTAATCTTTCATCAATATCTCAGTTTGCTGATGATGGTGGTATCATCGATGAGCTGCTGCTTAATATAATACTAACACGAACACAACTTTTAACATCATAATCAATGTCAACAACAAAGATAACAGCACTAATTTATAATAGTATAACGAACGATTTAACTGATGAAAAGCAGGACTTACAAAAGCCTTTCTCATTTTTAGAATTTCTCAATTACACACAATTGCTGGATGATGATGTTCAGAATTTTAAGCTCTATGAATCCTATATTGTTAAATGGAATAGTATAACTGTAGAAAGAGGAGAGTCATATAATGTCTCAGTGAGGGAGCAGTACATTGATATGTTCAAAGAGCTGTTGTATACATATACATCTCCAGAACAAGCTCGTATCATTAGAACTGTTGATTTTGATGATCCGGAATCGCTCAGTGTTGCAATTCCATTTTTCGTAAAACGTCTCAAAACAATATGTAGAGAGATTAAACGAGATAGAGATGAAACAATTAAAAACGTTCGTATTTTAAAAAATCGTGGTAGTTTCGAGAACACTGAACAATTCGTTAAAGACCGTATCTTAACATTTCTTGAAAAAGGTGATACAGATACAGCTGTCTTAACAGGTGTTCAGTTAAATACATCTGTTGCTATTGAAGAAGCTTATGACGTATATAATGATTATTATGATATACCATATAATAAACTTGAAGATTTCTATTCTGGTTTAGTAAAGCGTGACAATAAACTTTCAGCTAATACAAACCTGCTTAGTGCTGAAATGTTTATAAACGAAGCACAGTATTTTACAGATTTAATTAATGGGAGAGGTATACAACTCACAGATGGTGATGTTGTAATTACAATTGATGATGGTAGCCCTTTATCGGTAAGTGAAGTTACTGCAGATTTCGATACTGATAAATTACAGAATATCGATTATATCAACTTTAACCAGACGAATGATGATGAACTGAAAATAATATACGAAAAGCAGCTTTTACGTAATTACTTCGGTACTGATTATTTTTATCTTTCTACTAACAGTGAGATGCAATTCGTATCAGGTGTGTTGTTCGAAGCGGAAAACCCTGTTAGTAATATACTGAATATTAACAATGCATCGTCTCTTGTAATACCAACAGATAAAAGAAAATATGAGCGCGAAGTAGGTTTATATTTTAAACCAACAAACTTTTCATTGCTTAAAATGAAAGGTCCATTCGGTGCGCAACTCAACACAAATTTACAGCCAAATACAACATATACATACCCTGATCCAAACGGTTTCGGTAATATTGCAAATTTATCAAAAAACGTACCGCAATCACCTTATGTATTTTACCTAACTAATGATGTATACAAAAACAAATCATCTGGGTATGGTAAGTCGCTTGTTAAGAGTAGTAAAGACGATCATAATTTTTATTCATATGATTCAATTGAGCAAAAGCGTTTAACACCAAATACATTAAGCGGGTTTGAGTATAAATATGAAGAAATTGTTAATAAAGGGTATATCAATAAAGTAACATCTGATATTTTCGGTAATCAGTTTTTATTATTTGTAAATGATACAACAGGTATAAAGCAGTTTGACGATATAACATCTTTTGTTACCGATCGTGATATATTCCAATCAGCAAATACAACAACGCAAAACAAACGAAGTCCAGGATCTGAACCTAATGAAACATCATATAGAGACTTACCTGGTATACCAAAACAGTCGTATGTTGTAAACATATCAACAAACGAGCTTCAGCCACTCAGCGGTGCATTCATAGATGTATTTTCGAAATATAACAACAATACGCAGTTGTACGATGAATTGAACAATGAAATCAGGGATATAACATGTATCGATACAACGTTTATCATTAATACAACAAATTATACTTTAATTGACTCATTTGTATATGATGGTGTGTTTAACCCATCAATTTCACAAGAACTTCTTTTCGAACGATTCGATGAGGAGAGTGATGCGCTTCTTACAAGCTATACTGAATCAATTCACGTCGATAACTCAATTTATATCGGTGCTATCACAGTTGTCCCACAATTTTCATCGACTAACACAGTATATTATTTTGAAGTATACCAGTATGATACTATTACAAAAAGATCAAAAACAGTTATCAGTAGAGATACGCAACCTATTGATTACTTTATAGATAACTTTAATATTGATATTGAAGCAAGACCACAACGTATCAAGACATCGAAATTTGCGTATAACTCATTATTTGATGTATTTTCTATAGTGACGCAATTCGTAGACTTGAATGACAACTCTTATATTCATTCTTTGTTATTTAAAATTGTCAATAATGAGTTTGTAATTGAATCAAACGACATAATTGTACCTGAAAACTATTACGATACAACAACTACATACATCGTTTCAGCATTTACAGATAGTTACACAACTGTTTCATTGAGCGGTGATGTCGTATATCTCAGTGGTAATGGTAGTTTCGGGTTATAAGATTAAATATTGTCATGTTACTTGATGATACAAAAACTGTGCAGCTTTCTGCTCCTTTCCCTTCAAGTGGTAGTGTGTCAACTGTTAAAACAATTTCATATTCAGGTATTACAAACTTTATATTTGGGCTATCAGGTGTATCAAACGATGATGGCGGCGCAAATAACACAACTATTTACAAAATTTTTGCCGATTATGGGGATGGAAAAACAGAGTATTTTAATAGTAGTTTAGGTTTTAATAATTCAAAATTTTTATACGAATATTCTATACCCGAAACTATTGAACATACATACAACCCGTTCGATACAGATACGATTTCAATTGGGAGAATAGATTTTATGTATCTTAACGGGTTTACATCAACTGTGTTTTTATCCGTTTTTGCAGCAGATGTCAATCAGATAGACAGATCAGTTTTTATCGATAATGTAACTGTGACAAATGTAAACGGCAAACCTGCTCCTGTAATTAACTTCTCAGACACGAATAGTAATATGTTTATCACAGCAATTTCACCCAACACTTAAATAAAAATAGATGGCAATACTAAAGAAACTTTATACCGATCTTCTACCTGTTGAATTTACATTAAGTGATCCTGATTCGATCCTTAAGAAAATTCAGTTGCGCACTATTCAAGGTAATAATATCAGTGTGTATAATATACTCGGTAATGTTAAAGATGTTCTTGCAAAAAATTATACAGTTAACTATTTAACTGGTAAGCAACAACCGAAAGATTTTATCGATCAGGAAAAGACAAATGAGAATATTGCCAATCAGGATTTATCTACATCACTAACATTTGCTGGTCTTAGTCCTGCATCCGCAGTAAATGTTTTACGTTATAGTTTGCAAAATACGAATGCGGATGTCGATGTTATACTTGCGTCTAGTATTAATGCAAACGAGACAGTTGTTATAGACTTTTTAGATGATTTGACATGTAAGGTTAAGATCTTCGACTTCGTGGAAAAAGAAATGGTAATACCAGAACCTGGTGGTGAAATTAAGTTTGTACAGATATCACAATATCCTCTTTATAAAAGAGATGGTAAGAACATTTTCAATTATGTGTATGATGTAGATAGTAATATTATAACGTTTACAAACACAATAAGCAGCATCTTTAATATAGTATCTCCTTTAAGTGGAAGACTTTATGGTGTATCACCGTCTATACAAGCGATCAATAATGCATTTGTAAAGATTGAACCGCAACCTGGTTTCATAATCGAGAACAAGTTTACTGATAACTTCGTATATTATGATACAACCAATAATGTATATACTGTTTCAGATGAAACTCTTATTGAACAGGAATATAACTTTCTAGTGTATTACCCATACGAAGCACTTACACCGACCACAACAGGTTTTGAAACACAAATGACGTTTTTCAATCTTCGTAATCATATTTCAAACAATGCTTATGTAAATCCACTGTTACAAACAGATCATACGCAAAATCAAAGATTGTATTCATCGATTGTAAATGCTGGTGCGCGAGAAATTGTAAATGAACCACTTGCATTCAGTTACAATTTCTACACAAAAGAGTATATATTCAAAGCTGATAAAATAACAAAATTTGTTTTACCAGATACATTGTATCCTTTTTCACATGTTAATATAAATGACACCAATCTTGTCAATTGCGGTGCATATGGGGGCCAGAGTCCATACTTCAGTGATAAAGTATTCAAACTTTTAGATAACAATAAAACGAAAAACGAACCGTATCCGAATATTGATTTCGATTTGCTCTTTCAAGATAATACCTATATGCTAACACAAGATAATGATGTGTTTGTATTACAGGAGCAAGGTATCCCTGATACAATCGTCGAAAATAATGGTACTGTTTTATGCTCATGGTTAAATACGGAAGATGAAACACAACCAGGTGTGTGGTATGATAGATATTATAACCCTACATCAATTACCTTTATTGATGCTATTTCATCGAATGAAATACCACAGTTTGAGACACTCTCGCAAGCTGAACAATATCTAATACAGAATAGCTTACAAGATGAATTATTCTTTGATGTTAAGAGTAATATGGTATTTGAACCACAAGGTACATATTTCTACGAACGTATAGGTAATAAATACATCAACACTATGATTGATTCGATATCATCTCTCCTTCTGAAAGATTCGTTTGATGTAAAGACGATTGATGATGGTGCGGTATCTGTAAAACAAAACAGTCTTGTTTTTGCATCAAGCGGTTATGATTCATTCGATCTTGATACACTCACAAATAGAAATTACAGCATATCATTTAAGCTAAACTCCGATAATACAAAACCGTTCCAAAGTTATCAAATATTCGGTAACTATTACAACGACGGGTATGCAGTATTGGACGACTTCTATTTTACACCATTTATTGTTATCCCAGACTCAACCAATTTACATTTTTATAATTCAAAATTGGAATTTATAAGAACAATTCAAGTACCGCAAGTTGATACAATCATAGATGTTCTATTTCTGGATCAGCGAAATGACTTTGTTGTTTATGGTGAATTAGGTAGTATTAAAACATTTATAAAGCTTGGCTTTAATGGTGAAGTTATCGATGTGGTAAGTGATTCAAGTTCAGTTTACAACACGTTCATACAAGGTGGTTACAAGTCACGGGTTATACATAGTTACAATGCCGTGACGTTTGCAACACCACAATCAGCTCTTTATACACTTAATTTGAATTCATTTTCTCTTAGTAGCACACCAGATCCTCTTAGTGCAGCATATACAGACAAAATATTATTTTCATCGTTAAGTGGTTTTATACCTATATCGACTGATGTGAGTATTACATCGCTAACTGGTGTTAATGCAGCAAGTACACCATATTTTATTACAGATGATGTATATGCATATCACGATACAAAGCTGATTTATTTTAGTAAGACAGATGGTGGGTTTTATCAGCAATCATTATCAGCTACTGAAAAGGATATTTACAGTATTGGATCATATGATAATAAACTGTTTATACAATCATATTCACGAACAGGATCATTAAGTACCGGGCAGCTAGATGTATTCTCATCTGAACGCGATTATTTATCATCATTCAACTTATCTGTTTCAGCTGTTTCTGGTAAGCATATCGATTTTATTAAAGATGAAACAGGTATCAATGCTCTTAGCTTCTCAACGAATAGTTTGAATCAACTAATCATTGACAGAATTAATCTCGAAACTGGTCAGCTATCAACAATACAGACAAGTTATTCTGCTTTACCAGAGTTCTTTGAGAACCCTGTTGGTTTTTATAACATAGAACAGAAATATAAAGACTATCAGAATAAGTTATATTTTAGATTGAATATTGATAATTTTGTATCGGCGGAACTTATAACCGTTCTATGGAATACAGCAACGTTTCAGTTTTCAGCATCTCCGGCTGAACTCACAGCTGGTGATCTAGACGGGTTCGGTTATTGGGATGCCCAGTTCTCTGTTGAGAGTGCTGGTGATCAAAACGGTCTCGAATTGCTTTTACCGCTCGGTGAAGTAGAGACAAGCTCGATGTTTACATTTAACTTTAACATCAACGACGGTACAATAGATGTTTATAAAGATACATATAAACTAGGTACAGTATCATTCTCACCTAATTTATTCTCAATGAATAGAATAATCACACCGGATATATTCTTTAATGTACCAACTATAAAAAATGACCCTGTTACTAAATTTGTTAACAATAGTCACTTTTACGGTGATAATGGTTCAATATCCGATATCGCATTATATGATAGAACATTATCAGATGATATGATTCTATTTAAACATTTAGCACAAACAAGAATTGATGATATTAACTTTGATATACCATCCGGTACACGTAATAATATTGAACAAATCAGTAATCTTTACAATTATAATATACCAGGATTTAAAAATAATGATCTTAAAATATATATCAAACGTTCAAATGTTGATGCTGCAACAAGAGAACAGTTAAAAGCGTACCTCACCGAACAAATTAGAGCTAACAGTAATATTCAGATCGGTAATATTGTTTTTGAGTTCATCGATGATACTATTCAGACTGATGGTGTATCAACAATTGAATCTGATATTATTGCAGCTAACCCTGTTGATGATCCAAATGTTGTTTTCTATCAGGACGGTATCGTTATTCACAATGGTGATGTTGTAACATACAACCCGTAGTTTAAATAACTATATAGAAATGGCATTACCTTACAAATACAAATACACAACCGGTGGTGAGTTCGTACTTACAGGCAGTGACTATGTCGGATATTACAACGTGCTTGATAATAATGCATATCAAGGTAGATTCAATCAAGAAATATCTCTAAGACCGACGGAAGTTATCGATAATGAGATAAATTTGTCTGAAACTTTCTTTGATCGTTCTGTGTTAGATGTGTTTTCGTTCAAATATGATATTGGTGATGTGAAATTTCAACCAAATGAAATTATAAATAAAAACTCAATCAACACCAAACTTGAAAATCTCTATGATAACTTTATTGACATATACAGATATTCACAGATTATAACACCTCTTGCACCGGTAGGTTTTGTAGCACAACTTGGTGTATCAGGGTTAAATGGAGATCTTGTTTGGACAGACAATAACTATTTGGAGCCAGCAATTGATGGATCAAGTAGTCAATTTGCATTAAGTTCGTTTGATCCAGCTTTTTCAGATGATGCATTAGATACTATCAAAATTGAAACATTACAGAATAGAAATAATGATTTTCTAACATTTATATTGTCTGTATCAAGTTCGATATTTTTTATTGTTACAGATAAATCATATGCAACGTTACAAGCAGAAACAGGTTCTGACTTTGATAGCATTACTGCATTCCCGCCTGTATCAGGGGTTGGTAATTTTGATGCTAACAAGTTCAGTAGTATTAAATCCATTACTACAAATCGGAAAGATATACTATATGTGTCTGATGAAATAAACAATCAACTTTATAGTATTTATATTGGTAATATTACATCGCAAGATCGAACAGGTGACAGGTCAGTTTCACTGATTGATACAATTGGTAATACAGGAATTGACGATACGAATTTCGAACAAATATCATTTATTGAGTATGGTAACAGTAGTGTGTTTGTTTTTGATAGCGGTGAGAAATCGATTAAAAAATTCACGAGTGAACTATTATATAGATCGAAGTATTTAAACACGACATTTTTTACGACTAACACAGTATTAGCAATATCATACAATATCAATAACAATTATTTATATGTTGCAACAGATCAGAATATTATTGTTGTGCTTGATACCGATACAATGGATGAAGTTGAAAGATATAAATTCCAGAATAATTTATTCCTAGGCGAACCTATTGTTGATATTCTATTTTCTGAAAACAACAGCAACATTTATTATATTCAAACAGATAGCGGGTTATATAAATTTTTTCTCAACCGAAAAAACATTCTGATTGCTCGTTTCAAAATTGGTGGTAACTTTGCACTTGAAACAGTATGGGGTACAACTGAAACAGATTGGCGAGATACATTACCGACATGGGGGGAAGCTGATAGTGCTGTAGCTGGTCAATTTAAAGCATCGGCACTTTTAAATACTGGTGACGATTTCGATAGAATATCATTTATGTTCAATAACCGTATACTCCAGTTTCATGAAACAGATGATCAGTTCTCCCTTCTTAATGAAAAATCACTACCGTTTTACACTAAAAATGAAGTATTGATACAAGATGATATGTTCAATAACATAACGTTGAACAAAACAATGGGTAAAATGTTACATAACATGAATTTGATAACACAAAATATATCCAAAAAGGTAAATGTGAGTTACGGAAGATACGTAATACCTGAATTCTTTGCTTTGTTATATATTGATAAAGCAGGTGATAAACAAATTGTTACAGAGAGTTTTATGAAGAATTTATTCGTTGGTATGAATGAAACAACATCAACAAAAGTGTTTAACAGAATGTTTGAATCAATGTTGAATTACCAGAAACAGGTTATAGCTTTACTTGATGTAGGTTACAATAATGAAAACATACCAAAGGCTCGAAAGATATCGTTTTGATTAAGTAAAAATATAGATTATGGCAACAGCATTAACAGATTTAGTAATTAAAGAAAGTTATCACGGGCTTATTAAAACCTGTGATAACGCAGTTATACCAAGCGGTGGTATTTTATTGACAGATGGTTTTGGTAATTCATCATCAGTCACAATATATCAACCAAATGGTGGTCTAGGCGTGACAGGTGATATTAATGCAACAAATGGAGCTGTTATCGGTACATCATTATCTACAGGGAGCGGATTTAATGTTAATTCTAGCAATCTTACTACAACCGGGCTTAATGTTACTATAACAGGTGGTACAACGACATTAGCTGGGACAACAACAACAATTGCGAATGCATTAACAGTAAACTCATCTATAACCAATACTGGTAACATTGTGACATCAGGTAGTATTACTGCTACTGGTCCTATACGTTCATGTAATGATATTGTTGCATTCTATACTTCAGATGGTAGACTTAAAAATAATATACAACCTATTGAGAGTCAAAAAATTATCGAAGGTATAAACGGTTACATATACACATGGAATGAAAAATCAGAATACGTGGATCAAATAGGAGCTGGTGTAGTGGCACAGGAGTTACAGAAAGTATTCCCGCAAGCTGTACATGAACGTGATAATGGCTATCTTGCTGTTGACTATATAAAAATTATACCAGTTCTTATTGAAGAGGTAAAACGTCTTAACAATGAAATCATAACACTTAAAGAACAAATCTAATGGCAACACTCGAAGGAAAACAAATTAACAATACATATGACGGTCTGCTTAAGACAGATGATAACGCAAGTATTGATAGTAGTTTAAAACCCATAACAAGTGGTCTTGGGTGTCCGTCAGCTCTTAGTTTGAGTACGAACTCTGCTACAGTAAGCGGTACATTTAATACGACCGGTGCTACAAGTATTGGTAGCACACTTAACGTTTCAGATAATGCTTCATTTTCAAAAACAGCGACAATGCTATCGCTTGATGTGTTGTCAAACGCAGCTGTTGCAGGTTCAGTAACATCAGCTTCATTAGTAGTTCAAAATACTGGATTGTCTATCGGGTCGCATACAGTAAGTAAATCGACCAATGCATGGAATCCTTTTGCCACTACCCCTGCAAGTGGTACTCTGACATTTACTGCACCGACTGCGAGTACAATAAGTATACAATCATTAACAGGTAAAACGAATTTTGCAGTTGATGGTACGATCTTAGCTGAAGATACAATAATTTCATGTAATGATATTGTTGCTTTTTATAGCTCAGATAGTAGACTTAAAAATAATATCGAAACAATCTCTGATCCAAATAGCATAATAAGTAATTTGAGCGGTGTTTCATTTGAATGGAATGATAAAGCTGTAAGACGGGGACAGTCATATGGTTTTATAGCACAAGAAGTCCAAAAAATACTACCTGAAGCAGTTAGTACAAACAGCAACGGAATGCTTGGTATTGATTATATTCAAGTTATACCAATTCTTGTCGAGCAGGTAAAAGCTCTTACAAAAAGAATCGAGCAGCTTGAAAGTTAAATAGTTGTTCCGCTATACGTTAAGTCGCGTATAAACAATGGTAGATTACCTGAATACGATAAACCTGGTTTAACTCTCGTAGGTAGAATGTTAATGTTAAATCCTGTACGCTCTTTAAATACATTTTTGTAATCCAGTTCATCTGGTAACCTAAGATCAACATAAATGGTGTTTAAAAAGTCTTTAAATCTTATACGGACATCAACATATGTACTTTCTGTTTGTGTAATATCTTCAAAAAATGTATCAATTGATTTACTTGTTACAAACATATAATCTGATTGTAATGTCTTCTGACGTATCGTCACAGATTTTTGGACAGGTGTTGTAGTACCAGACGAGTTAGAATTTTTAAAAGTATCGTTTTGACCATACAATCCGTTTATATCAAATGCAAGCGACATAATATGTCGCGACACTTCTGTGAATGCTGAGGATAATGTAGCAGCTAGACAATAACCGATCCCAGGTTCTCCATTGATTTCATCAATCGGGTATGAACCATCTACTAGAAAGATCATGAATCCTGTTCGTGCATCAAAGAAATTCTCTAAGTAAAATACCTGACCTTCTTCAGAAAGAATTTGGAATTGGTTCTGTTCATCAACCAGTGCATTATAATCAAATGCAAGTCTGAATGAAATATACATATCATCTTTTGGGGAAAATGATGTATTATAGATTATTCTATTACAGAATGTATCATTTAATTTTGTGTTTGTCGCCATTGTTTATAATATTTAAGATGGACTATTCGGAAACAACAGCTATAATTTGAATGATGCGAGAATTTAAAACATGTGATCAACTGTACACTTATTTGAGAGTACAATGTAAAAAAACAGACAAGCAGCTAATTGAGACGATAATGCAAACAGTTACTGGTCTTGGTATTGGTAAAGAATATGTAACTCATTATAATGAGTTTGTTAAAACACAAAATCCACGAGCAGCAATGTTAAGTGCATACGAAAAGATTAAAAATGAAAACGCTTAAAACATTATATTCATACAAAGACATTGTATTACAACCCGCATATAGTACATGTGTAAGTAGATCAAAAATTGACACAAGTGTTAAGTTCCTAGATAAGAAATTCAAAAGTTGTATCATACCAGCTAACATGAAGTGCTGTGTTGATTTTCAAACAGCTGAAAGACTAGCATATAGTAATTATTTTTACATACTACATAGATTTTACCCGTACAAAAAAATTCTTGATTGGGTAAATGATGAACATCCAGATATGTATAAATCAATAAGCTTAGGTGTAAACAATCAGGACATCAAGATTGTTACCATGCTTGATAAAGACAAGATCAATTGCATTACAATTGATGTAGCACATGGTGATCATGTATTGGTCAAAAATATGATCATACATATCAAGAAACATTTACCGAATACGAAAATCATTGCTGGTAATGTTGGTACGGTAGACGGTGCCTTACGATTACAAGAATGGGGCGTAGATGCTGTTAAAGTTGGGCTTAGTATGGGAAAGAGTTGTACAACATATAATACAACAGGGGTTGGATCACCTATGTTCTCGATTGTTAGAGATTGTTTTGAAGATCCAAAACTTGATATACCAATTATAGCTGATGGGCAAATTAGAGAACCTGGTGATGTGTGTAAAGCTCTTGTAGGTGGTGCAACAATGGTAATGATCGGCAGTGAGTTCGCAAAGCTGAAAGACAGTCCAGCAAGATGTTTTAAACAACTTGAGGATCCTACTGCAGGTATTTATACTCACTGGAAAGAATTCTATGGTAGTGCATCTGAAAAGAATAAAGGGCATGGTAGCTATGTTGAAGGTAAATCGGTTAACCTTCGTATGTCCGAATTGACCTATGCTGCATACTATGATAAAATTGAACAAGCTATTCAATCATGCGTGAGTTATAGTGGTTACTCATCTATGAGAGATCTTACATTCATGGAGTTTGCAGTTCATCTGAATAATTAAAAATATGGCTAAAACGCAGTTTGTAATTTTCAATCCAGAAGGCGGTCTAGGTAAGATTATAGCATCGACTGCTCTGTTGCCTGGTATTAAAGCTAAGTATCCTGATAGAAAACTTATTGTGGTGTGTACTTGGGTAGAAGTATTTGTAAATAACCCGCATGTTGATAGAGCATACAAGACAGGCTTGACACCATATTTTTATAAAGACTATATTGAAAACAGAGACACAATTATTCTCAAAGGTGAACCATATTATCACACTGACCATTTATATGGTAAACAGCACGTAATTAAGTCATGGTACAACATACATGATCTAGAATACAATAATCAGTTACCTGAACTGTTTTTTACACCTAATGAGCTTCATGCATACAAACGTGTAGCTAATGATAAAGATAAACCAATTTTGCTGTTTCAGACAAATGGTGGTTCATATGAGAACGAAAAAGATTATTGCTGGACACGAGATTTTCCGTTTGAACAAGCTCAAATTTTAACGAATGAACTTTTAAAACATTTTACAGTGATGCAAGTATCACGACCTAACTGTCAGAAGCTTCAAGGAGCTGAGTGGGTAAATGACGTTCCGAACAAACGTACGCTGTTAGGGTTACTCACTGTATCCTCAAAGAGACTATTAATAGACAGTTGCTTACAACATGGTGCAGCAGCATTACAGTTGCCAAGTACAGTTTGCTGGATAGGTACTAGTCCAGATGTGTTCGGATATGAAATGCATAACAATGTATTACCTAACTTACCGGTGAGATCAAAAGGTAAAGGAGCTCATGGTATTGATAGTTTATTTTTCGACTATGAGTTTACTGGACCAGAGCATGAATTTCCGTATGAAAGTATGGATGTATTTGATCTACAGACTCTATACGATCAGCTTACATCTGCGACTAACCTGGTATAGCCAGTGCGGATGCCTATGTATTACTTTACTCATAGTGTTGCAACAACAGTGACGTTGGCGTTTCCTTGATAGGTTGTTGGACTTGCTGCGATTAGAGCATCCCAAGTTGTGTCTCCTATAGGGACGTTTAGT